AAGGATTGTTTGATGTAGCTAGAAACACTGCAACATCTTTTTCTGCTGTGGCGGAATCTGCGACAGAATTAGCCAGACAGGGTTTAAGTGCTGAAGAAACTTTAGCTAGAGTTAATTCAGCTTTAATACTTAGTAGATTGTCAGGGTTGGATACAGTAAAATCAACAGAAACTTTAACAGCTGCAATTAATTCTTTTAATGAAGAAGGAATAACTCACACCCAGATAGTTAATAGAATGGCTAATGTTGATGCTGCTTTTGCTGTGTCTTCAGCTGATTTAGCTGAAGCTTTATCAAGGGCAGGAGCTGTTGCGCAATCTTCAGGTGTTGAGTTTAATGAATTAGCTGCTGTTGTGACTGCAGTGCAGCAAAGAACTGCGAGGGGTGGATCAGTAATAGGTAACGGATTTAAAAGTATTTTCACAAGAATAAAAAGAAGCGGGGTTAGAGAAGCTTTGGAAGAAATTGGCGTAGCTACAAGAAATTTAGATGGAACTTTTCGTGGAGGTATGGATATAATATTAGATTATGCAAATGTTTATAAAAACCTCTCTGATAGTCAAAAAGCTTATACAGCAGAGCAATTAGCTGGAGTTTATCAAATTCAAAATCTGCAAGCCTTAATACAAGATCTAAACAGTGGATACTCCATTTATAATGATGCTTTAAATGTGGCTAATAATACAACGAATGAAGCGACGAAAAGAAATGAGGAGTTAAACAAAACACTGTCAGCTCTATTCACTCAAACATCCTTAAGCGCAAAAGAATTAGCTTCTTCTATTGGGGATATAGCTTTTTCAGATAACTTTAAAGAGATTCTTACTTTTTTAAATAATTTAGCTAAAAAATTTAATGAAATACTTTCTGAAGACAGTGGATCTAACTTAGCAAAAAACTTAATTAGTGGAATTGGTAGCTTCCTGACTGGGCCAGGGATGGTAATTTTAGGAGCTGCATTTATAAAAATATTTGGTCTTGTTACAAAATTTGCGAAAGAAGCTTTTTCTGATATTCTCGGATTAAATTCAGAAACAAAAAGACAGCAAGGTTTACAAGCTGCAATAAGTCAAATTTTAACAACCAATTCAAATATATATCAAAAAATTCTTGCAGCAGGTTCGAACACAGCAAAGCAAGAACAGATAATATTAAATACAATAAAACAAGAAACAGCCGAAAGACTGAAGCAAGAAGCTTTAATCAAAAGAATAGCGGCGAGTTCTAGGTTAATTGGTGTGGGGGCAACAGATGTAGGGTTTGTACCTATGGGTAAAAGATCATCGAGAGCTAAAGGCAGAAAAACTCTATCTTTAGCTAATGGATTTTTACCCGCATTTGAAAAAGAAAGTTTAGATGTCAGTAGGGGTATAGGTGGAGCAAGAAAAGGGGATAAACCTGTAAAAACAAAAATTAAAATGAGGCCAGGGCAATCCTCTGATGTGGTTGTAAATACAGGGGAGTGGATTGTGAAGAATTTTAAAAATTCTGGAGCCGATGCTGTTTTCAATAGAGATATGGCTAAACAATATGGATTACCAAATGGAGCTAAAAAAGTAAATGCAGCGGACGGATATATACCAAATTTTTCGAGACAAAAATATGGACAAAGCTTAAGTGGAAAAACATATAGCTATTCAGCTTCCAAGCTAGGAGGGTTTGATGGAGGTGGATCAATAATATCTCAATATGCAGACTTAACAGATGTATTTACTGGGAAGTTGAATGTTCACAGAATGAGTCATGACAATGATCACTTCAAGAAAGAAGCTAATAAAATAGTTAAGGGCAATAGTCAAATTCAAGGTTTAATAGTAAGAGATCCAAAAAACAAAGATCCAAACTTAACTAAATATAAAATCAATCCAGACGCCGTAAAAAGAATTAAACAAACATATGGGGATCTTGTAAAAAGTGGGTCTTACAAGGGGATATTTAAATCCGCAGAAAACATAGCGAAAAGACCTTATTACGGTAAAAGACCTTATGCAGTCCATCAAGCTTTTGGGACATTAACAGGAAAAGCTAAAGGTTTAGTTGGAGAAATGGAGAGTAAAAATTACCTAGCTAAATCTGGATTTTCTGATATAAAATTTACAGGAAAAAACGCCTTCATGGATTTAACTGCGAGAAGCAAAAAAAATAAATCTGAAAAAAGTTTCGAAACTAAAGCCACAACAGAGCAGAACATAATAGTGGGATTAAAAAAGGCTGCTTCAGAGTGGTTACTAGCCTTAACTAATTCTCAAGCTAGCTTTAATCAACCAAAAATTGGAATTAAGAATAATAAAACCGACAAGATTAATTTAACTAAAGGGGGAAGAACAATGTTTTCTGGTGGAATTAATATGATAACTCCATCAGATACAGTTCTTAGGGAAAGTAAAATAACAGCAAAGAAAAAAAATTCACCAAAAGATCAACAAACTGAAAACCCCCTATTCCCTCATGGGGTAAATTTTAATTATTCAAAAGGGTATGTCCCAGAGTATGTTAAAAATTTAACAAAAGGATATGTCCCGAACTTTTCAAAATCTGGAGTTGCTACCCAAAGAGGGTTTGTAAGTGTTCAAAGGGTTAGAAATTTAAGAGAGGGCAAGCCGATAAACTTAAACAATGAAAAACTGACTATTAAAGATTTCTCCAGTGAAGAGCAAAAAGCTCTTTTAGGTTTTAAAGCTAGGTATAACAAAGATGTTATGAATAACCAAGCAATAGAGACAAAAAGAAAAAGAAATCAAATAAATACTATTGACGCAAGTAGGCAAGCAACGATGTTGGTTGCGAGAAATAATGTTAGGCAAAAAGTTGACACTATTCACTCTCCAAAAGATGGAAATAAGACAAGAATTAAATACAGAATTGAAGGAATCAAAAATAAGAGCCTGCAGGGTACAGAGACAAAAACTAGAGAAAAATTAAAAAACTTAATGCTAGGCGAATCTAAGAAACTTGCTAGTGAATTATCTGGAGGAAGGTTTGCTTCAAATAATAACCCAATAACAAAAATGGCAAATGCAGGAAGTGTCGGTTCCGCTGCAGGATCTGTTTTTGAAACAGCTTTATCTTCTATTGGAAAAAATAAATTATTTTCTCAAAACAATGCTACTTTCGACATATCAGGCTTTCCAGATAAAGCTCTCCAAAGTTTATTTGGTTACTACACTCCTTTTGCTGATGCAAAAATAGGGATAAGTCAAGGAACAAAAGGAGATTTTGTTCAAAAAGTTTTAAAACTTCCAGATGTAAGACAAAAGATATCGGAAACAGATAAACAGAAACAACAAGAAGTATCCAGAAAAACAAGAAAAGAGTTTGGCCCTTCAAGAAAAAAATTACCAAATATGTCAAAAGGGTTTGTGCCTAATTTTATGGTTAAACGACCAGGATTTGGTAGGAGTAGCAATGTTTATGACATGAACAGGGGTAAAGAGCGTGTTTTAAATGTGCGTCACATCAGAGCTAATGAGGGTGAGTTTGGTTCAAGTATATATAAAAAATTAATAAAAGAAATTGAATCTGCAGCTAAATCTGGGAGACCTTATACTAAAATAGATGCTGGTTCTGTAATTGGACCCAGGATCCCAAGAGCTTTATTGTCCGCAAAAAAAATATTAGACAGGAAAAGGCTTTCAAAAAATATTCCAAAAATGCAAATGGAAGGAGTTTTTAACCCCGTTCAATTAAGAAAGAGGGTAGAAGGATTTAGGCAAGAAAATTATTATCGTGAGTCTGGAAAGTTTAAAACAAGGGATCAGGCAGAATATTTACCTGGAGAAGAAAGAAAATTGATTAAATCCCTGAGGCAGTTTGGTTTAGGGCGAAATGCTCATAAACAAGATAAATTAGTAAGACTTGAGAATCTTTGGATTGGCAAAAATTTCTCTAAAGGATTTATTCCAAATTATGCGATGAGAGGTGGGATAAAACGAGTTACATCAATTAGGAACATAAAAGGAATAGAAGATCCTAAAGGCAATTTCTTATTTAAAGGGAAAAAATTTAAGGAAGCTAAGTTTAATACCCCTGACTGGGAAAGCTCAAAAACTGAATGGATAAGCCCTAAATATCAGAGAGTACAAGGAGATTTAAAAGAAGTAGAATCTTTTTCTAAATATTTATCAACTAGGTCTGACATTCCTCCGTATGTATCCAAAAACTTTAATAAAGCTTTACAAAAAGAGAAACAAGATTTAGAGGCTCAGAAAAAGAGAGATTACGAGCTTGGTAAAAAAATAAAATTAGGAAATGCAGGTTTTTATGAAAGAAAAAATTATTACAATAACCCACTTCCTCAAGACCGACCTTTTAAGGTTGAACTTAAATATTTAAAAAAAGAAAAAATAGATGACATAATTCAAGGGTTTAAGCAAAATTTTTCTGAAGGATTTATCCCAAATTTTGAATCTAACCATTTAAGCCCTCAATATTCGAATAATGTAATAAATCATTTATCTGAAGGTTATATACCTAATTTCGCTAAAGAAATAGGTTTTGGGTTAGAAGATCATACTAGACAAGCTTTATCGAAAAATATAGGGGGAGTATCAACTAATATGAATATTAGTGTCGATAAAGAAGGTGGAATATTAAAAGATGGAAAGCCAATAAATTTTAATAATAAAGCTATAATTAATCAAATAGTAAGCAATAAAAAAGTTTTAGATTTTGTAACAAAAAAAGTAAATAAACAATTGCTTGATGCTCAAAGATATGGAGCAGGTAAAAGTCTTCTATCAAGGCTTGGATTTAAACCTACTATAGATATAGAAAAACAACAATTAGGTCAAAATCTAAGATCTGTAGCAAAAAATATAAAATTAGGAACTAATAAGCAAACGGGATCAGTTCAGTCACTAGACCCTTCCTTTACGATAGGTAAAGCTTTAAGTAATGGAGAGCACACTCTGCAACTTAAACCTCAAGGAGTTAAAAATGTTATTACGAAATTTGGAGGCAAGGGATTCAGGGGGGTTGCTGATGCCTCTTTGTCTAATTTAATGTCAACAATAGCAATAACCAAAAAAGGTAGAGAAGGCTCTTCTGGGGGGATATCACTCAAAAGATTATCGCAAAACACAGCTATGCTGGGGAAAATGCAAGCGGCAAAAAAAATAGACATTAAAGGATCTATAATAGAGCAAAAAGATAAAATTAAAAATATATATCAAGACATAGGTGGCTCTGTAAATCAAATGACTGCAAGAAGAAAAGATCAGTTAGCTAATTTGATACAAAAATTTAATGGACAATCAATATCTAGGAAGTTTGAGTCTTTAATGTCAAAGAGGGATGAAATAACCAGCTCAATAAAGACAAAAGCAGAAGCTATTAAAAATATGCCAGCTAATCAAGCTAGTAAAATTAAAAAAGAAATTTTATCGCTAAGAAAAAAACAAAAAAATATTAAAGAACAAGTTTCGAGAATAGTAAATGAAAAAACAGGAAAAATTAAAAATGCACCTCAATCCATAAGTGATAGTTGGAGAAATTTTTCAGAAAGACTTCAGGTTAGACAGCGAGCTGAAAATACATTTAATAAAGTTTCAAATCTTGGTAAAAAAATATTTTCACCAACAAAAAGTTCGACAGAAAATCCTTATTTATCTGCAATAGAAAGACAAAAAAGATATATTAAAAATCCATTACAAACTGAAAGATCTTCAAAAATTTCAAATAAGGCGCAGTTCGCTTTCAATAAATGGGTTAATGAAAGTTCTATAGTTAAAGCTGGAAAATCTCTAATTAAAGAACCTAGAAAGACTTTATCAAAAACCTTCTCTTTCGATAAAGGTATGAAAAATCCATATGCTGATGTTGATTACGGAATTTCAGGGGAAAAAAGAAAAATAGATTTTTCTGAGCACTTTAGAAAAGCTGCAGCTTTTTCTAGCAGAATAACTGGTTTAAATAAAATACAGAAATCTGTAAAAGAAACTTTTAGAGGGGTTCAGGTTGATACTGGTAAAAATTATATGTATTTACCAAAGAAAGATGCTGAAGTTTATAGTTTTAAAAATCAAGAAATAAAGAGAAGCTTTGCATCAAACCAGCAATCGATAATGGATATATTATCAGGCAGGAGTTCTGATCCATCTTTAGAACAGCTTAAAAGGCTAGAAAGAAATGCTGAAGAAATAAAAATACAGAAAAAAGCTTTAGATAGTTATTATCGTAAGTATGCAAAACCTCAACATTGGGCTGGTAATAAAAAAGTAATACCTAAAGAAACGGGTTATGTAATGAGAGGAAAAAGAATAGTGCCTAAAAAATCTTTTGCTTCTGGGTTTACACCTAGTTTCTCTAGAGTTATGAGAAGTTTTTCAGATAAGCAGTCTAGTTTTAGTAATTTAATTTTAAAAAATAATCAACAAAAAAAAGTTAGGCAAGGTTTGACTGGACAAGAATTTTCAAAATTAAGTACTAGAATTGCAGATTTTAATAAAAAGGTGCAAGCTTCTAAGGATGGTCGTTATATGCAAAGTAGACCGCTTGTTTCAACAGATAGAAAGCAAGTGTTTAAAATCAGCAGAAGACATCGTTTAGAAGATTTGGATAATATTAAAAGATTTTTAAATTCTAAACAATTCAGGGTATTACCCGAAGAGACAAAAAATAAATTAACGTATTACTATAATAAACAAAAGGCGAAAATTTCCTCAATTAAAGATTTAGATAATGAATACTTGCGGCATTCAGCAAGCCCAAATTATAGAGGGAAAATTAGAAATTTCGGAAACGGATTTATGCCTAATTTTGCATTAGATGAAGCTATAGAAAGAGAGACAAAAGCTTTAAAACAAAGAGGTATATCCTCTAATAAAATAAAAGTATCAAAACATTCTAAATTAAAGAACTCAATGAATCCAATGGGGTTAGCGGTTATTAATACCGTAGATGAACCTATGGGTGTGCAGCAAGGAATTAATAGGTCTGAAGCAAAAGGTATTGATCCTAAAACTCACGGAGTACCTTCTTTCGCAATGACTATAGAAGAAATAAGAGAGAGAAAAAGACAAGAAAAATTCCACTTAGAGCAGGATAGAAAAAATGGTAGATTTCTAGGCGGATCAGGTTTGATAAACCCTTACACAGATCTTGATAAAAATCAAGCTTACGAACTAAACCAAAGGCAAAAAGAATTCAAAAAAAGAAACGCTGGAAAAAAAGGCTTTTCAAAATTTGTAAGTAATATTAGAAGCCCTGAAAATTCACAAAGATATAAAAACCTGAAGGGGAAGTCGGGCGGGCTTGCTATGGGAGCTATGTTCATGGGACCGATGGGGGCTCAAATGATTGCTGACGGGAGGCAGGGGCCAGAACTTGGAGGCGGAGCTAGCCTTGCCACAAATGCCTTAACTGGATTGTCATACGGTGCAGCTTTTGGGGCTCCAGGAATGATTGTGGGAGGAGCAGGCGGAGCTATAAAAGGGATGGCTGAGTATGGAGTAAAAGAGGATCAATCAAAGACTTTTAAGGCTTTAGCTGCTGCAAAAAAGAAGCTTGACGAAGAGTTTAAAGATGTCAGTAAGCTAGAAAGTTTTGGACAATCACTAGTTGATTTAAAAAACTCCACTGAAATGGGAGATGTTTCGGGAATAGTGAGCGCTAATCAACAAATTAGAGATTCTATTAACTCCTTATCTGATCCTAAACAAGCTCAAAGAATGAGAGAGTTAGCGAATTCAAGTTTAAGCACTTCAGAGAAATTAGGAATACTTAACCGTACCATGCAAGATGCTCAGAAGAATTTAACTGTTCAAGATCAATTAATTAAAATGGGCCAGGATCTTAATTCGGATGAATACTCTAAACCTAATAGCCTTGTTACGAGTTCATTTGGGAGTGCAGTTCAAGCAACTACAGCCGCAACAATGAGTGCTTTTGGTAATGGCACATATGATTTCAATAAAAGAATGCTTAAGGGCGCTGATCCTATGTTTGGCGAATTTGCAAAAGCTAAGGATAAAGGGGCTGAGCTTAATAAAGTTATTGATAAAGAGATTGAAATAATGGCAAGTGATAAAGTGATACAACAATTATCTGATGGTTCAGCAGGTTTAGGAGGCTTTGATTTGAGGGGATTAACTCCTGAAGCTATTACAGCTAAAAGGCAGGAAGATTTAGAGCTTGATGCACAAATTGCCAAGATGGAAAATGAAGTCGCTAATGATTTAAGAGATAAAACTATTAAAACTTTAGTTGAATTAGGCTCTAATATTGGAGACACAGAAGTAGGGCAGTCGTTAAAAAAATATAAAGGAGGCAATGAAACTGTAGATAATATGAACAGATTTATAAAAGGTGAAGATGGAGAATTTAATTTGGCAGGATCAGCATTGCTTTCTGAGTTGATAGAATCCCAGCGAGAGGCTGCCCAAAGCGTTGATGCATATTCTGATGCTGTAGAAAAAGCTCAGGATACAGAAATGAGGTTAAAAAACCAAAAAGAGGTTTTAATTTCAGAATACCAAAAATTCATAAGAGAACAAGAGTTAATAAATAACATTTTAACTAAATTTGAGAACAATTTAGAATTAGCTTCAGCCAGACTGGAAGCTTCTTTTCAGGTTAGGAATGCTGTTAATGATTTTAAAGTAAATGGTGGATCGAGATCTCCTGACGAAGGAATTGATCGAAGAGCTGAAAATGAAGTTTCAAAGATTAAAGCGGATAGCAATTTACAGTTAAAAAGTGAATTAATAAATCTTGTAAGCAATTCAATGCCTAAAGCTGAATTCGAGCCCTCTGATGCATCAAAATCATTCTTGCAAGGGGAGGGGGTTAAAGCGAAGGAAAAAGTATTGACTGGGCAAGCTGGTTTCGCTCAATTTTTTGAGAAATCTACAAAAGAAAGTACTCAAGCTATGCAGGATGCTTATACAGCGTTTTTAAAAAGTAATGAAGATGGAAACATATCTCTTAAAGAAATAAAACAATTTATAGGTAAGTTGCAGGTTATTGGAGGACAGGGTAATGCTATCGCAGAAAAAGCAGCAATGATGAGCAGTTTAAGTATGCAAAAATTAGCTATTGAGATACAAAAAGCGGCTATAAATAGAAAACTTGAAAGAGCTGAACTTGGTAGGGGTAGGTTGGAGGGAATAGGTGGTAAATTTTTATCCAAGGAAGATTTGAAAAATGTCGCAGATCTTGGAGAAGGTATAGATGTATACAGAAATGAAAGAACTGGTGAGTTACTAAATAGGGAATTTGGGCCAAGAGATTACGTTGCCGATAATACTGTAGATACAATGGATGAGAAAGCTCTAAGTGTTGAAAATGCGAGACGTTTGGCTGAAATACTAGGAGTGCAACAACAAATACTTACTGGAATGAGTAATGATGAAGCTAATTTTGTGGTAGGTATTAGAAATTTAGAAAAGGTTATTGAGACATTTAGAGCTAATAATGTAAGTCCAGATCTTATAAAAAAAATGGAAGAATTGAAACATACAGCTGTGGAAGACTTGAAGGCTGTGCAAGCAATTGATGAATCAATATTAGAGCAGACTAAACTCCTTGGAGAAGCTGATTATACTAGGTTAGAAGATCCAATGAAAGCTGTTCAAAATGAATTATTGAAGCAGAGGTCAGAGGGTATAAAATTAAATAATTACGGAGAGATAGCTCAAGCAGTTGGTCAGGCTGTAGTACAATCTTTAAATAATACACCTAAAGGTGATCAACCAGTTCCAGGTGGCAACGGTGACGGCGGAGGAGGAAACCAACCTTTAGTTGAAAGTAATAAATTATTAATTGAGACCAGCAACAGACTTAATGAAACAAATATGCTTTTATTAGAGAATCAATCCATCCTGAATGAACAAATGGCCCTTTTTAACGAATCTGTAATGCTAAATACTGAGGGACTGGACACTTCTAGAACTTTATTCGAAGCAGTGAATGAAACAATACTATCTTTCCCACAACAGTTAACTGAGCAATTAAATGAAGTGGTTATGAAGCACACTGTAACAGGGGATGTTAGATTCGAGTTTAATAATGAAGCTATAAATAGAAATCTAAAACCAGCTGTTAAGCAATCGGTAGTGCAAGCATTGCAAGATCCTATGATTATTGGATATTTAGAATCTGTTCTTGCGCAAAGAATAGATAAAAATAATATATTAGGAGGCCAATAATATATTATGTCAATACAATTTGAAAATGTAAACTTATTAAGTTTAACATCTTCTCTAGAAAAAATCGGGAACGAAAATGTTAAAAGTAACAAAAAAGAAATACTAATATCTGGATTATTATTAGATTTACAAAACCCTTCTGGAGTTGAAAGTATTTTTGAGGAATATAAAAGGTTAAATTCTGAAGAGTTATCATCATCTTCTTCTGATTATTCAATAATTAATGATAATCAAGAAATATTTATAAATGGAGTAAGTCATGGAGAAGGCTCTGTTATTAGTTTTGCTGTATCTGGAGAATTTATTAGAGATGCTAACTTTACAGCATCAATAGAAATTATAGAAGCTGGAAGTGTTGATGAAATTTATTTTACAACTAACGATAAAAATAATATAAAAACAGCCCAGCAATTAGGTCTTCAAAATGAAGATTTAAAATATTTAAAAGATTTTTCAGAAAATTTTAGCTTTTCGGAATCAGCTAATTCTCTTGATATTCAGCATTCGGTGTCCTGTAGTTTTGAAAAAAGAGAATCTTTACTGGAAAATAGAAAAAATATATGGTCAAACTCTTCAGTGCAAGATAGAGCACTAGAAAACCTAAATGGAAAAGGAAATGGTTCTATTAAAGTTTCTGCAAATCAAAAATCAAGTTTTACTATAAATTTAACAACAGGAAGATACTCTTTATATTTTGATTATTTAGGGCAAGATTCTCAGACTTATAACGATTGTCAGGTTAAATTTCAACAAGAAACTTTAGATTTAAAAGAGTTTACTGGACAACACTATATTGAAATAAATAATGTAGCTAATCAGGATGTAAAAATTGAACTAATTGCATCAACAGATAATAATACTTTTTTTGATAATATATATTTATATAAAACAAATGAATTACCTATAAATAAATCTAGAGAATTTGCTAGTAATATATTTTCATCTAGTATAAATTACCCTATACTCTCAAACACATATCAAGGAGAATATAAAAATGTTATTAATTTTAATGATTTTGGAAAAAGTGAATCATTCGATCATATAAGTAATAAATATAACTCTAGTAGAAATTTAAGAATTGATAAGTTGGATAGTAATAAAGAGTACTCCACTCGTAGCGATGTATCTATTAATGTAACAGAAGAAGGGTTTATAGAAATTACAGAAGATACTTTATTAGTAAACTTAAAAGATGAAAGCGATAATTCACTTAAGAGTTTTACGCAATCTTTTTTAAATTCTTCTAATTCAAGAATATCTTCTAAATTAAATAGTTATTCAAAACAATTTTTTTATCAGTGCCCTAGCGCAACTCCTGGAGTTGAAAATCAAATTTTTGAGGAGCCTTTGTATTCCTCTGTGAATTATCAATACGGAACAAATTCTGCAAATATATCATTAAAATATACAAATTCCCCGAAATTTCAAAAATCTGGATCGTTTAAATATATTCTAGATAGTAATGTATCAATAGAGGAACAAGATGGGTTTGAATTAATAACTATTAACGGTGAATCTATTGGGCATGGTTCAACGACGGCAGAAAGAATTAATAATTCAAAAAAAGCTATAGAGAATGTAGTGAATCAATCTGCAAGTCAAGTATCTGAAATAGCCACAAGAAGGTCTTATAGTAATACTTTCAAGGAGGTGGAGAAACAAGTATCAATAGATAACCTGACTGGAAGTTTTGAATTTTCGCTGCAATTCTCAAATCAAGTTGGTTATACTATGCCAAACTCAGATATAGAAAATGTGGTTAAAAAGTTCGAGCTAACTATAACTGAAAATGAATCAACCCAACAAGGTGCAGCTTTTTTTGTAAACTGTTCAACTTTTTTACAAAGATTAGGAGCTCTACAAACAGCTAAAACAAGAACAATAAACATACAAGTTACTGGGAAAAAGGGTCAAGGTCTTAAAAATATTAAAAATGCAGCAGAAGCTATCCTTTTGAGTAAAAATTTACTAGAAGGCAATTCCCCTGAGTCTGAAAATATATTTCTTGCTGAAAAAATATATGAATTTGATTATCAGAACGATGTATTGAATTATACAAGAGAAATAGTTGACCTTTCCGAATGTGTAGTGCCTACTGATACGGTAGATCCTGATTTTGGATTTGATTTAAGTTTATCTTTACACGAAAGAACTCCAACATCTTCTTTTACAACACAATTATCAGAAGAAGGGGTGGCATTCACACCAATAACAGATGGGGGGTTTAAATGGAACTTTGACTTAGAGTTGGGAACTCCAAAACCAACACCAACTTTAACAATAACAGATACACCATCTTTAACTCAAACAAATACAGTAATATTAGAAACCCCAACTTACAGTGCAACACAAGGAGGGACTCAACCAACTTTTACATATACTTATACAACATCAAGAGTTTTCCATGAAGTTTATATTCCTGAAAACTGGAATGATACTGCTGCAAAACTCTTCCCTGATGGCGATATATATGGAGGTAAAAAATGTTGGGATGACGGAGGCTCTGTCTTTTCTTCGGGTGATCCAACATTCCTTATAGATCCTAGTTGGGCTGAAAATAATGTAGTAAAAGATTGTGTTAAAGCTGGATCAGGTCAAGCTTTTAACTATTTAATTTTTGAATCAGATGCTGGCGCATCTCCTCCTGATCTTGGAGCTCAAAGATGCGATTTTCATACAATATATATTCCAAAGTTTTGGAATCTAACTGTTGCAGATTTGGTTCAAGAGACTATCAATAACTCTAATTTCATAGGAGGTTTTAGAAATTTAGGTCAATTTGAATACAATCATAAAGACTCTAATTATGATCATAATTCAAAAATTTCACAAAATTCTGAAAATAATTCTTTTCATCCTGATCTATCAAATACAGAGTTTTTTGCAGGTCCTATGATATTTGAAAGTTGTTCTAGTTTAAATGCGACTCAAAGTACTGTGCTTGAATTAGAAATACCAGCGGATGGTCAAAATTTAACTATAAACCAGAGGGCAGAAAATGAATTTGGAGATAGTAGCGGGCAGGGTTGTTATGATGTTATTGGGGTACAATCTTGCTTTTTACGATCTGAATATAATGACGAGCGATATCATTTTGATGATATAGTTAAAAACTGTATATACAGTCTATCAGAGCACGAGCAAATAAATTTCGCATATGTAGAATATTTACAGAGCTGCCCAACATCAACAGAAACCCAAACTACATAAAATGAGTGTTGAAATTTTATATAATAATAAGAATATATTTAATGATGAGTCCATAGCTACACCATCAGTTGAGTTTTCATCCGAAAACGTTGTTTTTGGAAAAAAAATTGGGATGAAAGAAATTGTTATTTTGCATGGTTTAATTAACTCAGACAGCTGTGATAAAATATCAACACTATCATCAAAGAGAGATAAAATTATTGATAATTTTTCTGAAAATTTTAAGAATTTAAAAATAATAGATGGTTCTAAAATAATATTCGAAAGAAAAATTGTTGAAATAGCTAAAATTGATTTTCCAGCAGCTAATTATGCTGGCGTATTGAATTATTCAATAGAAATTCATTCTTATGATGAACTAATGTATAAAGAGTTTTATGGTGTTACACAACCAATTAACTCTATAGAGATATCCAGAGACGAAAACGGAAATTATACTATTGATCAAACTATATCAGCTGATGGATTAAACACAAAAAACTATTCAGGAATAAATCAAAATAATGAATCCAGTATATCTAACGCTTTACAGAATGCTATAGATTTTGTTCAATCAATTGAGTCTCAAGATATAAATCTACCAGAAGAGTTTAATGGTTTAAATTTACATTCAATAAATAGGGTTGAATCCATCGATAGATTAAAAAACAACTTTAATGTTCAAAGAACTTTTTTAGCTAATAAAGAATCTAGTAATGATGATTTAGGAATTTTTAGTTTAATAATAGATGAAGCTAATTCATTTGGGGAAATTCAGACAGCAAATTTGTCAGGCAGTCTACAATTAGGAATGGAATTTAATTTTTCAGATGTTCAAGAAAAATTTAAAGAAATTGATTTTCATCAGAAGCTAATAGAAAAAACTGCAGATTTAAATTATTCAGACATCCCACAACAAATACAAATTTCAGAAGTTGAAGAAGTTAATTTAATAAAATTTAGAATGACTTTTGAAAAAAATTCATTTAGAAATTCATGCGGTATTGGCATTCAAAGCTCAGTGGATATATCAGAAAAGGAGGGAGGAGTATTTGAAGTCTCTGTAGATGGAGAGATTACAGCTAGTGGAAGAAATGAAAGTAGATGGGCGATGGTTAAAAATGAATTTGAAAATAAGCCATATGATTCAAGTTCTTATGGAAGCTGGATTCATCAAGAAGCTCAAGAGTCTTTAAATTTAATTTTTTCGGGAATTACTTTAAATCAGGAACCAGAATCCAGACAAATAGATGAACAGGAGTCTAATGGGGTTATATCCTTCTCCTACTCTTTTACTAACAAAGAAAAAGTTCAAGATTTTAAAAATTTAAATTTAAGTTGTGAAATTAATGATGTTGTGGATAGATACTCTGTTGATATGAATTTTGGAGGTGGAATGGATAAATATATAGTTACAAAACATGGGATAACCGTAGGAACTGTTTCTGTAGAAGTTAGTGGAAATTATACAGATAAAAGTTTAACAAAAGATCAGGCTATAAATAAATTAAAAGAAAAAGCTGATGAAAAATTTTTATCTATTGAAAATGACTTGTTTGGCTCTTACTATAGTAATATAGAAACAGAGTCTAACTCTTTTAATGAAAATTCTCAGTATTGTAGTTTTAGTCAAAGTAGAACATATTACAAGGGGTATGTATAATGAGTAGCTGTGTAATCAAGAAAAGTGATGCTTTTTGTAGTAAATTTCAAGGTATAAATTTAACAATGTCTCCAAGTAATGGGCCTACTTTAGAAATTAGCCTAATTGGAGATCCTGAAACAGGAATTCAGCAACATAAAGAATTAGCTTCAACCGCACTAAAGGAAGTTGAAGAGTTTGGTCTTAATTTTGGGAACTCTGAAAGCTGGGAGTTAGTATCTATACAAACAGCAAAATCTTCATCTGGAGTAATTACAACATGCACTTTTATAGATTCTGTGTGGTTAAAGTTTAACTCATTTTTTGTAGCTCCTGGAGATAGTTACAATGGAGCGGAATCATTTGCTGATTTGTTATTAGGGAGAGAGTGGTTTAATGTTACGGGTACTACGAGTGGATATTTAGATGGAAGACAAAGGGATGTTCTTGTGGAGAGAAGTTTTTTATGGGGGCATAAAGGGAGTAGGTATCATAAAATAAATAACGGATATGGTTATGTTAGGGTTGATGGCTCAATTGTTACCAGAAACTGGAAATCAGTATCCTTTGATAACGTTTCTGGAATAAACGGTTATTCTAGGGATTCGTATAAGAAAAATCATACGCCAGGAATACCTCATCCTTATGTTGAGTATGGATCTTTTTATTATAGTTTTAATGCGGGAACCTCAATAGTAAAAGCAGGGGAAAGAGGTTTAAAAAGAGAAATAGAAGAGTTTTTAAAAAATAATGCAGGCTTGAATATAGAAATAGAAAATGCAGAAGGGTTTACTGGCTTATTTAATGATGCTGGAACTTTTGCAGATGTTCTTAGTGGGATCGGTAATGCTTTTGGAAAAAGTTTTACTTCTAATTCTTTTTGGGGGGCAAAATATTTTGATTTTACGGAAATAAGTGGAAAAATAGAAGCTATGGAGGATGAAGGGATTACAGTTCCTGATAATGCGATTTCTTCGTCAATAGAAACAGATTATTCTTTAGCTGTGTCTCATTCATATCAAAAGTTGAGCAGAAGACCTGGGCGATATCCTAGAGAAACGGACTATGATATTGAAGACGAAGCTCCAGCTTATAATGATTCAGGAAGTTTTAGAGCTGTGCCTAAATTAAGGTTTATAAGCGATGATGTTGATTTATCAAGTTCTTTATCGGCTGGAGATGAGGCGGATGATAAAGAGCTAGCCTGGTATCTGATTGGAGATCATCCTGTTTTTCAAGAGCTTGGAGTTGCTGTGGTATGCTCAGAAGCTGAAGAGATAGATGGTGATTGGGCTAGAACAGTTTATGGAATGGATGGAACGTATTATAAAAATGTAAATGACAAACTTAAAGGTGCAGATTTTTTAGAAAGAGCAAGACAGGAGCTGGGTGTTTCAGGTACAGCTGAAGATAGTCATGTATGCGCCTATCAGAATACTGATAGAATTTGGTATTCTTCTACAATTGATGGTAAAGATATAACAGCTCAAGGAGACACTGATGGAGAAAGTGCTATGTTTGGAAATCTGCAATCAGCTGGTTTTGAAAATTTTGGGACTGCCGATTCCCCTTTAGGGTCAAGATCTTGGGTCACAACTAGTGGAGGTTCATTAATGTTTGTTCCTGGTACTGCGGATATAGAGTCATTGGGAGTAGCCTGTTCGGCTGATAAAGGTACTACGGTGGGTGATCAAATAGGTATAGGAGGAAATGATGATGAATATAATTTCACCCAAGGTGTTGTTGCCATTGATTATGGGCCATTACCAATGCCAACCATAGACGCAAGCGATGTGAATTATTTAGGGTTAGAGACGAAAATAGACACATCTCCTTCCGTAAGAGCTGAAGAAGGAGAACGATTCAATGGAGTTGCATGTGTAAATAAGACAGAATTAAAACAAGTTGCTCAAGATTTTTTAAATACAGCTGTAGATGCGATACAGAGCCAAAAAGAAAGAAGAGCGTCGGGTGGAACAGCTCATTATTCTGGAACTAAACAAACTGGTGTTTATTATGAAAGAGCTAATGTAGGATCAGATGGAAGAAGACAGCCCTGGGATCAATCTGACCCAGAGATTCAGAGAAGCCGTATGGCGGCTCAACCTATAGTATATAGGAAGAGTTCATGGACAGGTTGTAAAACAAATTGGAAACAGGGGGAAGAGCCTCCTTCGGATGCTTGGCTTCTAAATAGAGGAACAAAACATACAAAAATTGATTACTCCTGGATGGAAGATCAAAACCAGAATTCTTTTGTTAGAGTAAACCAAGATAGTGAATATTTAATTCAACAATATAACTATGAATGTGGTGATGCAGTGTATGGGGTTCCGTATATACAAAAAATGTCTTTTTCATTAGTAAATGAAATGTTAGAGATAACTCCAGATAATTTAAAATATGTTGATTCAATGTCTATAAATGTAGTGGATGGAAAATTAACAGCTTCGTATGTTTTTTCTGAAAAAGCTAAATTAAGAGACTATAGAAAATTTACAACATCAAGAATAAAAAACTTACTAAATAGATAATATGCAACCAATGAGTTCAAGTGCGGGTTATTATGTATCCATATCGGAAAAAGGTGGAGCCGCTAATTACGTACTTGGTATGGAGTCTTCACATGAAGATTATATAAATTTTGATGCAAGATCTGATCAAATTGTAGATATTGAATTTAAGCAATCTGACACAGAAGATAAAGATCTAACAATGAAATTTAGAAAAGTAAAATATTGTGATGATAGCGGAAATAAATACAATATAGTTGTGCTTGCATCAGAAGCTGTCGCAGAACAAGAAAATAATGAGTAATGACTTTAGGGTGTTGCTGTAGTAGTGTTTGTAAAAAACATGGGGTAACAGGTGGAGCTGTAAATTATTTAGGTAGCCCAGCTTCCTCAACACAACCTTATTTAAATTCACCAAGTTTCGCTAGTAGGGTGAATGACGATTTACAGTCTTCAGGCAGTTTAAATGCTAATTTTATTTACGACCTAAAATCGGACGGAAAACATTTAATAGCTTCATGCGGATCATCTGGAGGTTTTTTGTACAAAATAGAAGAAGGATCGATGAGTCATAAAGCAACCATTGGTGGAGGACATGGATCAGGTGAAGATCAGATTTTTGACGGAGCTTTAAAAAGTTTAGGGCAATTTTGGGGAGGGGACGAAAAAGGCATGAGGTATGGGTTTGATGATTTTAATGGAATTTATGGGGCAGAATTTTTTCATCAAGAAACTATTGTTTATGCTATGGGGGAAGCGGGAGTAGGGTTTTATGATATAATAACTGGAGATGATAGTACATTACTTCAAAATGTTGGAGCAATAGCTTACAGGGTTGGAGTAATTGGTCAATATATATTAGTTGGTACATGCGGATACACTCCGCCACCCGAACCAGCTAATGATTTTGAAAAAGAACTATATCAGCCTGAATTGGGAACAAATTTTCCTGGCTCAAAGACTGGAAAAGGAGTGTTAATTTATGATATGGTGAAAATAAGTCAAGGATCAGATTTAAATTCGAGCCTAGTAAAGACTATACCGTGCGGAAATGTTACAGATATGGCAAGTGATAGAGAAAATTATATTTGTTATGTAGCTACAGACTCAGGAGCATTCAAAATAGAAGTTCAGGAAAATTCATCAGGTCAAGTAAATTTTTCTAAAGAAGATTTTGGAGGTGGGGTCTGCACTGCAATAGATTTTTATAAAGATGATTGTTATTTTACTACTGCAACCAATGGGTATAGCGGATCGCTATTTAAAAATTCATCATCAATTAAAACATTCAACACTTCTCAAAATTTTTGCATAGATGATTCTGTTTCTTGTTTCGATTTCACTAATTTTACATTTTATAGCGGGGCATATGCTGCAAAGCAAGTTAATCTTGTGAATCCAGCTACTAGAGCTGTAGATCAAACTTGTTCAGTTAATAGAAGTTTTTCAACAGAAACTATAGGAGCTTTTCCTACTGGAGTTGGTGCTGGAGAAGGGGGGATAGTTGTTAGTTTATGGAATGCGGGGGTAGTAGGTTTGACTTTAAGCGGCGCAGATCAGTGGGAAATAACTAATATTTTTAATCAGGAATTAGATTGTAAATCTTGGAAGCCTAGAATTGGTGGAAGTGCAGATTTCGATATTAATCCAGAGTATACATTAGCTTGTGGTCCAGTAGCTGTTGGTTGTGGTCAAACATTCGTAGCAGACTCTGTTCAGTTTAATTTAGCAGGTAAGGGGCCTGGATATTATAATCCAATGTTATCAAAAACTCCAAACGCAATGACTAAAGGAGTTTTACATAAAGGTTACGGTATATTCTCTGGAATATTACACTGGAAATAAAAAAGAATACATTTATAATACATAATATTATTATGATTAATTTATTATTTATAGAAATATACATATTAGGTTTTATAGCAACCTTAAATTGGATTTTCACATGGCAAACAACGACATTGAAATGTAAATTTTTAAAGATTTGGTTATGCTTGAGAAGAAGAAAAGTAATGATATATACCCCGACAGATTTTGAGGAATATGTATATAAAAATTGGGGAATTTTAGGAGAGTTGCTAACTTGCCCTATTTGCTTTTGTCATTGGGTTGGAGCTATTTTTTCTGGAATTTTATGTTATTATTTAAACGGTCCAGTTTATTTACCAATAGTTTCTTTTTTTACATATCCTGTTTTAGTATATTTCTTAATCAAAAAATATATTTAATTACTTTTTAAAATTTTCAAAAGTATTCTAGCTTCTTTTGATGGTATATCTGTATAGCTTTTCCAATTTGGAGCATCGCTATTAATATATTCGTTAGAATTTTTAAGATCAACTAAAAATTCTTTAAAGCAATCAAAATCATTACAGTTTAAAGAGGTTTTAGCTGCTTTTTCAAGAGTTGAATGTATGGAGAAAGAATTAAGTGAAGAGGGTTGGTCTGCTTTGTTTTGTTGGCTGGATTCAGATGTATCCATTTCATCTAAACCTACAATATGGACATTTAAAAAATTTCTAACAGCTCTAACAAAAGCTCTGTTACATGCAATAGTTTCTAAAAACTTTACAGCAAAACTACTACAGTTATTTATTGTTGCATTTGCCATGTCTTCGTATGTAACAATTTCTTTTGTCTCGTAGTTTTCAATAAATGATATCTTACATTTAACTGCTACATGGTCATGATTGCACGCAACCGTTTCATAGGAAACAGAATTAAAACCTCTTAATCTAGCTAACTCTTTTATCCCAGAAAGTTTTATTAATAATTGATGATCTTTTAATCCATTAATAGATTTTGGCATTGGTTTATTAAATCTTTCAAACCAAGCTTTGTTTGGAAATAAATGCTCTTCTCTTACCATGGCTCTCCAGTCGATAGAGCCGTCTTCATTGAATGTATATTGAACATTTTTTAAAAGCCCATTTTCATCTCTTTCGAAGCTTTTAGGGCCAAAGGAGTTATCAGGCAGGGAAGCTTTTGATTTAGTCATGCAGTGATTATAGAAAAAAATCTAAAGAAAGTCAAGCTTTTTTTAAATTATCTATTTGAGATTTAATTCTGAAATTAATTATTTTATTTATAATAGACTCTATAAAACAGCGAATAACTTCAACTTCACCAGGTTCTATAGGAATTTTAAAAGTATCAGAGCCGTTACGGGTAATAGATATGCCAAAAGCAGGTAGTATTTGTTTTTTCTCTATGAACTTTTTAGTTTTTGAGTCTAAGGAACTTACTTTTATTTCTTTATCCCATGGCGAAAATTTTATGGTGGTTTTGTTTTGTTCGTAGTTATGGAATGTGTTATACTCATAACGATTTACTAAAGCACTGATAATTGAACCACATTCAAATTCATTAAACTTTAAAGATAAGTTTTTGGATGGGTCATTAGCATTCGATGAAAAGTTTCCAGTCTTTGATGAATCATCCCAGCTATACTGCTTTATAGAATTAACAAATAAACAAGGTTCGCCATTTTTTTGAATTCCATAACGAAAACTAAAAGCGCACCCTGTATTTTTTGAATTAGGTTTGTATATTGATATACTCATTAGTCATATGATATTTTAAAATTTTTATTTTCAAACTTTCCTTGCTTTAGTTCGTGGACATGTTTTGCTCCATTTCTTTTGGCGGAGTAATCTTTAAAATATTTTTGCTGAACAGGATCAATGCCTCCGTGTATAGATTTTCTTTTTTCAGAAAGCTCTTTTGAATAGTCCATCATGTCGCCATAGGACCCTTTCATTTTTCCAGTCTTTTCTATAAAACCTACATTACTAAAAGGATCTATATTTGATTCGGTGTTTAACTGAGGATTGGTCCAAACTCTTTGCCATTGCAAGCCAGATTCGTCAAAATATATATGCTCTTCGTTCATTGATTGAATTACTTCAACATATTTTTCTTCTTCAGGATGTTTATATATATAAGAAGGCATTAGAATTATAGTAACATATAAACATATAAAAATCAAGAAAAAGTGTAACAACAGAGTATGAAAATATTTTTTTTAACTATTTTATCTGCATTATCTATATCTATTATAGGTGGCTATTTTAGTATACTTGGTTTATCGACAATATTTCCAGGCTCTAAATATTCGGTAATTATAATGGGAGCAGCCCTTGAGGTTGGTAAGTTGGTAACCGTGTTATGGTTGCATAAGAATTGGGCAAAAACAAAATTTTTAATGAAATTGTATTTCAGTTTTGCTGTTTTTGTTTTAATGAGCATAACCAGCTTAGGTATATTTGGATTTTTAAGTAAATCGCATATAGAACACAAAAGTCAAGCTAATCAAGAATTATCATTAATTGATAACTTAAATGTTCAAATTGAATACGAGCAAAATTCAATAAATCAATACAAAAATCAAATAGAAAAATTAGAAAAAAAGGAAGTTGTGGGAATAGATATTCAGCAAAAAGAGATAGATAGGGAACAATCAAGAATAGATGCTCTTTCAAAAAAATTAAAAGATGATATTGAGATAGAAATTGAAAGAATTAACAGACTAGAGAAATCTAAAGAAGTTTTAGACATTGAAATAAAAGAGTTGGAAAGTAAAAAGGTCGGATTATTTTCTAACAAAAAAAAGTTATTGGAGGAGTTAAGAGTAAAGCAAGAGGGACAGAGACAAGAAATTAAAAATAAAATAAATATTTATAATGAAAATATAAAAATCTATAGAGAAAATTATAACAAAGAGTATTCTAGGATAAATCAATTTATAGAAAATATCCGACTGAAAGACAATAATTTAGATATAAAACAAAAAGAAATAGAAGAATGCAATGAATATATAAGATCAAGCTTCGAAAGAATAGATTCACTTAAAAAAGAAAAAAACAATTTAGGGGAAACCATTAGGCGAATGGAAACCGAAATAGGGCCATTGAAATATTTTCTAGAAGCTTTAAATGATTCTGGATTTGTTTCTCTATCTCCCGATCAAGCTGTTCGTGTAATAATAATTATTATTATGTTAGTGTTTGATCCTTTGGCTATTTTATTAGTTTTAGCGGCTCAAATATCTTTTATTAATAGCAAGGAAAGAGTCAATAAAACATACAAAAAATTAAAGAATAAAATAAACGAAGAAACTGCTGGAACTACAGACATTAAAAACCCAGAGAATAAATTGGATGTTTTAAATCTTTCAAAAGAAAACAAAAAAGAGAAAAAAAAGAAAGTTTTTCCTCAAAGAATAGAAGAGATTATGGACTGGAGAAAAACCTCGAATAAAGATTAAAACTCAAATTCTTGCTCGAAATCGGAATAATCTTCTTCATCGCTTTCTTTTGTTTCTGCTGGGTTGTTAATTTTATTAGTTTTATTTTTTGATATTTTATTGGAGCTTGGGATCTCAGTTTTTGGACCAAATTGAACCTTACCGCAATAACCGTCCACATTTACGGTGAATGTTGTGCAAGAGACTGGAGTTCCGTTACAGTCTTTTTGGTATTGCTTAGGTATAATTGAAGCATTAGATATAAAGACTTGAGCTCCTTTCTTGAGAAGCATACATTTTTCTCCCTCTTTACCCCAAACATCCACATAAAAAAATAACGCAGATTCATTATGAGGATTATTAACTGCAATTCTGAATTTACAGACTTTTGTAGATCCAGCATTTTTAATTTCAGGATCGGCAACTAAATTTCCTATGCAATGGAATTGATTTAAATAAAAAGCCATGATTAGTATTGTTTTGTTTTTTGTTTATTTTTTATTTTTTTTATAAATTTATTATGTATATTTATACAACCCTGAATACTTAAGTTTAATTCACTTTTTTTACAGACCTCTTTCCATGGCATAACATTATTTTCTTTTCCTTGTAAGTATCTGTACTTAAAAATTTCATAAACTCTTCTATCTGGGTCATTTTTTAATACTTGTATTACATCAGTTATATCTTGGCTTGAAATATTTGAATTAGGTATTAAGCCTTCAGTTACGAAGTCAAGATCTTCTGGGCAGTCGCTGGACTCTAATGTAGACTTCTTTTTTATTGAGTTAACTATATTAAGACAAAGCCACTTTACTCTATTACCAACATATGTACTGAATTTAGTTCCTTTAGTCTGATCATAATCTAAAATAAATTTATAAAAGTAAAAATTTTTATCTTTATTAAAATCATAAATTACATTTTTCTTTTGAGAATTTAAGTAAAACCTACTTATCTTGAAAAATAATGGAGAATGTTTTTGAAGTAAAAAATTGAAATTTAAACTTGCATTAATTCCTTTTTTTATTTCATTAATTAATTTGTTATCTTCTTCGTTGTTATAATTTTGATTCATTTAGGAATTTATTAAAATATATATGTGGATCTTCGTTGTTAACAAATGTTTTCCAATTAAATACAAAATCAGAATTTTTTTCTAATATTGGAGAGTTTTTGGATTCTTCAATATTCATTGGAGGAAAGCCTTCTCGATTAATGTGTATCAGTAGTGAATTTTTAAAACTTCTAATATAATCTTGCTCATTTTTATATCTTACGTCAGTAATTATTGTTGTAATTCGCTTTGATTCATTTAATATAAGTTGATCTTTGATTTTATCAATCCAATGATTTTTATTCAATTTTCTAGCTACATCAGTGCCGTATGATACTAGTAGGGGTCTAATGATTTCCTTTTCTTCATCTGAGCAATTTAAAGGATTTATGTTAAAATTAGTAAGTAGAAGATTTTTTAACTCTTCCTTAATTGCATCTGCAAAAGCTACACGCTTGGTGTTCTTATCTTTATTTTCTTTATATAGATTGCAAAAAGTATCTTTTCCTGCCCTCGCATTACCTGAAACCCCGATAATCATTTTATAATTTTTTTAAATTTTTTTGCTAAATCGTGTCTACCTATATCGTGAAGTATTAATTCAGTAGAGTATACTTTAGTGTGATCTTCGGAAAAATTCAAGCAAAAATTAGTCATATCAACAACAATTATCGCTGGTGATAATAATAATCTATCTCCTTGCTGATCAAAAGCTATTTCAAGACTTCTGGATACAGCCTCCGAACTAGATGATGCTAGGATTGTATTTTCCCAGTTTGAAGATGTCACAAAATATTGATTTAAGTAATCTTCCTTAATTATTCTAAACATATTTTTCATTAAAGCCTAAAATAATATCATTATGTTGACGAAAAGTCAATCATATATTTTATATATCTTTTAATTTTTTCTATATTATCTATAGAAATATATATATCTTTTAATATTATATATATTATATATTATATATATTATATAGAAAAAAAATTGATTTCTCAAATACTTGAGTTATAATAAATATTTATTATGATTAAAAATAAAAAATGTTTAGTCACTGGAGGAGCTGGTTTTATAGGCTCTCATGTTGTTGATCAACTACTATCTTTAGGAAATGAAGTCACTGTGGTCGACAATGAGTCTTCTGATGCCAATAGTGAATTCTTCTGGAATAAAGAAACAAAAAATTTTAAAGTTGATGTTTGCGACTTCGATCACTTTTCTCCATTATGTAAAGGTGTTGATGTTATTTTCCACCTTGCAGCGGAAGCTCGCATTCAGCCAACTTTAGAAAACCCAATATTAGCAGCTAAAACAAACGTTGTAGGAACCTGTTCTGTACTACAGGCTGCAAAAATAAATAATGTTAAAAGAGTCATTTACAGCTCTACATCAGCAGCTTATGGTTTAAAAAATACTCCTCCCCAAAGAGAAGATATGCCCAAGGATTGCTTGAATCCTTATTCTGTAACAAAAACCGCTGGAGAAGATCTGTGCTTTATGTATACAAATCTATTTAATATAGAAACAGTTTGTTTTAGATATTTCAATGTCTATGGCGAAAGACAGCCCCTGAAAGGTCAATATGCTCCCGTCATAGGAATTTTTCTTAGACAAAAATCAAACAAAGAACTAATGACAATTGTAGGAGATGGAACACAGAGAAGAGATTTCACTTATGTAAAAGATATTGCTAAAGCAAATATTTTAGCAGCTAATCTCGACAACAAAAAGCCTGTGGGTGAACTTATAAATCTTGGGACAGGTTTAAATCATTCCGTTAATGAAATTAAAGATTTAATAGGGGGTGAATTTACTCATATTCCAGCTAGACTTGGAGAAGCTAAAGAAACTCAAGCTAATAACAATAAAGCCAGAGAGTTATTGAACTGGATTCCCAAACAAAAACTGGAGGATTGGATTGAAAAAAATCAATCTCAGTAAATTAAACATTGGCGTAATCGGCAATGGTTTTGTTGGCTCCGCTATCGCCAATGGTTTCCAAAAATTTAATGTAAAAATTTTTGACAAAAATAAAAAATTATCAAAAAATTCGCTTGAAGAAGTTGTTTCGCAAGATTTTGTTTTTATTTGCGTTCCAACCCCAATGAGATCCCTAAGAGGTGGCGAATGTAATTTATCAATTATAAATTCCTGCCTTAAAGAGGTTTCAGAAAAGGTGAAGTCTAATCCTATTTTAATTATAAAATCTACGGTTCCAATCGGCACAACAAAAGACCTGCAAGACAAATATCCAAATCTAAATATTGTTCATAGTCCAGAATTCTTAACTGCTAAATTTGCTAAAGAAGATTTCCTTAATGCTGACAGACATATCGTCGGATTTACTAATAATAAAAGAACAGGACATCTTGTTGAAAAATTATTACAATCAGCTTTTCCTAACATTAAAACAATGTTAATGAAGAGCGACGAATCTGAGTCGGTCAAATATATAGCTAATTGTTTTTTTGCTTGTAAAGTTAGTTTCTTTAATGAAATTTATACCTTGATTGAAAAACTTGGGTTAGATTGGAACCCTATTATAAACGGAGTTTTATCAGATAAAAGAATAGGGCAATCTCATTATCAAGTCCCAGGGCATGATGGACAAAAAGGTTTTGGGGGTACATGCTTCCCTAAAGATATTAACTCATTGATAGATACTTTTGAAAAAAATGATCTACAACCAACAGTTCTTAAAGCTGCATGGGAGGTAAATCTTAATGTCAGAGATAAGTTAGACTGGGGAGAATTTAAGTCCGCAGTATTTGATAATTAATTTTTTGTTAATATCTTTTTTTCTGTTTCGTCTTGATTATATTAGTGTAATGTGTTATCATTGCAAAATATCTAAAATTATATGAATATAAAAGTAAAGAAAAGAAACGGAAGGCTTGAAAAATTTCATGTAGATAAAATTAATGCAAGCTCGCAAAGAGCTTGTGAAGGAATTACCGATGTATCTGCCAGCGAAATAGTTCTAGATGCACAATTACAGCTTTTTGACAAAATAACAACAAAAGAGATCGATCAAGCTTTGATTTTATCAGCTAGAGAAAAAATAGAAAAAGAGCCTAATTACTCTTTTGCTGCGGCTAGATTATTATTAAATAATCTATATAAAGAAGTTTTTAAAGAAGGTGTGGATTCAGACACTTTTAAATTACAATATAGAAAAAGTTTCATTCAAAATACAAAAAAGCTAGTAAAAGAAAACAGGCTTGATGAAAAATTACTAAACTTCGACTTACAAAAGCTTGCTGAATCTATTAAAATTAGAAGAGATTTAGATTTTAAATATTTAGGTATACAGATTTTAACAGACAGATATTTTATTAGGGTGGATGAAAAATGCATGGAGGCTCCCCAAAGTTTTTGGATGCGAGTCGCAATGGGACTAGCAATCAACGAAAAAAATAAAAACGAAAAAGCTATAGAATTTTACAATTTGTTTAGTCAATTCTTGTACACTCCCTCAACCCCAACTCTTTTTAATAGCGGAACCACTCACTCTCAACTTAGTTCCTGCTACTTAAATACTTTTGATGATAGTATTGATGGGATATTTGACGGTGCTTGGCAAGAAGCTCGCAAATCAAAATATGCTGGAGGCTTAGGTCTTGATGTAACACCATTTCGTTCTACAGGTTCTCATATTGAAGGGACTAATGGTATTTCTAGCGGTTTAGTTCCTTGGTTGAAAATATACAACGACCTTTTAGTTGCTGTCAATCAAGGAGGGAAGCGCCCAGGTGCTGGATGTGCTTATTTAGAGCCATGGCATTTAGATTTTGAAGATTTTTTAAACTTAAGGAGAAATACAGGAGACGACCGCTTACGCTGTCACGACATGAATACCGCAGCATGGATTCCTGATGAATTTATGCGTAGGGTCCAAAAAGAAGATGTTTGGTATTTCTTTGACCCAAAAGATACAGAAGGTGATGACGGAAAAACCTTGCATGATCTTTTCGGAGATCAGTTTGACACTCGATACGATGAGTTATGCAAAGCGGCAGATGCAGGTTTAATTAAAAATTATCGGATAATCCCCGCAAAAGATCTTTGGAAAAAAATGCTTAAAGTTCTCTTTGAAACATCTCACCCATGGAATACATTTAAAGACCCCTGTAATATTCGATACACTAATCAACATAAGGGTGCGGTCAATAGCTCAAATCTTTGCACGGAAATTACTCTACACACAAAACCATCAAAATACAATCAGGGAGAAAAAACAGAAATAGGAGAAACAGCTGTTTGCAATTTAGGTTCTATCAATATATTAAATCATTTAAAAGAAAAAACAACTCATGGCAAAACTGGTTATTGCATCGATTTTAATAAATTAAAATCAACAATACATACAGCTATTAGAATACTTGATAATGTAATTGATCTAAATTTCTACCCAACAAAAGAAGCTGAAAATAGCAACTTAAAGCATAGACCAATTGGCCTAGGAATGATGTCAATACACGATGTTTTACATAAAATGAATATTCAAATTGACAGCGATGAAGCTAAGAGTTTTAACGACAAACTTTTTGAGTTTTATTCCTGTCATGCAATTTATGCCAGCTCCCTTTTAGCTAGAGAAAAAGGATCTTATAGTAGTTATAATGGATCACTGTGGAGTAAAAATATTCTACCTATTGACTCTTTCAATAATTTAATGTCATACAGGGGAGAAAAAAACAAATCTACAGAAAATCTAAAAGATTGGGAAAAAGTTAGGAGTCATATTTCTAAGCATGGTATGAGAAATTCAAATGTAATGGCTATAGCTCCAACCGCAACCATAGGATATATAAATGGTGTGGAGCAAAGTATTGAACCTAATTTTTCTGTTCTTTTTGTTTATGAAAATAAAAGTGGTAATTTCTACATCACTAATCCTCATTTTGTCAATGATATGAAAGATAGAGGTCTCTGGAATCCAGAAATAGCTTCATTCATAAAAAGCATTGATGGTGATTTATCTCTAACTAACGAAAATATTCCAGAAGATTTAAAAAATAAGTATAAAACTGCATTTGATAGAGACATGTTAAAATTAATAGAAATCAATTCTGTTCGTCAAAAGTGGGTTGATCAAGCTATAAGTTTTAACCTTTATAACAAAACAACATCCTTAAAATATTTAAATGATATTTACTTTAAGTGTTGGCAGTTAGGACTTAAAACTACATATTATTTACGCAATAGAGCTGCTAGTAAAGTAGAAAAATCCACAGGTGAATCTAAATCTGAACCTAAATCTTGTAGCCTAGAGGCTAGAGCTAAAGGAGAATCTTGTGAAAGCTGCCAGTAATATATTGAAAAAATATAAAAAAAAAATAAAATATATAACTGCATTTTTTTACTTTGCACTTTAAAAGAGTATAAAAATGGAAGTTTAGAAAATTTTTTTAAAAAAAATATAAATAATAATTTGCGTGATGTATTTGATTTTTTTATTTTTGTAAATGCTTCAAGCAAAAGCTTTGAGAAATATATAAAAGAAAAAAAGTTAAAGTATAATTTTAATATATATTTTGTAAATTTAAATTTAAATAGCTCGGAAGATGTTTATGATAAAAGTTTTCACCCTTTTAATCCGACGGAAATAACTCCTTATAGTTTAACATCTGGCCCTAATATTCTTTTCTTTGAATCATTAAACTACTTAATTGATTACCCAATAAAATACAAAAGTTTTCTACTATTAGAAACAGATGTTGAGTTAATAGACGGGTGGATCTCTACTTTTTTAATTTTTGTAAATAATAATAATTTTATTATAGCAGGATCAAAATATAAAGGCGATAATGTATATCATAAAAACTTAAGTTATCGAGAGCATTTAAATGGAGTTGCTATTTATAAAAACTCTAAACAATTAAAAAAAATATTAGATAAATCTGAAAAATTTTTACTTAGAAAAGTCTCTCATGGATTAAGTTATTTAAGTTTTGATGTTGCGATTTATGAATCTTGCAAAAATGATAAAGATTATTATAATAATTTTATTAATACAGACTTTATCGTCAACATAAGCGACCCTATTGATTCAAAAAAAACTTTAGATGAGGTTATTAGTTTATATCCCAATACAAAAATTCTTCATAAAAAATCTTGAGCGTATATAATTCAATTAAAAAAAACAATAAATTTTGTGTGGGTATTTATGCACCTCAATTACCTATTCATTTAACTAATACTTTAGTAGCTCAAATGAACAAATGTAGCTTGCTATTAAATAATTCTATTTTTTATTTAATAAGTTTAAGTTCTGATCATGAGGTTTTTTTAAAAAAAATTTTTAAAAATATAAGATCATCTAAAGATTATGAATTACCTGTTAATCTCCTGAATCATGTTATAATTTATAAAAGTGATAAAAGTTTGCCATTTAATTTCAAAAATACTTACTATTTAAATGAAGATTCTTTTTATTTTTCTTTTAGTAGTGATCATATATCAAACTTTATTTAATCATGAACGAAAAATTAAGCATTATTCTTTGCTCAAGAAATGATTTCTATAAAGGATCTTCGCTTAAAAGATTAACAAATACATTAAATTGTATTACTTTTTTTATAGAAAAATTAAATTTAATCAATCGAGTAGAGATTATAGTTTGTGACTACTTCTCAGAAACTCCTATTATTGAATCAATTAATCTATACAAAAAAAAAGATTTTATTAAAATATTAACTCCTTCAAAAAAATTTTGTAAAGAGTCAGTTTTTTCAATACCACATGCATTAAACTTTTGCATAGATCACTGCTCTTTTAATTTTATATTAAAAATTGACCAAGACACAATTCCTGGAATATCTTTCTTTGACTGGTTTTTTTCTTCGAGCAAGCTACCTAATCTCGCTTATTCCCAATCTAGATCTTTAGACGAATTACAATCGAAAGATCCAATAAAACATGTTTTAAGTGACGACATAAATGAGTTTGTAATTAATCAACCTCACTATGCCTATAATTGTTTTTATAGAAATAATATTTGCCCTTTCTTTGGTTCAGCTAGAGGAATATTTATTTTCAATAAATCTCTTATCAATCAAAGAAGTTTTTTGAATGAAGATTTAATATTTAAAAAATACATTGATATCAATTTTATAAATTCTTTATGCGCTCATAACCCTGTTTACAATTTAGGTCTAAAGTTAAATTTCGACTTCTACCACCAGTATCATAGCTCTAATTTAGATGAAAAACTAAATTCACCTCTTTATAAAAGTAATTTTTTTAATTATTAGTTTAGATTTTTAGTAAAAGTAATTTACTATTCATAATAAACATATTATGAAAATTTTAGTTACTGGAGGTGCTGGATACGTGGGTTCTGTTTTAGTTCCCAAATTATTAGAAAAAGGGTTTAAGGTCTGTGTTGTCGATAATTTGATGTACGACAATGGTCATACAATTATCCCCTTTTTTAAAAATAAAAAGTTTAAATTCATCAAAGGAGATGCTAGAGATGAAACTTTAATGAAAAACTTAGTTCATAACTTTGAATTTGTTATACATTTGGCGGCTATTGTTGGGTTTCCAGCTTGCAGAAAGAATCCAGATTTAGCAAAAACAGTTAACGTAGACTCTTCTAAATTAATATCGTCCTTATTATCCAAAGATCAAGGAACTGTATATGCTTCAACAGGGTCTAACTATGGAGTTATTGAAAATGAAATTTGCACTGAAGAAACTCCTTTAAACCCTATAAGTTTATATGGAACAACTAAAACTGAAGCTGAAAATATTTTTTTAAATGAAAATGGTGCCGTAGCTTATCGTTTTGCCACAGCTTTTGGTTTGTCTCCAAGGATGAGATTAGATCTTCTTATTAATGATTTTGTCTATCAGGCTATTAATAACAAAACTCTTGTTATGTTTGAAAAAAGCTTCAAAAGAACTTTTATTCATGTAGATGATATGGCTGATAGTATAGTTTATGCTATAGAGAATTATGATATTATGAAGAATAATACTTATAATGTTGGGGGAGATTTTAATAACTTTAGTAAAGAAGAAATAGCTTTGATGATAAAAGACAAAGTAGATTACTATCTTCATTTTGCGGAGTTTGGAGAAGATGAAGATAAAAGGAATTATGAAGTGTCTTATAAGAAAATAAATAATATAGGATTTAATATTAAAAAAACTATAGAAGAAGGTATTAACGAATTAATTCAAGCTGTTCCAGCTTTAGATAGTAGGAGTAAATATAAAAATGTATAAAAAAATATTAGTTACAGGCGGTTCAGGTTTTCTGGGGAGGCAAATCGTTAGCGAGTGCGAAAAAAAATTCGAAGTCCTTGCTCCAAGAAGCTCTGAGTTTAATCTTTATGATTATAATTCAACTTTTAATTATATTAAAAAACATAAGCCAGAAGTCATAATTCATTCGGCTGCATATTATGGCGGATTAAACATTAATGTCGAAGAGCCCGCTAACCTCTTCAGGAATAACACTTTAATGACAGCTAATATTTATGAGGCTGCGGCAAAAAACGATGTTAATAAAGTTGTTGCTGTAGGTTCTGCCTGTGCTTACCCAGGTCACGTCGAAGGAGATATGAAAGAAAAAGATTTTTGGAATGGCCCCATGCACGATTCTGTTATCGGCTACGGCTCTTCAAAAAAAATTCAATTAATAGCTCAAAAATCTTATTATCAACAATATGGATTATTAGGAAACCACCTAGTGCTTACTAACTTATACGGAGAACACGATGTATTTCAAGAATATCGAGCTCATGTAGTATCAGCTTTAATAAAAAGGTTTTCTGATCAAATAAATGAACCCGAAATTACTAATTGGGGTGATGGAAGTCCTGTTAGAGAATTTTTACACGTTAAGGATGCTGCCAAGGTTATTTCTATGTCTGTAAATGTTGATCACGATCTAGATCCTGTAAACATCGGGACAGGTATTGGGACATCAATCAAAGAACTTGCTGATTTAACTGCTAAATTTATAAAATACAAAGGAGATTTGAAATGGGATACATCAAAACCAAATGGAGTACAAAGAAAAGTGTTAGATGTCTCAAAAATGAAAATTATTTTCCCAGACTTTCATCCCATTTCTTTTGAGGAAGGTCTTGAGCAAACAATAAACTGGTATTTGAGTAATAAATCATCAGCAGACCTTAGAGAGTAATCTAAAATGTAACTTTTTTTATATAAAATCGGCTTCTAAAAGTATTTTCGTGTAAAATACTTTTATTAGTTTATTATGAGGTCTGAGTTAAATAAAACACTATCAGTTAGCTATGAATTTTCGGGTTCATTGCTTCCTACTGATTCAGGCTCTTCGGAGTCTATAAACTATGATATATCTAAGCATTTAACTCATTCTTTTACACTTTTTTTAAATAATAAATCTGATTCTCCTAGTGATATATCGATATATGTATCAAATGATATCAATTTAAAATCTTGGGTAAAGATTTATAGCCTTGAGGTTTCTTCAAAATCTTCAGACACATTAAATTATCAACAAATTTTTAATTTTAATTTTTTAAAAATTCAAGTAAATAGTTCTAGTTGTGATTTTACTGTTTCTCATTGCCATAATCCTATATATAAACCTGATTTCCTAATAGACTCAATACCTAAATCACCAACTATAACAGAAACAAACCCGACGGAAACTCCCTCAAATACAGAAACTGAAACCGAAACAGGTTCATTTACAGAGACTCAAACCGAAACAGGTTCATTCACGCAAACTCAAACCAGAACAGAAACTGAAACACCAACTCAAACCGAAACAGGGTCTTACACAACAACTCAAACTTCAACAATAACTGATACTAATACAGAAACAGAGACTCAAACTCATACTAAAACAAATACAGATACCCAAACCGAAACTGCGACAAACAGCCAAACTTATACTAATACATTTACTAATACAAGAACAGAAACAAAAACTGAAACAGGTTCTTTTACCCAAACCGAAACCCAAACCCAAACAGAGACAGAAACTCAAACTCAGACAAATACATTTACGGAAACAGATACAGAAACTCAGACTCAGACCGAAACAGAAACAGAGACAGAAACTGGCACTCAGACCCAAACAGATACTCAAACTCAGACAAATACATTTACCCAAACAGAAACAGAAACTCAGACTCAGACTGAAACAGAAACACAAACTCAGACTCAGACTGAAACAGAAACGCAAACTCAAACCGAGACAGAAACAGAAACGCAAACTCAAACCGAGACAGAAACTCAGACAAACACATTTACTGAAACAGAAACTGGTACTCAGACTCAAACAGAGACTCAGACTCAGACCGAGACAGAAACTCAGACCCATACAGATACAGAAACACAAACTCAGACTCAGACTGAAACAGAAACACAAACCCAAACTGAGACAGAAACGCAAACTCAGACTGAGACAGGGACAGAAACTCAGACGACTACAGAGACTGAAACAGAAACTGGCACTCAGACCCAAACAGATACTCAAACTCAGACAAATACATTTACCCAAACAGAAACAGAAACTCAGACTCAGACTGAAACACAAACTCAGACTCAGACCGAGACAGAAACACAAACTCAAACTGAGACAGAAACAGAAACGCAAACTCAAACTGAGACAGAAACGCAAACCCAGACTGAGACAGAGACAGAAACTCAGACGACTACAGAGACTGAAACAGAAACTGGCACTCAGACTCAGACTGAAACAAAAACTCATACTCACACTCAGACCGAAACAGAAACACAAACCCAAACTGAGACAGAAACGCAAACTCAGACTGATACAGAGACTGAAACAGAAACTGGCACTCAGACTCAGACTGAAACAGAAACTCATACTCAGACTCAGACCGAAACAGAAACACAAACCCAAACTGAGACAGAAACGCAAACTCAGACTGATACAGAAACACAAACAGAGACAGGCTCATTTACTTTAACCCAAACAGGGACTGAAACAGAAACACAAACTTCTGAGCCTAATTGCTGTGATGGGTTTGGGGATATTCAAGCAAGAACTACGGGATCACAATTTTCGGCGGATACAGGTTTTAATGTAAATGGTTTTGATAATGGAGGCACTCTTTGCTTTTACCATTTAGATGTATCAGATACAACGAATAGATCTTATTTCATTCAAGACTCTGTTCAAAATCCAACCTTTACAGGATATGTAACTCTTTCATTTGGTGTTTCTAATGGTTCAATAAAATATACTTATGGAGGAGAATGCTGGATAGGAGAGCTTACAGGCCCTAATCAGAGCACAATTATATTAGTTAATGTAAACAGCATCATCCCAACACCAACAACTACCGAAACATTTACTCAAACAGAAACTGAAACGCCAGCTCCTAGATTGAAAAAGTTTTATTTAGAATGGACTAGCGATCCTGGACAATGGAATTCTTTCTTTTCCTCAGGCCCTAGATTCGTACAAGCAGGAACGGTTATTTCGGTAGAAAACCATTTGTATGTTGAAGGTATGATGCTCAAATCATATTATTCCCCATTCCAACCTAAAGATACATATTATTCAGAATTCGCTAGTGTAGAAGACATGGTAACAAAACTATCAGGTCTTACTGTTGAAGAAGATGCTGGTGGTTTATATGTACGTTATCTTGTACCAGATTCGACTTTTATACTAGAATGGACTAGCGATCCTGGACAATGGAATTCTTTCTTTTCTTCAGGCCCTAGATTCGTACAAGCAGAAACGGTTATTTCGGTAGAAAACCATTTGTATGTTGAAGGTATGATGCTCAAATCATATTACTCCCCATTCCAACCTAAAGATACATATTACCCAGAATTCACCAGTGTAGAAGACATGGTAAAGATGCTAGAGGGTCAAACCGTAAATCTTAACGGAGGTGTTTATTCTATAACAATAAGTTAACATGGCTCGCTTAGATCAAAATCAATCCAATTACCTAATTTACTATGGGTGGTATGGGACTTGTCCTGAAGAAAGTGCTGCGAAATGTATCCCTTTTGATTTAGTAACTATTGATGCGGGAGATTCTAATAACAACGATCACAATCATCCAGAAATTTATTATGCTATACATCCTTTTGAAGATTTAGTTTCAGAGTCTTCTTATTCGAGTTCAGCTACTAAAAGTCAAATTCCATTCCTTGGAATAAAATCCTTAGAGTGCGGAAAAGCTTATAAAATTATTCTAAAACCAGGGCAAGGATTTGTTGATATTCCTGAATTTCAATTTTCTCATTCAAGTTCTACAGATATATATAGACTATCTTTAGGTTGTTGTGCTGATGGAACCCCGACAGTATCTCCAACAATTTCTGAAACAGAAACAGAAACAGAAACAGAGACTCAAACCCAGACAAATACATTCACTGAAACAGAGACGGAGACTCAAACAGAAACTGGTACTCAGACCCAAACAGAGACCCAGACTCAGACTCAAACAGAGACCCAGACTCAGACTGAAACAGAGACAGAGACAGAAACTGGTACTCAGACTGAAACAGAGACTCAAACTCAGACAAATACATTTACCGAAACAGAAACTGAAACTCAGACTGAAACTCAAACAGAGACCCAGACTCAGACTGAAACAGAGACAGAAACAGAAACTGGTACTCAGACTGAAACAGAGACAGAAACCCAAACTGAAACAGAAACTGAAACTCAGACTGAAACAGAGACAGAGACAGAAACACAAACTCAGACTGAAACAGAGACAGAGACAGAAACTGGTACTCAGACTGAAACAGAGACAGAAACTCAAACTGAAACAGAGACTCAAACTCAGACAAATACATTTACCGAAACAGAAACTGAAACTCAGACTGAAACAGAGACAGAGACAGAAACACAAACTCAGACTGAAACTCAAACAGAGACCCAGACTCAGACTGAAACAGAGACAGAGACAGAAACTGGTACTCAGACTCAAACAGAGACAGAAACTCAAACTGAAACAGAGACTCAAACTGAAACAGAGACTCAAACTGAAACAGAGACTCAAACTCAGACAAATACATTTACCGAAACAGAAACTGAAACTCAGACTGAAACTCAAACACAGACCCAGACTCAGACTGAAACAGAGACAGAAACAGAAACTGGTACTCAGACTGAAACAGAGACAGAAACCCAAACTGAAACAGAAACTGAAACTCAGACTGAAACAGAGACAGAGACAGAAACACAAACTCAGACTGAAACAGAGACAGAGACAGAAACTGGTACTCAGACTGAAACAGAGACAGAAACTCAAACTGAAACAGAGACTCAAACTCAGACAAATACATTTACCGAAACAGAAACTGAAACTCAGACTGAAACAGAGACAGAGACAGAAACACAAACTCAGACTGAAACTCAAACAGAGACCCAGACTCAGACTGAAACAGAGACAGAGACAGAAACTGGTACTCAGACTCAAACAGAGACAGAAACTCAAACTGAAACAGAGACTCAAACTGAAACAGAGACTCAAACTGAAACAGAGACTCAAACTCAGACAAATACATTTACCGAAACAGAAACTGAAACTCAGACTGAAACTCAAACAGAGACCCAGACTCAGACTCAAACTGAAACAGAGACTCAAACTGGTACTCAGACTGAAACAGAGACAGAAACCCAAACTGAAACAGAAACTGAAACTCAGACTGAAACAGAGACAGAGACAGAAACACAAACTCAGACTGAAACAGAGACAGAGACAGAAACTGGTACTCAGACTGAAACAGAGACAGAAACTCAAACTCAGACAAATACATTTACCGAAACAGAAACTGAAACTCAGACTGAAACAGAGACAGAGACAGAAACACAAACTCAGACTGAAACTCAAACAGAGACCCAGACTCAGACTGAAACAGAGACAGAGACAGAAACTGGTACTCAGACTGAAACAGAGACAGAAACTCAAACTGAAACAGAGACTCAAACTCAGACAAATACATTTACCGAAACAGAAACTGAAACTCAGACTGAAACAGAGACAGAGACAGAAACACAAACTCAGACTGAAACTCAAACAGAGACCCAGACTCAGACTGAAACAGAGACAGAGACAGAAACTGGTACTCAGACTCAAACAGAGACAGAGACAGAAACTGGTACTCAGACTCAAACAGAGACAGAGACAGAAACACAAACTCAGACTGAAACTCAAACAGAGACCCAGACTCAGACCGAAACAGAGACAGAAACTAGTACTCAGACTCAAACAGAGACAGAGACTCAAACTGAAACAGAGACTCAAACTCAGACAAATACATTTACCGAAACAGAAACTGAAACTCAGACTGAAACAGAGACGGAGACAGAAACACAAACTCAGACTGAAACTCAAACAGAGACCCAAACTCAGACTGAAACAAGAACTTTAACTCATATTATTGTTTTTCCAAGCACCCCAACCAATACATCAACTTCTTGCTGCCAAAATTCTGTGGATATTTCCTCAAATATACAAGAAATTATAGATCCAGTTTCTTCAGAGGTTATTACTTTATCTGGAGTTCATGTAGGTTTAGTTGGAAACTCAAGCGTATGTTTACCAAACATATCTAAATCAACAACCAGCCTTCCTTTTACTATCGATATATGGCTATCAGATAATAGCTCAATGAGTTTTATTATGGGGGCAACATCTGTTGGAGAATTTGCTAGCAATAATATCATTCTTTCATATAATGATAAATGTTATCAGTGTGATATATCTGAGGGGAAATGTATTTTAACTTTATAAATTATGTATTTAGCAAAAAATAAACAAAACTATATTTTTTTGTGTAAAAACAATTTACACATTCTTTTTTAGTATTTATTCGAAAAATGGCCCTCTTAAATAAAAAATATAACTTCATATGGTATGGTTTCTGTCCAGGAACTCAAAGCCTATCTAGTTGTACTAATTTTCCTCTTAATTCTCATAAATCTGAAATAAATACGGTTTGGCAAATTGATGATTCTGGGTCTGCAAAATCTTGGATTGCTGCAGCTAGTTCATCTCAATCTTTTTCAGAATTAGAATGCGGAAAAGTTTATTATATTGAATTACAACAAGGTAAATCAATAACTATTAATCATGCTTTTGTTAGCCCTTACTCAACCTCCTCTGATCAAAGAATTTCTCATTGTGGAATAACTCCTACATTCACGGAAACAGATACATCTACATTTACTCAGACTGAAACAGGTTCGTTTACTCAGACTGAAACAGGTTCATTTACTCAGACTGAAACAGAAACTCAGACTGAAACAGAAACTCAGACTGAAACAGAAACTCAAACTTATACAGAAACTCAAACTCAGACTGAAACAGGCTCATTTACCCAAACTGAAACAGAAACTCAGACCCAAACAGAAACTCAAACTTATACTGAAACTCAGACTCAGACTGAAACAGGTTCATTTACCCAAACTGAAACAGAGACTCAAACTGAAACCGAAACTCAAACTCAGACCGAAACTCAAACTCAGACCGAAACTCAGACCCAGACTGAAACAGGTTCATTTACCCAAACTGAAACAGAAACTCAAACTGAAACCGAAACTCAAACTCAGACCGAAACTCAAACTCAGACCGAAACTCAAACTCAGACCGAAACAGGTTCATTTACCCAAACTGAAACCGAAACTCAAACTCAGACTGAAACTCAAACTCAGACTGAAACTCAGACTCAAACTAATACAGAAACTATGACAGAAACAAACACTCCAACAGAAGCTGGCGGCACTAATCCTAGTGCTGTTGGCTACTTAATAGCTGAACCTCACAAAGTAGCAGAGCAACCTCTTGCTAGCGGAACAGATTATTCTACATTTGACTGGGCGGAATTATTTAACGCGAATAGTGTCTCACCAGCAAAATCTTTTACTATAATTAATGGTGTAGACTCACCTTCTGAATTAGCTGATTACATAACAAGTGTTGTTGACAACCAAAATACTTGCTACAGTGGAGAAACTTATGCAGGACAGTGTACAAGTGTCTATGGATCTTGCTTCTTCCAAGAAATACCCGTTGATCAATTCAGTGGTGACGGTTTGTTTAATGAAATTACAATCCCAGAAAACACTTACGGAAATAACGCTGGTTGTTTTCAAGGAACTGGTAATAAATATATTTACAGCTTCTGGTTGCCTATTGATCATGTATCTCCAAATTTTGATATAATCAAAACGATCAATGGTGTTGACACAACATTATCACCAGACTCAGTGCTTTCTTCTCATAACGTAAGTTTTAATGGAACGATTTATAAAGTTTATTCTACTTACGGCAACAGATCGACTAACTCTTTTGCTTTTGATAATAGTGGCAACGATAGAGTAAAATGGAGAGCTGTTTCAAAATAATATAAAGCTATGAGTTTTTCAGATCACATACATTTAACAGCAAAACAAGTTGCAGATTCTTTTTCCATGAGTTCTCAAACTGGAGTAACTTCTGGGACATCTCTCATTGGTGGTTTACAAGAATATTATCATTTAAACAATATTACTTATAGTACTACTAATGGAGTCACAGGCATTCCACTTGATGATCCTCTTAATTTTATACCATTAATATATACACCTGGTGGAACAGAAGAAGTTCCAAGAAGCTGTAACAGGAATGAGGTCCCTCCCTGTGTTGAAATAATAACTACTCCTGCTTTATTAGAGCTAAACAGAGATTTAATGAGTTCTGGTCGTTTAAAATTAGGCATGGTAGTCTATGTAATAGAGAAAAACCAGTCTTATCAATTTATGATTGATGATTATGAAACTTTATATAATGCAGCTGTTGGAGATATCTCTGTTACTCAGTACAATGCTCAAGTTTCTGGGGATAATGCTCCTTCACAAGCTTTAATAAATGCTTGGATTAATCATAAAGTAGAAGGTGAATCAAACGGAAACGGCGGAGTCTGGACTCGTGATGAAGCTAATTGGAAAAAATACCCCAATGAAGAAGAGTATTTTGCAATAAATAATGTTCCAGCTTCTGAACTTATTGATAATTTTAATTTTGAAGATGCAATCATAGTTGTCCCCTCCTCCTGGCATAACAAAAAAGTTTTAAGTGTTACAGCTTCTATATTTACAACAGGAGGTTCTAATACAGAATCAACAATAACATTAAATCAATCAGCTGCAGATGGAACAAAATCAGAAAAATCATGGACACACCCATTAGATGAAAAAAACTCAAAATCTGATTTCACCTCTCCTTTAACTTTAGTAGAGGGAGCTACTTTATATTTATCTCAATCACCTAAGTTTGGAGCGGGTAATCTTGGATACACTGCAACATTCAAAGTCAAAGGCTAGGGCTATGTACTATGTTATCGGTATTTGCACGCTCAAAATTAATACAGTCTCCTCCGACTGAAACTAGTACTTATACTGATACATATACATATACTCCTACAGTAACTTATACTGAAACGGAGACTCAGACTCAAACATATACATATACTCCTACAGTAACTTATACTGAAACGGAGACTCAGACTCAAACATATACATATACTCCTACAGTAACTTATACTGAAACGGAGACTCAGACAAGCACATTTACTGAAACAGAAACTGGTACTCAGACTCAAACAGAGACTCAGACTGAAACAGAAACACAAACTCAGACTGAAACAGAAACTCAGACTCAGACCGAGACAGAAACTCAGACTCAGACTGAAACAGAAACTCAGACTCAGACCGAGACAGAAACACAAACTCAGACTCAGACCGAGACAGAAACTCAGACTCAGACCGAGACAGAAACTCAGACTCAGACTGAAACAAATACCTTTACTGAAACACAAACTCAGACTCAGACTCAGACTGAAACAGAAACTCAGACTCAGACTGAAACACAAACTCAGACTCAGACCGAGACAGAAACTCAGACTCAGACTCAGACCGAGACAGAAACTCAGACTCAGACTGAAACAGAAACTCAGACTCAGACTCAGACTGAAACAGAAACTCAGACTCAGACTGAAACACAAACTCAGACTCAGACTGAAACAGAAACTCAGACTCAGACTCAGACCGAGACAGAAACTCAGACTCAGACTCAGACCGAGACAGAAACTCAGACTCAGACCGAGACAGAAACTCAGACTCAGACCGAGACAGAAACTCAGACTCAGACTGAAACACAAACTCAGACTCAGACTGAAACACAAACTCAGACTCAGACTGAAACACAAACTCAGACTCAGACCGAGACAGAAACACAAACTCAGACTGAAACAGAAACACAAACTCAGACTCAGACCGAGACAGAAACTCAGACTCAGACCGAGACAGAAACTCAGACTCAGACCGAGACAGAAACTCAGACTCAGACCGAGACAGAAACTCAGACTCAGACTGAAACAGAAACTCAGACTCAGACCGAGACAGAAACTCAGACTCAGACTGAAACAGAAACTCAGACTCAGACTCAGACCGAGACAGAAACTCAGACTCAGACTGAAACAAATACCTTTACTGAAACACAAACTCAGACTCAGACTCAGACTGAAACAGAAACTCAGACTCAGACTGAAACAAATACCTTTACTGAAACACAAACTCAGACTCAGACTCAGACTGAAACAGAAACTCAGACTCAGACTGAAACACAAACTCAGACTCAGACTCAGACCGAGACAGAAACTCAGACTCAGACTCAGACCGAGACAGAAACTCAGACTCAGACCGAGACAGAAACTCAGACTCAGACCGAGACAGAAACTCAGACTCAGACTGAAACAGAAACTCAGACTCAGACTGAAACAGAAACTCAGACTCAGACTCAGACCGAGACACAAACTCAGACTCAGACTGAAACACAAACTCAGACTCAGACCGAGACAGAAACTCAGACTCAGACTCAGACCGAGACAGAAACTCAGACTCAGACTCAGACCGAGACAGAAACTCAGACTCAGACTGAAACAGAAACTCAGACTCAGACCGAGACAGAAACTCAGACTCAGACTGAAACAGAAACTCAGACTCAGACCGAGACAGAAACTCAGACTCAGACCGAGACAGAAACACAAACTCAGACTCAGACCGAGACAGAAACTCAGACTCAGACTGAAACAAATACCTTTACTGAAACACAAACTCAGACTCAGACTCAGACTGAAACAGAAACTCAGACTCAGACTGAAACAAATACCTTTACTGAAACACAAACTCAGACTCAGACCGAGACAGAAACTCAGACTCAGACTCAGACTCAGACCGAGACAGAAACTCAGACTCAGACCGAGACAGAAACTCAGACTCAGACCGAGACAGAAACTCAGACTCAGACTGAAACAAATACCTTTACTGAAACACAAACTCAGACTCAGACTCAGACTGAAACAGAAACTCAGACTCAGACTGAAACAAATACCTTTACTGAAACACAAACTCAGACTCAGACCGAGACAGAAACTCAGACTCAGACTCAGACTCAGACCGAGACAGAAACTCAGACTCAGACCGAGACAGAAACTCAGACTCAGACCGAGACAGAAACTCAGACTCAGACTGAAACAGAAACTCAGACTCAGACTGAAACAGAAACTCAGACTCAGACTGAAACACAAACTCAGACTCAGACCGAGACAGAAACACAAACTCAGACTGAAACACAAACTCAGACTCAGACCGAGACAGAAACTCAGACTCAGACCGAGACAGAAACTCAGACTCAGACTGAAACACAAACTCAGACTCAGACCGAGACAGAAACACAAACTCAGACTCAGACCGAGACAGAAACACAAACTCAGACTCAGACCGAGACAGAAACTCAGACTCAGACCGAGACAGAAACACAAACTGAGACTCAGACCGAGACAGAAACTCAGACTCAGACCGAGACAGAAACACAAACTCAGACTCAGACTGAAACAAATACCTTTACTGAAACTCAGACTCAGACCGAGACAGAAACACAAACTCAGACTGAAACAGAAACACAAACTCAGACTCAGACCGAGACAGAAACTCAGACTCAGACCGAGACAGAAACACAAACTCAGACTCAGACTGAAACAGAGACTGAAACAGAGACTCAGACTGAAACACAAACTCAGACCGAGACAGAAACTCAGACTCAGACCGAGACAGAAACTCAGACTCAGACTCAGACCGAGACAGAAACTCAGACTCAGACTGAAACAGAAACTCAGACTCAGACCGAGACAGAAACTCAGACTCAGACTCAGACCGAGACAGAAACACAAACTCAGACTGAAACAGAAACACAAACTCAGACTCAGACCGAGACAGAAACTCAGACTCAGACCGAGACAGAAACACAAACTCAGACTGAAACAGAAACACAAACTCAGACTCAGACCGAGACAGAAACTCAGACTCAGACCGAGACAGAAACACAAACTCAGACTGAAACAGAAACACAAACTCAGACTCAGACCGAGACAGAAACTCAGACTCAGACTGAAACACAAACTCAGACTGAAACAGAAACACAAACTCAGACTCAGACCGAGACAGAAACTCAGACTCAGACCGAGACAGAAACACAAACTCAGACTCAGACCGAGACAGAAACTCAGACCGAGACAGAAACTCAGACTGAAACAGAAACACAAACTCGGACTCAGACCGAGACAGAAACACAAACTCAGACTCAGACCGAGACAGAAACACAAACTCAGACTCAGACCGAGACAGAAACACAAACTCAGACTCAGACCGAGACAGAAACACAAACTCAGACTCAGACCGAGACAGAAACACAAACTCAGACTCAGACCGAGACAGAAACACAAACTCAGACTGAAACAGAAACACAAACTCAGACTCAGACCGAGACAGAAACTCAGACTCAGACTGAAACACAAACTCAGACTGAAACAGAAACACAAACTCAGACTCAGACCGAAACACAAACTCAGACTCAGACCGAGACAGAAACACAAACTCAGACTCAGACCGAGACAGAAACTCAGACCGAGACAGAAACTCAGACTCAGACCGAGACAGAAACTCAGACTCAGACCGAGACAGAAACTCAGACTCAGACCGAGACAGAAACTCAGACTGAAACAGAAACACAAACTCAGACTCAGACCGAGACAGAAACACAAACTCAGACTCAGACCGAGACAGAAACACAAACTCAGACTCAGACCGAGACAGAAACTCAGACTCAGACTGAAACAGAGACTCAGACTCAGACCGAGACAGAAACCCAGACTCAGACCGAGACAGAAACTCAGACTCAGACTGAAACAGAGACTCAGACTCAGACTGAAACACAAACTCAGACTCAGACCGAGACAGAAACTCAGACTCAGACTCAAACACAAACTCAGACTCAGACCGAGACAGAAACTCAGACTCAGACTGAAACAAATACCTTTACTGAAACTCAGACTCAGACTGAAACAGAAACTCAGACTCAGACTGAAACAGAAACTCAGACTCAGACTGAAACACAAACTCAGACTCAGACTGAAACAGAAACTCAGACTCAGACCGAGACAGAAACCCAGACTCAGACCGAGACAGAAACTCAGACTCAGACTGAAACAAATACCTTTACTGAAACACAAACTCAGACCGAGACAGAGACTGAAACAGAGACTCAGACTGAAACAAATACCTTTACTGAAACTCAGACTCAGACTGAAACACAAACTCAGACTCAGACTGAAACACAAACTCAGACTCAGACTGAAACACAAACTCAGACTCAGACTGAAACACAAACTCAGACTCAGACCGAGACAGAAACTCAGACTCAGACCGAGACAGAAACACAAACTCAGACCGAGACAGAAACACAAACTCAGACTGAAACACAAACTCAGACTCAGACCGAGACAGAAACTCAGACTCAGACCGAGACAGAAACACAAACTCAGACTCAGACCGAGACAGAAACACAAACTCAGACTCAGACCGAGACAGAAACACAAACTCAGACTCAGACCGAGACAGAAACACAAACTCAGACTCAGACCGAGACAGAAACTCAGACTCAGACTGAAACAAATACCTTTACTGAAACACAAACTCAGACTCAGACTCAGACCGAGACAGAAACTCAGACTCAGACCGAGACAGAAACTCAGACTCAGACCGAGACAGAAACTCAGACTCAGACTGAAACAGAAACTCAGACTCAGACTGAAACACAAACTCAGACTCAGACTGAAACAGAGACTCAGACTCAGACCGAGACAGAAACTCAGACTCAGACTCAGACCGAGACAGAAACTCAGACTCAGACCGAGACAGAAACTCAGACTCAGACCGAGACAGAAACTCAGACTCAGACTGAAACACAAACTCAGACTCAGACTGAAACACAAACTCAGACTCAGACTGAAACACAAACTCAGACTCAGACTGAAACAAATACCTTTACTGAAACTCAGACTCAGACTGAAACAGAAACTCAGACTCAGACTGAAACAGAAACTCAGACTCAGACTGAAACACAAACTCAGACTCAGACTGAAACAGAAACTCAGACTCAGACCGAGACAGAAACCCAGACTCAGACCGAGACAGAAACTCAGACTCAGACTGAAACAAATACCTTTACTGAAACACAAACTCAGACCGAGACAGAGACTGAAACAGAGACTCAGACTGAAACAAATACCTTTACTGAAACTCAGACTCAGACTGAAACAGAAACTCAGACTCAGACTGAAACAAATACCTTTACTGAAACACAAACTCAGACTCAGACTCAGACCGAGACAGAAACTCAGACTCAGACCGAGACAGAAACTCAGACTCAGACCGAGACAGAAACTCAGACTCAGACTGAAACAGAAACTCAGACTCAGACTGAAACACAAACTCAGACTCAGACTGAAACAGAAACTCAGACTCAGACTCAGACCGAGACACAAACTCAGACTCAGACTGAAACACAAACTCAGACTCAGACCGAGACAGAAACTCAGACTCAGACTCCGAGACAGAAACTCAGACTCAGACTCAGACCGAGACAGAAACTCAGACTCAGACTGAAACAGAAACTCAGACTCAGACCGAGACAGAAACTCAGACTCAGACTGAAACAGAAACTCAGACTCAGACCGAGACAGAAACTCAGACTCAGACCGAGACAGAAACACAAACTCAGACTCAGACTGAAACAAATACCTTTACTGAAACACAAACTCAGACTCAGACTCAGACTGAAACAGAAACTCAGACTCAGACTGAAACAAATACCTTTACTGAAACTCAGACTCAGACTGAAACAGAAACTCAGACTCAGACTGAAACAGAAACTCAGACTCAGACTGAAACACAAACTCAGACTCAGACTGAAACAGAAACTCAGACTCAGACCGAGACAGAAACCCAGACTCAGACCGAGACAGAAACTCAGACTCAGACTGAAACAAATACCTTTACTGAAACACAAACTCAGACCGAGACAGAGACTGAAACAGAGACTCAGACTGAAACAAATACCTTTACTGAAACTCAGACTCAGACTGAAACACAAACTCAGACTCAGACTGAAACACAAACTCAGACTCAGACTGAAACACAAACTCAGACTCAGACTGAAACACAAACTCAGACTCAGACCGAGACAGAAACTCAGACTCAGACCGAGACAGAAACACAAACTCAGACCGAGACAGAAACACAAACTCAGACTGAAACACAAACTCAGACTCAGACCGAGACAGAAACTCAGACTCAGACCGAGACAGAAACACAAACTCAGACTCAGACCGAGACAGAAACACAAACTCAGACTCAGACCGAGACAGAAACACAAACTCAGACTCAGACCGAGACAGAAACACAAACTCAGACTCAGACCGAGACAGAAACACAAACTCAGACTCAGACCGAGACAGAAACTCAGACTCAGACTGAAACAAATACCTTTACTGAAACACAAACTCAGACTCAGACTCAGACCGAGACAGAAACTCAGTTACTGAAACTCAGACTCAGACCGAGACAGAAACACAAACTCAGACTCAGACTGAAACAGAAACTCAGACTCAGACTCAGACCGAGACAGAAACACAAACTCAGACTCAGACCGAGACAGAAACACAAACTCAGACTCAGACTGAAACAAATACCTTTACTGAAACTCAGACTCAGACTGAAACAGAAACTCAGACTCAGACTGAAACAGAAACTCAGACTCAGACTGAAACACAAACTCAGACCGAGACAGAGACTGAAACAGAGACTCAGACTGAAACAAATACCTTTACTGAAACTCAGACTCAGACTGAAACAGAAACTCAGACTCAGACTGAAACAAATACCTTTACTGAAACACAAACTCAGACTCAGACTCAGACCGAGACAGAAACTCAGACTCAGACCGAGACAGAAACTCAGACTCAGACCGAGACAGAAACTCAGACTCAGACTGAAACAGAAACTCAGACTCAGACTGAAACACAAACTCAGACTCAGACTGAAACAGAAACTCAGACTCAGACTCAGACCGAGACACAAACTCAGACTCAGACTGAAACACAAACTCAGACTCAGACCGAGACAGAAACTCAGACTCAGACTCAGACCGAGACAGAAACTCAGACTCAGACTCAGACCGAGACAGAAACTCAGACTCAGACTGAAACAGAAACTCAGACTCAGACCGAGACAGAAACTCAGACTCAGACTGAAACAGAAACTCAGACTCAGACCGAGACAGAAACTCAGACTCAGACCGAGACAGAAACACAAACTCAGACTCAGACTGAAACAAATACCTTTACTGAAACACAAACTCAGACTCAGACTCAGACTGAAACAGAAACTCAGACTCAGACTGAAACAAATACCTTTACTGAAACACAAACTCAGACTCAGACCGAGACAGAAACTCAGACTCAGACTCAGACTCAGACCGAGACAGAAACTCAGACTCAGACCGAGACAGAAACTCAGACTCAGACCGAGACAGAAACTCAGACTCAGACTGAAACAGAAACTCAGACTCAGACTGAAACAGAAACTCAGACTCAGACTGAAACACAAACTCAGACTCAGACCGAGACAGAAACACAAACTCAGACTGAAACACAAACTCAGACTCAGACCGAGACAGAAACTCAGACTCAGACCGAGACAGAAACTCAGACTCAGACTGAAACACAAACTCAGACTCAGACCGAGACAGAAACACAAACTCAGACTCAGACCGAGACAGAAACACAAACTCAGACTCAGACCGAGACAGAAACACAAACTCAGACTGAAACAGAAACACAAACTCAGACTCAGACCGAGACAGAAACTCAGACTCAGACCGAGACAGAAACACAAACTCAGACTCAGACCGAGACAGAAACACAAACTCAGACTCAGACCGAGACAGAAACTCAGACTCAGACTGAAACAAATACCTTTACTGAAACACAAACTCAGACTCAGACTCAGACTGAAACAAATACCTTTACTGAAACTCAGACTCAGACCGAGACAGAAACACAAACTCAGACTCAGACTGAAACAGAAACTCAGACTCAGACTCAGACCGAGACAGAAACACAAACTCAGACTCAGACCGAGACAGAAACTCAGACTCAGACCGAGACAGAAACTCAGACTCAGACCGAGACAGAAACACAAACTGAGACTCAGACCGAGACAGAAACTCAGACTCAGACCGAGACAGAAACACAAACTCAGACTCAGACTGAAACAAATACCTTTACTGAAACTCAGACTCAGACCGAGACAGAAACACAAACTCAGACTGAAACAGAAACACAAACTCAGACTCAGACCGAGACAGAAACTCAGACTCAGACCGAGACAGAAACACAAACTCAGACTCAGACTGAAACAGAGACTGAAACAGAGACTCAGACTGAAACACAAACTCAGACCGAGACAGAAACTCAGACTCAGACCGAGACAGAAACTCAGACTCAGACTCAGACCGAGACAGAAACTCAGACTCAGACTGAAACAGAAACTCAGACTCAGACCGAGACAGAAACTCAGACTCAGACTCAGACCGAGACAGAAACACAAACTCAGACTGAAACAGAAACACAAACTCAGACTCAGACCGAGACAGAAACTCAGACTCAGACCGAGACAGAAACACAAACTCAGACTGAAACAGAAACACAAACTCAGACTCAGACCGAGACAGAAACTCAGACTCAGACCGAGACAGAAACACAAACTCAGACTGAAACAGAAACACAAACTCAGACTCAGACCGAGACAGAAACTCAGACTCAGACTGAAACACAAACTCAGACTGAAACAGAAACACAAACTCAGACTCAGACCGAGACAGAAACTCAGACTCAGACCGAGACAGAAACACAAACTCAGACTCAGACCGAGACAGAAACTCAGACCGAGACAGAAACTCAGACTGAAACAGAAACACAAACTCGGACTCAGACCGAGACAGAAACACAAACTCAGACTCAGACCGAGACAGAAACACAAACTCAGACTCAGACCGAGACAGAAACACAAACTCAGACTCAGACCGAGACAGAAACACAAACTCAGACTCAGACCGAGACAGAAACTCAGACTCAGACTGAAACAAATACCTTTACTGAAACACAAACTCAGACTCAGACTGAAACAGAAACTCAGACTCAGACTGAAACAGAAACTCAGACTCAGACTCAGACCGAGACAGAAACTCAGACTCAGACCGAGACAGAAACACAAACTCAGACTGAAACAGAAACACAAACTCAGACTCAGACCGAGACAGAAACTCAGACTCAGACCGAGACAGAAACTCAGACTCAGACCGAGACAGAAACTCAGACTCAGACCGAGACAGAAACTCAGACTGAAACAGAAACACAAACTCAGACTCAGACTCAGACTGAAACACAAACTCAGACTCAGACTGAAACACAAACTCAGACTCAGACCGAGACAGAAACTCAGACTCAGACTGAAACAGAAACTCAGACTCAGACCGAGACAGAAACTCAGACTCAGACCGAGACAGAAACTCAGACTCAGACCGAGACAGAAACTCAGACTCAGACTGAAACAGAAACTCAGACTCAGACTGAAACACAAACTCAGACTCAGACTCAGACTGAAACAGAAACTCAGACTCAGACTCAGACCGAGACACAAACTCAGACTCAGACTGAAACACAAACTCAGACTCAGACCGAGACAGAAACTCAGACTCAGACTCAGACCGAGACAGAAACTCAGACTCAGACTCAGACCGAGACAGAAACTCAGACTCAGACTGAAACAGAAACTCAGACTCAGACCGAGACAGAAACTCAGACTCAGACTGAAACAGAAACTCAGACTCAGACCGAGACAGAAACTCAGACTCAGACCGAGACAGAAACTCAGACTCAGACCGAGACAGAAACACAAACTCAGACTCAGACCGAGACAGAAACTCAGACTCAGACTGAAACAAATACCTTTACTGAAACACAAACTCAGACTCAGACTCAGACTGAAACAGAAACTCAGACTCAGACTGAAACAAATACCTTTACTGAAACACAAACTCAGACTCAGACCGAGACAGAAACTCAGACTCAGACTCAGACTCAGACCGAGACAGAAACTCAGACTCAGACCGAGACAGAAACTCAGACTCAGACCGAGACAGAAACTCAGACTCAGACTGAAACAGAAACTCAGACTCAGACTGAAACACAAACTCAGACTCAGACCGAGACAGAAACACAAACTCAGACTGAAACACAAACTCAGACTCAGACCGAGACAGAAACTCAGACTCAGACCGAGACAGAAACTCAGACTCAGACTGAAACACAAACTCAGACTCAGACAGAGACAGAAACACAAACTCAGACTGAAACAGAAACACAAACTCAGACTCAGACCGAGACAGAAACTCAGACTCAGACCGAGACATGAAACACAAACTCAGACTCAGACTCAGACTGAAACAGAGACTGAACAGCGACTCAGACTGAGACACAAACTCAGACTCAGACTGAACAAACACCTTTACTGAAACTCAGACTCAGACTGAAACAGAAACACAAACTCAGACTCAGACCGAGACAGAAACACAAACTCAGACTCAGACCGAGACAGAAACTCAGACTCAGACCGAGACAGAAACACAAACTCAGACTCAGACTGAAACAGAAACTCAGACTCAGACTCAGACCGAGACAGAAACACAAACTCAAACTCAGACCGAGACAGAAACACAAACTCAGACTGAAACAGAAACACAAACTCAGACTCAGACCGAGACACAAACTCAGACTCAGACCGAGACAGAAACACAAACTCAGACTCAGACCGAGACAGAAACACAAACTCAGACTCAGACCGAGACAGAAACTCAGACTCAGACTGAAACAAATACCTTTACTGAAACAGAAACTCAGACTCAGACTGAAACACAAACTCAGACTCAGACTCAGACCGAGACAGAAACTCAGACTCAGACTGAAACACAAACTCAGACTCAGACTCAGACCGAGACAGAAACACAAACTCAGACTCAGACCGAGACAGAAACACAAACTCAGACTCAGACCGAGACAGAAACTCAGACTCAGACCGAGACAGAAACTCAGACTCAGACCGAGACAGAAACTCAGACTCAGACCGAGACAGAAACTCAGACTCAGACCGAGACAGAAACTCAGACTCAGACCGAGACAGAAACTCAGACTCAGACCGAGACAGAAACTCAGACTCAGACTGAAACAGAAACTCAGACTCAGACCGAGACAGAAACTCAGACTCAGACTGAAACAGAAACTCAGACTCAGACTCAGACCGAGACAGAAACACAAACTCAGACTGAAACAGAAACACAAACTCAGACTCAGACCGAGACAGAAACTCAGACTCAGACCGAGACAGAAACACAAACTCAGACTCAGACCGAGACAGAAACTCAGACTCAGACCGAGACAGAAACTCAGACCGAGACAGAAACACAAACTCAGACTCAGACCGAGACAGAAACACAAACTCAGACTCAGACCGAGACAGAAACTCAGACTCAGACTGAAACAAATACCTTTACTGAAACACAAACTCAGACTCAGACTCAGACTGAAACAGAAACTCAGACTCAGACTGAAACAGAAACTCAGACTCAGACCGAGACAGAAACTCAGACTCAGACCGAGACAGAAACTCAGACTCAGACTCAGACCGAGACAGAAACTCAGACTCAGACTGAAACAGAGACTCAGACTCAGACCGAGACAGAAACCCAGACTCAGACCGAGACAGAAACTCAGACTCAGACTGAAACAGAGACTCAGACTCAGACTGAAACACAAACTCAGACTCAGACCGAGACAGAAACTCAGACTCAGACTCAAACACAAACTCAGACTCAGACCGAGACAGAAACTCAGACTCAGACTGAAACAAATACCTTTACTGAAACTCAGACTCAGACTGAAACAGAAACTCAGACTCAGACTGAAACAGAAACTCAGACTCAGACTGAAACACAAACTCAGACTCAGACTGAAACAGAAACTCAGACTCAGACCGAGACAGAAACCCAGACTCAGACCGAGACAGAAACTCAGACTCAGACTGAAACAAATACCTTTACTGAAACACAAACTCAGACCGAGACAGAGACTGAAACAGAGACTCAGACTGAAACAAATACCTTTACTGAAACTCAGACTCAGACTGAAACACAAACTCAGACTCAGACTGAAACACAAACTCAGACTCAGACTGAAACACAAACTCAGACTCAGACTGAAACACAAACTCAGACTCAGACCGAGACAGAAACTCAGACTCAGACCGAGACAGAAACACAAACTCAGACCGAGACAGAAACACAAACTCAGACTGAAACACAAACTCAGACTCAGACCGAGACAGAAACTCAGACTCAGACCGAGACAGAAACACAAACTCAGACTCAGACCGAGACAGAAACACAAACTCAGACTCAGACCGAGACAGAAACACAAACTCAGACTCAGACCGAGACAGAAACACAAACTCAGACTCAGACCGAGACAGAAACTCAGACTCAGACTGAAACAAATACCTTTACTGAAACACAAACTCAGACTCAGACTCAGACCGAGACAGAAACTCAGACTCAGACCGAGACAGAAACACAAACTCAGACTCAGACCGAGACAGAAACACAAACTCAGACTCAGACCGAGACAGAAACTCAGACTCAGACCGATACAGAAACACAAACTCAGACTCAGACCGAGACAGAAACTCAGACTCAGACTGAAACAAATACCTTTACTGAAACACAAACTCAGACTCAGACTCAGACTGAAACAGAAACTCAGACTCAGACTGAAACAGAAACTCAGACTCAGACCGAGACAGAAACTCAGACTCAGACCGAGACAGAAACACAAACTCAGACTCAGACCGAGACAGAAACTCAGACTCAGACTGAAACAGAGACTCAGACTCAGACCGAGACAGAAACCCAGACTCAGACCGAGACAGAAACTCAGACTCAGACTGAAACAGAGACTCAGACTCAGACTGAAACACAAACTCAGACTCAGACCGAGACAGAAACTCAGACTCAGACTGAAACACAAACTCAGACTCAGACCGAGACAGAAACTCAGACTCAGACTGAAACAAATACCTTTACTGAAACTCAGACTCAGACTGAAACAGAAACTCAGACTCAGACTGAAACAGAAACTCAGACTCAGACTGAAACACAAACTCAGACTCAGACTGAAACAGAAACTCAGACTCAGACCGAGACAGAAACCCAGACTCAGACCGAGACAGAAACTCAGACTCAGACTGAAACAAATACCTTTACTGAAACACAAACTCAGACCGAGACAGAGACTGAAACAGAGACTCAGACTGAAACAAATACCTTTACTGAAACTCAGACTCAGACTGAAACACAAACTCAGACTCAGACTGAAACACAAACTCAGACTCAGACTGAAACACAAACTCAGACTCAGACTGAAACACAAACTCAGACTCAGACCGAGACAGAAACTCAGACTCAGACCGAGACAGAAACACAAACTCAGACCGAGACAGAAACACAAACTCAGACCGAGACAGAAACACAAACTCAGACTGAAACACAAACTCAGACTCAGACCGAGACAGAAACTCAGACTCAGACCGAGACAGAAACACAAACTCAGACTCAGACCGAGACAGAAACACAAACTCAGACTCAGACCGAGACAGAAACTCAGACTCAGACCGAGACAGAAACTCAGACTCAGACCGAGACAGAAACTCAGACTCAGACCGAGACAGAAACTCAGACTCAGACCGAGACAGAAACTCAGACTCAGACTGAAACACAAACTCAGACCGAGACAGAGACTGAAACAGAGACTCAGACTCAGACCGAGACAGAAACACAAACTCAGACTCAGACCGAGACAGAAACACAAACTCAGACTCAGACCGAGACAGAAACACAAACTCAGACTCAGACCGAGACAGAAACACAAACTCAGACTCAGACCGAGACAGAAACACAAACTCAGACTCAGACCGAGACAGAAACACAAACTCAGACTCAGACCGAGACAGAAACACAAACTCAGACTCAGACCGAGACAGAAACTCAGACTCAGACTGAAACAAATACCTTTACTGAAACACAAACTCAGACTCAGACTCAGACCGAGACAGAAACTCAGACTCAGACTGAAACAGAAACTCAGACTCAGACTCAGACTGAAACACAAACTCAGACTCAGACTGAAACAGAAACTGGTACTCAGACTCAAACAGAGACTCAGACTCAGACCGAGACAGAAACTCAGACTCAGACTCAGACCGAGACAGAAACTCAGACTCAGACTGAAACAAATACCTTTACTGAAACACAAACTCAGACTCAGACTCAGACCGAGACAGAAACTCAGACTCAGACCGAAACAGAAACTCAGACTCAGACTCAGACCGAGACAGAAACTCAGACTCAGACTCAGACCGAGACAGAAACTCAGACTCAGACTGAAACAGAAACTCAGACTCAGACCGAGACAGAAACTCAGACTCAGACTGAAACAGAAACTCAGACTCAGACTCAGACCGAGACAGAAACACAAACTCAGACTGAAACAGAAACACAAACTCAGACTCAGACCGAGACAGAAACTCAGACTCAGACCGAGACAGAAACACAAACTCAGACTCAGACCGAGACAGAAACTCAGACTCAGACCGAGACAGAAACTCAGACCGAGACAGAAACACAAACTCAGACTCAGACCGAGACAGAAACACAAACTCAGACTCAGACCGAGACAGAAACTCAGACTCAGACTGAAACAAATACCTTTACTGAAACACAAACTCAGACTCAGACTCAGACTGAAACAGAAACTCAGACTCAGACTGAAACAGAAACTCAGACTCAGACCGAGACAGAAACTCAGACTCAGACCGAGACAGAAACTCAGACTCAGACTCAGACCGAGACAGAAACTCAGACTCAGACTGAAACAGAGACTCAGACTCAGACCGAGACAGAAACCCAGACTCAGACCGAGACAGAAACTCAGACTCAGACTGAAACAGAGACTCAGACTCAGACTGAAACACAAACTCAGACTCAGACCGAGACAGAAACTCAGACTCAGACTCAAACACAAACTCAGACTCAGAAACTCAGACTCAGACCGAGACAGAAACACAAACTCAGACCGAGACAGAAACACAAACTCAGACTGAAACACAAACTCAGACTCAGACCGAGACAGAAACTCAGACTCAGACTGAAACACAAACTCAGACTCAGACTGAAACAGAAACTCAGACTCAGACCGAGACAGAAACCCAGACTCAGACCGAGACAGAAACTCAGACTCAGACTGAAACAAATACCTTTACTGAAACACAAACTCAGACCGAGACAGAGACTGAAACAGAGACTCAGACTGAAACAAATACCTTTACTGAAACTCAGACTCAGACTGAAACACAAACTCAGACTCAGACTGAAACACAAACTCAGACTCAGACTGAAACACAAACTCAGACTCAGACTGAAACACAAACTCAGACTCAGACCGAGACAGAAACTCAGACTCAGACCGAGACAGAAACACAAACTCAGACCGAGACAGAAACTCAGACTCAGACTCAGACCGAGACAGAAACTCAGACTCAGACTGAAACAGAAACTCAGACTCAGACCGAGACAGAAACTCAGACTCAGACTGAAACAGAAACTCAGACTCAGACTCAGACCGAGACAGAAACACAAACTCAGACTGAAACAGAAACACAAACTCAGACTCAGACCGAGACAGAAACTCAGACTCAGACCGAGACAGAAACACAAACTCAGACTCAGACCGAGACAGAAACTCAGACTCAGACCGAGACAGAAACTCAGACCGAGACAGAAACACAAACTCAGACTCAGACCGAGACAGAAACACAAACTCAGACTCAGACCGAGACAGAAACTCAGACTCAGACTGAAACAAATACCTTTACTGAAACACAAACTCAGACTCAGACTCAGACTGAAACAGAAACTCAGACTCAGACTGAAACAGAAACTCAGACTCAGACCGAGACAGAAACTCAGACTCAGACCGAGACAGAAACTCAGACTCAGACCGAGACAGAAACTCAGACTCAGACTCAGACCGAGACAGAAACTCAGACTCAGACTGAAACAGAGACTCAGACTCAGACCGAGACAGAAACCCAGACTCAGACCGAGACAGAAACTCAGACTCAGACTGAAACAGAGACTCAGACTCAGACTGAAACACAAACTCAGACTCAGACCGAGACAGAAACTCAGACTCAGACTCAAACACAAACTCAGACTCAGACCGAGACAGAAACTCAGACTCAGACTGAAACAAATACCTTTACTGAAACTCAGACTCAGACTGAAACAGAAACTCAGACTCAGACTGAAACAGAAACTCAGACTCAGACTGAAACACAAACTCAGACTCAGACTGAAACAGAAACTCAGACTCAGACCGAGACAGAAACCCAGACTCAGACCGAGACAGAAACTCAGACTCAGACTGAAACAAATACCTTTACTGAAACACAAACTCAGACCGAGACAGAGACTGAAACAGAGACTCAGACTGAAACAAATACCTTTACTGAAACTCAGACTCAGACTGAAACACAAACTCAGACTCAGACTGAAACACAAACTCAGACTCAGACTGAAACACAAACTCAGACTCAGACTGAAACACAAACTCAGACTCAGACCGAGACAGAAACTCAGACTCAGACCGAGACAGAAACACAAACTCAGACCGAGACAGAAACACAAACTCAGACTGAAACACAAACTCAGACTCAGACCGAGACAGAAACTCAGACTCAGACCGAGACAGAAACACAAACTCAGACTCAGACCGAGACAGAAACACAAACTCAGACTCAGACCGAGACAGAAACTCAGACTCAGACCGAGACAGAAACTCAGACTCAGACCGAGACAGAAACTCAGACTCAGACTGAAACACAAACTCAGACCGAGACAGAGACTGAAACAGAGACTCAGACTCAGACCGAGACAGAAACACAAACTCAGACTCAGACCGAGACAGAAACACAAACTCAGACTCAGACCGAGACAGAAACACAAACTCAGACTCAGACCGAGACAGAAACACAAACTCAGACTCAGACCGAGACAGAAACACAAACTCAGACTCAGACCGAGACAGAAACTCAGACTCAGACCGAGACAGAAACACAAACTCAGACTCAGACCGAGACAGAAACACAAACTCAGACTCAGACCGAGACAGAAACTCAGACTCAGACCGAGACAGAAACACAAACTCAGACTCAGACCGAGACAGAAACTCAGACTCAGACTGAAACAAATACCTTTACTGAAACACAAACTCAGACTCAGACTCAGACTGAAACAGAAACTCAGACTCAGACTGAAACAGAAACTCAGACTCAGACCGAGACAGAAACTCAGACTCAGACCGAGACAGAAACACAAACTCAGACTCAGACCGAGACAGAAACTCAGACTCAGACTGAAACAGAGACTCAGACTCAGACCGAGACAGAAACCCAGACTCAGACCGAGACAGAAACTCAGACTCAGACTGAAACAGAGACTCAGACTCAGACTGAAACACAAACTCAGACTCAGACCGAGACAGAAACTCAGACTCAGACTGAAACACAAACTCAGACTCAGACCGAGACAGAAACTCAGACTCAGACTGAAACAAATACCTTTACTGAAACTCAGACTCAGACTGAAACAGAAACTCAGACTCAGACTGAAACAGAAACTCAGACTCAGACTGAAACACAAACTCAGACTCAGACTGAAACAGAAACTCAGACTCAGACCGAGACAGAAACCCAGACTCAGACCGAGACAGAAACTCAGACTCAGACTGAAACAAATACCTTTACTGAAACACAAACTCAGACCGAGACAGAGACTGAAACAGAGACTCAGACTGAAACAAATACCTTTACTGAAACTCAGACTCAGACTGAAACACAAACTCAGACTCAGACTGAAACACAAACTCAGACTCAGACTGAAACACAAACTCAGACTCAGACTGAAACACAAACTCAGACTCAGACCGAGACAGAAACTCAGACTCAGACCGAGACAGAAACACAAACTCAGACCGAGACAGAAACACAAACTCAGACTGAAACACAAACTCAGACTCAGACCGAGACAGAAACTCAGACTCAGACCGAGACAGAAACACAAACTCAGACTCAGACCGAGACAGAAACACAAACTCAGACTCAGACCGAGACAGAAACTCAGACTCAGACCGAGACAGAAACTCAGACTCAGACCGAGACAGAAACTCAGACTCAGACTGAAACACAAACTCAGACCGAGACAGAGACTGAAACAGAGACTGAGACCCAGACAGCAACAAAGACTCAAACACGAACTCAGACCGAGACAGAAACTCAGACTCAGACTGAAACACAAACTCAGACCGAGACAGAGACTGAAACAGAGACTGAGACCCAGACAGCAACAAAGACTCAAACACGAACTCAGACCGAGACAGAAACTCAGACTCAGACTGAAACACAAACTCAGACTGAAACACAAACTCAGACCGAGGCAGAGACTGAAACAGAGACTGAGACCCAGACAGCAACAAAGACTCAAACACGAACTCAGACCGAGACAGAAACTCAGACTCAGACTGAAACACAAACTCAGACCGAGACAGAGACTGAAACAGAGACTGAGACCCAGACAGCAACAAAGACTCAAACACAAACTCAGACCGAGACAGAAACTCAGACTCAGACTAAAACACAAACTCAGACCGAGACAGAGACTGAAACAGAGACTGAGACCCAGACAGCAACAAAGACTCAAACACAAACTCAGACCGAGACAGAGACTGAAACAGAGACTGAGACCCAGACAGTAACAAAGACTCAAACACGAACTCAGACCGAGACATCAACAAACACTCAAACCGAGACAGAGACAGAAACAGAGGTTGAGACCCAGACAGCTACAAACACTCAAACAAGAACTCAGACTCAGACAGCAACAGAGACAGAAACTCAGACTCAAACAGCAACAGAGACAGAAACTCAGACTCAAACAGCAACAGAGACAGAAACTCAGACTCAAACTGAAACTGAGACTTGTGGCTTTGGACTCTGCGGTAAGTATATTAGTTGCTCATACACCTGTGGAGATGGTTCTGAGCCTAGCAACTGCCTTTCTGCTACATTACCAGCTTATATAGGAGTTGAATCTTATGCTGATTTCCCAAGTGTTATTAAAGATTTCTCAACCTCTAAATGTTATGTATTTGACTCTCAAGTTGATGTTTCTTTCTGTAATGCGGTTTCAGCTTCTTCTTGTGGAGGTTCTGCAGGTCAATTCAAAAATTCTCAGGAATTTAACAATAATTTATTAATTAATAAAGTTATTCCTGCAGATTCAACTGATACTCCTAAAGCTAATGATGTTTACCCACAAGATTCTTGCGATCAATGCTGTGTTTCTTGTGAAACTCCGACTACTACATTAACAGACACAGACACTCATACCCCAACTCCATCAGAAGAATTACCTTTAGAAATGTATGTTGAGTGTGATTCTCCTCTTCAAGGAGTCTCAATCAGTAATGTTATATGCATTAATGCTGGAGGAAATCCAGGTTTAATCGTTTTTGTTAATAATTCAAATCCATTTAGAGTGTATGGTTCGCCAGCTTTTAACGGAGTATTACAGCATACTTCAACTGATATATCATATCCTCGACTATTAAAAGTTGCGGCGAATCGAGGAGCTGCAGCATTTATACCTTATTCTCAAGCTTCTTTACATGTAAGATTTTTTGGAAAAGATTATAATAATCAATATCACTTTACTGATTTATTACCAATCCTTTCTAATTCCGAAGCTTGCAGTATTTGTGATGGAACTATGGACGTAGAAGATAAAAGTTACTACTACGGATTATTTCATGATGGAGATTTAAATGCCATTGATGAAGCGGATATAAAAGTATATGAAAATAATACATCTAATTTAATAAAAGAAGTAAAATCTAATAATTATGAAAAATATAATTTTAATATAGAATTACCGCATCATGAATCAACGCCAACATCAACTTCTGATTTCAATTTAGAGTATTATACTATAGATTTTGAAAAAGATGGTTATCATAAAGTTTCAATTACAGCTTGCTTGAATGATTCGAAATGTAGTGATTGCGTTCAAGATTCTCCTTGCCACCATAATGTTCTTAATGTTCCTAAAGCTATTCCTGTATTAGATCCATCTTCCTCTAATTATAGTACATTCGAAATCAGCAATACACAACAGAGTTCTTCTCAACATCCCAGCTTAGATCCTAGGGCTCCAACAGAAAAAGATGTTATAAACTTATGTGGATCTAGAGATGGTATCGAATCTTATTTGATTGAAACCTCTATTTCTTACAGCGAAAATACCATAACTACAACAAATGGTTTAACGACTATTTATTCCACAACTTTTAATTACGAAATTTTATACAACTGTACGAACTAATTTATGTGTAAAATTATTCCCCGCCATGTCTTCAAATAAAAAATGTCCTGAAAATTCTGAAATTACTATTTCGACAGCAGATAAGCTTAGTAGTTTTGCTGACGTACTGCCTTATATTAATGACTGCACCAGTTCAACTTTATCTTTAAATATTCTTAGCGTAAACGGAGTAACTAAAGATGGCAATAATCTTTATACAGTTTCTTACTGTTGCGAAGAGTCATTATCAATAGATTCTTCAATGTGTGCTGTCTCCTGGACTTACGATTGTTCTACTGAAACCTATTCTTCTCCTGAAGTAACTTGTGCAGCATTATTTATGGATTCATTTGTCGACAGCAATATAGATGAAAGTGTTGATATTATTCAAAACTGGGAATATTGGTACAGCAATGATAAATCAACTGCTTATTATTATCGTCCAGTCTTTTACTGCAATCAAGGCTGTTTTAGTAAAAATATAAATGCTAGTTTTTTTACTACACCTCCACTTATTAGTAGCTCAATATGCTCAACCCCAACTTTCACTGAAACTCATTCACCCTTTACCCCAACTCATACTGAAACAATAACTAATATTGAACTATTTGAAGCTATTAATACTGACACTGTTTTATTATGCGGAGATAAACCTCATTTTTCTCATGAGTCTGTCTTTCATGGAGTTTCAGAAGTAACAGAAAAAGTTAATTCAACCGATTCGGATTATAGAGTTTTTTATAAAAGTTGCGGAGATTATGATTGTTTTTATGAACATTTAGCTACATTTATTAACGAAAATCAATACGGCGAATTAATCTCTAGCGACAGTAATGTAGAAGAAGGGGCTATTAATGCGTCTAACGATTTTTATTTAAAAACCGAACCAACCGAAACTTTAACTCATGACCCAACTTCTTGTTATAAAAGTGATTATGCTTACAGTGGATCTGTTTTTAGAGCGCTTCTGGGAGATTATACTCCTCGTAATTTTGCTTCAGTGCTTTGTTATACTAGCGAAACACCGACAATAACACAAAACTCTGAACAGCTTATTAAAGACGAATCTTTATTTAAAAAATTATTTACTAAAAATACCATAAATGTTGAAGATGTAAACTTTAATTTATGTTCCTTAAATACACAATATTGGTTTAATGAACTTCCTTCAGCTTTATACTCTATAGATGACTGGCTTACTACTTTAGATTATAGCAATCTTCCTCATTTTGTAATTAATCAAGATATAACTTACAATGAAGGAGATTATTCTTTTTCTTCTGGAGAATTAGAATTATATTCAACAGCTTTAAATTATAATTCTGATGATAATTTTTTAATATTAAAAAGTTACCCATTTAATTTTAATTTTAATGATGGTTCTTATTTTTGGAGAAGGTATGTTGATGATCCAATTTATAAATCTAAAATTTATGTAGGATCTCCAGTTCTACATATCTCTTTGTCTTATATATTTGAGCCAGATGTTCGATTTATATCAAGTGGTTATGAATCTTTTACTTCTATAAAAAGAACTGAAAAAATGTCTTTTCATTTAAACCCTTTTTCTGGGCAATTTAATAGCCAAAACCAAAAGGTTTTACCTGAATTTGCTATTGATAAAACTTTTCCGAAATTTCCTCCTAATTTAATGTTTAAACATGGATTAATCGATAGACTTTTTTAATTAATGAATAATAAATTCCATATTGTTTCAAAATCAGATACTTTAAAGAGTATTTCTGATAGCTATGGAATATCTATTAATAAATTATTAGTTTATAATAATATTTTTGATTCTAATTTAAAACAAGGGGCGAAAATTTATTTTACAGAACAATCTTCTGCTTCAGTTAATCCCACTCCTAGTAACACTACATCTCCTCAACCGACGCCTACAGGAATACTAGGTTGCATGGATGTTTTATATGATGGGTCTTATGGAAATTATGACCCTGATGCTACAATCGATGACGGATTTCAATGTAGTTGTGAAGATTATGCATGCGGCGATGACCTTTCGGGTAGTACTTCTTACTGCTCTGCAGATTTTCAAGATGGAATAGCTCCAGCTTGTGTTAATCTCGCTCTTTGTAGTCAAAATGACGTGTGTAATGATCCTAATGCTTGCAATTATGAAACTAATAAAGATATGTCTTTATCAGCGAGCTGCGTCGATGGATGTGAATACGATTGTAATACTTCTACCTATTCTCCTCCACTTACACCAACATTAGTTTACACAGATACGGCTCATACAGATACAGCTCATACAGATACAGCTCATACAGATACGGCTCATACAGATACGGCTCATACAGATACGGCTCATACAGATACGGCTCATACAGATACGGCTCATACAGATACGGCTCATACAGATACGGCTCATACAGATACAGCTCATACAGATACAGCTCATACAGATACGGCTCATACAGATACGGCTCATACAGATACGGCTCATACAGATACGGCTCATACAGATACGGCTCATACAGATACGGCTCATACAGATACGGCTCATACAGATACGGCTCATACAGATACGGCTCATACAGATACGGCTCATACAGATACGGCTCATACAGATACGGCTCATACAGATACGGCTCATACAGATACGGCTCATACAGATACGGCTCATACAGATACGGCTCATACAGATACCTCTACAAATAGTGGAACAGAAACTCAGACATGTACAGCAGGTCCTTGTATAGCGGTTTACACTTGCGATACGATTACAGGACAGTCTACGGGTCCAAGAATTTATACTACTGGAGTTACTGGAATTACAGCTCTAGGAGACGGAACTTGTGAACTTGCTGTTTCATATGTGGGTTGTTTTTGTGAAACTCGATGGACAGGCCAAAATTATGGTCCACCTAATTTTGATAATTATCAAGCTGGATATAGTTTATCTTGCTCGGATTGCCCAAATCAATGCGATTGTAAAGACGCTAATGATTGTAACTTTAACCCTAATGCTCCTTGCAGTGATCCAAGTAAATGTTCAGGAACTTACAGAGGTTGCCCAGATCCTAAAGATTGTAATTTCGATCCGAACAGAGGTTGCGACACTGATTCCCTTTGCTCAGGTAGGGAAGGGGGATGTTTATTGCAAGGTGATTGTAACTACGACCCAACAGCGTGTAAAATGGATGCTGATAAATGCGAAGGAGAGCCTGATTGCGAGGGTAGATGTCCACCTCAACCAGAGCTTTGCCCAACAGACACACCTGCTGTTACAAACACAATCAGCCCTACTGCAGACACTCCATCTCCACCTGTTACTCCATCAAGAACATGTGTTCCTGATTGTGATGACCCTTATGTTTATGGAGCGGGTACTGGCGTTGAAGCTACTTTTCAGCCTTGTCCAGATACATCTCATAGTTGTAGTTTTACCTCTACAGGGGTTCAAAACGATAAATGCTACTACATTGATGCTTGCGGTGTATGTCGAGAAATAGGGGATCCAGAATTTAAAAGAAATGATTCTACCTGCAGTTGTGATGACCCTTGTGATGTTAATTACGGAGCTACCCCACCAAAAGATTGTGCCAAGACTAACGAATACTGTTGGTGTCCTAATGGTGCCTTAGCTGCTAGGCATCCACAGTTTGCATGCAATGATGTCATTTCGCCTAGCAATGAGTGTTTAAATCATCTTGGAAATAGTAATGTAGCTTGCTTAACTGGGGGTTGTCAACCTTGCCCAACAGATACTGTCCCTGTTCCTACAGCGACTATTCCAACACAAACCCCACCTGCTACAGAAACAGAGACTCCGCCAGTAACAAATACTGAAACATGTTATCTTTACGGCTGCCCAGATCCTTTTGATCCAGCTTTTGATGGTTCAGATTGTGATGATCTTACAACATGCTGTAAACACAGAACTGGTCCTGCTGAAGCTCCTTGTTGCGAAGGTTATGTTTGTAAGATAGCGACCGATTGCTATTATGATGATGACCCAACAAAATGCGCTGACAATACTTTATGTAGCGGTCATAGCGGGGGATGCCAAACATTAGGGGATTGCAATTATGATAGATCTGCGATATGTCATTTAGAAAATCTCTGCATTGGTACTATTTGTCCAACAAACACTAACACACCTCCGTTAACTTTAACAAGCTCACCTTCTCCAGACAAAACTCCAACTTTATCCCCAACTTACTGCATTCAATTCGCGTGTTTAAATCAAAACGATTGCCTTTTTTATACAGGAGATCCAACAGGAGTTTGTCATGATGAAAGCGAATGTTGTTCTGGAGGTCGTTTAGACAATATTTGCTGTAAAGATTCTCAGGGTAACTGCGGTCAAGGTGTTATTGGTTGTCAAAATCCAGGCTATTGTAATTATGATCCTGATGCTGATTGTCAATGTGATGGTTGTTGTTCAGGAAATTTTGGTTGTAAATCTGCTGCAGATTGTAGCTTCGATCCAGATGCGGGTTGCCATGACCCAGATCTTTGTAGCGGTCTTAGAAATAAAGGTTGCACAGATCAATCGGCTTGCAATTATAGCTCTTGGGCAAATTGTGACGATGGAAGTTGTGAATATATTAGCTGCCGAACCGATAGCCCTCTTCCTACCGATAGTCCTCTTCCTACATATAGCCCTAATCCATCAGATACACCGCATTCAGATACACCGCATTCAGATACACCGCATTCAGATACCGCTCATACAGATACAGCTCATACAGATACGGTTGTAACTGCTACAGGAACAAAGCTCACTCCTACTCCTACAGGAACAAAGCTTACTCCCACAGGAACGAGGTTGACTCCTTCAAATACAGCTTATACAGATACGGTTCATACAGATACGGTTCATACAGATACGGTTCATACAGATACGGTTCATACAGATACGGTTCATACAGATACAGCTCATACAGATACGGTTGTAACTGCTACAGGAACAAAGCTCACTCCTACTCCTACAGGAACAAAGCTTACTCCCACAGGAACGAGGTTGACTCCTTCAAATACAGCTTATACAGATACGGTTCATACAGATACGGTTCATACAGATACGGTTCATACAGATACGGTTCATACAGATACGGTTCATACAGATACGGTTCATACATACACAAACACTCCAGATTTAACACCAACTCCTAGTTGTGAGTATGCATGTGGTTACGCTCAATATTGTGAGTATGATCCTAGAGCGAGCGTATTTGGTTCACAACCTGGATGGTGTCATGATACCAATCTTTGTATTAACAAAGGTGCTTGCATGGATCCATTGGATTGTAATTATGACCGTGACGCTCTATGCCATGTAGAGATTTACTGCAATCTTCCCTGCCCAACCGCTACAGTAGCTACACCTTCAAATACTATTGAGCCTACTTCAAGTAATACTGCTCCTACAGAAACCGTGCAAACTGAAACGAGCAGTCCAACTAAAACAGAGACTCCTTGTGTTGATGCCTCTACTGGTCAAACATGCACTGTCATAGATTGCCAGAATAATAACCATCATTGCGATCATTGCTGTCCATGTGAGAGTGGATGTCTTGAATTCTTTGATCGCTGCACAGGAGAAAGTCTTGGATATAAAATAAAATCCAACAATGATGACTATACCATAGAAGGTGGAGGTTCAGGCAATGATGGATCAACATGCTTGGACTGGGTTTGTGTAGATCAACAAAATTGTGTTACCAATAGCTCTGGAACAACAAATGGGGCTGGTTTAAATAATGGCTCTTGCACATGTCCAACCAATACTCCATCTTTACCAAAAACACCAACACTAACACCTCCATTAACCTCAACACCTACTAAAACCCCTTCAGAAACTCCGAGCAATACAGAAACTTTAACTAACACAGAAACTTTAACTAACACAGAAACCTTAACAAGAACTGCTACAATTACTACCAGCTACACTGAAACATGTAATTGTTCGGGTTGTTACCTTTCTAGTTCTGGTAGTGCCTTTCCTCTTTTCTCAGATGCCGACAATTGCGGTTCCTACGATTGTCAATGTTGTTGTCAAAAATGTGAAAATGATGCAAAATGCCCAACATCCACCTTCACTGAAACAGAAAGAACTCCAACAAAAACAAGTACAAAAACTCAAACTAGTACACAAACAAAAACAGCAACAAAAACTCAGACGCAAACAGCAACACAAACTCAAACAAATACTGAGACTAAAACACCCACTTATACAAATACCTTCTGTCGTTCTGCTGCTACATTGCAAGAATGCACTTTCATAGATTGCCAGAATAATAACCATCATTGCAATCATTGCTGTCCATGTGAGAGTGGATGTCTTGAATTCTTTGATCGCTGCACAGGAGAAAGTCTTGGATATAAAATAAAATCCAACAATGATGACTATACCATAGAAGGTGGAGGTTTAGCTCCTGATGGATCAACATGCTTGGACTGGGTTTGTGTAGATCAACAAAATTGTGCTACTAATAACTCTGGAGTAACAAATGGAGCTGGTTTAAATAACGGTGATTGCGTATGCCCCACCAGAACCCCATCGTTGCCAAAAACACTAACATCAACACCTCCATTAACCTCAACATCCACTGAAACAAAACTAAGTCCGACACAAACAAAAGGTACTCCGACAAAAACAATTACGCCAACAGGTGTTTGCCATGATCCTATGGCTTGTAACTTTAGTAATCCAGGTCAAAATTATGCAGGAACATGCGAGTATATAGATTGTATATATTGCGACGAACCTAATAGTGGTTGTGAATGCCCTTGTACTGTATCAGGATTTTGTAATACAGATCCTACGATTTCAGCTCACCCATGTTTTGCTGGAACATTTAATCAACCAGCTGTTTGTATACCTCCAGAAGGTTGTACCTTCAATGATATAGCTAATGCCCCAGGTGGAGTAATAAGTGACGATTGCCATCTTGACATAAATGGTGTTTGTTTAACACCTACTGTAGCGACACCAACTCAGACAAAAGCAAGTCCTACAGGAACAATCCTTACACCTACAAAAACAAGCACAGCAACAAAAACGAAACTCACTCCTACTCCTACAGGAACAAAACTTACTCCTACAGAAACAAAGCTTACTCCTACAAAAACAAACACAGAAACTGAAACAAAGTTTACTCCTACTCCTACAGAAACAAAGCTTACTCCTACAAAAACAAACACAGAAACAGAAACAAAGTTTACTCCTACTCCTACAGAAACAAAGCTTACTCCTACAAAAACAAACACAGAAACAGAAACAAAGTTTACTCCTACTCCTACAGAAACAAAGCTTACTCCTACAAAAACAAACACAGAAACAGAAACAAAGTTTACTCCTACTCCTACAGAAACAAAGCTTAGTCCTACAGAAACAAAGCTTACTCCTACAAAAACAAACACAGAAACAGAAACAAAGTTTACACCCACAAAAACAAGTACAACAACAAAAACAAAGCTTACTCCTACAAAAACAAACACAGAAACTGAAACAACTACATTCACTTATACAGACACTCGCTGTCTTGATGCTTCTACTGGTCAAGAATGCAACTCCACGGATTGCGATAACAACAATCATCATTGCGATCATTGCTGTCCATGTGAGAGTGGATGTCTTGAATTCTTTGATCGCTGCACAGGAGAAAGTCTTGGATATAAAATAAAATCCAACAATGATGACTATACCATAGAAGGTGGAGGTTTAGCTCCTGATGGATCAACATGCTTGGACTGGGTTTGTGTAGATCAACAAAATTGTGCTACTAATAACTCTGGAGCAACAAATGGAGCTGGTTTAAATAATGGTGATTGCGTATGCCCCACCAGAACTCCATCGTTGCCACCATCACCTACGAAAACGATTCGAACTAAAACCCCATCTAAAACACAAACTCAAACAGAAACAGGTTCTTTTACTCAAACAGAAACAGGATCTTTCACACAAACGAGAACCGAAACTTTAACAAGCACAAACACCTTAACACAAACTGCTACAATCACTACCAGCTACACTGAAACATGTAATTGTTCGGGCTGTTATCTTTATACTCCTGGAAGTAATTTACCTCTTTATTCAGATGCTGACAATTGTGGCACGTATTCTTGTGAATGTTGTTGTGAAAAATGTGAAAATGATGCAAAATGCCCAACATCTACCTTTACTGAAACAGACACACAAACACGCACAAAAACACAAACCGAAACTCAGACTCAGACTACAACAGAAACAGGATCCTTTACAAACACCAAAACAGAAACAGGCTCATTTACTAAAACTCAAAGTTTCACTCCTACCTACACAAATACTTTCTGTCGCTCTGCGGCTACATTACAGGAATGCACTCAAACAGATTGCGATAACAACAATCATCATTGCGATCATTGCTGTCCATGTGAGACAGGATGTCTTGAATTCTTTGATCGCTGCACAGGAGAAAGTCTTGGATATAAAATAAAATCCAACAATGATGATTACACTAGAGAAGGTGGAGGTTTAGCTCCTGATGGATCAACATGTCTGGACTGGGTTTGTGTAGATCAACAAAATTGTGCTACTAATAACTCTGGAGCAACAAATGGAGCTGGTTTAAATAATGGTGATTGCGTATGCCCCACCAGAACTCCATCTTTACCGCCAACAGAAACACCGTCAAAAACAGCAACTAAAACCAAAACCCAGACTAGTACAAAAACACAAACTAAGACAAAAACTCAGACACCAACTAAGACACAGACTCAGACACAAACTCAGACACAGACCCAAACAAACACCTTAACAAGAACTGCTACAATCACTACCAGCTACACTGAAACATGTAATTGTTCGGGCTGTTATCTTTATACTCCTGGAAGTAATTTACCTCTTTATTCAGATGCTGACAATTGTGGCACGTATTCTTGTGAATGTTGTTGTGAAAAATGTGAAAATGATGCAAAATGCCCAACATCTACCTTTACTGAAACAGGTTCGGCAACTGATACTTATACTTCATCGCATACGAGTTCATCTTCGCAAACATATACAGCTTCATATACAAAAACTTACTCAAGCACAGCCTCACATACATCTACTCCCACAGAAACAAGTACTGGTTATGTTCATGATTTTTATCCTTGTTACTACGGCTGTGACAATCCTTATATAATTGAAAGCTCTAATTTTTGCCTTCCTTCTATACTTCAAACGGGAGTTTATAAACTTGGAGATTGCTGTATATATGTTAGCTACAACGATGCATTAACTTGTGGTAGTGCTCCAGTAGATTCGCCACCCGATGGATTATTAGCTGCGATACAAGAATCAAATACATATAGTGATTGTGATGACTGTGAAGCGACCCCAACACCTAGTTACTCAGGAACAGTAACGTACACAGAAACAGGTACAGAAACCTATACAGATACGACTTCGGAAACTTATACATTTTCTAATACGATCACAACTTCGGAAACTTATACATTTTCTAATACGATCACAGAGACGGGTTCACATACATCAACACCCACAATCACAGCATCACCCACTAAATGCTGTAATGACCCTTGCGCTTCTAACTACAAGCCTGAATGTTTATTTCTTGCTGAGTGTAGAGATGCGACTGTAGAAGAAGCGGGTTGTGAATGCTCAAAAGATACTTGTATATACAATGAAAAATGGTGTACTAAATTAGGGGATTCATGCTTCAATTTGCCTCCTGAAATTCCATGTGGTGCTGAATTGCCTAAAGGCTCAACTCATCCACAATTACATTATGATTGTGAAGAGAGTTGTTGTGGAGTCGAATGTGCAACTGACAGTCCACCGAGTGATAGTGTTCCAGAAACTGCAACAGCTCCAGAAAGTGATACTGCTTCTGATAGCTCAACTCCTACTTTTTCTGAAACTGCTACTGCCACAAATACTGAAACATATTCATTTACTTACTCAGGAACTTCTACAAAACCAAAAACCCCAACAAAAACTAAAACCCCATCAAAAACTAACACAGGAACTGATACAGAAACTGATACAGAAACTGATACAGATACAGATAGCCAGACAACTACAGGGACAATCACAGGTCCATTTACAGAAACAAAAACAAAAACAATTCCTGATACTCCTACAAAAACCCCAAAAAGATGCTGGGATACAGCTCCTAATGGAATTCCAAATGAAGACGGTGGATTACCTTTTGGTAGAGCTTGTAATTACGGAGAAGTTATTGATCCTGATTTTCCAGATCTTTTAGAAGAATATACCAACAGATCAGGTGTTACATTAAAAATTACTGAGTGTTATTACAGAGATCGTTGTAGAAAATGTACTCTTTATCATTTAGATCAATGCTTTAGAAGTCAATGTTGTGATGATCCTTGTGATGTCTCTTATGGAAGCATGCGTACCAAGTGTCTAACTTGCCCAAATGATTCTGACCCAGAAGGGGATTATACATGCTCAGGTCCACCTCAAGGTTGTTATTACATGGATTACCAAGGTCTTGACAACAGTCAACTGCCAAGGCGAGCTAATGGGGAAGATCCATGCAATGCTCAAAGTGTCTACGAGAGAAATGATACTAATCCATGCAGCGAAGGTCCATATAAATGGCATGATAATCCAGGGGATTTTTGGACTTGTTACTATAATCTTCCTCAGGGAGAATCTAGATCAAGTACATCTCTTTGTGACTTAGGAGATTGTGCTGGTTTTTGTGATTATCGTTGCTCTTCCGTTGATGGCTTGTGTTGTGGGCATGAGACTTGTCCAGATGGTTTATGCCCAACAGAAACGCCTGATGCAACCCCTTCGAATACAGCTTATACTCCAACGCAAACAAATTCTCAAACAAATACTTTTAGTGCGACAAAGACGGGGACCGAGACTGAGACCGAGACGGAGACGGAGACTGAGACAGAGACTCAGACGAATACTCCGACATTAACAGTTCGAACTGAGACAGGAACAAAGACAGAGAATCCTCTTCGTGGGACACCTACGGAGACTGCTCCATTTACTGACAGGGTAGAACTTCCTCCCACTCAAACAGTTCCGAGTTCAACTAACACACAGCCAGTTCCGAGTTTAACTAACACACAGCCCCCTACAGCAACGATAATAGAGAATCCGACACCTACGGAGACTCAAACAGAAACTGGTACTCAGACCCAAACAGAAACTGGTACTCAGACCCAAACAGAAACTGGTACTCAGACTCAAACAGAGACTCAGACTCAGACTGAGACCGAAACTCAAACCGAAACAGGTTCTTATACTATAACCGAAACAGGTTCATTCACTAAAACTCAATCAGCAACCTATACGCAAACTGAAACAGGATCATTCACTCATACAAAAACAAAAAGCCCTTACTTTTTACCTCTCCCAACTATAACTCCTAGTTTTGGTTTAATTATCCCTATAACTCCTTCACAAACTTCTCTTGACGATACGATTAATTGCAATCATTGCATCCCCCCAACTCTATCAATTACTCCAACATCTTCTGGTGAAAATTGCGATTTCGAAAATTTTGATGATTGTTCTCTCTGCCCTCCCAGACCGACAGGAAAAACTTTAGAGAAAATTGTGATACCAGAATCTTCTGATTCTATTATCTACAATGATAAATGTTTTAGATCTACTGGTCAATATGTCCAATGCTTGATTCCATCATCGAAAGGTAACAATACTTTTAGTATTGATGGTTCAAGTCGAATTATATTTAATGGAGTTGATTATGACAATCATTCATTTATTGGAATTGGTTTAGGCACTTATATAATTGAAAATGTCCCCCAAATCCATGCTCTAGGATTTGTGGCTGATTCGAGTGTGCTTGAAGTCACTGGCTCAAACAGTGCGGGAACCAAAGTTGTGGACGGGTTAAATATTGAACATTTTTATGGAAATATTACTTTAAATGTAAAAGGTGACATTGATACAGTTAGCTATAATTGTTTTAACCATGGCTACATGGGTGGACTCAAACGTTTAACTTATGCCCAGCTATGTCAAGATTCTTTCGATCTTTCTTATTATGATGGCTTTATTGATTGTGAATCCTGCAATTCTTTTCTTTTAGAATCTTCATCAAGTTCCGATTTCAACTCTTCAAATAATTTTAAAAATATCTCTCAAGCTATGAATTTTTCGTCAACTCAATTTCTTTTACAAAAAAATAATGTAGAAAGTGTTTTTGTCTCTACAAAAATTATAGATGGTGTAGATTCTCATCAAGAATGTATTGCTGTAGGGGTTTCAAAAAAAGTTGGAAAAAGTTTACTGAAGAAGGAAGATTTGATACCCTCTTCGATAGAGGGTTTTAAAACAGATGTCGTAGAAGTCCCTAAGATGTTTGCTTTTGGCGCATGCGGCGAAAAAGTTAATGGCCTATCTCCCTCAAAAAAATCAATTCATGGCTGCCCTCAAAATTCCTACGACTCTGACAAAAAACCCTACAAGTGCATTCCTGGAGGAGTATCAATTGGGGTGGCGAATGATTATTCTGCAGGAACTTTAGGTTTTTCCGCTCTCAATAAAGACCAAGAGCTTGTTTGTGTTACTAACAACCATGTTATCGGCTCTCAAGTTTATGATCCAAAAACAGAACCTCCTATATCTTATAATGTATCTTATGAAAACGGGTTTATTTTTGAAGATATTTCTGGAGATTCTTTTAAAAATCCAGCTTTTGACAATTCTGATTTTGCTTTTATTGAAGCTGGTAGGAAGTATATTTTTAAGGGTTTAAATCTAGATTCTTCACCTTTTTGTTTAACTTACAGTGATTTAAGCAATTTAACTTCTATATATTCCAAGGTCGAGACGAATGTTTCTATTTTTAAAAATGACGGCACACTCATATATAAAAATGGCAAATCTAAAAATAATAGTTTTCGCTTTTATCCAATATTAATGTCTGATGAGTATATGGAATTTTCTTATCAAACCTCTGATGAAACTTTTAAAAAAATATATTACACTTCTTGGAGTTCCAAGCCAAGTAATCAACCTTTAAATGTTTTATTTTTTGGAGTCCCTTTTTGTTGCTCTACGGATGAACGAGGTAATGGAGACTCTGAATATCATTCTGGCACTCTTTCTGATTTTCATAAAAATCTTTTAGATTTAGAAATCTCTAGTCCGTCTTTTCTAGATCAAAACACTGTCCTTGGAGCAGGATCGGTAAATATTGGATCTACAAATTATATCGAACCTTTGTTTTTTCCACATCCTTTTAATAAAACTTCCTATGGAAACCATGGCTTTCAACCAATTAATACAGTAGATGCTGCATCAATAAATTTTGGCGCAAGTGTTTTCCCCTCTAGTTCGATTATTGATTTAACTAATAATACCCCATCATTCTCAGATGCAAAAGTTGGAGATTTTGTGTTTAAAAGCGGTAGGACGACGGGCTCTACCACTGAAAACTCTTTTACTGAACATCCTTCAATAATTTCTGACTCTTGGATGGGTTATGTTTACTATTGTAGTGATAGAATTCTAGATCCCTCTACGGGCTCCATTAAAGTTGTTCCATCTATGCAACATAAAGCTATTTTCACTGATTGTTTATACTATAGAGGCAAGGGGGAAAATATTTATTTTTCAGATTCTGGTGACTCAGGCTCACTATTAATGAAAAAAGACGGCGACTCCTTAAAAGGTTGTGGTTTGCATTTTGCTGGCTTTAATGATGGAGTTTATAGTCATGGACTTGCAAATAAAATTGGAAATGTTTTCAATTCTTTAGATTTAACAGTATGGAATGGAGAATTAAATATATTATATGGAACTCCAGAGCATGAAGAATATTCAAAAAATGGATTTATAGATATATGTGGAAAAACATATAAATAATTGTTGACTTTAATAAAAAAATAATCTATAATACATTTTCAAACGAATATATAATATATGGATAATAAAACAGGAGAACTTTTAACAAAAAATATAGCAGGAGTTAATAGAATTTTACCCCACAAACATAAATATGCTTGGGATTTATTTTTAAAAAGTTGTGCTAATAACTGGATGCCTACTGAAATTAGCATGCAGAACGACATAAAACAATGGAAAAATAATGAAATTACAGATGATGAAAAATTGCTCGTTAAACGCTGTTTGGGGTTTTTTGCTGGATCAGAGTCTTTGGTTGGTAATAACCTTCTTCTTTCGGCTTTTAGATTTATTACTGATGCTGAGTGTCGTCAGTACATTTTGCGTCAAGCTTTTGAAGAAAGTCTTCACAATCTTACGGTAGTATATATATGTGATAGCCTTGATCTTAATATTGAAGAAGTGTTTGCTGCTTATGAAAACATTCCAAGTATTAAAGCAAAAGATGATTTCTTAATGAGCATAACTAACGACATTAGTCGTCAAGACTTCAACCCTCACAACAAAGAAGGGAAGCAAGAAATATTAAGAAATTTTTTAACATATTGGATTGTTTGCGAAGGAACTTTTTTCTTTAGTGGCTTTGCCATGCTTTTAGCTCTTGGTCGTCAAAATAAACTCCAAGGAATTTCTGATCAGATAAAGTATACTTTAAGGGATGAAAGTTCTCATATAGCTTTTGGTACATATTTAATTAATACATTAATCGAACAAAATCCTTCTATTTGGACCAAAGATATTCAGCAAGAATTTATCGATCACATAAAAAAAGCTGTCGAGCTAGAAATATCTTATGCTCATGATGTTTTACCAACAGGAATTTTGGGTCTAAATGCTGAAATGTTTGTTGATTATATGCATTATATAGGTAACAGAAGATTAGAAGCTATAGGTTTAGATTATCGTTTTCCCAGCGATCATAATCCATTTCCTTGGCTAGGGGAAGTCGTTGATGTTCAAGCTATGGGTAATTTTTTCGAAAGAAGAGTTAGGGAGTATCAACAATCAGGATCTCTAGAAGATGATTTTTAATAGCTTATGAAAATAAATTTTAAAAAACTTTCGATTCAAGCCGTCACTCCAAAATATTCTAGAATAGGGGATGCAGGTTTAGACCTTACGGCTATTTCTTTAGATGAAACTGATTTATACTTTGAGTATGGCACAGGCTTATCTTTTGAAATTCCCGAAGGTTATGTTGGTTTATTATTTCCTCGTTCTAGTGTTTCTAAAACTGAGCACTATTTAAGAAACTCTGTAGGTGTTATTGATTCAAATTATAGAGGAGAGATAAAAGTTAGAATGAGTGTGCCTAATAGTCTTTCGAGAAGATACAATATCGGGGATCGAATTTGTCAAATAATCTTTATGCCAGTTCCTCATGTCACTCTATGTGAAACAAATGATTTAACACATACAGTTCGAGGAGAAAAAGGTTTCGGAAGTTCAGACATTTAAAATTTCTATTTTTCTATTTTTTTGTGTATTATTAATCATGCATATAGAATTTTATAATGTTAAAAAAAAATCTAAAGTAAAAATTCCATCTGAAGAAGTGCAAGCTTCTAAGTTAGAGAAAACTAACAAAGATGGATCTACTAGAGTTCGCTATGTATTAAAAGCTATTGATAGTGATGGCACAAAACTAAATAAGTTTTGCAATAAAGAAACTTTTGAACAACTTAATTAAATGAAAAAATTAGGGATAGATGTTTCAAAAAAGATTGAAAATGAATTATCTCATTTATCTCAAGAAGTTAATTTATCAAACTCTTCTGAAAAAGTTATCGATTATTTAAGTAAAAAAGTTTTTTCTCATAATAATAATCATCCATCTTGCAAAATTTCATTAAGTCAGTTAAAAGAAATTTTTAAAAGAGGTATTCATGATGCCACCAGGCTAGAAAAGCCAAAAGCTTTGTGGGCTTTAGCTCGAATTAATATGTTCTGTAAGCTCGCCAAAGGAGCTTTTGTGTCAAATGAATATATAAAATTAGACAGAGATGTTACGAACGATCAGTCTTTTTTTATTCATGACGGAATTGAAGATGATCTTTATTTCACTTACGAGCAAATTCTTGAAGCTAAATTAGACTCAGAAACTTCAGGTCTTTGTAGTGTCGAAGACTTTAGTTTTGTAAATTTTGATGAATTTTTAAAATAAAATGTCTAGAGTAGAATTAACGAGTAACTTAGGTCCAGAAGCTTTCACATCTTGGGATAAAATTACTGATGCTGACCCATCAAAAAACTATAGCTCAATTATTGATGTTAGATTATATACCTTACATAGCTATCAAGTTCATAGCGAAGCAGGGAATGGGTCTGTTCAATTTCAGATTTTAGGCTCTAATTATACAGATCCTGCGACAAATTCGGCTAGTTCAGACTTTCAAAACCATTGGAGTTTAATTAGTGATCATGCTATTTCAGGTGGTGAAAATTTAGCTTATTGTGATTTTTGGAATTTTAAATATTCCTGTATTAGATTTATAGGGTCTAGCACAAAAAGTATAAAAGTTTTTGAAAAACATAATGCTTAATAAAGCTTTTTCCTGTGTATATATAATATATGGGACCTGTTTTAAATACAATTGTTGGAGCTGGGATTAAGTTAGCATGCAATTTATTAAACTCTTGGCTCGAACAAAAGCGTCAAGATCAAATGATGTTAGCTATTAAAGATGAAAAAATGATGCAAGCTTTAATCTTGAGTCAATCAGAACAAGCTAAAGATCCTTTTGTAAAAATTACTAGAAGGATTTTGTTTATGTCAATCACATTTACAATGTGTTTTTTGATGATATATTATGCTTTTAACCCTCAAATTGAATACAATTTAATTGTCCCCAAAGGAGAGAGTTCTCGTTTAGGTTTTTTTGGCTGGATTTTTGGAGCTAAAGATTGGGAGATTGTGAAAATGACTGGTGGTTTAATGCTAGCATCTTTTATGGATCTTTGCTTCATGGTTGTTGGTTTTTATGCCATTCCTAGTAAAAGAAGGTAATGAGGTTTATATTTTTATCTTTTTTATTTTTAGGTTGCGCTAAAACCAATTCTTTTTTAAATAAAGCAAAATTAAAATCAAACATTCCTCAAGAGACTCCAAATGCTCCTTTAGGTTCATCTGAGCTTGAAGCTTTAAATAATAATTCTTTCCCAAACTATTCTGATCCCATTTTTTATTTTTTGATTATTTTATTAATTGTTTTGCTTACATCTTTTAGTTTTAAGCTTTTTAAAAGAGTGTGATATATTTTGTGTATACATAAATATGTCATCTATAATTAAAAATTTTTTAGAAAAATCTACTACATTAATTAGATCTATTAATTTAAAAAAATCATCTTCATTACAATCTAGTCAGAAGTAAATAATAAATAAAATTTAATTTTAAATTTTACTTCTTTTTGTGTGTAAATATTGTTTATGCTCCCCATACAAGATGATCTGCTAGAATTTTCCATAGATTGGCACGGGCATTGTTGTAACGATGTTTGTGCGGACAACTATGACCCTGCTTGCCCTAGCGGTTCAGTATCTTTAAGTGATGGTACGAGTGTTAGTATTGTTGTAGACAATGAAACATGTCTTTATAATGGCTGTTATGGAGATGAAGCTAAACAAAAAGCTTTAGCGGCAAATCCTTGTCTTTGTGCCTCAAATCCTGGTTGTGCAGATCCATCGGCATGCAACCTTTGTGGTAATTGTGATTGCGTTGATAATTCTCTCTGCGAATATGAAAGCTGTAGAACAGATACTCCACCTGTAACTGAACCGCCTGAGCCAACAGATCCTGGAGGCCCAGGTGGAGGTGGAGGTGGTAATAAGACCCCATTACCGACAGATACTTCAGCAACTAACACATTTACCTCCTCACTTCCAAAAACTGCTACAGGAAGCTATACTATTCCTCTCACTCCTACAGCTCAAACTCTAACTGAAACACCTCCTCAAACCGAAACACCGCCTCGAACCGAAACATCGCCTCGAACTGAAACACCAGTTCAAACTAAACCGCCCACTCAAACTCCTGCTGAAACTGATCCTCCAAAAAGTCAAACACCGCCTCGAACCGAAACATCGCCTCGAACTGAAACACCGCCTCGAACTGAAACACCGCCTCGAACTGAAACACCGCCTCGAACCGAAACACCGCCTCGAACCGAAACACCGCCTCGAACCGAAACATCGTCTCAAACACTACCTTCAACTCAAACATTTACAGAAACAGTAACGTGCCCACCTTGTGAAAAGCCTTTTGATATTTGTCAAAATAATACATTTGGAATTAATTCAACTTCACAACAATGCACGGCATGTTCTAGCTGTGTATACTATACTGTATGTAGCTCTAGCGATCAATCGCATAAAGCCTACGAAGGAATTTATTTTAATTCCAATAATTTAACAGAAGGCACTTACAAGAGTGGAGATCTTTGTGTTAGTATTTCATATGTATGCTGTTCTGCTGGAAACCCCACTACAACATTAAATATTCCCTCAAATTTATTTTTTAGTTATTTACCTTGTAGTTGTGAAAATCCGACTCCAACAACAACTAATACAAAATTTTCACCAACAGAAACTGGCTCTGCTATTTCTACTGAAACGCCAACCCCCACTCACACACTAACAGACGCTGACTATTATTTACTAGATTCTTGTGGGGATGCTACTGCCTGTGATGGATCTATTGAAAGACCTGAAATATATGGTTTTGAGTATGATACTTACTATAAACTTCCAGAAGGAGCAAATTCTAGCGATTATACAGATGGAAGCTATAAAGGTCAATTTTCTGATGAGTCTCCAGGATGCGCCTTTCTTGTCGGACCATATTCTAAATCAGAAGATTTACCTCCAGCTGATGCTCCACCACTACCAGAAGATCCAACGGTAGTTCCCGACATACCTTTTCCTCCAGATTTAGAAGGTGATTGTTTATCGGAGCAAAATTTATCGTACGAAATAGAACAAAACTGCACAACGTGTCACACCATAACAATGGTTAGTGGAGCTCAACACTCTTTTAGGCTTTTTGGTCCTTTATGGCTAGATGATAGCTGTGCTCCAAACTTTGACGAAGAAGTGCATTGTTTTGACGGAGATTGTGTTAAATCAATAGAAAAAGGTGGTTCTTGTAATGGTTCCACGTACAGCGAATATGATTTAGCAGATATTATACCTCATAATATTTACAAGCAAATTGTTTTAAGTTATAGCCAATCAACTCTTGCGGGTCAAATTACAGTCAATAACCCTTCAACTTCTCTAGCTGACTTAAAAGATATGTTTTGCTCTTCGTACTCTGGTGGTGTTTTCGAGCCTTGTACGTATGATCAATTATTATTAGCGTTCGTTACTAACCAAAATTTATCTGATATTCAAATTCAGCTTTTGGGATTTAGGCTTAATGATCCTAATAATTTAGATAAGCAAACGGGAGACGCTTGCTTTTTGTGTCGTAATTCTCCAGATGACTGTCAAGGAATTGAAATTCAAAATTGTCCTGCAACTCCCACTGAGACACCAAGCCCCAGTGAAACACCTAGCCCTTCTTTTACTTTCACAAATCACACTCCAACCCCAACTTCTACATATACCGAAACTTGTTTAAATGAATATGGAGCTCCAATTAGTAACGGTTTATGCGGTTCTTTATGTTATCATTCAGACCCTACGTTCAATGCAAGCGGGCCATATTATTGTGGAAGAAGTCCTGGATGCCCATGTTGTTGTCCAGAATGTAAAGGGGACGGTAATTGCACAACCCCCACTCCATTTCCGACAAATACAAAAACTGCACCCACGGGTACAAAAACTCAAACTGAGACTCATACAATAACGCCCACAAATACACCCTCTTGCCATTGTTTTAAGAAAGAAGTGTGTGACGCAGATTCCTTAATTAGGGCTCATAATGGTTCTGGTGGTTCAATTAATTTAAATGAAACATTTAAAATTTGCCCTTCTGAAGATTCTTTCTCTCAAAGTGTTTACAGTGACTTAGTTTCCTCTATTGGAGATACCTTCATTTATTATCATAACGACGGATATCATTTTTGCTATACTTTGCTTGATTCAATTTGCTCACCTGATACAGATCGTTATGTTGATTCTGGACCTTGGATTGCTGCAGGACATGCAGGTCATAACAATAGTTTCGGAAAAAAAATATCTAATTGTGACAGCAATCTTTGCTCTGCTACTCCGACTTTCACTGTTACAGGATTAACTCCAACATTTTCGCCGTCAATAACTGAAACAGGGTCCTTAACAAACACTTCGACTATCACAACTTCAGAGACTTTTTCTGAAACCTCTACAACATCACTTACGGTCTCTCCAACGCCTTCGCCAAGTCCTTCTTGCTTTTGTTTCTCAAAAGATCCCTGTAATTCAGAAAAGGCTGATGAATTTGATTCTCAAACTGGAAACTTTGTTAATTCAAATGGTGTTTACAAAGTCTGTCCTAGCGATGGAAATGCTGACTTATTCGTTTATCAAAATCTCCTAACAGGCTTAGGAAAAACATTTTTCTTCCAACATATTAGTGGAGCTAGTTTGTGTTATACATTAAATAGTTTAAATTGTCAAAATACTGTTTATCCAATAAATTATCTCGGCTTTAATAGTAATTTCATTGCAGCTAATAATAATTCCCATACAAATAATACTTTTGGTCAAGAAATTTCTGATTGTAATGACTCTAATTGTTCCAGAACTCAAACTCCTACATACACATTAACTGACACAGGTACACGTTTTACCCCAACACAAACTTCTATAACTCCAACATTCACTGAAACATGTTTTTGTATGGAAAGGACGTTGTGCGATCATTCTGTTGAAGCATCTATGCCAGACAGAAAAGTATTTGCTAAATCTTGTGATCCTAACGCTGCTCTTGCTTTTGACGGCAATACAATTATTTGCTCGGATGGTCAATGTAGAGATGTCAAAATTGTTGATATGGCAGCTTGCGAAATTAATGAATCCAATTTGGTATTTAATTTTGATGGTTGTTATATCGTTCCTGATGGTTGTGATAGCAATTCTTGTCCCCATCCGCCTTCGCCTACACCAAGTATTACTGGAACTTGTACTTCTAAGCCAGTTCTTGAGGTTAAATATCATCAGTATTGCACAACCAAAGATGATGCTCCAGTAGATGCTATACAAGGGAAAATAGTTTATTATGGAGATCAATCTGGCTATACTTCCCAACAAGGGACTGTCACAGGTAATTATTGCGATGCAGCGCAAGATGCGGTAGGGTTAAATGTTGGAGATCTTTATTATACTAAAGGGATTGCCACAGGTAATATTAATTACGATCAGTGTTGGCAAATCGCGGAAGTTAACGTATTAACATGTGAAGAAGCTCAAGCTATATGGAATGTCAACGGTACTACAGGTTGCTTTCATGATTATACCCTTCCTACCTCTGAAGAAGCTTGCGACTCTCTTTGTCCAACTTGGACACCTTTTCCAACAGAAACTATCACTGTCTCTGGAACACGTTTTACTCCAACACTGACTTTAACGGAAACAGGTTCTTTCACTCTTACAGAGTCGGGAAGTTTAACTCAAAGTCCTTCTCCTAGCTTCACTCAATCTCCTACCTCTACTACCTATAAATGTGTCAGCTTACAGGCTTGCGGAGATGCAAGTTGGTATGGTGTATTTAACAGTTCTGGTAGTTCTAGCGAAGAAGGAACTTTTCGAATCTCAAGTCGAGCTTTAATATCTCATAACACTTTATCTGGGACTACTGGAGGCGAAAACCCTCAAGTGGGCAATACCTGCTTTACTGCTAAAGTATTACCAGAGCAAGATTATCCATGTCAATATAGATTTTCTCCGTTCTTTGGGCAAAAAATCTCTGACGAACTAGATTGCGATGTATGCCAAGAGCCTACAGATAGTCCAACCGTCCCAAGCCCATCAGCAACTGTTACATGCCCTCCTGGAGAAATCCCTGTGGCTATCGAATGCCCTCCTGATCAATTTGATCTAGAGTCATTTAATTCTTTTTACTCTCAAGCAGATGGGTGTACTTCTGGAGATTGCAAACAATGTACCGAATGTCAAAAAGAATGGAGTTGTGGAGAAGATTCTTCTTTTTGGTCGAAATTTACTGCTCAATCATGTGACTGTCAGGCTCCTGTAATATCTGGTTTTTTTGGCGATTTCAGTTTCTCTTCTGAGGCTAGCATTTTTGAAAACGAATCCACTTATGAAATTCCAAATGAGAGTTGTTACTGCTCTAATGAAGGCAGTAATGGTTTTTACAAAATATACGGAACGGACCCTTCAGATGCAGAAAGTTTATTTTTTACCGATTATAATAGTGCTGTTTGTGCAAAAACTGCAAATGGTTTATGTTTGTTAACTATGGCTTTAAGCCCACTTTGGGAATGCACGACTTACATTCATGCCTCAGATCCTAATAAAACTTTTACATATTGCGCTGGAGATCCTTTAGATGAGATAGACGATTCTTTGCTTAATTCTGATGCCTGGGCAAATTGCAATGAGCATCTAAAAGATTACGAAACTGATCCTGCGTGTGAATGGAGTATTGCACCACAGGTTCCAGTTAATGCTCACTATGGAAGTGGCGGTGACCCTGGAGATCTTACTTGCGATAAATGTTGTGAAAGAACTCCAACAGTTTCAGAAACAGGCATTGAAGAGCCAACTCCAACACCAACACCAAGTTGCAGATGTTATCTAGTTGAAGAATGTTATAACAATTGTAGTGGGGATAATTTTGATAACTCTATAGCAAGACCAGCTAATGTTGGTGGATCTGGTATATATTCATTGGGGCCAAACCATGGAAACTGCGTTATTCTTCAAGAAGTTACTGAATACTATGATTCTTGTAATCCTTGCGACCAGAGTAATCCTAATTTCTTAGTGGTAAAAAATGCAGTCCCAAACTGCAATGATGATGAATGCAAATGTCCAGAAACAGATACCCCACCAGTTTCCCCAACAGAAAGTAATACAATATCCCCTACACAGACCCAGACTGAAACAGCTAGTTCTACAACCAGCGAAACACAGAGTCCGTCATTAACTATAACTCAAAGCCCTTCTATTACTGAAACTGGTTCCCTCACTCAAACAGGAACCCCCACTGTAACTGAGACTTTAACGCAGAGTCCAAGTGGAACATATACTCCGACTCCGTCATGTTTATGTTACTATATAAAACCCTGTACATCAGGTTGCATTGATGGAGCCAGAGATTCTGGTTATCATTTATTACAAAGTTTACCAACGCCTGAAGATGAGTACATTCTTTCTGAAAATAATGTATGCTATGAATACTCACAAGCTAATTTAGCTGATTGCGCAAATCAAACTTGTGGAGGTGATTTTAATTTTACAATTCATAATGCGATAGGCTCCGATAGTTACGGTCAAGAATACAAAAAAGCATGCGATCAAATAGAATATCTGCATGATGATGGAGAATATGTTACTTGGAGAAAGGTTTGTGCTTGCCCTACTCCGACAGATACCAAAAGCCCAAGCAAAACTAAAACCGAAACAGATACAGCTACTGAAACTAAAACAGAAACAGCAACAGTTTCTCAAACTGAAACAGAAACTGGCTCTTATACAGAAACTAAAACTGGTACAGAGACAAAAACTCACACAAATACAGCATCTGAAACAAAAACAGATACCCTAACAGAAACAGAGACTCACACAAATACAGAATCTGAAACAAAAACAGATACCCTAACAGAAACAGAGACTCACACAAATACAGAATCTGAAACAAAAACAGAAACTAAGACAAATACAGAAACTAAGACAAATACAGAATCTGAAACAAAAACAGATACTCCAACAAAAACAGAGACTCACACAAATACAGAATCTGAAACAAAAACAGAGACTCACACAAATACAGAATCTGAAACCAAAACAGATACTCCAACGGATCCTCCCACACCAACGGAAACTCAAACGGATCCCCCCACATCAACGGAATCTCAAACTGATCCTCCCACACCAACAGAATCTGAAACTGATCCTCCCACACCAACAGAATCTGAAACTGATCCGCCTACACCAACGGAATCTCAAACTGATCCGCCTACACCAACGGAATCTCAAACTGATCCGCCTACACCAACGGAATCTCAAACTGATCCGCTTACACCAACGGAATCTCAAACCGATCCGCTTACACCAACGGAATCTCAAACCGATCCGCTTACACCAACGGATCCTGAAACACCAACGGATCCCGAAACACCAACTGATCCTGAAACACCAACGGATCCTGAAACACCAACAGATCCTGAAACACCAACAGATCCTAAAGGAACACCAACTCATGGCGCCGAAACACCAACGGTAGGGAATTCCACAGACAGTCCTGATCCATCAGATACCTCTAAATCTAAATCTACAGATACTAGTTATAAATCAACAAACACAAGCCCACAATTAACAAATACAAGCCCACAACCCTCAGATACAGCTCCCGAAAGTACAGATACAGCAGCAGAAAGTACAGATACAGCTGGAGAATCCACAGATACTAGTGGAGAAGGTGATGGCACAGATACATCTCCTGTTGGCACAGATACATCTCCTGTTGGCACAGATACAGCTCCTGCTGGTACAGATACATCAAATGGTGATAATGATGGTTCTGACTGTTGTGGTGGGTGTCTTTGGGAGGATTGTAATTGTACGGAAACAGCTATCATCAAACTAAACACAAAAAATCGTGAGTACGAGTTAACGCAGGAAGGTAAAATTCAAGTAGAGGTTTTAAATTGGAGCTTAAAAGATACGGAAGAGTGTTGTGATGTCGATGAAGACGGCAACATGGCAGATGGCTCACAAGAGATGTGTGATGAGTTAAGCGAGATAACTAATATCTCTGAACTTGATAATATTAGCAATATGACTTACAATTGTCTAGATACATCTGAAGATCCATATGAGCAGACTGTTGAGCCTGAAATCATACGAAATACAACAGAGTGCGGAGTTACGGGCTTCAGGTGTGCAGTGGATGAAGCTTGTCCGAGCGAAGGTGATGATGATAAAAAAGAAAAAGATCATGAAAAATCGGCTTTTTATTACATATATACTACTCAAGCTACAGACTTAAAAGATATTGTCGGTGACAATGGAGATTTGTGTGAATATCTTAAGGAAGGTAATACTCTTGAAGCTTTCTGCAACGAATTGGATAGTGCTCAAGTTCAAGATTGTAACGGTCCAAAAATAGGTTGTCAATGCAATGACCCTCAGACTCTTACAATGTATAATAAAGACGATAATAAAAAATATGGCTTTGAGCCACCAGTGCAGTGGGGAGCTCAAGGAAGTTTAAAGGTTTTACTTTCCGTGATGTCTTTCAATGCTTGCAGGGGGCAAGGAATAGTTCAAATTGATTTTCTTGTCGGCAATCAATTCTTAAGAATGAATAGTCAATTTATCGACATGCCTATTTCGGGTAGCTCTTCAGGTAGTTTTGGTCTTTTCAAATGTACGGGTGATGATGGAAATGCTGATTATTTTAACCCTACAAGTGGGAACTGTCTTATTCAAACAGTTAACTATGAGATGACAATGGAAGGATGTAATTTGACATTAATAATGACACAGTCAAACCCATTAAATTCTCTTCGCAAGGAAGACCTCTCTGGTTTAACAACTTTAGAAGCTTTAATGGCTTATGGAAACTCTTTGAATGAGAGCGGTGAATGTCCATTTAACTCTAGCTTGGGCTGCCAAGGGCTTTCATATTTTGATGCTGTCGCAGGTGAAACTGTAGAAGCTAGCCCTAAACAATTAATTTCAACAATTAGGCATATAGCTGACATTGCTACAACTATTTTAGATCAGTTTTATATAGAAAAAGCAAAAGTTCAACATAAGAGCGATCCAAATTTTAATACCACAACATATACAGAATATCTTTGCAGCCAAGGTAACCAGAATGCTTGCATGTTCACCGAAGGTAATCATGGATTATTGCATTCTGCTCTAGAATGTGAAGCTGCAATCGATCAATATATAGATGATCTTCTTACAGCAGGAGAAAATTGCCTCGTAACACACAAATTAGAGGCCGAATTACAGATGGGATTTACGACTGAGTCGGGTGCAGGTAATATAAAAGAATGGTATGGTCAATGTTCTGTTGTCCACTCTATGGGTAATCAATCTATGGCTATTGATTATAATAATGAAGGGAGGGACACAATTACCTGCCTAGAAGCTCCATCAGAAAGAGTGGTCATCAGCAATCATGAGGATTACACTAATATGAAGGGAACTTCAGCGAATAACGCTTACCACTGCAAAGAGATAACTAGCTAATTTTTTTCTTGATTTTTTTATATTTTTTTGATAGAATACAAATTCTATTTTGAATAATTTTAATTATAAAGATGTTATTTCTCGTATTTTAATTTGCCCGAAAGATGGCAGGTCTCTTTCGGCGAAAACCTTCTGGAAAAAAGAGACTGTTTTATTTAAGAAGATATATGGACTTTATCCTAGTGAATCTTTCTGGCAAACATTAAGTCTGGAAAATGCCCAGTGTAAAAATGGAAGAATTCCATCTTTAGCTTTATTTTTTGACAAAAAGAATTACTATTGGAAATACTTCCTTAAAAAACAATGGAAACGTTTTCATTGGCAGCCAAAACCTTATAAACCATTAAAATTCAAACGAGATATAACTGAAGTTTCTAATTATACTGTAAAATCCAAAAAAACTTTTAGAAATTTTTTCTCAGATCGCAAAAATCATCATGACAACAACTAATCACTCCTTATCTTTAATTGAAAACTTTTTGAATGATAAATCTAATTCAAAGTATCACTATAACAACCATCAAGAATTAGATTATAAAATCCCAACAGGCAGTCTCCATTTAGATTTAGCCCTCAATGGAGGTTTTTGCTCTGGAGCTCATCGTTTTACTGGTGTTAATGAAGGAGGAAAGACTAGCTGCGCTCTAACTGTTGCTAAAAATTTTCAAAATCATTTTAAAAAAGATGGAATGGTGATTTATGTTAAAAGTGAAGGTCGATTAAGCAAAGAATTACTGTCTCGATGCGGGGTTGACCAAAGTCCAGATAAATTTTTTAGATTTGATTGTAATGTGTACGAAAAAGTTTTTGAGTTGTTAAGGGAATTAATATCCAATAATCCTGAAAATAAAAAATATTTATTTATTATTGACAGTGTTGATGCTCTGTGCCGCTTGATTGATTATGAAAAAGCTTTTGAAGATAGCGAGCAGGTTGCTGGAGGAGCTCTTATAACTTCCGTCTTCTTGAAAAAAGTTATATTACCTTTGACTAAAATGGGTCATATGTTAATTTTAACATCTCAAGTTAGAGTTGAAGTCGCGACTAATCCATATGCTTCAAGAGGTGGACCGAAAGTAAAACAGGCTGGAGGGAATGCAATCAAACATTATGCTAATTTTATATTAGAATTTCAAGAGAGATACTCAACTGAGATAATGTACACCAACCCTTCAGCTTCCAGACTCGAAGATAAAGGTGATCCAATTGGTCATTATTGTAAAATAATTTTTAGAAAAAGCGTTAATGAAAAAACAGGGGCTTGCGTAAAATATCCAATTCGATACGGAAGAAAAGATGGGAATTCTATATGGGTCGAAAAAGAGCTGGTAGACTTAATGAAAAACTGGGGTTTTCTGGAGCAGAAAGGGGCTTGGATCTCTATCGATGAAGACCTCAGAAAGAAGTTAGAGCTTAAAAAATTAGAGCTTCCAGAAAAAATTCAAGGAGAAAATAAACTTCTTGATATACTTGAATCTGACGATAACTTAAGGGAGTATATATTTGATATGATAAAGGAAGAAATATTAAGTTTGTAATAATTATTTTAGAAAATTTAATTTTAAAAATTACCATAAAAGTATAATCTATTTTAAAAATGAATAAAAAAGAAAAAGAAAAAATAAAAAAAACAGCTGAAGATGGAGAAATTAATACAAAGCAACTCAAAAAAGATTCTTTAATATCTTCTCTTGTTGGTGAAACTGTTGAAAATTCAAAACTAAAGTTTCCTCCAGAAAAAACTAAAAAAGATTTACTTGCAATGCTTACAGACGGTGCTTCAGAAGAGCCTGAGCCAGAGATGAAAAAGCCAAACTCGTCCACCGCGCCAAAACCTGAAAACCGCATTCCAAAACCAGAAGAACTCCCAAAAAACAAATCCACAAAAACAACAAAAGCAAAATCTTCAGCGGAACTCAAGAGATCAGATTTAGTTTCTTTACTGGCTGGAGAAAAAGAGTTGCCAAAACCTGCTTCCTCTCCTGTCAGAGACCCAAGCCAAGGAGATTCAGATGTAAACCCTCCTGTCGCTGGTGTTCGCAACTCTCCTGTTTTTAAAAAAAATAAAAACCATGATTTAATAGCTCAATTAATTAATGAAAATGTTCCCGTGGAGCATCGAGAAGAGTATTTCAAAAATTTATCTCAAGACATTAATTATTATAAATTTCATGACCCCAAAAACAAAAGAAAGCAAGGTGATGTATTTTTATTCCATTGGAATGGTAGATTCGGCAACAGAATGCATACATATGCTTATATCCATAATAGAGCTAAAAAGTTAAACGGTAAAGTTTTACTACCGTCTGACTGGGAAGGTTCTAAATTATTTAATTTAGATTATGAAATCTTAGAAGATTCTGAGTTATTAAAGAGCGTGAACCAATCAATTGCGCCCTTTGATTCCTTTCAGTATCGTTTAGAAGCTACTAAAGAATTTTGCTCTCGTTCTCCAATTTATGATTTTCGATATGTTAACCCAGACAACCCCGAACAGACTTATACAGACTACAAACAAGGGGTTTGTGTAGATAGTGTTTCAGCCTATCATCATAAAATATTCGATGAAATGAAACTTTCAGATGTTTTAAAGCTTTACGAATTTTCTGATGAAGTTAAGAATTTAGACCTTTATAAACGAATGGAAGACAAGCAAGGTACTTATGATATCGCTCATCTTCGGCGTGATGACATATCAAATGTTAACTATAAATTAAATGGTGGTTATTCTGTTATATCAAAGAAGTCTTATTTGAAAGCTTTTGAAAAATATGGCTATAACCCAGAAGAGATTGAGTGGACATCTGATGATTGGTCGAATAAATGGGGTGTAGGCAACTCACTCAGCCAAGGTACTATAAAAGCTAGGGGTGCATGGCGATACCCAGAAGGTTCTCAAGTTTTACCTGAAATCATGTTTGATTGGTTTCCAGATTTCTTAAGAATTTATTTTGCTCGCTCAATTTTTAGAGCCAACTCTTCTTTTAGTTTCTGGGCTTGTACTTTAGCTAAAGGTAGAGAGACTCCTCCTAAAATTTTTGCCCCAAGATTAGATAAACGTATCTTGTATGCGAGTAAAGAGAATTATGAAGAGGAGGCTGAATTTAATTTTGAAGAAGGTAATCACCCTCACTGGCTTTGTATCAGTGGTAAAGATAATTGTGATGACATAGTTTTTTCTGATGAGCCTAAGCCTAAAAAATCCAGCAGTTAACTTTTCAATTTTTAACGAGGTTCTTGTTAAAGAAAAAAAAGTAATCAGCTTCTCTGTCTATGGAGAGAAATCTACATATTTAATAGGTGCCGAGAAAAACGTTCTTGAAGCTAAAAAAATATACCCAGATTGGGTGTGTAGATTTTATTGCCCTCCTGATTTAAAAAATTTAGAAGCTCTTAAAAAAACAGGGGCAGAGGTTTTTGTTGTAGACTCAAAAATACCTCCGATGTATTGGCGGTATTTTGCTGCCGACGACCCAAATGTTTCTGCGGTTATTTTTAGGGATACAGATTCTTTAGTTAATTATAGAGAAAAATTTGCTGTCACCGAATGGATATCCTCTGACAAGGTTCTTCATTCTATGCATGACCATGCTAGTGGTCATTGGTCTCCAATTATGGGTGGCATGTGTGGAGTAAAAACTCCTTTATCTTTTAGCATGATTGATGGCATTGATAAATGGGCTAAAGCAAAAAGAAATTATACATTTTCCTATAGCGATGACCAAAGTTTTTTATCTCAAAAACTACTACCTTTATATAAAAATTCCTGCATGGATCATCATCACGACCCAAGCAAAAGCAAGTATGATTATTCTGTCCCTTTTCCGCAGCATCCACCAATTACTTTTGGAACTTTTGTTGGTGACAGAATATCTGTTTTTGGTTTTGTTCATGACGAAATGCAAGTAAAAAATAGTGATAAAGTTTTTTTGATGTGTCATCAGGGGCCAAAAGATCATTTTTCTGTTCGTAATGCGATTCAATATGCTATCAACAATCATAAAGAAGTTGTAATACCAGTTAGATCTCAACATATTAATAATGTTAAATTTTTATTTGGAGGTTATTCAAATGTTCATTTTATTCCCTTAGATCATAATAACCCAGCTGATCAAGCTTTTGATATATATTTAGATAATTACAGAGCCTCTCACTCTGTGATTGGTTTTGGCTTGCATAGCCCAAATCCCAAAAACTTGATCTGGGGAGAAAGGTTGTGCTTCACCCAAATGGGTATCAATAGTATTGATAATTGTTTTAAAATTAATCCAGACCCCTCTTTAGTTTTTGATCAAGCTCCTAATTATATTAAAGAATTAAAAGTAGAATCCCCCTCTATTTTAAAAAGTTTTAACCCTTCTGTCTCTATATTATTTGAAAGTAAGCTCGATGATCCACTTTTTGAAGGTTTCTCAAAAAGCTTATCTGCATTAGATTATGTAAACATTGAGTTAGTTTCTCACAATGGAACCTCTGAAGGTTTTTTTAACTCTTTAAACTCCTCAAAAGGCTCTTATGCTTTATTAGCTTCTTACTCAGTCCACCCATCTGAAAATGCCATTTCCGAGCAGTTAAAATTAATAAAAAACACTGGCTGCGAAATGTGCTGTTCGGAAAGTTTTGTGGGTAATTCTAAACAATTGTATAATAAAGATCTTTATTACTCTCATATTAACTCTAAATTTGAAAGATTAAAATCAAACCTTCTTAAAAATGGTTTTCCAGATATTTGGAATTTAGAATTCTTATCTCATCATAATTCGGTTATAGATGGAACGATGATTATTAATAAAAAAGTTTTGATTGAGAATTTAGATCCATATCCTCCATCTTCGTACGCATTATATTTGAGAAGTTTAAACTCTTCTGATATTGCATATAGTAATTCACCCTTATATAGTTTTAATAATTAATTTTAATGAAGTTTAAATCTTTACATGGGAGAGAAAAAAAAGTTTCTAATATTAAAAAATATTTAATAGATTGGGATTCGCCTAGCAGGAGTAAATTTCAATTTGCGGTTAAAAATTTTTTAAAAAAATATTGGATTAATCATGTTGTTTTTGAAGAGTTTCCTCTCGTAGGAAGCAAAATGTCTTTTGATTTTTATAATTCAAACAGGAAAGTTGCTGTTGAAGTTCAAGGAGGACAGCATACAAAATACACCCCTTTTTTCCACGGATTTAATAAAATTAATTACATCTCTCAACTCTCTAGAGATAAACAAAAATTAGATTTTTGCAACATTAACGATATCACTCTTGTTGAAATATATCCAAATGATCAAATAACTCCAAATCTTTTTGCTAAATTTGGTGTAAAACTTATATAACAATTCTATGAATGATATTAATCCAGATGACTTAAACCCTTTTTTTATTCCAGAAAGCTTCCTCGATGAGCTTTTTGAGTTAACTGGAGACTCTGAAAGTAATAGAGGCTTTATTCTATCTTGTGTTGGTCAAGACGGAAAACCTTTTATATATTCTAAATCCGCAACAGAAGTTGTCCACATGGGGTTAAGAAAATCTTTAGAAGACTTTTTACTCGCATCTTCAGAGAGCGGTATTGTTGATTTTACTGAAGAAAACTAATAAAGACATTGACATTTAATGTCTTTTATGTTAATATCATCAAATTAGATGAAATTATATGACTTAGAACAAGAAAGAAATCTTTTAGCTGGCATCATAGCTCATGCAGATTTTTTTATTTCAGATTTGTCTCATTTTATATCTGAAAAAGATTTTTACAGCAAAGATTCTATTCTTCATAAAACTTTATTTTTACAAATTTCTGATTTAATTAATAATAATAAAGCTGTTGATATTAGCCTTGTTCTTCATCACATTAATTCGCTTAACTTATCTTTTAAAGATAATATTTCAGTACCGCAATATTTAGAATCTATAGATTTACTTTCTTCCAACATTTCCTTGGATTGCTTAAAAGATTCTGCTGAAATTGTAAAGCTGCTAAGCATTCGTCGGCATTTTTCTTCTGTGGGGGGCAGCCTTCAAAAAACAATGTCTGACATGAGCTCTACCTCAACTTATGATGATATTATTTCAGCTTGTGATGCTTTATATAATGAAAGTATTGAATTATATGAAAATATCTCAGGAAAAGCTGTTAATTTATTCTCTGTTATGCCAGATTTAATTTATGAAAGAGCTAATGATAGATCAATTTTTAAAGATTCTGGGCCAGATGGCCCTCATAAAAGTTTAAACAATTTATGCGGCTCTCTTGTTCGAGGTGGGCATATAACTATTATTTGCGCTGGATCTGGAGTTGGAAAAACTCAATTCACAACTCATTACTGCATGTGTGTAGCTGGTCAACATAAAATTCCTATACTTCATTTAGATAATGGAGAAATGAGTGAAGAAGAAATTGTTTTCAGAATGATGGCTTCCTACTCAGGAGTTCCTTTATCTCTAATAGAGAGTGGAGATTGGGCTGATGATTCATCATATAAGCCTAGGGTTGAAAAAGCTATTGAAAAAATTCAATCGAATGGAATACGGTATGATTATTATAATGTTGGAGGGAAAAATATAGATGAAATTTTAACTTATATATCTAGATATTATTATTCTGAAATAGGTAGAGGAAATCCTCTAATAATAAATTTTGATTATATAAAATCTAGTTTTGAAATGACGAATAAATTCAAAACAGAGTATCAGGTTGTAGGTGAGATGGTTGATAAATTTAAAAAATTAATCCAAAGAGATCTTGTTTTTAATGCTCGCCCAATGGTTTCACTAATAACAAGTGTTCAGGCTAATCGTGTTGGTACGGTTGGAAATCGGAGTTCTGAAGCGGTAGTTGATGATGAAAGCGTAATTTCATTAAGTCATAGAATTAAGCAGTTTTGCTCGCATTTGTTAATTTTGAGAAATAAAACTATTGATGAAATGGAAGCAGACCCTTTTTTCTGCGGAAGACACATCTTAAAAATTGAAAAAGCTAGAAATTATGGTATAGATGTAGCGCGAGCTCAAAATTTAGTTGAAATGCCAGATGGAACTCATAAAAAAAATTATGTTAATTTTGAATTTGATAACTTTAGGATTAAGGATCATGGCGATTTAGTTGATATTGTTCAAGCCTCTCAAAACATGAATGAGCTTGAGCTGGGCAATGGAGCCGAAACTTTGCCAATTTAATGTTGAATGAATAGTTCTGTTTGTAAAGCTGTTTTAGAAAATTTAGGCTACCCCCTACTTGATATGGGGGATTACTGGCAATCTTCCGCAGTATTTAGAGGTGGTGATAACCCTAGAGCTCTCCAAATATACAAAGAGTCAGGTGTCTGGAAAGATTATGTTGCAGGCGAAAACTTCTTACCTTTTTCAGCATTGGTTGAGAAAACTGTCGGAAAAGAATCTTCCCAAGAAATACTAAAAGACTTTTCTTTAAACAATAGGGTGAGCAGATCTTCCAATCAAAAATTAAAAATTTCTCAAGAAAAAATTTTCGATTTTAGTGAATTAAATAATCTTCTACCTCACTATTCTTTCTATATTAATAGAGATATCACTCCCAATACCCTTCAATTTTTAAAATCTGGCATGTGTACATCAGGTATTATGTACCAAAGGTATGTCTTTCCAATATTTAATAAATTAAACCAAATTCATGGTTTTGCTGGTAGAGATATGTTAGATGGTTCTAGTAGGCCGAAATGGAAACATATGGGTAAAAAAACTCAATGGATTTATCCTTGTTTCTGTCAAGATAGTGACGGTAGCTATCCTGTTTTGAATTCTATAATATCTTCACGGGAAGTTTACATCGTTGAAAGTATTGGAGATATGTTATCTCTTTTTGAAAGAGGCTTTAAAAATGTTTTAGTTACTTTTGGTTTAGATATCTCACCCTCACTCTTATCCAATCTAATGGGTTTTAATTTATCAAAAATTTGGCTCTGCTTCAATAATGATATAGGGAAAGATTTTAATGCTGGTCAATTTAGTGCTGTAAAAAACTTTTTAAAACTCCTTTCTTGTTTTAATTCTACTACTATAAATATTTGCCTACCTACTAAGTCTGATTTCGGTGAAATGAAAGATTCTGATTTCGAGAATTGGCTCAAAAAAAAACAATTTAATTCGAAAAATCATGAAAGTATCATAGCGCATGTTAAAACAATATCAAAACGTTATTTCTTGAAAAATAAAATTTCAAAAAATATATATCAAAATATAAAACATTTATAATATGAAAAATAAAGTACGATTATCAGCAAGTAGAATCTCTACAGCTGAAAAATGCTCATGGGTCTATTGGTGCAAATATGTAAATCATATTCCAGATAGTTCTAATACTGGAGCTTCTAGAGGTAGTGTTTGTCATAACGTTTTTGAATACTTAGGTAAAGATAGACATAAAAAGCATTACAAAAATATATTAAAAAATAAATCCATAAAAGGCTCAAAAGCTGTATCAAAATTAGTTGAAATTCAAGCTTCTGAACAAAATCCTCCTGTTAATTCGATTGAAGATTTAGATTTAATAGATAATTTCATTGTTAACGGATTGAGTTATGATTTTTATGGAGACTCAGAAGAAGCTCCCTTTGAATCTTTTTCTGAAAAAACTTTTGATATTACTGTTTCTGATGGAGATTTAAATTATTACATATATGGGTTTATAGATAAACTTTTTTTGTATGACAAAGGGAAAAGGGCTGTAATTAGAGATTTTAAAACAAGTAAAAAAGTTTACTCTGGCTCTGAAATTACAGATAATCTCCAAAATTTAATATATTGTTTAGCTGTTAAAAAAATGTACCCTGATTGCGAAGAATTGAGTACTGAATTTTTATTTTTAAAATTTGATTTAGAGCAAGATTTACTTGGTTTAGATGGGGAGGGTGTTTTAAAAATGGAGCCAATGTCTCTGAATGAAATAGAAGGCTTTGAGCATCACTTAACTGAAATTCAAAATTATTTGGACAATTTTAATTATGATACTGCTTGCTCCAACTTTGCAGCCGACCAACCGTTTCCAGATGATAAAAGTTTTTCAGGTCCATTGTCCTGCGGTTTCGCAAAGAAGCCAGGTCAGTTAAAAAAAGATGGCACACCCATGTGGCATTGCAATTATAAATTTCCATTTGAGTATTGGGTTGTGAAAAGTTCCTCTGGAGAAGTTATCCAAAGCGTTAAATCCTCAGATAAGCATACCTTGAAAGCAAACTCTAGCGAAGGAGAGTACATAGAAAAGCTTTTTTATGAAGGTTGTCCTAAATTTCCTTCTTCGCTAAATGATGATTTAGGTTTATAGTTTTTTGGCATACTTAATGCAAAAATATATTTGAAGGTTTCGTAAAGAAACTTCCCGAAAAATCTAAAAAAATAAAAATTCTATAATTTATCAGCTCTCTTCGGAGAGCTTTTTTGTGTATACACTTTTGTGAAGTTAATCATAGATTCATCCTTGTGTGAACCTCCAAGTGAAATAAACTCATTTAGAGATATAACTTTATATGGTAAAGTTTATATCTTCGAAGATATTCTATTAAATTGTAGGGTTGGCACAAGAACTCTTTATTGGAATTGGTTAAAACAGCACGGGGCACATGATTTTATTTCTTATTTAATCACTGATTTAGAGCAAGAAAGCGGAACTTACATGAGTCCCCATAAAGGAGATATTATAGTTTCAAAAATTTCTTCATTTAATTTGAACAAGGTTATTTCTTTATTGAATTCTTATCGATAATCCTTGACTTTTAAGGATTTTTTTGCTAATATGTAAAGTGTATTAATTATGCTACCTTTATTTAAATCGCATTATAGTATTGGAAAAAGTATTCTAACCTTAAATGAGCCTGGAGAAACAGATTCGGAATCTGCTGATTCAATTTTTGATTTATTAATAAATAATAAAATTAATGATCTAACTTTGGTTGAAAATTCACCAACAGGTTTTTTGCAAGCTCAAAAAGTTTCAGATTTTTCGGGCATAAATTTTGTTTTTGGTTTGATCTTTAATATGCAGTGCTCCCTAGACTCTAAAGATGACGAACATAAAATTATTGTTTTTGCGAGGAGTAAAGAAGGTTGCAATAAATTAAATTTATTGTACAGTGATACACATTGTAATAACCAAGGGGTATGCACTAACGATCTTATCTCCCAACACTGGAGCGATAAACATTTGCTTCTAGCCATACCTTTCTACGATTCTTTTTTGTATAAAAATAATTTTTCCTTTTCTACTTGTATGCCAAATTTTGATTTTGCTAAGCCTATCTTTTTTATAGAGAATAATAACCTTCCTATAGACAATCTTCTAGAAGATAGTGTTAATCAGTATTGCTCGAACCATTCTTTGCAAACTTTAAAAACAAAAACAATATTGTATAATAAAAAATCTGATGTAGAAGCTTTTCAAACGTACAAGTGCATTTGTAATAGAAACTTTTCAAGACAATCTACTCTATCTAATCCAAATCTATCAGGTTTTGGGAGTAGTGATTTTTCTTTTGAAAGTTATTTATCTGAAATTCAATCATGAAAGATTCTTTAATGCGTTTTAAAAAAGATAGGAAATTTATAATTTTCGATTATGAGACTTGTAATTTAAATTTAGTTTCAACAGAAAATAAACCTTGGCAATTAGCTTTTTTAGTTTGCCATGGTCAAAAAATTATTGAAAGATTTAATTTTTATTTACGCTGGGATCCTTTAAACATTTCTGAAGAAGCTGCTAAAGTTACAGGTTTTAATAAATCGACTTATGAATCTGAGGCTCTCTGCCCCAAATCATGTCTTCAAAAATTTGATAGCTATTTATACAATGAAGAATACTATGTTGTTGGTCACAACATTTTATCTTTTGATATTTATATTCACAATATTCACAGAAACCTTTGTAATCTTAAAACAGATTACTCTTACCTAAATAGAGCTATTGACACCAACTGTTTAGCTAAATCAACAGCTTTAGACTTAGATATAGATTTTAGTAATTTTTTATTATGGCAGTTTAAATTAACTAATTTAAGAAAAAAAGGCTTAAAAACTAACTTAAAATTTTTATGCGAAAAATATCAAATTGAATTTGATAGCTCTAAACTTCATGATGCTTTATATGATATAGAAAAAAATCTAGAAGTATTCAATAAAATGCTATGGAAATATGAATTGTAAAAATAATTTTTTAAAAAAGTTTTCAAGTTATGCTGGTTCAACTCCTCCTGGAGTAAAGCTTCCTAAAATAAAAATTTCAAAAAAATATTATACTAAGGTTGGGTTATCAGATAAAGTTAGTAATTTTTCTTTCTTAAAAGCTTTGTGCGAACAGAGGTTAAATTCTCTAGACCAATCTTTTTTTTCTGAATTACATTCTTATGACAATTATGTCTCAAGATTAAGTTATGAGTTAGATACTTTAGAAGAATTAGGTTTTGTTGATTACATTTTGTTAAATTGGGATATTATTAATTTTTGTCACGAAAATGATATCCCAGTTGGGCCAGGGAGAGGCTCTGCTGCAGGTTCTTTAGTTTTATTTCTAATTAATGTCACTAATGTAGACCCAGTAAAATATGATTTATTCTTCGAGCGTTTTGTTTCTAAAAGTAGAGCAAAAAAAACAGAATTAAATGGAGAAGTTTTTCTGGATGGAAGTCTACTGGCTGATATCGACAACGATATTGCTTATGAGCATCGTCAGAAAGTTTTATCTTATATAGACAAAAAAAACCCTAACAGAACTGCTAAAATCTTAACTCTTAACAGGCTTAGCAGTAAACTTTGCATTAAAGAATGTGGTAAAATTGTAAACGATTTATCAGAAAAAGAGGTAAACATTTTAAGCGACTATATACCAAAAAAATTCGGAAAAGTTCACTCTATTTCTCAGTCACTTAAAGAGAGCGAAAGATTTAGTTCTTGGGCTAAGTCTAATAAAAAATGCATAGGCATAGCTAAAAAAATAGAAGGTTTAAACAAGAACACAGGAGTCCATCCCTCAGGAATAGCTATATCTTATTATAAAATATCTGAGATATGTCCATTACAATCAACTAATGAAGGCGCTGTCATTACAGCTTATGATATGAATTGGGTGTCGGAGTTGATGGTTAAATTTGACATTCTAGGTTTAAGAACCTTGAGTGTAATCCATGGTGTTTGCAAATCTTTATCTATAGATGTAAACTCTATCGACTTATCTGACGAATCAATCTATTCTCCCCTAAAAAATCAAATAAGATCTCCTCATGGGCTGTTTCAAATTGAAGCTGAAACCAACTATAGAGTTTGTCAGTCAATTAAGCCAGGTAACCTTGAGCAGGTTAGTGCTACAATAGCTCTAGCCAGACCAGGAGCATTGGAATTCTCTGATTCCTATGCGGATTTTGTAAAAACTGGTTGCTCTAATATCATTCACGACTTCTTTAAAGAGATTTTGTCCTACACAGGAGGAATACCCTTATATCAAGAGCAGTTAATGAAAATGGTTGTTGCTGTAGGTTTTTCTCTAGATGAGGCTGAGCAGCTCAGGAGAATTGTTGGCAAGAAAAAAACTGATCTTATGCCAGCTTGGAAACAGAAAATACAGCAAAAAATTGAGGAAAACAATTACCCAATTGAGGTGTCGGATATTTTGTGGAAAGTCGCTGAGGATAGTGCAAATTATTCTTTTAACAAAAGCCATTCGATAGCCTATGCTATGCTTGCATCTTGGACGGTCTACCTAAAATTTAATTTCCCTCAGGATTTTTTCTTAAGCTTACTTAAAATGAGTAAATTCGAGCCTTGTCAGCAAGATGAAATTAACAAAATTTCTCAAGAGTTGAGCTTTTTTAATATAAAATTACTCCCCCCAGACCTAGAAAGGTCGCAGATGGATTTCAGCAAAGAAGGTGACAATTTACGCTTTGGGCTCAATAGTATAAAAGGGGTTAGTGAAAAATCTTTAGAATCCCTGAGTAAATTTAGAGATAATTTAGACCCAAATAAATTTAACATTTTTATTTCAGCTAAAAGTGCAGGGTTAAATATAGGAATACTTTCTTCTTTAATTCAAGCTGGTTGCCTACCCAATTATTCTTGTTCTCGCCCCCTCTTAGTTCTTGAAGCTCAATCTTTTAATTTACTAACAGATAGAGAAAAGAAGATGGTTGTAGAGCTTGCTGATAAATACGATAATAAATTATTGAACATTATAGCGGAAAGTGAAAAAGGTTTAATTTGTTCTGACGGGAAACTTTTCATGAAAGATTCGAGGTTCAAGAATTTTAAAGCTAAATATTCAAAGTATAAAGAAATTTATCTACAAAACAGCAAGTACGAAAAGTTTGCGAATTGGTATTTTGAAACACAGCTTTTAGGCTATAGCTATAGTTGTGATTTAAAATCTGTATTCCAAGACACAGAAAACATTTACAATTCTTTAAATTTTTACAGTGAAGAAAGATGTCGTGGAAAATTTATAGGAGTTATAAAAGATTTCTATAAAGGTGTAAGTAGAAATGGTAATAAATATTTTAAAATGATAATCTCAGATGAATACGGATCATATTCAGCTATGTTTATGGATAATGCTAGAGGTAATAAATATTCAGAATACATAGATCAAGGTAAAGTTTTGCCAGTGAAAGATGATATAGTTTCATTCATTGGGTCAAAACACAATGATATTGTCTTTGTAGACTCTTTAATGTTGTTAAAAGAAAAAATATTTATGAAGTTAGGAGATTTGAAATAATGGAAATTTTACCAAACTTTACTCCAAGAGTTCAACAATCTATAAAAATAGCAAAAAGGCTTGCTGTTGATTTAGAACATGAATTCATTGAGCCCTTGCATTTATTGTATGGAGTTTCTAAAATTCAACATAGCATCTTTCAGTTAATGAATATATCAGGAGAACTTTCCTCCATGAATATAGATCAAATTCTAAACTTAAAGTCTGAAAGCAAATCTTTTTCTATAGATAAATTAACTTACTCCAAATCTTTTAAAAAAATTCTTAGAGAGTCTGTGGTGCTTGCAGAAGCTTACATCCATGATTATGTAGGAATAGAGCATGTTTTAGTTTGCTTATTTCGAGATCGAGATGTTTCAAACTTCTTGGATTCTTTCGGAATTAACTCCAAAGAACTTGCTAAAAATATTTTAACAATATTAGAGGGTGAAGTTATTCATAAATATGATGATGTCAAAAAGTTTCTAAAAGCTAAAGAAGTGCATCTAAATCCTAAAAATGCTCCCATTCCCACAGAAACAAAAACTGTAAAAAACAATCCTGAATTTTTAATTAATTTTAATGATTTAGCAGCTTCAGGAGCTTTTGATAAAGTTGTTTGCAGATCAAGTGATATACAATCATTGACTGAAATTTTATCAAGAAGGCAAAAAAACAATCCTATTCTTTTAGGTGAGGCTGGTGTCGGCAAAACAGCTTTAATCGAAGCTTTGTCGCAACAAATTGTTCAAAAAAAAGTTCCCAATGACCTTAGTTCAAAAACTATTTTTTCTTTAAATTTGAACCATTTAATTTCAGGAACTAAGTATAGAGGACAATTCGAAGAACGTTTTAAAAAACTTTTGGATAAATATTTTGTAGGAACAAATAACATATTATTTATTGATGAAATACATACTCTTATTGGAGCAGGGGGCGCAGAAGGAGGTTTAGATGCGGCTAATATCCTAAAGCCTCTTCTTTCTAGGCGTGACATTTCTTGTATTGGAGCAACCACAATGTCTGAATTTAAAAAAAGCATTGAAAGAGATCCAGCGTTATCTAGAAGATTTCAACCTTTGTATGTAAATGAGCCTTCCCCTGAAGATTGTTTTAAAATTTTAGAATGCTTGACTCCTGAATACGAATCTTTTCATAAGGTTTTGTATAGAAAAAACTCTCTTAAAAAAGCTGTCGATTTAAGTATTCGTTTTTTAAATGATAGATTTTTGCCAGATAAAGCTATTGATTTAATAGATGAAGCTGGAGCTAAGGCTAAAGTTAAGTTTTATAGAAAACCAGAGAATCTCATTAATCTTGAATCTAAATTAGAAAATTTAATTGACGAAGATTTTCAAGAGTCTTGCTCTAAGAAAAAGGGTGTTATTGGAGAAAAAATAGATAATCTCTTCATTGAATATCAAAACCTTTTAGACTCTTGGCAGAAAGATATTGCTAAACAAAAAATTCACATTAATGCTCAAGATATCGAACGTCTAGTCTCTGAAAAAACAGGCTTACCGATTAGCTCTATTTCTTTATCTTTAGATGAAAAGGTTTTGAATTTAAAATCTAAACTCAAAAAAGAGATTGTAGGGCAGGATGAAGCTTTAGATTCTATTTATAGAGCATTAGTTAGATCTACCTGTGGGCTATCTAATCCAGCAAAACCTATAGGCTGTTTTTTATTAACGGGTAAAACTGGGACAGGAAAAACTTTAACTGCTAAAATCATTTCTAAAATCATTTATGGCGGTGAAAATAATTTAATCAGGCTGGACATGGGCGAATTTAGTGAGGCAGCCAGTGTTTCAAAAATTACTGGATCTTCTCCAGGCTATGTTGGTTACGATGAAGGTAGTAAATTTATCGATTCAGTTCGTCGGAATCCTTATAGTGTGATTTTGTTTGATGAAGTAGAAAAAGCTCACCCCGAAGTCTTTAAAAGTTTGCTATCTATTCTTGATGAGGGGAAAATATTTGATAATTTCGGAAGGCAGGCTGATTTTTCTAATTGTTTAATTATTTTAACGAGTAATATAGGTAGTGAAATTATGAGTTCAAGTTCTGGATCTCATATTGGTTTTCAAAATCATGATGCTAAATTAGATATAGTACGAGATAAAGTTATTGATAAAGCTAAATCTTTCTTTTCTCCTGAGTTTATTAACAGATTAGATGAAATTATTTTCTTCTCAGATTTCTCAAATGAAGATTATAAAAGAATAATTAATCAGCATCTCACAAATTTGAATAAAAAAATGGCAAAAAATAACTTCAAAGTTAAAATTTTCCTTGAAAACTCTTTAGTTAATTTTTTTCTAGATGAGCTTTCTAACATTTCTCTTGGAGCTAGACCTATTGAAAGATTATTCCAATCTCATATAGAAACTCCTGTGGCTGAATCAATACTAGCAAAAAAAATAAAATCGAAATCAAATATACATTTTAGATATGAAAATGGGGAAGTAAACTTCTCTTCATAAAAAAAACGCTAAGGCTATACTTATACTTAGTAATATTATTAACTGTTGAATTGTAACATGATGAATCATTACTTATTTATACACATAAAATTTCAATATTTAAGTGTAATAAATAATTAACTTGTGGTATAATACTACAACAACTTGTTCTTTAAAATTTTATGGGCGTGTACTGGATTCGATTTAAATTGAATTAGTATACTGCAAGTAGGAGTTGCATCTGGCTCCTTAAAAAGGTGCAAATGTTTACATGGCAACAAGTCACGTATCAAAGCTTACTCGCCAAACAGCGATTCGCTTGCTTTAGCAGCCTAGTATCTGCTACCTTACAACCTTTGACGCAGATAAAAGGATTGTGGGGTCATCTATCTGCAAAACAGAAAAAGTTTATCTGTTTCATAAACTGTACCACTGAGTATTCGGGGGCCTCAAGTTTGAGTGAATAATTGAAATAGTTAGTTGGATGTTTATATCATAACTTTAAAAAAAATAAACTAAACTTGTAGATGTATATCTTTGAAGATTTAAAGACGGGAGTTCGACTCTCCCCACGTCCACCAATTTATTATGAAAAATAACGAAATACACAGAAGAGAATTTATTGCTAGAGCTGCCAAGTCTTATTTAGGAGTTGGGTTAATGCCATTGGTTGGGTCTTATATTCACGACAATTCCTATGCCTTAACCCCAGGCTCTCGCCCCGCAAAAGCCCGTCATGTCATCTATTTAAACATGGCTGGAGCAATGTCGCACCTTGATACTTTCGACCCAAAACCTCAAAGTCCTGATGTTCAAGGCCCAGTTCAATCTATTAAAACAACTGTTGATGATGTTTTTCTCTCAGAGAATTTACCTACGGTTGCGAAGCATATGCATAATGCGGCTATTGTTCGCTCTGTAACTAGCAATCAAGGAGCTCATGAACAAGCTAGTTATTTAATGCATACGAGCTATCAAAAACGTGGAACAATTGTACATCCTACTTTCGGAAGTTGGGTCTCCAAGCTTTCTGGTTCAATAAATAGAACTATCCCTACTAATGTAAAGATCGGTGGAGGCGGAGGAGGAGCTGGCTTTTTAGAATCTCGTTACGGAGCTTTGCCTATAAGAAATCCTAAGGCAGGGTTAGCTAACAGCTCAATGGCTGATTATTTGGATGCCTCACGATTTAACGATAGAATAAAAACGGCTGAACAATTAAATGCTGTATTTAGCGAAAGATACAATCAAAAAAAAATTCGTGCATATACCGATTTATATAAAGATGCCGTAAAACTCATGCGGAGTGATGACTTAAAAGCTTTTGATATTTCTGCTGAACCAGAAGTTATGGTTGAATTGTATGGTGAAAGCAATTTCGGGCAAGGGTGTTTATTAGCCAGAAGGTTGATCGAAAATAAAGTGCGTTACGTTGAAGTTACCCGTGGAGGTTGGGACACTCATGATAATAACTTTGAACGTGTTGCTGCAAATTGTGTTGATATTGATAAGGCGTTAGGGGCTCTACTTTTTGACCTTGAAGTTCGAGGTTTATTGAATGACACATTAGTCGTTTTAACATCTGAGTTTGGTCGTACTCCAAAAATTAACCCAAGGGATGGTAGAGATCACTGGCCTAAAGCTTTTTCAGCTTTTTTTGCTGGAGGAGCTATAAAAGGTGGGACAATTTATGGTCAGAGCGATGAAAAAGGCATGGAAGTTGATGTGAATCCAGTTAAACCCGAAGACTTAAATGCGACAATTGCGTATGCTTTAGGTCTTTCCATAAATGACATTCATTATTCTCCATCTGGAAGACCTTTCCAGGTCGCTCATAAAGGAGAGCCTATTTTAGAAATTTTGTCTTAGGCTTAATCTTATCTTTTAAATACCCAAGAGCTTCTTCTCTGCCTTTCCACCCTCCTATCACAACTTTTTGATTATCTAGGTTTTTATAATTTGCGAAAAAGTCTTTAGTCTTATCTAAAAATTTTTCGTAAACATCTGTTATATCATTAATGCTTTTATCTTTGCTTGTTGTTGTTAATATTTTATTATCAATAAATCCGCAATCCATCATTTTTAGTATTCCTAAAGGTTTTAGTTTAACCAAAGTTCCAGCCTCAATATGTGGATCACTATCAATCATTACTATATCCACAGGATCCCCATCTTCAGCCAGCGTTGAAGGTATAAATCCATAATTCCCAGGATATATCATTGAGTTGCTCAACTCTCTATCAAACTCAATCATGTTAAAGCCTTCATTTAGTTCACACTTTACATTTGATTCTTTTGGTATTTCAATGATTCCGTAAAATACATTTGGAAATTGTTCTGATTGAATATTTAATTTCATTTTTTAGTGATTCCTTGATCTCTAATCAGATTTATGCCAATAGCTCTTTTGCCAGGTTTATCTGGATCCATATCATTAATCAAATATCTAGGTCCTCTCTCTATCTCCATAATTAATTTACTATAGGGAATTTCATTTTCTTGTAATTCTTTTTCTGTGTGAGCTCTTAAATACTCTGGTCTAGCCGTTGTAAGAATTATCATATGCCCTTCTTCTTGAGCTTTGATTAAATATTCTTTTGTAGACTCTATTACTTCAGCCTTAGATGTTTGATATTTTTCGAATTTTCTGTATTTGAATATTGTACCATCTATATCACAGAAAAAAGTTTTATACTTTTTCATTATTCAGGTCGCTTCCCTGTGAGTTTACCGTCTTGACTAATTTCCCCAGCTCTTATCCTTGTCGCTGATATAGCTTGCATTTCTTTACTTAATTCCAGCTGTTCTATATTATATCCAACTCCCCTACCATAAAATACATCAGTGATATTTGGAAGCTCGACAACTTTAATTTTATCTCCAAATTCTATACAGGCGGACATTATTTCTGCTTTAACTTCTTCAAAATTATAAGGATTTTTTTCGTCTATGCCTCCTACATCTCTTAAAGCAATGCAGCATTGACCTGTACGGTCAATAGCTTCTTTCACTAGAGTTTTATGCCCTACATGAAAAGGTTGATATCTTCCAATTAACAATGCTGTAGGAGCTTGATTGTTCCATTTTTCTGTTTCTTCTAATTTATTTAAAACTTGAGTAGTCCATTCTTCAGGAGTTCCGTCAATCAACCTGATGTCATAATTCATAGGTTTTTCAAACATTTTATTTGTGTCTTCATATCTTCCCTCTTGAATTCTATCAACCCATATAGTGAAATCTGCATTAAAGGCTTTACGAGCTTCCTGCACAGGACATACGAAGTCTGCTACTACGTATCCTCCACCTATTTTAGCCCAGTCACATAATTTCCCCATCCTCTCGGCGTGCTTAATTCTATCATCGTAATTAAACCCCAACTCGGAATATATATCCTGTCTCACAGCATCAGCATTAAACCATGCTGCTCCTAATTTACTTACTAGCATTTCTGCCAATGTCGTTTTGCCTGATCCAGGTAATCCCATTATTAATATTTTTCTTTTTGTTTTCATTGTTTAAGTGTACTACATTATAGTAATATAATCACGAAACTTTTACACGTCATGAATCATAAAACTCCAAAAAAAGAAACTTTATACGAAAAAAAACAATATAAAACCACTGAAGCTCAACGAAAAGCTCAAAAAAAGTATGATGAATCTGATATTTCTCGTCGTAGAGCTCAAAAAAGAGATTACATGCGAAGAAAAAGGTTAGAGAATCCAAATTATTGTAAATGGAAATAGCTTGACTTTTACATTATCCTATGGTACACTGCTTTTATTATGAAAAAAGCAGGAAGACCAAAACGTAGTTCTCAATATAAATTTAGAAGAAAGTCTTTTCCGTTTCACCAATATTGGTTAATGTACTTTACGCATCAATACCAAGATGCTTCAGAAAAAGACTTTATGTGTTTCATAAAAGCTAAATCGTATTTTTTAGCTAAAAGTATTCTCGTTTTAAAATCTAAAGAGGATTATGAAGGGGTAAAAGTTAAAGCTATCTTGGGTTACATGCTCCATAAAGATTATAAAAACACAAGTAATCAAAAAAAATTATCTATAGAAGATTGGAGCGACATAAAAGCTTCTTCTTTTCCCAATGTAAATAATTTTTTATTTAAAAAAGAAATCCCAAGACCAGAAGGTTATACAAATAGATTTAATAAATCAACAGCAAAAGATTGCAAAAATATAGGCTTTAAGAAAGGTTCTGAAAATTGGTCTGCGAAACATCGTAAAAACACCAGCAGACATGTCTCCAAAAGAAAAGGTTTAATTTGGAATGGTGGTGGCTGGGTTCCTTGGGACAAAGAAGAAAGAAAGAAAACTAAAAATCAACTTATTAATGCATTAGTTCTTAATGGCGACAACAGAAAAAAAGCTGCTGAATATTTAAAAATAGGGAGATCTACTTTTTATAAATTAATGCTCAGGTGTGAAGATAAAGCTTGGTGGGATAAACATCACCCAATTGTAAGAGTTCCCCCTCCTAGAGTTTCAAGTGAACAACGTTCTGCAACTCAAAAAAGAGTCATGGCTAAAAGAAGGGCTGATGGAAAACCTTTTTTTGATAAAAGTACAGAGGCTGAGTCTAAAAGAATAGCTAGTCTTCAAAAATCTTTAGCTTTAAAGCGAGATAATTTTAGAAAATCTTTAATACCCAAAATTAAAAAAGCTCTTTCAGAAAATAATAACATTAGATCTTTAGCTGCAAAAAGTTTAGATCTTAAAGAAGGAACTTTTAAAGCTTGGATGCAACGCACTTCGCATTGGGTAAATTGGAAGAACGAATATCCGAGTTCGTATAACCAAAAAGGGAGCAATGTAACATGGAAGAGCTTCAAGTAATAAACCAAAAAAATTCAGATCTTTACGATCAATATCTTTGCGAATTTCAAGAAGATATAAAAAGAATCGTAGGAAAATTTAAAAAAAGTTTTCATGCGTTAACGGACGAAGAAGTTTATAGTGAGTGCAACATGCATTTATTAAAAAGTAAAGACAAAATCTTAAAGACTTTCTCTGAAGGTCAGGAATTCAATCAGGCAGAATTTAAAAAAATAGCTTACCACTTTGCAAAAAATGAAGTGGTCTGGTCTCATTATCGTTTTCAAAACAAGTCTTATAATCGCAGGAAGCTAGATGGAATTATTGAAACGGATGATGGTCCAAAAAGTCTTTTTGAAGCGACCATTGAAACTGCTGGTATAGAGAATGAAGACTTAGATAATGATTTTATCTATTTTACAGCTAATTCTAAAAAGTTTTTTCATGTTTTAAACACCTATTCTTATCTCCTAACAGAGCAAGAGGGTTTAATTATTTCTTATATTCGCAAAGGTTTTAATCAGGATCAAATTGCTGAAAAGCTTGAAGTAACTCATCAAGCGATATCTTTTAGCTTTAAAAATATTCAAGCTAAACTTAGGAGTTATTTTAATTTTGATGAAGTTATGAATGGGGGCTCTGTAGAATCAATTCAAAAAGGGGTTAAAGCTCTCAATAATTTTTTTAATAACTCTAATAAAGAATTACTAATTACAGCAGAGGATAAGAAAAAAATAAAAAAATATATTTTATCTAATCCCAAGCGATATACAGCAGAACAAATTAATAAAAAATTATTTAATTTAAAATATTCAACGAAAAAAGTTTGGGGAGCTATAAAAAGTTTAAAATTAACCAAACAAACTGTAAGCAGGAATAGACCTTTTACAGACGAAGAGAGAAGCTTAATGTTAAAATATTTTAAAGAAGGAAAAACAATTGATGAAGTTTCAAAGCTTGTTGGTGTAAAATTCACTTCTGCTCGAAGAATTAGAGAAGAGTTAGTTCGAAAAGGATTGCTTGAAAAGCTAAACAAAATAAATAAACAAATCAAGTAGCCAAGAAAAAAAATATTCAGCGGCAATAAAACTAGTGGACTATAATGTATTATGAAAAATCTTTTATATAAAACTCGAACATATTTAGTTGGTCATATGCAATATCTCAGCGGCAGGGATTGGAGAAAAGAAGTTACTGATAAACTTACTCCTCTTGAGATTACTTGCTTTAATCCTTATGAAAAGCCATTCATAAAAGATGTTGAAGAAGATGAAGCGTCTCGACAAGAAATGGAAACTTGGATGAAGACCAAACAGTATGATCGGGTCACCGAAAAAATGAAAACTGTTCGAGCTTATGACCTAAATTTAGTTGATCGTAGTGATTTTATCATCGCTCACTTGGTTCCAGATGTTGCAAGCTGGGGTAGTGCAGAAGAAATTGTTACCGCTGTGAGAGAAAAGAAACCTGTATTTATCAGCATGGAAGGGGGCAAGGCTAAAACTCCTTTATGGATGCTAGGAATGTTGCCTCATAAATATATTTACAATAGTCTTGACGAAGTTATAGAAATGTTGTATGCTATAGATAATGGCAGTAAACCAATTGATTCAGATCGCTGGAGATTATTAAGAAAGGATTATAGATAATGGAGATTTTACAATTTTTATTTTTCGCAACAGCTTGCTACTCTTTTTATTACATATATATGTCATGATTATTATAGACAATGTACTAAATTATAATTTCCGCTTTGGTTTTGGTCAGACTCAAGATCTCATAATAAATTCCTTAGAAAAAGAATTTAAACGAGTGCATGGAGATTTACTATTCAATCAATGTTCTTTAATTATTTTAATCGAGAATGAAAATTTCTATCATGTTATCAGAAATAAGCATAAACTCAGAGTTAGCGGAGAGCTAGTCTCTAACCTCTGCAATGATTTAAAATCTCATTTATGAAATATTTGAAATATTCAGATGTAGCTTTAGTGCCTCGATACAATGAAGTTCATAGTAGAATAGATTGTGATACATCTGTTGAATTTCTAGGGCAAAAATTTATTTTACCCATTATCCCTGCTAACATGAAGTCTGTTGTCAATATCGATATAGCAAAGTGGATGAGTGAAAATCTTTATTTTTATATCATGCATAGATTTGATCGTGATCTAACTGAAGATATTGCTAATGCTCAAGATTGGAAATTTATTTCGTTTAGCGTAGGAGCAAAAATTAAAGACAAAATTGCAATTCAAGAAATTGGCAAGAGAGGTCATCGAGTTGATTGCTTAACAATTGATATTGCTCACGGTCATTGTAAGCGAATGAAGGTAATGATTGAGTGGATTAAAAAGCACCTACCTGAAACAAAAATTATCGCTGGCAATGTTGCAGTACCTGAAGCCGTCATTGATCTTTCAGCTTGGGGAGCTGATGCTGTAAAAGTTGGCATAGGCCAAGGATCTCCATGCACAACGAAGGATAAAACAGGCTTTACAATGCCCATGTTTTCCTGTGTTAAAAAATGCTCCAACACTAGCTTTAGTAAAGAAAATGGTTTTATGATTTCAAATGCATCTACTTCTGAAGACTTTGACATACCTCAAAAAGTTCCAATCATTGCGGATGGCGGAATTAAGCATAATGGAGACATTGCTAAAGCTTTGGTTGCTGGAGCTAACATGGTTATGGCTGGAGGCTTATTCGCATCTTGTATAGATAGTCCTGCAAGCTTCACTACCATTAATAACGCTCCTTATAAAGCTTATTTTGGTTCTGCCAGTTTTCAAAACAAAGGCCACAACAACAACATTGAAGGAAAACTTACGAACATTCCTTCCAATGAAATGAGCTATGAAGAAAAATTAAAAGAAATAATGCAAGACTTGCAAAGCTCAATAAGTTATTCAGGTGGAAATAATTTAACTTCTCTTTATAATACAGATTATATTGAAGTATGAATAAATCAAAACTTAAGCAGATAAAAGATATTATGGGTTATGAAGGTTTACCAGAACAAAAACGTTTATTAAGGAGATTTAAAAAATCTTACTCACAACTCAATACCAATGATAAAATAAAAATCATTGAAGAATTAAAATTAAAATTTAGTAGAAAATAATTTATATATAATTAATATAATTATATCCTTTAACAAAAACATTAAAAAATAAATAAAAATGGATACAGAAAAAAACACTCAAGCAAATGACTGGAAACAAAGAGAAGTAGGAGCTCTATGGAAAAAGTCTGGAAAAACTCAGAATTATTTTTCTGGCAGAATTAATCTTGAAAACTATAAAGACCAAGGTTTGGTAAATATTGTTGGCTTTTCTAATAAAGCTAAACAAGACAATCCCAGTGCGCCAGATGTTATTTTGTATTATTCAGCTCCCTCCACAAATTCAGCTTTTGATTTAAATTCTGAATCAACTAAAGAAGAAGAGTCTGGTCAATCCATTAGCGAGAAAGTTGAAACAAAAATCAGTTCACCCACTTCCTCCAAAAAAGATGCTGAAAAAGAAGTGCCTAAGGATGTCGAGTTTGAAGACGAAACACCATTTTGAGTTAAATAAAATTATTTAAACGAAACTTAGTAGAGAATGCAATCAACTTCACGAGACACGTTTTATGTTGTAACTCGAAATGGTCGAAGAATTGAGTCTAAAAATTATTTGGATTTTGATCAAGCTAAATCTAGAGCAGAAAAACTCATTTCTATGGTTCAATCTTGGGATGCAAATTCGATTAATAAAGTTACCATCGTAAAAACATCAAAACCTTTTAATATTCGTTAAATTTTGAGTAAAAAAAATTCATTTTGGGGGGCAAATTTTGTTGAACTTGCTCAAAAAAAAGGCTTTTTAGTTAAAAAAGCTACATCTCATGAATTTTCTCGTTTTATTAATTTTATATTGGTGGGGAAATCTGCAGATGGTAAACCACAATCTGTCTCAGTTTCTTTAAAGCCTTCTTTAAATAAAAAGGGTAATCTATGGGCTTGGATTGAAATTAAAAACAAAAAAGGTAAACCAGGATGGCTTTATGGTGATGCACATTTTATAGTTTTTGAATTCTCAGACTCTTTTTTTTTAATAAAAAGAAAAGATTTATTAGAGTACATAAATGTAAATGTGGATTTCAACTCTCCAATCGTTCAACACTCTTGGGCGGCAAAGTATAAACTTTTCCAAAGACCTTCTCATTTGGATCAAATTACTAAAATTAACCTTTCTAAGCTAAATCCAGATACTGTAGAATTCTCTATATGGAAAAAATGACATTATGAATAAAATAAATTTTGCTTTAGTTACTAGCAATTCACTTATGGATAAAGTTCCCTCTTGGGAATCCTATCAATCAATGGAAGAAGAGCAGTTTTTAGATTTAATCAATTATTCTAAAGAGTTGGTTGATTCAGATTCAGAACATAAGATTACTTTTCTTGTTGTGGCTCAAGGTTTAGATGAGACAGAAGAGCAAGAATCTAAAGAAAAATTAAAACAAGAAGAGCTTGCAGCTCAAGATCTTGAGTATCAAAAATCTTTAAGATCTAAGTCTAAATCAATTATAAATTCAATTTATGGAATTTAATGCTTGACTAACTCAAAGTCTCGCCTTATTATAATATAAATTATTATTTTAATAACATGGATAGTCACTCACAAAAAGAAATTAACAAAGCTATAGATGGTTTTAAAAAACATCAAAATGGACAAAGCTGTAAAACAGATTCTATTTTTAACAGCTCTAGCAACAATGGTAAAGGAGATTCTCCCAGAAATACTAGCGACAAATTCAAAAAAAATTATGATACAATTTTTCCCAATGCCTACAAACCTTCTTGGCAAAAACCTTTAAATGAAAACCGTTAATACAATCTCAAACTATGATGTCTATTTTCGACATCCAAAAAGAAAAACTTTAGTTAATTTAAAGAACGCTCTAAACGATTTTAATTGTTGTGATTTTTCTATAGATTTTTCTAAAATCTCTTTCATGAAGGATTATAAAATTTTTAGTCTTCCAATTTCCTTTTCTTGTGAAGAAGCTATTAATTTTCATTTCTTGGAGTATTTAAATTCAAAAATAGAAGGTATTCCAAGCTTAGAAATCTCTGGTTCTTTCATAGATTCTCATGGTAAAGGATTTTTTTCTTGCCCTTTCAGTAAAAACTATCATAAAATATACAAATCATGATTATACTAAACTTCACTCTTAATAAATTCTTACCTTTCTTACTTATTGGTTTCTTATCTTTTTACTCTTTAGGTTTTTTTAGATTTGAGCCTTATGTAATTCTTGGTCTTGCAATTTTTATTGGTCGTTTTAATTTTAATGCTGGTTATGCAGTAGCATACTGCGAAAAGAATAACATTGACTTAAAAAATGTTGAGTAAGTTGAAAACCAAAATTTTGGGTTTTTTATCTCCACAGTATTATATTGTTTATAAAAATAAAAGCGGGGAAGTAAAAACTTATAGAATTGGAAACATTAATCTTTATAAATCGTTTGGGAACAAATCTTATGATAGAAACAATATTGGTTTTAAAGCTTATTGTTATGGAAGAAATCAGGTTAGATCTTTTCGTCACGATAGAATAATTTCAATAACAAAAAAATAATAACAAAAATAATGCCACATCCAAATGAAAAAATAAAAACTAGTCGATACTACACACATCAAAAATACTTAAAAGAAGAGCTGGAAAAGTTGCCTGAGAATTCTCGCATTCTAGAGCTAGGTGTTGGTGATGGTAGTAGTTCTCTCATGAGTGAATATTGTTTAAGCAACTCATCTTGCAGAGTGCAAGCTTTTGAAACCATGAGTGGTTGGGCTCAAGCAACTAAAGATAAATATTGCCTTTCTTCTAATTACTCTCTTACAGTTTTATCTTCTTGGGATCTATTCGAATCTCATCTTAATACTTTGCATGAATTTAATGTCGAAGACGTAATTTATGATTTAGTATTTGTTGATCAAAGCCCTTGGGCTGCTAGAATCAATTCCATTAAATTACTCTCTAGTCGCGCAAAAGTTTTTATTCTACATGATTATGATTATTATAATAAAAATAAATGGCATAAGACTCAAGGTCTTACAGTTAAATCTAAAAATATTTACATTAACGATGACAGTACCTTTTTAGGTTTAACCTTTGGAAAAGACTTTACACTAGAAGATAATCACTCTATTCTTCCACCAACATTGGTGATGAGAAACAATGCATTTTGAACTTTTTATTAGAAATTGCTTTATTTTCGTGTATAATCTTCTTAGTATATCTTTTTTATATATGCAAAAAGAAAACTTTAAACGCCGATTCTCTAGACCGAGAAAATTCTTTCCTAAAGAATCAACTAACCCAACTTCAATCATCTTTTACTGAAGAGCAAAATCTCTTAAAGCAACATCGCATTGAACTAGATGCTAAAGAAAAAACCTTAACAGAAAACTGCTTAAATCTAGAATCTAAACTAAATGAAGAAGTTCAAAATAGAAAAAAAATACTCAGCCAAAAAAAAAGTAGCGAAGTCAGACTTGGTCAAATTGCAGAAACTCTTGCTCCATTCTTAGATCAGTTTGATTTTGACCCAGAAAACTGCAACTTTCTTGGAAAGCCTATAGACTATATATCTTTTGGTGATGATGAAATAACTTTTATCGAAGTAAAAAGCGGCAATAGTCAACTAAATACAAAACAAAGACATATTCGAGATCTAGTAAAAAATAAGTTTGTAGCTTGGAAGGAAATTAGAATAAAATAATTTAATTAATAAATAATATGAAAAATAAAATCGTATCACTACTATTAGCCTTTGGGCTTTCTAACGCTGCCTTAGCAAACTCCGCTAAGATCGGATATACATCTGACTTCTTCTATCGGGGGGAGCAAAAGGCTCTTGAATCTATTCAAGCATCTGTTGATCTTGAACGGTCTATCGCTGGCTTAAATGCTAGTCTTCATGCATGCACTAATCAATCTATTGACACTGGTGTTGATAGTTATGGATTTGCTGCTGGACTAGGTCAGTCATTCGCTGATGGACTGTTCTCTTTGTATGGTGGCTTTAATCATTTCGAAGATGTGGCTGGTGAAGCTTTGTCTGAAATTTTGGTTAAAGCTTCTCTTAGTACTGTTGCAAATCCTACTCTATCTGTTTATCGTAATGTGGATGACGAGCTTTATACTATTGAAGGTTCTGTCTCTCATTCAGTTGAGCTCTCAGTTGCTGACCTAGGCTTATCTGCTTCTGCTGGCAACACTGATATTACTGAGTCTACTGACCGTTCTTACTATGGTTTTGGAGCTAGTTTATCTCGCTCTGTAGGTGAAGGAGCTACTTTGTCAGGATCTGTTGATTTGATTGATGCTGACGATATTGATCGTGAGTTTGTCTTTGGTACATCCTTGACATTTAAATTCTAAACTTTATAAAAAAAATTATGAAAAATACACTAGACACAATTGGCTGCGCTGTGAAAGGCATTGCAGCAACATTACTCAGCGTTCTTGGACTTCTTGTTGTTGTTCAAGCTGTATTCGGTGCATCTGCTCCTGTAGATGTTATCGGTAACTTACAAGCTTTAGTAGGAGGCTTCGTAGGTCCAGAAACTGGATTTACTTCTTTCCTTACTTTAGTTCTTGTTGTTGCCTTGCTAGCGAAAAACAGCTCTTGCTCTCAAGACAAGTGCGATAAAGGTTAAATTATTCTTTAATCTTTGATATTAAAGGGGGGGGTTTTACCCCCCTTTTTTTTTTGAATTTTATCTCTTTTTAAATATTATATAAGTGTAACACTTAAACATGACCGACGATAACGAATTTTATTTTTCTGGCCCAAAAGATTATGATGAGCAAACAGATTCTTTTCGTATGGATTTAGAGAATTTAATATATAAATACATAGATGAATATGACATCAATACAATAACAATGATGGGAGCCTTACAAGAAAAAATTATTGAGCTAGCTAATGAAGGCAATGTAGAATTCGAGCCTGAAGAAGGTTTTGACGAAGGTGATGACTTTCTTTGATTTCAGATGAGAGATGAATTTGATTACTGTATTATTGGGGGTGGAATCGTAGGTTTCTCAACAGCTTACCTTTTATCTCAAAAATTTCCAAAATCTAAAATAATTCTTCTAGAAAAAGAAAGCAATATTTGCAAGCATCAGACAGGGAGAAATTCTGGAGTTATTCATTCGGGGATTTACTACAAACCAGGATCTCAAAAAGCTTTAAATTGCAGATCTGGCAAGAAAAGTCTTGAAAAGTTTTGTTTAGATAATGATATTAATTTTGAAATTTGTGGTAAAGTTATTGTTGCAACAAATCACCAGGAAACTCCAAGATTGCAAGCTCTATATGAACGAGGTGTTTCAAATGGTGTTGAATGTGAGCTAATCTCCAAAAGTCGACTTCTTGAGATAGAGCCTCACGCTAACGGAGTGGAAGCTATTCATGTAAAAGAGTGTGGGATTATAAATTATACAGATGTTTGTCAAAAATTTTCAGATCTTTTTCGGCAGTTAAATGGTTCAATTTATTTTAATTTCTTAGTTAAAAAAATAAAAAAAATTAAAAATAATAAAGTTTTAGTAAGCTCTGATAGCAATCACATCATATGTAATAAAGTTATAAATTGCGCAGGATTATATTCTGACGATATTGCTAGGCTGTCAGGGGGCAAAAAAAAATTTAAAATTATTCCATTTAAAGGCGAGTATTTTAAATTAAAAAAAGACTCGCAACATTTATGTAAAAATTTAATCTACCCAACTCCGAATCCGCAGTTCCCCTTTTTAGGCGTTCATTTCACAAGAGGGCTAGACAGATCTGTTGAGTGTGGGCCAAATGCAGTCCTAGCTTTTGGTAAAGAAGCTTATGGAAAATTAGACTTTAATCTTGCTGAAACCTTTTCTTCAATTACTTTTCCAGGTTTTCTAAAAATGGCTTCAAAACACTGGAGAATGGGTTTAGAAGAGATGTATAGATCTTATAATAAAAAAGCTTTTGTTAAAGCTCTAAAAAGACTAGTTCCAGAAATAGATTGTAAAGATATCGTTCCTTTTCCTTCTGGGATTAGAGCTCAAGCTTTAGATTCGTCTGGGAATCTAATTGATGATTTTGTCATAGACTCTTCTAATTATATTGTAAACGTTTACAATGCCCCTTCTCCTGCCGCAACTTCATGTCTTAGCATCGCAAAAACAATTATCTCAAAAATTTAATATTTAAAAAAAAAATTATGAACACACTTTTATCAGTGGACTATAAACTTATTTAACAATTCTTATACTATGCCACATCCTTACCACGAACTCCGAAAGAAACAGTGCTGCGATCCTAAACATTTTGATAAATATGGTATATATGATATTTTTCATAATGACCTTAATGTTTTAAATATTATTTGTTACGGTTCAAGACCAGATCAAAGTATTAGTGTGTTTTGTCAGGATGACCGCTGTTTCAAGCAAATGGATAAAACTGTTTGCAAGCATGGTCATTCTACCTTATATTCGATATCTTTCAAGCTTACGTCAGATAAAATAAGAATAAAAGTGGCAGAAGAAGAATTTTCCTCTTCAGTCTCCAAATACCCTTCTTATGAAGGAAAAATTTTAATGTCTACAATGGTGAAAAATGAAGATTCTTACATTTGTCAATGGATTGATCACCATCTAAATTTAGGTATAGATCATTTTATTATTTATGATAATCATGAAGCTGTTGGAGATAGGGGTTCTTATCACTCTGTAGAATCTGACAGTAATCTACCAAAACTCTTAAAAGATTATATTTCACAAAATATTGTAACTTTAATTCGATGGCCCTATGCGAAAAGAAGAGCTTGGAAGAAGACTAAGGCGGGAATAAGTGGACAAGCTACCTCTCAAACACACTCATTACATGCTTTTAGATCAGCTGACTGGATCAGTCTTACCGATATAGATGAGTATCTTTGCTTTAGAAATCCTAAAATAAAAAATATCCCTTCAATGCTTGCCTCTTTAGAGCGCGAGAATTTTCTTCAAAATTCTTCTAAAAAATTCACGAAGGATTCAATTTCGGGTTTTTTTCTTTGTTCAAAAATGTTTTACAACCATGATTTTCAGCCAGAACAAGGTGAAGATTTTTTAAAAATAACAAATTCATCTAATCGAGTTTCCTGGCAGCGTAGAAAGTTTTTTGTCCGCCCAAAGTTTTGCCATAATTTTTCTGTTCATACTCCCACTATGTCAACAGCTCCAGATCTTAGAGTTCCATCAAAGAAAGACTATGAAGATTTAGGGGAAGATCAATTTGCTTGCTGGAATCATTATGCTTTCTTAAATAAAGTTAAAAGAAACAGGGCTATTCCATCAAAAGATTGCAAGCCTCAAGCAGATGATTATATTTTAAGAGAAAATAATAGAAATTTACTTGACTAAAACTATATTATAGTATATAATACTTTGCATGAATTGTAATATAATATATGCTAGTGATGTAGAAGAGTTTTTTTACGAGGACAGTGGATTAAGTGTTACTGAAGGCAATCCTATAGGGGTAGACCTTGATATAGATGAAGAAGTTCATCTAGTTTTATTTGATGAAATTTATTGGGCTCCACCCCATGACTAAAAAACAAAATGAAAAAAATCTTTTTGAGTATCGTATTCGTTACAATGCTGGAACGGATCATTGCTTTTTAGATAGTTATCACTATTATATGGCTGAAACAGCGAATCAAGCTTTCTCATTTCATCAAAATATGATGAAGAATAAAAACCTTCATTGCCAGAATATTTCCATTGAAAAATATAACAAATATTCTGAAAAATGGGAAGACGAAACTTCTTTATTAAAAGAAATAATGAAAGATCTTTGATGGATATCTGTTCAAATCAAATAGTTTATTCAGAACACGGTGTAGATGAATGTTTCGAATATATTAATGGTGATGGAAGAGTTCCTGACGGCCTAGCTGTGGCAATCGTTAATGAAAATAATGTTTTAACTCTTTTTAAAGATGTAAAATATTGCTTGCACGACCATCAGTATTGGGATAATTTTGAGTTAGAGCATGATACTGAAAGGGTTTTTTTCCGTGATTTCGATTAATAAAGAAGATCCTCCTGATGAAGATTTTGATTTAGATTATTTTCAAGATCTTTTAAAAAAAGCTATGCAAGAAGAACTTTCATCTTGTTCAAGTAAAGAGTTAGATATCGTTGATATACTAGATACTATTGATGATTTACTATCTAATCAAAACCTTAAAGAGCTTGATCTAACAATAAAAAGAAAAGAAGATCAATCTTTACAATTATTTATAAATAATATGTTATGATAAAAACAGAGTTAATAGAAGAGTCTTTTTACAAAAAAATAATAGAAAATATTCCAATACTTACAGTTGACTTAATACTTTTGGATAAAAATTCTAAAAAATTTATATTAGTTCGGCGAGCTGATGAACCCTTAAAAGGTGAGTTAATGACTCCAGGAGGTAGAGTTTTTAAAAATGAGAGAATTATGGAAGCAGCGTCAAGAAAATGCCTCGAAGAACTTGGTCTCACAGTTAACTCTATTGAGTGGCAGTTTGTGGGGTTTTTTGAGGGTAGTTTTAACAAAAGCTGTTTTGATTTAGATTGTAATACGCATACGGTCTCCTTAATCTTATCTTCTAGAATTCTTGTCGATAGTTCAAAAATTAAGCTAGATTCTCATTCCTCTGAATGGGTTTTATCTGATTCCCTACCCAGCCATCTTTTATCTACAGGTTATTTATTACCTATTTTAAACAATCTTGATGATTTAAGAAATGGCTAGTTTAAATTATAGAAATTCAAATTTACCTTATAGAATTCAATCTCTATACCCCTCCCTACTTTCTTATGTTAGGGGTAGAATATACTCTATAAATGATGCTGAAGACATTGTCCAGGATTGTCTTGTGATATTACTTCAAAAATCTCACCTCTACAAGGAGGGTGGAAGCTTAAAAGGTTGGGCGTTTAATATAGCGAGATTCCAAATTTTAAAGCATCTTACAAAAATAAAAAGATCAAAAGAAGATTCTGTAGATTATTGCGATGATTTTACTTGCATCAAACATGATCCTTACCTAAACCTTTTAGATAAAGAAATTAAAGAACAGAGACTCTCTTTCTTAAAGAAGGCGAAAGAAAGTGTCTTATCAAAGAGAGAGAGAGAGTTTTTAAATTATTTTGACTCAGGTTTATCTCAAGATCAAATAATAAAGTTGATGAATTTAAAAAATATCAGTCAATATTTTGTCTGGAAACGAAGAGTTGTACAACGCTTAAAACATCATGCGAAGACTTAACAATAGAAAACTAAAAGATTTAATATTGCAACTTCGCTCAGAAGGAAAAAGTTATAATGAAATTGCAAATAAATTAAAATGCTCAAAATCTGTGATTTCTTATCATTGTGGTAACGGCTCTGAAAAAAAACGTCTAAAAAAACAGCGCAAATTAAAACACCCTTTATCTAGTAAAATATCAGGTTTTCGATGCCGAACTAGCCTTGAAGAAGGTAAACGTCAAAAACTTGGAAAAAAAACTGGAGTACGTTTAAAATTAAAAACGTTCAAAAGAGCTTCTCGAAAGCCATTTACTCATGGGGCAGTCAATAATATTCATACTCCTTACACATATAAAGATGTTTTTGATAAAATTGGGGAAAACCCCACTTGTTATTTAACTGGTGAGCCAATTAACTTATTAAATACGGAAAGTTATAATCTCGATCATATTATTCCAGTTTCACAAGGGGGAACAAATGACTTATCAAACTTACAAATATGTTTAAAATCTGCAAATCAAGCTAAAGGAGATTTATCAGTTAAAGATTTAATATCCTTATGTAAAAAAATTATTAATAATAAAAAAAATAGAAAATTTATAAATTCTGAATAATATATATTATATAAACCTTTAATTAAAAATTATCATTATGAATGAAGATCAACAAAAAATATTAAAAAACTTCACAACTCTTGAAGAAGATTTAATGGATAGCGCCCAAAAAGAAGATTTCTCAATCCTTAGAGAAGCTTGGAATATTGAAATTAGCAAACCAGGTTGTACGCAATGCTTAAAAAATGGAGCTATGAGTAAGTATACTCAAATAGCAACAAACATGATTCTTCATAATTTATCCATAGAAGAGGCTAAAGGAGTTTTAGATCTTAGAACTGAGTTATCTAAAGAACATCAAGAGGTTCAGAAGAAAATTAACGAAAAAGTTGAAGCAGAAATACAAAAAATAAAAGAATCTACATAAGAATCTGAACAAGAATAACTCTAAAACTTTAATTACATTGAATAAATTAAAATATTTTACCGCAAAATGGTGTGGTCCATGTCGCTTTTTTCGCCCTACTATTGATGAGCTTATTAAAGAAGGGAGTAATATAGAGATTATTGATATTGATGAAGACTCCAACCAAAGCAAGGCATATGATGTTATGGCTGTACCTACCTTAATCTTTGAAAATTCCAGTGGTACAACTTATGCCAGAACTAGTGGCGTTATTCCTAAGGATTCGATCAAAGACGCTTTAGCTTTCACACCAGAAGAAGGGTAATTGATATGGAAATTGAAGAAGATCCTAATGAAGTTTTTCTGCCAATATATAAAAGCTTAACGGCGGGTCAAATTTTACTAAACGACCTTCACTCTAGGTTCCGTAAAGACCCTGAAGATTCAGAGCTTAAAAACGCTTTATCCTCTTGGTTAGATTCTCAAGATGAACTAATACAACAAGCAGATAAATTCTTTGAAGATTTTAAGCACTTAGATCTCCATATGCCTGATTTAGTAAAAGTGTTAAATAGAGATAGAGCTCTAGCTGAAGATTTGCTTTCGAAAATAAACAGTTGACTTTTGCTTATTTTTTGTTATTGTAGTAGTAATTAACATTAAATATTAAACTATTATGAAAAATTACTTAGAACTAACTGATTTATGGGCAGATGGACGCTACAATACTGTAGCTAAAAAAATACAAGACGAATCTTGGACAAAGAAAGATTTAGCTGAATTTTGCTCTTACTTCGCTAAATATTACGGATTAAAAGAGCTAAATATTTTACATAAATTTTTGTAATTCATTGCCGCCTTAGCTCAGCTGGTAGAGCAGTTGATTTGTAATCATCAGGTCGTCGGTTCGATCCCGACAGGCGGCTCCACTAATTTTTTACTTAATTAAACAATTGTATATTTCGTTCATTATTTTAGGCTTGACATAGTGGCTTGTTATCATTCCTCTTTCAATAATGTCTTTGAATGGTTGCTCTTCTTTTTGATTCGGAGACCCTCCCGCGAATTTCTTACTTCCAATTAACGGGATGTTTTGTTTTTCTAAGGCTAAGCCTATAGAATAATCTTCAGCATCTAAATGCAGTCTGTGATCATTGTATATATATTTCATTTTTTCTACACATTTGCTAACAGCTTTACGACTTAATACATATCCACCCCCACCCTGAGCATAACGGCAGTAACCTTTACTGCTTCGTATGGGTTTTCCCATGTAAAGATCTTGATGCTTTTCAAAGTTATCTAATAAATTAACTAACTCTTCTACTTTCACATAGGTATCATCATCACATTTAAATAAAAAATCCCAATTATACTCAAGTGATTTTAATAACATTTTGTAAGTTTTTTCGGGTAATCTAGCTCTCAATTCCCCTTTTTCTGGAGAGCAATCCCATGTTTTTTCCATTTTTTTGGCTTGATCTGAATCTCCATAGAAAAAATAGTCATGAGGTTTTTTAATATCTTTTATCCAAGTATCTAAACATGCTTTTGCGCGATCTTCAGTTTTTGAGCATGTGAGTATTGTTATTAAAATTTTATTTTTCATATCATCTTTATTTATCGCCGCATTTATCATCGTAGTATTCGGCGTAGTGTTTGTGTCTTGTTTTATTTTGAAAGTATTTCATATTGTTCCATCGAAAGTAGTTTTAAGTTGTTTAATTTTTCTATTATCAAATAATCTTTGTGTAGATATTTTTTTAAAAATTCACGATATTCTTCTTTAAGTTCTTTTTTTCTTTTGCTATTATTTTTTTCATGTAATCCTTCGACTTTAATATCAAAAATATTTTCAATATCTTTGTTTAAATTTTTCGTGCAAACAATACCAATTATATTGCTAGGGTTGCATTGATTGAAGAAATCTCCAAGATAATAATGTATATCTTCTTTTAAATGATGAACATATTGTTTTTTAAGTATTGTAATATCGTCCTGAATTAGGCTTTCTATCGTTGGGTATTTTTGAAAAAATTCATATTCTCCACGAAAACTATTTTTTTGGCTAGTTGACGCGAGATACTTTCTCCAATAAAAAGCGGACACAAATCTTTCTACTGGGTTTCTTAATGCAATGAGATATTTTTTGCAAGATTTATATTCTTCTCTCTCATAAACATGAATTACATTAAAATTAAAATTATATTTTTTTAGCAAGGAGCGAATCGTAGATCCTCCACACTTCCCTATATGTATAAACGTAAAATTCTCATTCATCTTGTAATTATTTATTCTCCAAATTTATAGCCGAAATACTCGATGTCTCGTGCGTATCGTTTTGCGACAATCTCACGAGTCATATCATTGTAGTATTCGGTGTAGTGTTTGTGTTTTGTTTTGTTTATATGTAGAAGTTGTTGTTGGGGAATTCCAATTTCGTCGCACACAATGTTGAAGTCTTGCTGGAGGTTTTCAAATTTACCTATAAAATTAATTTTATTATTAATAAATTTATATTGACTCACACAATGATTGCCCATTACTCCATTTAAACTTCTTTCCGCCAAATATATTAATTCTTTTTTAATGTCATCGCTCAATTTTAATCTGTTTTTCAAGTAAAAATATTCAGACACTAAACGGTCAAAAGGATTTCTTACAAAAGTAAAGGAGTAGAATTTATCAAAATTCGGATGAAGAACTTTGGATTCTTCAATGTCGTCTAAAGTGCAATGATTTAATGGGTATTTTAACTTTAAATTATGAGGCCAAGTCCCACTCTTAAAAATGCAACTGTCATCCGCTAAAGTTTTTTCAATACTGGATCCGCAACACTTAGGGATGTGAATAAAAATAAATTTATTTTTTAAACATATCATGGATTTATTATCATTTTTAAAATTTATTGTTTATGGATTGGTATTTTATATAAATACACTTAAAAGCTACCAAATATGTTCTGAGTGAAAATCTTTAATAGGTTGATCTTTAGGTATTATTATTGAGCTTTTGGATATATAACTAATCCATGTAGATAGGGAAGAATTGCAGGGCATGAAGTATTTGCTGTTTACCATTTTATTTATATCATCTTGAAGGGATTGGACGTCTCCACGATGTATTGTTAAGTTGTCGTATTTTTTAAATATTTCTAAATCATCACTATAATTTTTTTCAGTAAAAATATTGATTGGTAAATTTGGCATTTTTTTTTGAAATGAAATTATATATTTTTCAAAATATTCAGTAGGCCATCTCATTTCCGCGTGCTCAGTGAAGCATCGGCTGCTAGGATTAGCAACGTCACCCCTTCTAACATGAATGGAAAGGCACTTTAAAACCTCAGAATTGTTATCTTTAAAATAAAGATCTCTCAAGGTTGGAATGAATTTTGTAATAAAAACATCCTCATTAATTAATTTAGATTGAAACCACTCTGTTAATTGATAAGGGTGGATTCTGGTATGATTCCACAATGTAATTAAAGAATTATTGGGCAAATCTGAAATTTTATTTTTGATTTTACAGAAAGTTTGAAACGACATCCCTGGGTAATGCATCTCTTTAATATCAATTGATTGGCTAAATTTGTAATCTTCTAAGTTTTTATTGATTGGAAACTTTAAAATCTGTTGTTTGGAGTTCCATTGCTGTATGGGTAGGACTGTTAAATCTTTTATTAAAAAAGAAAACATATAACAAGTAAAAAAATCTTTCAAGCAGTGACCGCTACGGCCATGCTTAGGGTTTCTAAGCGTTATGTATTTCATTAGTGTTCGCCAAATTCATATCCAAAATACTCAATGTCTTTTGCAAATCGTTGCGCGACAATTTGACGAGTTTCATCATCGTAGTATTCGGTATAGTGTTTAAATTTCTCTCCCCTTTCGAGTCTCTTACTTCTTCTATTGACTTTTTGTGAGGCTTTTTTTGGCAAGCCTATTTTTTTGCTTATAAAATCGAAATCAGTATCATATGTCTCTACTTTTCCTATAAAATCTATTTTTCGATCTAGCCACTCAACCATCGGCCTAAAGTGTAATACCTCCATCATTTTATCTAAATCCTTTTTAACGAATCGCTTAAAATCTTTCGATAAAGTTGCTCCAATTTCAGCATCACCTTCGTTTAAGTGAATTTCATGTTTATGAGTTATGCCCGATGTTAAATATTGATGAGCGCTGACCAATCTATCATATGGATTCCTAACCATAGAAAATACAAAACATTCTTTCCTGTAAAACTTGTCATAAAAAGAAACTTCTTTATGAAAATTATAACCTTCAGGTACATCGTCATTTATAACCTCTACGATTTTATGGAACCATGAACCTGCAGCTTTAGGGATATGAATGAAAAGAGGTTTAACTTTAATTTTTATCTTCCCCAACTCAATATTTTTTTTAAGTTCTATTTGTTTTTTTGAAAAATTCATTTTAAAAATTTATTTTCAATTATTTCAACTCTTGCTTCGTCTAATTTTTTATTTTTATATTTTTCTGGCTCTTGCTCTATAATTGTTGCTACACAATAGTGAGATATATGAAAAGCCCTGCATGTTTGAAATTCCTTTGGTCTTAGTAAATCCACATCTCTTTTTGGATTTCTTGAAAATTTTGCATCATATTTTTTCCAAAGTTGCTTAGCTTCTGAATTGAAATGTTCCATAAAATTAAATTTAAAAAACTCTTGGTCATGATAATGATCAACAATTTTAATTAAGTGCTCAATCCTATTCATTGTAACTTCAAAAAAAGCTTCTGAAATTTTTTTGAATTGCTCTGCTGTGCCAGATGCCATACAAGGACAATCAGCATCTAAAAAATGAAGTTTTTTTGAAATTGGTTGATCAACCCTCCATCTTCCACTGTTGATTATATCATAATCTGAAACAAAAAACCTCTCTTCCTTATCTTGAACCGTACTGTAAGCTAACCATCTTGTAAAACAACTAAGTCCATAATTAGACAACTTTTTCCCTGTGGTTTTTTGGAATATAAACTTCATTTGCTTTAAAAACTGATGATATTCTTCCGTTTTTTTCGCGTCTTTTTCTCCTAGAACTATAGCTTCGAACCCCTGCCTTTGCCAACTCTCTTTCCAAAGTTCTAACAATTTTTCTTGTCCAGAATGATTTATATCTTCAAAATAAGTATATATTTTCACATTTTTACTTACACGTTTTTTTGAAATTTAAATTATAAAAAAGCTTAGTTCTGTGTAATATAAAATTATGAACAATGTTATTTACTCTCAAGATTTATGTATTTTTTTTCCAACTACTTTAAAAGAGTATGAAAATAAAAGTCTTGAAAAATCTTTAGACAAATTAATAAGTACAACTCCTTCTTCACAATATAGCTTTGACTTATTTTTGTTTTTTGATCAACATAGCTCAGATAACTATAAAAGACTTTCAAAATATTCTCATAGTAAATTTATAAATAATCTTCAAATTCATGTCTTAAATATACCAGAAAATGACAATTTGTATTACCAACCATGGCAAGGGAAAAATAACGAACCAAAAATAACGCCTCGCTTAGGTTTCTCTTCAGGTCCAGCATTGTCTTTCTTTGAGAGTTTATACTATTTAATAAAAAACTTCCCTAAACATAAAAATTTTCTACTTTTAGAGGCTGATGTTCAAATCGTTCAAGAATACTGGTTTGATAAGCTTTCTACTTTTGCTATTAATACTGACTTTTCTATAGCTGGCTCTAAATACAAAGGCACTCAAAAATGGCATAGACTTTTGGAATACAAAGATCATTTAAATGGTATAGCTATTTACAAAAATACTCCAGATCTTTTAAAAATTCTAAAATCTAGTGAAGACCATATGGCTTCTGTTGTTGCTCTTGGAAATCCTGCTATAAATTTTGATGTTGCAATAGATGAGTGGAGAAGAGAAAAATCGCCTCCAGGCTTCTTTAATAAAAGCAATCAATTTTTAAACATAAAATATATTACAAATGCCTCCGACGAGCAAGATGGTTCCGTCTCAAAAGCAACTTTTTTGAAGTATTATCCTGATACATTAATTTTACATCATAAAACCTCAACCAATAACTTTTCTTTTGAATTGACGGGCTCACAAAACAAACAAACATCTTTTGGTCCTATTCTAAATTTTGCAAAAAATTATTTTCAGCCTTCTGATCAAAAACTAGGAATACCTCTTTTCTTCCACATACCTAAGCACGCAGGCACTGCAATGCTCGGCTTAATGTCCTGTTTCTATCGGTATTATCATGAAACCCAAATGCCTTGCGACATTTTTAAAACAACCAGAATTAGTGTCATTAAAGACGGTGGTTACATATATTCGTTATTTTGTTATTGTAGAGAAAAAGATTTGAAAGATTTCTTGAGTGACGACCTCATCGTATATGAGTCTCCTTCTCATTATGAAATAGATTTTAAGAATGTTAGCTCTGATTTTCTGGACAGGATTTCTACTTTCAGTATTTTTGTTTATCCTGGCGGCACTCGGATGACTGAATCTCTTTCTAGTTTCTTTGATTCTGATTTTTATTACTTTATGCCTTTTACTGTACTGAGAGATCCTTTTGAAAAAGCTTTGTCTGTTTTTGAGTATCAAGGAGATGTCTCCTCAGATAATGCGAAGCAGGCTTTTTCCGATTTTATATCTGGTATTCAACAAGAGGATAGTTGGTTCCTCAGGAATATCTTAGACTTACCTCAATTTTTTGAAATCAATGATAACATTTTTAATATTTTCAAACAGGTGATTAAAAGTTTTAAATTCATGACTATAGAATCTGGCTCTGGTCAAACACTTAATTTATTTAAGCAAGTCTCTAAAATATATAAAAAATTATATAATTTAGAATGGAATGATATTCCATCTGAATGGTTTAATGAAATGGTTCAAATTAATGAAAATAAAAATAAATCTAATTTCAAGAAAGAAGATATTAATCAAGATACATTAAATTTATTTCATATTACAACTGAATTTGATTATAAATTATACAATAAATTTCGCAAAAAGATTAATTAATACTCTCTACCATCTCCATGGCCCCTATCATAATAAAAGCAAGGAGTCTTAATGTATGAACTCTTATTAATTTCTTTTAAACATCTTAACCAGCAGTCATAATCTTCCCTTCCGTTCCTAAGGTTATTCATATAATTTATAGACTCTAGAACTTTTTTTTCTATAATGACGGAGCTGGTTATCATACAGTTATGAGTCTTCAAAAAATCGTAGTCCCAAATTTCAGGAAAACCATTGTTTAATTTATCGCTACCTCTTTTTTTGTATATGTTCTGCAGGGTGCTTTTATAATTTTCTTCATTGTATAACTTATAATCTTTGCTAACATCAAAAACTCCTGACCCAATTAATCCATCTGAGGAAGACATTTTTGTATTGTCTTTAATCATTGCATTTAACTGAAGTTCTATTTTTTCGGGCAGCCAAATATCATCATCATCACAAAAAGCTATATACTCTCCTGAGGCTATTTTACTACCTTGATTTCTAACGAAACCTCCGCAAGGATAGCCAAATTTTTTCCTACTGTTTTCTCCCAAGTGTATTATCGTTACTCCGCTTGAGTGCCAATCATATTGGTAGTATTCTTTTTGTGTTGAGCTATCGTTGATAACTATAATTTCAATATTTGAATAAGTTTGAGTTTTTATTGATTTTATAGTGTTGAGCAAGTATTTAAATCTATTGTATGTAGGGATAATTGCTGTTACAGTTTTCATATACTTATATATTAAGTTTGAATTTAATTTTATCAATTTTTTGTGTAATCATAGTCATCTCAATGAAAAAATACTCCAAAATCAGCTTACTTTGGGAAACATTTCATTTCTACAGCTCTGAAATATCAAAGCAAGAAGAAAAGCATTTAAAAGAAATAGAACTCCTAGCTTCCAGCATGAGTAAAACTAAAAACTTACAATCAGAAACTATAAAAAAACAAAAGCGGGAATGCTTAAAAACTGTAGATTCTTTAATTAATTTGTATCGAAAGCAAATTTTATGCATACATGATTTGCTTGATTTTCATCAATCAGAAGAAATACCACTTGAATTTGAAGTGGATTCCAAAAGTTTAAATTTCCTAGAAAATGTAACAGAAAGTTTAATATCCGAAATGATGTTGACCAGAGAAAATTTGCTTTTTGATTGACTTTTGGTTATTTTTTTGTTAGACTTGTGGAGTTTGAATATTTTATCTCTTTTTTCTAATGTTGGCTTTGGTGAAGCCTTGTTAAATAAATCTGAATTTAAAGTTTTATTTTCTAATGAAATTGAAGAAAATCGTTGTGATTTATATAAAAAACTTCACCCACAATCTTCTTGTATTTGTGGAGACATTGCCGATTATAAAATTCGATCTAATTTAGTTAATCAATGTCTAAACCATTCAGAAAAAATCGACTTGGTTATTGCTACCCCTCCTTGCCAAGGAATGAGTGCGGCAAACGCCCTTAAAACCCCCAATGATTCACGAAATCTTCTTATTGTATACGCTTTAGAAATTTTTAATTCAATTAATGCTAAATATATGTTAATTGAAAATGTTCCACAAATGCCAAAAACCTATATCAATAGAAATAATTGTGTAGTGAAAATTTCCGATTATATAAAATCAGCCATACCAAAAGAAATGGAAGCAATTTTTTATACTCTTGATTCAAAAAATTTTGGCATTCCTCAGTCTCGAAAACGCTCTATTTGTTTGATATCAAAATCAGGAGAATGGAAAGCTCCAGAATTTTCTAAGAAAAGTGTGACTCTCAGAGATGCAATTGGACACTTACCTTCTCTGGGTAATGGTGAAGCATCAGATCTTCCTTGGCATTTTTCTCCAAACCATAACTCAAATCATGTTCGCTGGATGTCTGCAACTCCTGAAGGTCAAACAGCTTTTAATAATAAAGTTGAATACCCCAAAAAAGATGGTAGAAAAATAAAAGGCTTTATGACAACTTATAAAAGAATGTATTGGGATAAGCCAGCTTCGACAGTTACTATGACCAATGGTTCGATTTCAAGCCAGAACAATGTTCACCCCTCTGACCCTAGAGTTCTTTCAATTCGAGAATTGCTATGCGTATGTGGATTACCAGAAAATTATCTTGATAAATTTGCTCATTTTGAAAACGGCAATTCATTTTCATATGACTATAAACCTTCTTTTATTCGAAAAGTTATTGGCGAAATTTTCTTGCCTCAAATGTGCCTATCATTACTGCAGTCTTTGCCAAAAAATGAAAAGTAAAAAACAAAATCTTTTAAAATGTGTTGAAGAATTATCGGAATTAACTACTAGATTACTCCAATACATCAATAAAGGTAAAATTTATAAAAAGAAAATATTACTTGAGATTGAAGATGTTGAAAAACAAATTACTATAATAAAATATACTATGAAGTAATAAATGCGTCAAAACGAAACAGAAGAAAAATTCCGCAATTTATGTCTTAATCGAGGCTTAAATATAGAAAAATCTAAAAAATCGCAAGACATTTCTGAGCATTGGGACTTCAAAGTTAATGATAGTTTGGTTGATGTTAAAGGTTTAAAAAGAGTTTCAAGATCTGACAAGTCTTTTTCTTATGATTTGACATGGGTCGAATTCACGAATGTTTTAGGCGAAAAGGGTTGGCTTCAGTGCTGTGCGGATTATATTGCTTTTGAAAGTACGGATTGCTTCATAATTGTTTCCAGAAAAGATCTTTTAGAGTATTGTTATCGAAATGTTCAACAAACTGTTGTTAACAAATCTCAAGATGCTTTGTATAAAATGTATTCCCGAAGAGGTCGAAAAGATGTAATTTCTTTAATCTCTTTAAAACATTTGTCGAAAAACATTAAAACCTGGAAGCTTAAGTTTTAATTTTTGTGTAATAATTAATTGTAATGAATCTAATCGATCAAGCCATCTCAGCAGAATCAATGTTAAAATTTTCAAATGCAGAAAATACCTTTCATCCTTTTGGGTATAATACTGACACTGCTTCTGGCAGTATTTCATATAAACTCAGAGGTCAGTCAGGAAATCAGCTTTTTCCACTTTTATTATCAAGTTATCTTGCATTTAAAAATAATTTAAAAATAAATTATCAGAAAAATAGGTTGCTAGATTTAAAAATCCCATCGCTAGACGTAGACCCCTCAGTTACTCGTCAGCCAGTTCATCACATTAATGACGATTATACGAATAGAGATATTATCTTACCTACGGCGTATTATCAAAATTCTAGAATTTTTAATTCCATAAAAGACGATCTCGTTAATCATATTATCGATATTCCAAATATGACCTTAAATACGGAAGATGTTGCGATGCATGTTCGCTTAGACGGCTTTCAACATAGTGGTAAAGAATCTTCAAATATTATACATCCTTCTTGGTATATTAATATTTTAAATAATTTAAAATTTAATCGTTTATATATTGTTCTAGATACTTTTTCGGGTAAAGTTTGGAAACAAGATAAAAACTCTTACCTATCTTTCTTCTCTGACTTTAATCCCATTATAGTTTCAAGCTCAGAAAAAGATGATTTTAATTTCTTGAGGTCTTTTAATACTTTTATCTCTTCTAATAGCACCTTTTCCTGGTGGTGTGCTTTTTTGAGTTACGGCTCTAATAAATTTATGCCTCCTTACTTCGAAGGGGCTCATTCACGGTTGAGTGATATTGATAAGTCAACAGTTGTAGATTCTAATTATAACTTCATTGATTTGAATGATTTAACTTTATATAAAAAATCAGAAAAATATATTCAAGATCGTCTAGCTTATATTCCTGATAGCAGTAAACAGTTACCAATTTACTTATGAATTTTGAAGAAGCTGCATTGAAATATGATTTTGAGTATAGATTTTTGCTCCATACATTATATTTTAATTTTTCAATTTTTGATTTGTTGCCTTGTAAAAATTTAGAAGCTGAAATTGGATCTTTTTTTCCAAAAGAGCGAATTGATAGCCTTGCAGATAACTTAGGTATAGAATTATCTGAAAAAACTAAAATAATCCATTTATTGTCAAGACTTTTTGACTTCTTCTCCATGGAGAGAGAAAAAGATCCTGAAGAATATTTTGCTCGAATATCTTACTATAAAAAATTACCACCTATTGAAAGTTATTTCTATGAAGCATAAGCATTTACTTGTTAGTTCTACCTTTAAATCAACTCCGTTTAAAAATACTCAATTTACAAGCGACTGGATGAGAAGTTTAGTGGATCTAATTGATATGAAAATTCTCTATGCTCCTAGATCTGTGATGTGTGATAAAGAAGGTAACGAAGGCATTAGTTCTTTCTGCTTAATTACTACAAGCCATATAGCTCTTCATTCTTGGGAAAAAACAGAGCCTAACTTAGTTCAGTTGGATATTTATAGCTGTAAGTCTTTTGATCACACTCTTGTTTTAGATGAATTTAAAAAGTTCTCTCCTTTAACAATTGGCTGTAAATTCCTTGATCGTTCTATATCGTCTACTCAAGGCTGGGCTATGGGCGACACAAATGGATTATAATGAAAATTTACTTCAAGCATTATTCGGGAGCGATTCAGGAATATGATTATATGTTTTTCGATTGCATGGCTCAAGTGCCACTCGAAGAAGAAGATTTAGCTCTACAAGAAGGCTGGCTACCCGATGATTATTTTATCCCAAATAACGAAGAAAAAAACCACTGGTATCAAGCTAGACAAACTAGAATAAATTTAAAAAACTTCAAAGAAACTAAAAGCTCAAAAAAGGCTAGAAAAAAATGCGATAAAATCCAAATAAAGAGCTACAGATCTGAAGAAGTTAATTTAGATGTATTAAATAATATTTTTGAAAAATATATAAAATATAAAAATTTTAAATCTTGGGAGTTAGCTCCATTAATTAAATTAGAGAAAAATCGTAAGTTCTTTTTGGTCTATCATTCCCCAAATGAAAACGGTGGTTGGCACAGCCCAATAGCTTTTACCTACATGAGGGATGTAGGTAGTAATAGTGTTTTCTCCACTCAATTTGCTTGGGACTATGAAGATCCAAAATTATATTTAGGCAAATATGCAAATTTAGCTGAAATCGATTATTGCATAAAAAACAATAAAGATTATATGTATACGGGCATGGGTTATGAAAACTGCTGTATTTACAAATCTGACTATCAAGGGTTTGAATTTTGGACGGGAGAAAAATGGTCAAATGACGTAGAGCATTATAAATTTTTATGCGAGAGAGATTCAAGAATTATAAAAACAAAAGACCTTGACAAAATAAAAAGATATGATGATAAACATTTTTTTGCATGATTGAGGATTATATAAATTATGTCTCTATAAAAAAAAGTAGACAATGAAAAAACTTTGGTTAATTTGGGCGCGAACATTAGATCATCGAGTTGGTAAAACAGATGCCGATCAGCCAGACATACCTATATTGTCTCTAAAAGAAGCAAGGTTTAGCTTGATCCTTAGAACTATAATAGTCGTTTTAAATATGATAACTTGTTTATTTATCATAGCAAATATTATTAAAAATTGGTAAATATGAAAAAATACGATCAAATAAATAAAGACATACTAAAATCTCTACCCAATCCAAGTAAGGGTGCATATGAAATAAAAGTAAAAGTACCTGAATTTACATTTTTAGGAGTAAAGGAACAGCCCGATTTTGCAAACGCTTATCTTAGTTTTTATCCAAAAAATAAGATTATAGAATTAAAAAGCCTCAAGCAATATGTCTTTCATTTAAGAGATATAGCTGTCTCTTATGAAAGATTAATTAATATTTTATATGATCACTTAATGGATGTTTATGAACCCGAAAGGTTAAGGATAGTTATGGTATTTAATCCAAGAGGAGGTATATCGTCAAAATTAACTATTGATTCAGATTGGTCTGCACGAGGTGGATTTGAAAAATTTAAAGATTGGGTTGAAAAAGAAGAAGAATGGAATGTGGCTATGTGATGGATGAAAAAGAACTACCCGATAATGTTGCCCCAAATCCTCATTCTCTTCCTTACGCTAGTAATGTGGGCGCTCCTATTATTCGCCCCGATCATAGCCTTGAAGGATGGAAAGTTGGAGCGGTTCATTCTGCAAATAAACATTATGAAGAACGCTTTAACAAGTTAAAAAAACAATTTAAAGAGCTTGCTGAAGATGTTAAATGGAACGAAATAATATTCAATGCAGAAATGAGAATGAAACCTGTTATCGGACAAATATATTATCTATACAAAAAAGATAATGGAAAACATTTCATGAGTTTATTTGCTCCCAATGAATGCTCTTGGGGAGAAAAGCACCAAGGCTCTTTCAGGTTAAATTATGATAATCGTTGGGAGTTGATCAAAAATGATTAAGGATTACATAGATTATATTTCTCTTAAAAGAGATGAGCTTGGGGGTCATGCAATTTGCCCTTTTGCTAAAAGTTTTTTAAATAAAATAAAAATAATTCAGTCTACTAATTTTATGGCAGATGCTTTTGATTGCATACAAAATAAAACGCATCCAATGCTATATTTAATTTATGGTAGCTCAAAACAATTTGATAAAAAATGGTTAGAAGAATTCTGCAATGATCACCAACAATTTGCAAAAACAAAAGACTTGTGGTTAATTTGGGATCATCCTGATCAAATAAATAAAATAAATGGAATTAAAACAAATAATAAAGAATATGCCATATTAATGATACAAAAATTATCAGAGCTAAATGAGTACTCAAATAAGTTGCGTAATACAAATTATTATGATTTTTGGGACAAAGAGTATTATGATAAAATAGTAGGAGATAGAGGAGGCGTGGGCATTTTTGAAAATTATAAAAACTTGTCTGACGATTGTTTTGAAGAAATGTTGATGCACTCAACTTTAAATAGAAAATGAGTGTATAAACTTTATTATATATAATATAACCTTTACCTTTTAAAATGAATTTATCAGAACAAGACATACAAGATATTTACTCTACATATATAGTGCCCAAGGGGTCAAAAAAATATTTAAACAGATATAGAGAATTGCCTGACAATCCAAATAAAAAATGGGACTGGAACAGAAAAGATGTGCCTAGAATTTTTGCTGTATTAGAGTTCAAAAAATTCATGGATGAAAATAATTTCTTTTTTGATAAGGTTTTATCGTTAAACGGTGGTCGCGATCCTGAATATGAACACTTAAAGTTTAATAAAAAAATTAACTATAATTATGTTGACGATAAAATCAACTATGATTTACATACTCTAAACTTACCAGAAAAAGATTTTGATTTCTTTATGTCGAATCAAACACTAGAACATGTTTACGATCCAGTCAAGGTTGTTACAAATATATATAATCATATGAACAAAAATGGTATTGTTTATATGAATTTACCCGCAGTTAACAAACCTCACTCGACCCCTTTTCATCATTTTACAGGTATAACACCTGTTGGTTTGGGTTGTATTTTTAAAAGCTCTGGATTTAAAATATTAGATATAGGTTTTTGGGGCAATTCATCGTATCATAATTTTATTTTTAACAACAAAAAATGGCCTGATTACAAACAAGTCACTGATTACACTTCTAATGTTAATGCTCCTGTTATAACTTGGATTTTTGCTCAAAAATAAATCGACATTAAAAAGTAGACTTATTATGAAAAAAACCTTAAAAGAAGAGTTACAACCCAGTATTGTTTTAACTTCGTTAGGGGACTTTCAAGATTATATAATATACAATATACGTCAATTACTGACACTCGAATATAATGTTTATGTTATTACAGAAAAAGAGTTTTCTTCAAAATTTGTAGAATTCTTTGATTCTCCAAGTTTTAATATAGTGCATGCTTCAAATTTAGATTTATCTTATTTTAATAATAAATCTGAATTAAATAAAAATTACAGAAACGGTTTTTGGCATAATGCATCACTTCGATTTTTTGCAATCAGAGAATGGATGCGAAATTATGATATGAAACACATCGTTCACTTGGAAAACGATGTATTACTTTATACAAAAATGCTTTATAATTTTGGTAATTATTTGTATTTAGTTATGGATTGGAAGGATAGATCTATTCCAGGAATTATCTACATTCCTAGCGCAGAGTTTTTGGATGACTTATGTGATAATTATAACCCCAAATCTCATGACATGAGAAATCTCGCAAGTTTTTATCATAGAAATAAAAACACTTTTGTTAAAAGTTTTCCAATAATAGACGGCAGTTTAAAGCAGGGTGAAGATAAAAAAGGGCGAATTGTAGAAATAAATAAAGATCACCCTTGGTCATTTGTAGTTAATGAAAATTTTGATCATTTTGGTAGTATTTTTGATGGAGCGTCTATTGGTCAATACTTATGTGGAGTAGACCCTCGAAACAAAGCGGGGGACACTTCTGGCTTTGTAAACGAAACTTGTATTGTCAAATACGATAACTATTCTTTTAAGTGGGTTCAAAAGGGTAAGTTGTATTTCCCATATATTGAAATTAACAAAAAGTTGATACCGATTAATAATCTCCATATGCATTGTAAAAATTTGGAGCCGTATACAATTTATAATACTGCTATTAGTAAATATATAAAAAAAGTGTAACATACTTACAATCATGCCATTTAAACCCTCAATTACAAATGCTATTCCTATAGTTTTCAGACATATTCTCTTATTAGAATCAGCGGTTAAAAATATTTTAAACCAAACCGTTTTACCTAATGAAATAATTTTATGTATATCAAACTATAGACCGAAAACAGCATCGGAGCAAAAATCTGCCGATGAAATTATTATTAAAATAAAACAGGCAGTCCCTCGTTCAATAAAATTAAAACTTGTTATCAATAAAAAAGAAATATATGCTGGTAAAAATCGAGAGACGGCATACCATTTATGCACCTCGGACATAATTATATATCAAGACTGTGATGATTTCTGCCATAAACAGAGGAATGAAATTTTTCTTAAATCTTATTTAAAAACTAAAGCTCCCTTCATTTGCCATGGCTGGACAGGGGATTTAGATGCTTTAAAGACTCTTATAAATTTTAATGAAATCGAGCTTGTTGATCGTGCTTCTTCTAAAAAAACGTGTGTGCATAACGGGGCTATATTTTTAAATAAATCAATAATTGGACACATCAAAAAATTCCCCAATAGCAAAAAAGGGCAGGATGTTCTTTTTAATAAAATGCTTTTAAGAGCAAATATTCCATCAAAAGTGATATTATGCAATGATTTATATGTTTACAATAATTATCTAAGCAGTAAAAGCGGTGGAAAAGGTCCAGTTTCCCCTGATAAATTGAAGCCTCAATGATAAATATATAAAAATATAATATACTTACAATCATGCCATTTTAAAACAATAAATCAACATGCCTTTTACGATGATCAATAATATAATCGACGCTCATTTTTCAAAAACAAATCAATATGGTAAAAATCATAAGTTGGCTCATTACCCAGATGGGTCTTCAATTGCTGGTGGACAGCCAAGTGAAAACACATTTTATACGCACATTTGCTATAGCACCATCAAGTTAGCTTTAGAAACATTAGCTAATCAAAATAAGCCTGAATATACAGTAGTTGAGACTGGCTGTTCTGCTCATGGTACAAAATCTACATCAATATGGGATAAATTTGTAAATGCATTCGGGGGTAAGGTTACATCAGTTGATTTAAGTAAATCTTCTGTAAATTTAGCCAATCAGCAAACTTCTTGCAAAACTCATGTAGAGCATTCTGATTCTCTAATATTTCTACCGAAACTTAAAGATAAAATTGATTTTCTCTACTTAGACTCTTACGATGTTGATTTTCTAAATCCTTATGCCTCCGCCTTACATCACTTAAAAGAGTTTAATTGCGTCAAAAATCTCCTTAAAGATGATGCTGTCATTTTGATTGACGATACTCCAAAATCCCCCGAATGGTTGGATGGTGGATCAAAAAATCGTTTATACAGAGAGGTTAAAGATGTTTTTAACGAAAATATGAGTGGAAAAGGTTCTTTAGTTAACCATTTTTTATCTCAAATAGGTGCTAATAAAATATTACACCAATATCAAACATTGTGGCAGTTAAATGGGTTACCGAAAAATTTATATGATATTGTTATATGTGTAGGTAGTAAAGATTTAGACTTAATAAAGAGTCAAATTGAATTTACTAAACGCAATATTATAGGTTATAGAAATATTTATTTAATTACAAATGACACTTCCTTAAATATTGAAGGTTGTACGACTATAGATGAAAATATTTTTCCTTTTGGTGTGGATACCATCGAAAAACATCACGGGAATAATTTGATTCGTGGAGAGCCTAGACATGGTTGGTATCTACAACAGCTTCTCAAAATATATGCAGGGCGAGTTATTCCAAATATTTTGGATAAATATTTGGTCATTGATGCTGACACTTTTTTTCTAAAACCCACTATATTTACTGAAAATAATAAATGTTTATATAATTGGGGTACAGAAAATCATGGCGCTTATTTTAAACACATGGCTAAATTAGACCCCGAATTCCACAGAGTTAAATCTGATAAATCGGGGATATGCCATCATATGATTTTTGAAATTAAATATTGGAATGAAATCATTCATAAAATTGAATCTAACCATGGGGAAAAATTTTATGATGTTTTTTTGAAAAATGTTTCTCATTTACACTCAGGAGCTTCTGAATATGAAATATATTTTAATTACATGCTTAAATTTCACTCTGATAAAATTAAACTTCGCAAATTAAATTGGGGCAATTCAAATATTGAAAAAGGTTTGTCTATGGATTTAGATTATGCTTCAGACCATTGGTACAAAAGAAAAAAATAATCACACATATTATATAAATATGCATTAAGCTTTAAAAGCATGCCATACTCTAATAATGAATATATATCGGGAGAAAAAATACAACTTTTATGCTCTCATTTTTTAGGTACTGAAAGAGACTTCAAATACAATCCAAAAATTGGAAAATTGTATCATTCAAATAATGACCCAAACAAATTTATATTATTAAATGATTCAAATAATACTCCTGTTGACAACCAATCTTTGGTCTTCGCATATACTCATACACTACGTAGAAATTTGCAGGATTTAATTTCACATTTAAAAAGATTTAAAAACCCTTTTGCTTTAGTTTTTCATAATTCTGATGATCATTTTCACCCTATGCATTTAAATCTTTTCGAGGAAGTTCCTCTAATTCAGCATATTTTTTCGCAAAATTGCTTAGTTTATAATCATGAAAAAGTCACTCATTTACCAATTGGCATTGCCAATTCTCAATGGCGACATGGCGATATTAGCCTTGTACATAAAGAATCTTTAAATAAAAGTTCTAAAGAAAAATTGATTTATTTTAATTTTTCAACTCGAACCAACAAAAATATACGAAATCATTGTAAGTCTACATTAGAGTCAAAGGGGCTTTCTATGTCATCAAATTTGCCGTACCCTGCATTCTTGAAAGACTTACATTCTCATCAATTTTGTGCCTGTCCAAGGGGTAGGGGTATAGATACTCACAGGCTTTGGGAGTGCTTTTACTTGAAAGTAGTTCCTATTTGTATGGCTGATGATTTCTATAAACATTTATCGAAATCTTTTCCTATTTATTTAATTAGTGATTGGAAGGATTTAAACTTCGATGATTTAGATTATTCTAATTTTGATTTTGGAAATAAAAAGCTTTTTTCTTTTAAAAGTCTTAAAAATAAAATTAATTCATTTAAGAAATCATAAACAATTTAACTGCTTACAAATATTTATACCTTCTCCTGTTATTTTTCTCTTTCCGTCTATTTCGATCAAACTTTTATGTAGCAAATAAAGCTCATGATCTCTCTGCAAAGCCGTTTTACTCATTCCTATTTTTGCGGCTAATCCTGTTAAAGTCGCTGAACCGCAGGTGTTAAGAGCTTCTAGGATTTGTTTTTCTGTGTGCGATATTCCAAGGGGAAGTATGCCTACTTGATCACATAGATCTTCAAAGTGTTTTGAGTCAAATAAAGAGATGTCTTTTGCTCCGCAGTATAAATCTATTTCTTTAGCTCTTTTTACAGCGCTACGAGCATTACCTCTAATTGTTGTAGCAACTTTTTTAATACAATCATCTGAAAAGCAAATATGAGGCAAGCAGAGTTTTACAATGTCAGCTAAATCCTCTTGACTATATTTCTCAAAATCTACTGAAGTTAATCTATCTTTTAATGGTGGAAAAATCTTATCAGTTTCTGTTGTTGCAAATATAAATGTTTGTTGTTTAAAATTAAACTCAAATGTCATCTCATTCCACTCAAAATGTTTCCTAGCATTTTTTTCTGTATTAAATATTGTTAGGAAAGCCATTGTCAAGTCCAAAGGTAAAGCGTGACATTCATCAAATAATATTGTTATTTCATTATCCGCTATAAGGGGTAGAAAAATTTGCTCAAAGAATTGCTCATTGTTTTTTATTGTGGAGCAATTTAATTCTAAAAATGATCTCCTATCCCCATCTCGATTATAAAGATTTTTAGCGAAAGATTTCGCAAATTCAGTTTTACCTAAACCTTTTGCTCCCGACATGAGCAAAAAAGGAGCTTGAGAAGTCTTATTAAAGGCGTCTAAATAAAAAGATAATTTCTTTTTTACTGCTTGTTGTCCAACTAAATGAGAGAAATAATTATTCATTTTCAAAATGGGTTAAGGTGTATTCTATTTTGGATTCTAATTGAGGTGTATCATAATCTTTCATTGAACTGTCGTCAACAAAAAAATCGCTTGATTCCTCATTTGTATTTTCGCCCATAAGAGCTTGAAGCCATTTTTTTGAGACGGGTATTTTTGCCTTCCTCCCGACCCAATCAGCTAATTCTTCGTAAGTAATTTCAGTGTACGGACTATATCCTTTTGGTCTACCTCTTTTCATAATGCCTTAATCTTACAAATCTTTTTTTGAAAGTCAAATCTTTTTTTATTATTGACGTTTTTTAATTTTATGTCATATTATATACTATGACTGATCAAATACTAGGCTTAACTTGCATTAGCGAAGAATTAAAAGATAAAGATAAAAAAAAGTATTCTTTTAGAACAATGACTAGAAAAAGATTTAGCGATCTTTCCTTACAAAATGGCAGAGATCAAGCTATCAAAGATTTGTCTAGCAGAATTCTTCACAATGCTCGCGTCACTCGTTACATTATTCGTCATTGCATTAACAATGGTATTTTACATTATCGTCTTAGTTCTGCTCTTTTTCCGCTCATTACAGATGATAATACAGATGTCAACTATGAAGATTTGCCCGATAGAGTTTCAATAAAAGAAGAATTAAAATTCGCAGGTAAAATTGCCAAAAAATTCAATCTTACAATTGGTTCTCACCCCGACCAATTCAATGTTCTTGCTTCTACCAATAGAGATGCGGTAGCTAGAACCATTAAAGAATTAAATTTTCAAGCGAGTGTTCTTGATATGTTAGGTCTTCCGCAAGATCATACTGCGCCAATGAACATTCATATCAATTACACCCCAAAAATGGATGAAAGCTTAGAAATAGTTGCGACTAGATTTTTTCGCAATCTTTCTATGTGCGATAAAGGTGTTTACAAGCGTCTTACTATCGAGAATGAAGACAAAGGTTTTTTTAATGTGGATAATTGCATTAAATTAAGCGAGTATTTGTTTGAAACATTTGGTGCAAATATCCCTGTCTGCTATGATAATCTTCATGATTTTTGCAATCCATCAGAAGATCACAATGTCGCATTTCAAGCAGAACGTTGTGCCTACACGTGGGTTAATCAAGGAGATGGTGATAACAATTTTATTGCTCCTGTGTTTCATTGGTCTGAGGGGACTCCACAAAAACCTCGCGCCCATGCCGATTATTTTGCCCTTGGTAACACTCCGCCTATTATAGCGATAGAGCCAAGCAAACAAGTTAAATGGGAGTGTGAAGTTAAGCAGAAAGATAAAGCTATTAGACTTCTTAAACAAAATTTCCAAAAAGCTTGACATCTCCTTTCTTTTCTTTTAGTTTGGTTATTATGAAAATTATAAAAATACTTATTTCGTTACTTTTTTTAAATTTGGCTCATGGACATCATAAATCAACTTATGATCGAAAAGGGGGTAAAGATTTTGGAACGCCCTTTGGGGTCGAGATGCATGAGATTTTAGATGTGCGTATTGATAGTGAGTTTCCAAAGCTTCATGAAAAACTTTACTCATTAAAATTAGATTTTAGAAAGAAAAATAAAACAAATGCTTTTTCTGAAAAAGAAGAGAGGTATATTATTAACTACCTTGATTGGCATCTTCCTAAAGACCACGTCTTAAAAAAGGCTTTGCATAAAGGTCTTGCTCCTTGCAGAAATTGTGGGTCACGAGTAACCCCACATAGTTTTGGAGCAAAAGCTAATAAAGCAAAATCTTTTATGGTTGGTATATATAGACATAGCCCCTTTTGCAGTTTTTCTATTGAAAAGAAACTTAAAAAAGATTTAAATGCAAATGAAAAAAAATAATAGCAAATTAGAAATAGGAGATTATATAAAAGAAAAATCTTTAAAATTAAAGAGGCGAGTAGGTCAAATTGTATCTATTCTTGATGATGTTAAAAAAAATCCAACACTAGAATGTATTTTAGTTAACTCTAAAACTTTATTGCCTATTGAAAGTTTTTATGGAGAATATAAAACATTTAAAATAAAAAGAGACAACACTAAATATTATGTGCCTCGCCATAAATTGTTTGAAAAAAAATCTTTTGAAATTGGAAGTTACATTTATTATAAAGGGAAAACTCGTTATAAATATGGAAGAATAATTTGTTATCTCAATCAAGAAGAAGGCTTGTATCCAAAATCTTATGATCTTCATAAGCATAATGGAAAAGACTTACTAGAATGCGTTGAGATTAATCCAAATAATTTAAAAAGAATACTAGATGAAGAAAACCATCCTCGTATTTTTATTGCCGACCCTTCTAAAGCTAAAATAGTCCTTCCTTTAGATAAAGATGAGCATGGCAATTCAATAATACCAAGAAAACTTGATGTATGATTAATTATTTAATAAATATTTTATTAATTTTAGCGATTGTAGCATTTAGTTGTTTATTAATGCTTGACTCATGACATTTTTTGTGCAATATTCATGACATGACAAAAAAACAAAAGGTCAGAAAAGTCCCTAAATACCGCTTGCGTAAACTTAGTTTTGGGGAAGATAAAAAAAAGTATTTCCCACGACCATATCAACGAAAAGCGTTGAATGAAATTATGCATGGCTTCATGGTTAATAAAGTTGATCGAGGTCAAGCGATTCTACCTTGTGGTGCAGGAAAAACAGCTATAGCTCTTTGGGCAATCGAAGCTCTCCAATCAAAGTCTACACTAATGCTTTGCCCTAGTTTGTTTTTGGTTAATCAAATTTATAAATTCTTTGCTAAAAATTTGCCTAAAAACATTCAAGTTTTATGTGTTTGTTCCTCAAAGGATGATTTAGGCAATGGTATTGACCAATGGAATCCTAAAGAATTTATTGATGATTTAAATCCTACAACAGACCCAAAAGAAATAGCTAATTTCATAAAGTCTCCAAAGCAAGGTATGGAAAAAAGAAGAGGTAAATCGGGCTATATGTCTCGTCATCAAAAATTTATTATTATTTCCACTTACCAAAGTTCGCCTCGTATAACAGAATCGTTTAGTTATTTAGGTAAAAACTTTCAATTTAATTTAGCTATTTGCGATGAGGCACATAGAACCGCAGGAAAAATAGACAAGCAATCAACTGACATCCATTTTGACGCTAAAATTAGATGTCAACGCAGATTATATATGACTGCAACTCCAAAAATGAGTCGATTATATGATGAGGATTTTGCTTCCATGAATGACCCTGCAATTTATGGTGAAGAATTAACCTATATGTCTTTCAATCAAGGCATTGATAGCGGTTTTCTTTCTGATTTTCAAGTGCAAATTTGTGGTCACAAGAAAGCGGATGGTTTGTTAGGAGATCAAGACGAGCAAAATGCTAAGATTAAAATTGCGGAACGCTTTATTTACGAAAGTGGGTGTTCTCATGTTCTTGTTTTTTGTCAAAGCATTGAGAGAGCTAAATTTTTCTCAGATAATATTAATTTAGAGGGTTATGAAATCTTTCATATAAATGGAAATTTACCCAATAAAAGTGATATTTTGAAGCGATTTGAAGATGCTCCAAAGGCAATTATCACTAACGCTAGATGTTTGACTGAGGGCGTCGATGTTCCAGGTATTGATTGTGTGATTTATAATGACCCCAAGCAATCAGTCGTTGATATTGTTCAAGGTATTGGTAGAGCATTGAGAGGTGGAGAAAAGGTTAGTCAAATAATGCTCCCCTTATTGCAATCTGATAATCAATTGGTAGATGAGCTTGTTGACGAAAAAAATTATAAGTCAGTTATGAATGTCATTAGTGCAATAATGAGTCATGACGAAAGAATTGTGGAGAATATTAATCAGTATGTTTTTATGAATAATGTTGGTGCTCTTGATGGAGTTCGTGAAACGATTTTGTTTCAAAATTTGCCTCAATTTCTCCAAGATGGTTTAATTAAGCTTACCCTTGATAGAGCGAGTAGTATTATGCCTTTTCATTTAGCCAAAGAATATGTTGCTCCTTTAAATATTAAAAGTCTTAAAGAATGGCACGATTACTATGACGAAAATTACCCCAAAGGTTTACCTAAACATATAGAGCAACCAAAGTCCGAAACTCATCCTTGGCATAAAGATTGGAAAGGGTCGGCAGATTTCTTTGGTTATATTAGTCAAAGACAAGATTGGTTAAATTTTGAAGAGCTTTGTAAACTTGTCCGTAGTTTAGGTTTTGAAAGCATGATTGATTATCATAAATGGTGGGATGGTGATATGCCTCATTTGCCCCCAAGACCAATTAATATACCTAAGCATCCCAATGGGGTATATGACGATTGGAAAAGTTCGGCTCATTTTTTAGGTAAAGCCGAAGGGGATTTTGTGTCCATAGAATTTGCGAAAAAATTTGTTGCAACTTTAAATTTTCAAAGTATTGAGGGATATAAAGCTTGGTGGCAAGAAAATGCACTTTCTTTAGATTTTAATTTACCTAAAAATCCTCAAATAGCTTATTTAAATAAGGGGTGGAAAGGTTGGAATGATTTCTTAAGCAAGAAAGCTATTGTCTATTTATCCTACTCGGAATGTCAAAATTATTTAATAAATATTGGCATTACTAGCAGTTCCCAATTTACAAAATGGAAAAAAGGTGAACTTAAAGGTTTTCCTGTGAAGCCTGATAATGTACCCAACTTTCCTCATTCTACATATAAAAAAGAATGGCAAGGTTGGAATGTTTTTCTTAAAACGGAAAGTCATTTGCGAGAAATAATGAGTATGGAAGAGGCGATGAAGATAGTTCAACCTTTAAATTTTACAAGTAATAAGCAATTCTCGCAATGGGTGAGAGGTAAAATGCCAGATTTACTTGTTCCTCCACATGATTTTCCAAAATCTCCCGAAAGTGTTTACAAAAGACAAGGGTGTTGGCAAAATTGGGGTCATTTCTTGGGTTATACCAATAGACTCCAAGAATGGCTTCCTTTTTCAGTTGCCGTTAAAAAAGTCAGAGCAATGAAAATTAAATCTCATAAGGAATACAAAAGTATAGAATTACCTCTTGGCGTCCCTAAAAACCCCGATTGTGTTTACAAGAATGAATGGCAAGGATGGACTTATTTTTTAGGAAATGAAAAATTTGGTTCTTATGAAGAATGCAAAATTTGGGTTGCTCCATTAAAATGTCCTAGTGCTAATTATTGGAAGCGTACTCTTGATAAAAGTAATTTCCCTTCTTTTATCCCTAAAGAGCCTCAAAAGGTTTTTGAAAGATTAGGTACTTGGAAAAGTTGGGATGATTTTTTAAGTCTTAAATAATGCTTGACTCTTGATTAATAATTTATTAAGGTGTTGGTATGGTGCAAATAATAGATGGCAATCTTCTTGATTTTCCAAATGGTATTGACTTTATAGCTCATTCATGTAACACTCATAATGTTATGGGTGCAGGAATCGCTAGGGAAATAAAATATCGCTACCCTAATGCTTACTCTGCCGATTGCCATGCAATGATGAAAGGCGATAATGTTTTAGGAGATTATAGTTTTGCGGTGACTGATGCTACCCAAAATAAAGGTATTTATAATATGTATACCCAATCGAAGATTGGAGATGAAAGGTCAGTTAATTACGAAGCATTTTATGTTGCATTAAGTAAAGTGGCGGTTCATATTGAATGGCAATCCAAGCATGAGGGGGCAGAAAAGACTCTTGGTTTACCTTGGGGTATTTCTTGTGGACTTGCAGGGGGAAGTTGGAATGTAATTTTTTCTATGATAAATGATATTTTGATTGACAGAAAATTTAAAACCTATATAGTTAGATACCATGAATAGATTTGATTTAGAAGATGCAATGAGTGACCTTCACCAAATAGGTGAAGATATAGAAACAATTATATATGCCATTGGGGACTCCCCTATCAAGCATACTGAAGACCAACTATTAAATATGTTGATCGGCATGAAGCAAATGCACGAAACTCGCTATCAAAAAATGTGGAGCATATTTGAGTCTTTAATTAAAAATGGAACAATATCAAATAAGGAAACACAAAATGATTGAACTAGAAAAACCTTGGCAAGCACCCAAAGAAGTTGCTTTAGCAATAATTGATCTAGCACTAACTCATATTAAAAAAGTTGAAGCTAATCCCGAAGTCGAAACCGATGGAGATAATTTTGACTATTGGAATAGTTACCAACTAGAAGATGGTACTTACATAGATTACAATATTTATTGTGGTGATAATGTTGGAGAATTTAATTGGAATAATGAGTATAAATATACTGATCCTAGCGAATGGTCTTGGGATGTTGCTTGCTATGCAGTTGATCCACCAACTGAAGATAATCCTTATCATCAAATAGATACAGATAGAACAAATTATTTATTTAATTATAATAAAGATGGAAGTGGAAAAATTATATTTGAAGATTAATATAATTATATAAAAGTTTTATTAAAATTAAAAAATGGATTCGGAAGGTTGGCTTATATTATTTCTTATAATGATTATATCCTTCTTGAGCTTTTTATTATTTTATTTATAACTTTTTTTCTTATTAAAGCGGGTATTTAAAAGATATTTTTGTTGACGTACTCTATTTTTTCTATAATATTTAGTTTGTTATGAGCGGAGAAGGTTTATCAGTAAGTTTTAAAAGAACATCAATGACTGCAAAGTCTAATCAAGAACTTCTTAAAGAGTTTCAAAAGATTATCTATGCGAGTCTTGTCACTAGGCACATGAAATGGTATGGCAAAGATCATAGTGTTGACATATTAGAGCATGGTGACGATAATCGACCAAAATGGCAACAAAAATATGTTGCAATCAAAGATACTTTTCAATTTGAGATTAGTGTTTGTGAGTCTTGGTATGAAGATGTTGATCTTTACGAGTCACATGAGAGAGAAGATAGCTTTGTATCTCTTGCTAGAAAGTTTGCGAACGATAATGCTCTTATGTATTTTCCCGATGGTTTTCCTGCTGAATGGATAGAGCAAGAAACTATTGATGGAGAAAAACATTGGAATCATTATAATGTAAAACCCGATGATAAAAACATCGACAAGATATGTGATGTATGGTATCGTTATGGAGTAATGAAATTACAAGCATTTGATGAGAAAGTTGAATCTGAACTTTGGTATGAAGCTAGAGACAAAATAAAAGAATTAATGGAAGTAAAATGAGTCTTATCTCTTACATTGCAGTTGATTGGGATAAACCAAATCCAATTTTACCTAAAAGACCAATCCTATTAACAAAATGGGAAGCATTTAATTTAAATAAGCAATTATTATTAAATGGCGAAAAGAAAAGATATGTTAGAGAAGAACTTGCATTAACCTTAAAAAACGTAAACAAAAATGAGTGCAAAAAATAGTCATTTAACAATTAGAGAAGATTTAGTTGAAGAAGGTTTGTCCGTACCTGTTTGGTTTCTTGATTACAAAGAAGATACTCATGTAGAAGATACTCCTACATTAGATATTGATTGCGATTATTGTACGGATGGAGAAGAGTTAAATGATTGGGGTGCAAATATTATAGTAAAGATTACTGATCCCACTCAAAAAGATCAATATGGCAACCCTTGGAAAGATAGATTAGCTTTTGCAATATCAGCGGATTTTGATTGGAATTAAATTTTGATTTTTAAAGTTTATTAATTATTATATAATATAACAACTATATTATATATGAAAAAAAAAGGTCTATTCATTAGTATTCCAAAAAATGCCTCAAGAACTATTCAAAGAATGTTAAATTGTGCATTAGTAGATGGAAACTCACAAAAAGTTATCGCTCAAGTTTTAGAGCAAAATTTCATATCAGATAATCATTGCAGAGCTTCTGTAATGAAGGAGAGGTATGGAGTGCATTTTGACAACTCCTTAAAGTTTTGTGTTATACGTGATCCTTACGAAAGAGCAAAGAGTTGGTATCTTTATCATAAAGAATTAGGGGCTAAACCTTATACTATTTTAAACTTTAATAATTGGATTTTAGCTGATTGCCCCCATCATTGGGGTTTTCAAAATGGTACTTTTTATTCAAAGTATTCTTTCCCTTTAAACAAAAGAAGAGACTCTAATTACAATCCAATTCATCAACATATTTTTGTTTGTGATGATAAGGATAATCTGATTGTTGACAGAATCTTAACAATGAAAACCCTTCAAGAAGATTTAGCTAAAATATCTAATGAGTTAGGTTATCCAATTAATTTGGAACAGAAGAAGGTTAACACAACAAAAACAAAAAAATCTTCTGTTAATTTCTCCAAAGAGGCTAAAAAACATTTAAGAAAACTGCTAAGTAAAGATTTTGAAATCTTTAATTTTGAAAATCTTTTTGATATGGATGATAATTTATGATTGAGCAAATGTCTGAAGATATTTTCTTTGGAAGAGGTTACTCAAAAGGTTATTCCGACGCTCAAGAAAATCTTTCTAAAAAGTATAATTCCATCATCAAAGATTTTAAATTTAATTATTTTTGGCGCTCCACAGAAGAAGAGTCTCCACCAAATAACTCTCTTTTGGTTTTTTATTCCAAAAAAGATGGTTATTTTATTTGCGGTTTAAATCCCTCAAAAGATAATTCAGCGGAATATTGGATGGAAATACAACCGATAAAAAAATGAATCCTCTTTTTCCAAACAAAAGAGAACCCGAAGTACCGCCCGATACGTGTCCATATATAAATTTCATTCAAGAAGTTCTTGAACAAATAAAAAATAAATCTAAATCAGAAACAATAGATTCTCAAATACAATTAGTAAATGACACTCTTGAGTACATTAGAGAAGCTAATTCGTCCTTGAGAGAGTGTGGAAGGTTTTGGAAACGTAAGTATGACAATAAAGGTAAAAGAAAGTCTTGACTCTCTGTATGATATTTTGTATATTATACTTCCGCAACATGAAAACCTTACATAATACTAAAAATTGCAATTACAGAAGATTTTTGCACAAAAAATTAAAGCACGGCAAAATAAGTGGCAAGTTTTATAAGTTTCTTTACAGAAACTTCCCCTATCGAGTTACCGCAAGAGAAGTGCAAGTTTGCGTTCAAAAAGTTCTTTATGGTGACATGAATGAAAACAAAGCTATTGCAATATTAAAAAATCAAGGCAATGAACTTAGAAGGCAAAGAGAAATGGCAAAATCAAATTGGGAGTGTAGAAAAAAAATTGAAAAATAAAATTAACGAAATAAAAGTTCTATTTGGAGCATTAGGGGTGTTTTTTCTCTTGATTTGCTTTCAAATATAGTATATACTAACAGGTAATGAATAAAGAATTATATAATATGTTAAAAACTTCAGCGGAAGCTGATATAGCTAAAGCAAAATTAAGTTTGAAATTATTAGGGGAAATACCAATTGGTATTGGAGATCATTCAACTACTGATTTTTATAAAAATGCGGAAGAATCTCTATCATTATTAGATGATGCCGAAAGCAGGTTAGAGACATTGAATCAATTTGTTAAATCCCTTGAAATACCTATAAACAATGAAAGAGATAATACTTAATACTTTAAAGGAAATAGCTTGTGCCAACACAGGTACTTGTCAAATTAATTTGCAATCCGAATCTGCTCAAGAAATGATTGCTAATAAATTACTTGACAAACTAGAGCCTTTTGTTCAAAATGAAACAATGCAAATAGTTGAAGATATTATTTTATCAAATGGAGATTATGTAGGAGAAGTTCATGAATGAGGAACATATAAAGTCTATTGTTGATGCAAACATACTTATCATTGAAGATATGCTTAATAATGGAAATCTTTCAGTTGAAGAATTACAAAGGGTTTCCAACAGAATGGGTGATTTAATTGAAAATCTTTCTTTTTGGTTTGAGCAGAATAATTCTGATAGGTTTTTTTATGAATTAAAAATATATTTAAATTGGTTGTTAGAAAATTATTCTTGATATGGCTTGTAAAGATGAGAATTGCGTTTGTAATGATAATAAAAATAAAAATATGGACACAATAGATAAAATTAGAAAAATTCGATCTGAACGAGTAGAGCAATTAAAAGAAAACATTCGTGAATTCAACCCCGAAGCATTGCTCGCAGATGGGCATGATCATGCAATTATGGGTTATTCTAGCGATGGCAGAGTTGTTTATTCTACTGACCAAATCATAGGGGGATTAATAAATGAAGGCATGAGTGAAGAAGACGCAAGAGATTTTTTCCATTTTAATATTGAAGGCGCTTATGTTGGCGAATACACTCCAATTTATATGTATGAGGAATAACTAATGTGGAATTACAGAATAATTAAAGACGAAAATGGCTATGGTCTTTATGAAGTTATGTATAATGACGATGGAGAAATTTTTGCTCATTCTGAAAAACCCGAAATAATAGGTGAAAGCCCCGAAGATTTACTTGAATCTTTGCAATTAATGCTTAAAGATGTAAAAAAACATTTTAATTATTTCTTTCCGTGTGAAATTAATGAGGAAAAAATATTAAAACTTGGCAAAATAAAATTCGCAAAGCCATGTGAAGACTTTGAAAAAAGCGAAGCTATAACTTATGAAGAGTTTAAAAATATACTTGACAAATTAGAATAGCTATAATAGTATTTTAGCTATGAAAACATTTGAAATAGAAATAGCAAGCACAACTTATCGCACTTATCTTGTTGATTCGGAATCGGAAGATGATGCAGTTATTAAAGCTTTTAATGAGATGGATGCTGATTATGAAGTAAGCAAAGCATGGAGACAAAATGCTGAAGTTAGTTTTATAGAAGAGAGAGAAAAGCCTAAAGATGATTCGGAGCTTGACAAATTAAACCAAGACTTATAAGGTAAAGATATGAATAAATACGAAGAAGCACAAAAAATAGATAGTTTGTTTGAAGTTGAAAGTGGATTAGATACTCGCCTTTTTGAGTTGGCGGGTTATCCTCTCATTGAAGACCTTGTGGAAAAAATGTTTCAATTAAAAGAGGAGATGAACAAGAGACTTAATGACAGAGCAAAACTTTTAGGTATAGGTGGAGAGTTTGGTGTTGCTCCACCCGATACATCTCATTTAAATAATGATGATTTTGGTGCATTTATTAGAGGCGAAATGACGCAAGAACAAGTGGAAGCAAAAAGATGAAAATGATTCGCACAATAATTAATTGGTTTTATCGCAGAAAAGATACTCGTTCATCTAAAAAGAAAATGGATAAAATAATGAGTGAAGTTAATGGCGACTTCATGGATTACGATGGCATGGGAAACTATGGTAGATTTCCACCGAAAAAATAAACGCTTGACAATAATAAATAATTCACATAAGGGATGAGCATGAAAAAGAAAAGAGGTTCTATTAAAACATCTATAAAAGACATTATAGAATATTGGATGAATTCGCCAAAATATGCAAATGGTGACGAGGTTGGAATGGCAATAGATCAAGCTGATTTAGATGTAGATGGGGGTAGGTGTTGGAGATGTGGAACGACAAAAAATATTCAAAGATGTCATATAATTCCACATTCTCAAGAGGGAAAAGATGAACCTAGTAATCTATTATTATTATGCAGAGATTGCCATAATGATGCTCCTAATGTATCAAATGCTACTGCTGAAGATTTTTTTAATTGGATGAAGAATTCAAGACGATCATTAGAGCAATATTTAAATGAAAATGGTGCAGGATATTGGAATATGTTGGGTTCTTATCCCCCAAAAGGGCAAAGAGGAAATTTTTGGAACTTAAAAGTTATAGAAATAGGTATAAGAGATTTTGATTTTAATATAATTAAAGAAAAAGCTAAATTAAGTCTTCAATTTCATCGTTTAGTTAATAAAAAAAAACCTAATCCTGTGAATGTCGATTCTTTTGACGAAGAAAATGTAGAACTTATGTTTGCAACATCTGAAGTATGGGATTGGATTATGTATTACATTGACGCAATAACTCAAGTTGGTCTTCATTTCAAACAAGAAGGTGAATTTAGTCAAGGGCAAGCTAATCTTCAATCAGAGGCTTTAGCAAATATAAATAACATAAAAAATATCAAATCTTTAATCGAAGATAAAGGTGATAATTTCATTTCTTATTTAAATGACATATTAGATGAAGAATCATTGAAAGAATTTAATGAAAAGTTAGGTTTTGATTTTTTCTTTAAAAAAGAGTTGACAACATCAATTGACTAATATAAGGTATAGACATGAAAGAAATTATAGGAGACGATTATCCAACTTACGAAGAATCTGTAAACATGAGTTTAGCTGAACAAAAAAAAGATTCAGCTTATGCTTACATGACGGAAGTAGAGCATGAGATTAACAAGCAAAATATCGAAAGATTAATGAAAGAAAATTTTGAACTTAGACATCGTTTATCTTGTATTGCTGATGATATTGAAATTATCGACAGGCATATCCAAAATAATTGCAATAAAAGATTTAAAAGACCAAGTCGCAATAAGGATGGTAGTGTCTTTGCTGAACAAGCATGGCATAATATTACTAATGTGCAAATTGCTTGCGATTTAAATGATGACGAACCATTAGAGTGGGGCAGTAAAGTTAAAAATGAACATTGATTACAAATTACTAGAAGAACAAAGAAATCATTTGCTATCAATTTTATGGCATGATGATAAAGGTGAAGGTATTTATGGATTACTTGATCAAGAAATGGGTTGGGGCATTGTTCATTTGCTAGACCATTTGCTTGACGAAAACTTAAAACAAGCAGAACTTGACAACTTAAATAAAGATTTATGATAATTTTGCTTTCTAAAGTGTTATTTTATTTCGGGAACTTTATTAGTAAATTTTTATATTTTAATTGTTTTAGTTTTTTGTACCCCTGCTATAAAAAAATAATGATTTTAAGTTCTAAACTTGACAAAGATGGTAAAATATGGAAAGATGTATATAAATCATGAAAATATCAATTACAACAAATAATAAAGTATTTAGCGTGGAAGATGAATTCGGTTTCGACTCCACAAGCGTCGATGAGGCGGTAGAAATGTTTAAAGGTTTACTTGTATGTGCAGGATTTCATCCTAGTAATGTAGATGATGTATTCAATGTGGAATATACATGGTTCACGGAAGAAGAAAAAAATGATAATATGCAAGGTCATCTTAAAAACGACAAATTTAACGAAGGTTATGCAAAAGGTTGGGATGATGCTCTCCATAATCAAAAAGTAGAAAAGTTTCAAGATGACTTGTATAAAAACATTGATGGAGAACATAACTGAATAAAATTATGATTCAAATAGAAGACGCAAATCAAGAAAAGTATCACATAAATCCGAAGCAAGTCATTTATGTTAAAGAGAGGATGCACATGGGGAAAATGATGTATAAAATAATGCTTATAAATGGTGAGGCATTAATGACAGATAATGAACATGGAGCAAAATGTATTGTTAGGTCAATTAAATCAAGAAACTGAACAGAGGTAGAAAAATAATGAAAGTAACAGAATTAGAAGTTAAAGAAAGTTTTGATGGTGAATTGTATTTTCGGTTACCCGATGATTTGCTAGATAGATTAGGATGGAAAGTGGGGGATGAGCTAAAGTTTATCCCGCAAGACGAAGCGTTTATTATTAAAAAAGTGAAATACGAAACAATTGAGCTTGATTTTGATAATGAAGAATTATTAAAGTATATGATGCTTGCACATGAGCAAAATATTACATTTAATGAGCTTTGCGAGAGAGCAATAAAAGAAAAGCTAATTGCATTAGAAAATGATTGAAGTTTCTGTAAATAAAAATATTTTAGATGAGGCAAAATCTCGCAATCAAGAATTTTTTGTTAAGTTTGGAAATAGTGGAACTCATAGAGAGAACAAAGAACAAAGAATGACAGGTTATTTAGCCGAGGCTTGCATTAATGATCGTTTTAATGATTTTTCATATAGTGATCATTTTAATGTTGACTTTTTATTGGATGATAATACGATAGATTCTAAAGCTCAAGGTTGCAACTCAAAACCTCTTGATTATTATAGCGCAACACTTTATGAAGAACAAAAAAAAAGGAAAACAGATTATTATATATTCAGCAGAGTAAAAAAAGATTTTTCAAAAGTTTGGATATGTGGGATTATATCAAAAATTAAATTTTTTAAAATTGCTAAATTAAAACCTAAAGGAACAAAAACACAAAATTTTGTATATGATCAATCAAGATATGAAGTTCAGTATAAAGATTTAGCAGATATTAATGTTTTTTTAAAATGGTATAAAGGAGAATTAAATAAATGAAGAAAGAATATGCAGTAGGAATAAAAATCATCAATATGTTCTATGTAGAGGCAGAAAGTCGAGACGAAGCAGAGCAAATAGTCAGAGAGTATGATCCATATAAAACTCTTGACGATTGTGATTTTAGTATTGAATATGCTGATCCTACAAATGGAGAAATCGCATGGAAAATAAAATCCAATGAAGTTGATTGGAAAAAGATTGATCCCAAAAATTTTGATAGAAAATATGAATAAAGAAAAATTAAATAAAGAAATTCGTAAACTAGAGATTGAATTAGATTATATTGAAGCTAAAGAACCTCATAATATAAAATATATAATGCAATTAGAAAAAGATATAGATAATTTATACAAACAATTAGAAGAATTAGAAGATGAAACTAACTAAATATCAAAAAGCTAGATTACTTGAACACGAATGGGATGTAATCACAACTAAAAATGGAGAAAATTGTGCATGGATTAGCATTGCTCCCGAAGATGGAGAAATTTTTCAAGCCTGTCTTGATGTTTTTGGGTTGACAGGAGATGGTGAAGATGTCAAACTATTGGTAGTAGCAACTAACGAAGGAGATTAAAATATGAGAACCACACGAAGAGAATCAAGAGAAGGTAATCCCGATTATGACGAAATGAGATACGACCTTGCAGAATATGAGGCAATGAACATGAATGTCAGTCAAATTATTGAATATATAATAAATGGATTTGAAGGATTAGACAATTTGCCCGACATCGAAATAAAAGAAGAATGGGAGCAACTTTTCGGAGAATTTAAAAATTGGGAGACAAAATAATGAAATTAGAAAAAGCGATAGAATTAGTTTTAAATGAAGCAGAAACCTCTGCTCTTGGTGATGATGGTAGCGATGTGCTTGATGCAATTGAAGTTGTTCAAGCGTTTTACGATGAGCATGGTCATCATTTTGCAAATTTTTCTGTTGACAATGTTGAAAAAGTTTCCTAGGATTTAGTTTTAATAATTAAACAAAGGAGATGAAATGAACTATTTTACAAACACAAATGTCCGTTGGAAAACATGGTCGCCCGAAAATGTTATCTTTAAAAGTAATCAATTAGTAAAGAAGGTTTTACCCTCTGAACATATTTTGTCATGGAAGAGTAAAGGTGATCGTGACCGAAAAATGTGCGAGATGACAGGTTGCAAAGCAATCCAACATAGTCCGCATGGTGGACAACCATTTACATATTATACCAAAGAAAACTATAAAGGAATTATGGTTCAATTAAAAGATGTAAAAGATGATTTTCCATCTGCTAATATTGACTTTATTGATTGGACAGAGAGAAAGGATAGTGTTGGTAACCCAAAAGGTGCTTTAGATATTTTAGTTTATTTAAATTCTTTTCATCAACCTTGGCAATATGTTAAATGTCCTCAAACAGGAAATTGGGTCAGAAAAAGCACAGGTAATCCTGCACCATTACGAGAAGGTTATCGTATGTGTTATGGTGGACAAGGTGATGCTAATGCTTTAGACTTTGACGAATTCCATGAGATGGTTCAAATAACAGAAATGATCAGAGATTTTCTTGTTGATGTTATTATTCCCACAAAGAATGGTGAATTGATTGAAGAAGATTTGTTAGTAGCATAATGCCAATTTATTGTAACGATAATATATTATTATATGTTGGTGATAATTCTTTAGAATCATATAAAGATTATTTAAAAGAATCAGAATTAAAAGAAATGAAAGAAGAAGTAAATAGAGAAGACATAAGTAAAGAAGAATTTTATTTGTATAATATTATTAGTTCTTGCGAGTCCATACTAGATGATATGGAAAATGGGGCAAATATCGAACAAGCAGATTTTAATAATCTTGGGTATGTAGATGGCATCATGCTTCGTATGCAACATAATGTAAATAAACAATTAAATCCAACAAATATAAAAGATGATTAAATTATTAGAAAGTTTACCCGATGTTTTTTATGCTCTTAATATTTTAATTGGTTGTGTTTTGGTTTCTTTATTTATATTAATCATTTTAAGCATAGATTCTGATTAAAAACTTGACATTGCATAATTCGTGTTTTATTGTCTCATTATGGAACTTAAAAAAGCACAAGCACTTACTCACATATTAATGCACAAGCATGGTTTACTTGGGCATTGGAAATTTCGTTGGCATAATAAAAAACGCTCACTTGGTACTTGCAGTTATGTTAAAAAAATAATTTATTTAGCGAAATGGTATACAGAATTAAATGATCAATCACAGGTAAAAGATACAATTTTACATGAAATTGCTCATGCTTTATCTTATGAAAGATATGGTCGAAAAGGCATTGGTCATGGTAAAATTTGGAAATCAATTTGTAGAGAAATTGGTGCAGAACCAAGGGCTTGCACAAAGGCAAAATTAAATCATCCAAACAACCACTATAAATATATCGACACTTGTTGTGGGTTAACTTTTAAAAGGCATAGGTTGAAAAAAAATGTATCTTACTCTTGTCCAAAATGTCATGTTGGTTTATTCATTAGCGAGAAACAAAAAAAGATAGATCGTGTAACAGCGGAATTAGTAAATGAAATATTTAGTGCTTGACACAATTTAAAACTTATATTAGGATAATGATATGACTTATATATGGAATAGAGCGGATCGAGTAGACCCAAAACTTATGCCAAAAGCTATCGAGGATGCCTTCGATAAATGGACTAAAGAACAATATAAAAATTTTCAAGATTTAACTGAAGAAAAAAAACAAGAGGTTAATTATAGAGTCGTTGTTCAAATGGGAAAAATGAATTACAACTTAAAACAATTAGGATATTATAAATAAGGAGAAAATATTATGGGATTAGATATGTACGCTTATGCTCGTCCACCTCGCAAGAGAAATGGTGACGAAGATGTTTCAATTTGCGATTGGAGAAAACACAACCGCTTGCAAGGTTGGATGGAAGACCTTTGGGAAAGTAAGGGTAGACCAAATTGGAAACCATCTGAAGACGAAAATGACTTTAGTGGTGACTTTAACTCTGTTGAGTTGCAACTAACTAGGGATGACCTTTATAATCTTGAAGATGCTATTCGTAATTTTGAATTACCCGAATCAAATGGATTCTTTTGGGGTAGTGATTCATATTTTTGGGAAAAAGAAGAAGGTGTTCCATACCCCGAAAATGAATACTATTACAAAGAACAAGATTTAAATTTTGTCGCAGAAGCTCATAAAATGCTTGACAAAGGTTATCGAGTGTTTTATAGTTGTTGGTATTGATATGATTACAGAAACACAAATACAAAACTTTCTCTATGAAATAGATGAGCCTATTGGTGATGATAATTTAGTTCTAAGTGACGATCAAATTAATTCATTAGCTAAAAGAATATTTAATAATCAAAAAATTTTATTTAATTTATTTGATAAAGTATCCGATAAGCCTTGTGTTTGCGGATTTTGGGGGGATAAATAATGACACACGATGAATTTAATAGTGGAGCAAGGCATGGTTTTAACATGGCATTGTATGCAGTTAGAAATGTTGATAAAAATATAGAGCATCCCGAAACTCATGGAAAACTTGACGAAATACCTTGGCAGGAACAACAGACGATTTATCATGCTCAAAAAGATTTATTATATAAAATATACGAAGAAATAAAAAAAGAAATGAAAGAAGAAGTGGGGAGTTAACATCAAATATTAATACAAAACAATTTAATTCGCATGGTAGCCAAGTGGTAAGGCAGGAGTCTGCAAAACTCCCATTCGTCAGTTCGATTCTGATCCATGCGTCCATTTTGGGTTCACCTCTTTCTGATCCTATTCCTACGGAACTACCCTGTCTGATCAACTAAAAAAGACTAGAAAGTAATTCGATTACTACTATATCGGAGTTAGTCATGGATACTCTCCATGCAAATATTTAAACTATGAAAATAAAATTAGGATTACGAGGAAGTTCAGATGCAGTCAATCATATTTTAATAAAAATAGATGATCTTACTTTAATGACTACTGAAAACTTATTTCTTGCAGGAGAAGAGTATAGAAATAAAACAGGAAAAAATATTGTAGAATTATTAGATTGTTTGTCCAAAGACCATGAAATATCAATCAAAGAAAATATTGCAAAGGAATCAGAAAGAGAGTTAGGCTTAAAAAGCGGAGAATTACAAAAATATTCAAAATAGTATTGACACAAAACCAAAACTAATTTAATGTAACGATCATGAACACAACAGAAGCATTTTTAGCAGATATACAAAAGTCTATTGCAAGCGCGGAGAAGATAGCAAACTCGATCCCCAAGAAGGGTCTTAATGTTTATCTTGACAAATCAACTATGGTCATGCAAACATTTAATGATCCTAGTGCGTTTGCCCATGCTAAGAAAGTTACTGCAAGAGCAGGTCAATCAAGTTGTCTTCGCAATGTATTAGATGCAGGGGGTAGATTACAATGAACTTAGAAAACGAAATAATTAATTATATAGATAAAGTTGTGGAAGATCATCCCGAAATTCCATCTTACATTCTTCAAACTATCCTAGAAGACATTTTGTGCATCATGGATAATGGATAAATCAAATTGTTAATCAAAAATTACAAAAATGATTCACAACAGATTTAGCATGATAAAAGATGCAAAATAATTGTTTAACTATACAAACACAAACTTTTCATTAAAAAACCATCAAAATGCTTGACATATCATGCAAATTAACCTAGTTTACTAATATGATTATTCACAAACAAGATGTTACAAATTTAGAAGATGTTCTTAAATTCTTACAAGATTATGTTCTTAATGAGGGTTTAGCAGAAAAATATACAGAACTTGAATTGGAATGGTTGAAATTATCTGTTTCTCAATTTGAGACATTTAAAGAAAGAGTTAGAGAGGAGTATTTAAACACATGAAACAACCAATATACGATGGCACAAACGAAGATGAGTGTGAATATTATGATAATGTAATCATGGACTTACCAAAATACGAAGAATATATAAAAGATATGCCATTAGTAGAGCAAATTAAATTCTATTATGATGTTGACATTGATAACTTTATAGGTGATCCTTGGAAGATTGTCGCAGAAATAGCAGAGGAATGTCCTAATTGGTTGGCAGAGTTTAAAGTTAATTTTAAAGAATATTTACAAGAGAGAGAATATATAAGATGAAAGAACTTAAAGAAAAATTAAATAAAAACATTTCCTATCATGTAGATAGGGTAAACGAAAAAGGCTCATCATCATTTTCTACTTGTGATTATAGTGGATGGGATAAAGATATTTGGAATTATAGACATTCTATTATTGACAAGTTAATTGATTTAGGTTTTAATGTTGAAAGTGCAGTTAATCATGGAGTGCTAGATGTAACAATCACAAAAGAATTAAAACTATGAAAGTAACAAGCGTTAGATATTTTGAAACAAATAAAGGAATTGGTTATCAATGCAAAACTAATATCAAAGATATTCAAATATGCAATGATGGCACAGGTGGAGCAACTTATGTAGATGGAGATTTAAAAAAATTAATTAAAGAATATACTGAATGGGATTTAGAAGATTTAATTGACGCATACGAAAATAATTCTTGACACAAAAACAAAAAGGAGATAGAGTACAAATATGAATGATTACATAGATGATTATATAGAAGAAAACTTAAATAAGTTAGATTATGATTCTTTCACAGGCACTTATTGGTTGCAAGATGAAGAGTGGGAAGAACCAAGAGAGTTTACTGCTGACGAATTAATTAATGAAGGAATTTATTTAAATGAATACTGCGAAAGAGTATAATGTAGAAATAGGCTTGACTCCAAGCGACATTGAAGCTATTCTCAACGGAGAAATGTCAACACTTCACTTTTTACCAACTGATGATACTGATTACGAAGATAAGATTAGCGTTCATTTCAAGCCAATTAGTGAAGATGCAACTTTATCAGAGCAAATGAATTTAGTTGTTGACACATGGAATAAACCTGTTTAGAGTATCGACATATTAATAGCTATATGTTTACAAAAGAGGAAAATATCGACATGAATTACATTACAGACAAAGTCACTTTTAGAGTTCCACAAAATGGTGGAGATCAATATAGAATGTACGAGTGCGTTGATCAAATTGCTGATCTTATTGATATGTATTTCGGTACTGCAATAGAAGATACAACTAATATACATAATTTAATTGAGGAAGAAATTAAAGCAAGTAAATTAAGAGAAGTGAAATATAATAGACTAGAAAATATTAATGGGGGGTAGCAAATAATGAATACTAGAGATAAAGTAGAGTGGAGTCATACTCCTGTTCGCCAAATACAATGTCATAAAGTTAGTGGATATGATTATCACGATAAAATTGAATTGCCTGTTCTTTTTAGCTTGACAGATGAAGGTAAAAGGCTTTATGATCGTGAAACAATGACTGATTATTTAGAAGATATTTTAAATGGTATAGAAGAACACGAAAAACATTATAATTAAATAAAAATATTTAGAGATTTAAATTAATTCTTTATTAAAATAAATTTTAATATTCAAATTAATTTATTTAATAAATTGTTAAAATAAAAATTACAAGAAAAATGAAAGAAGTAATACAATTAATTGAAGAAAAAATTCAAAACATTAAAAATTACCCAATCACAACACAAGAAGAAGAGCAACTTCATATCCTTGAGGTTGGTTGTTTAAATCAGTTACTTAGAGTAGCAAAAGAACTTTCTGAATAAAAAACAAAAAAAAGTATTGACACAAGCTCATGTGTAATTTAGTATAACATCATAATTTAAATTTTCACACACAACAAGGAAAAACAAAATGATAATCACACAAGAAAGATCAAAAGAAGTAATTAGCTCGCATGACTTTGAGCAGGTAAACTGCACAATTGATGCCGAAGATATGCGTTATGTTGCATCCCTTCTTCGCAACAATTATTCAAACACAAGACTTGCAGTAGTACGCGAAATTAGTGCAAATGCACTAGATGCAAATGCTGAAGCAGGAGTCACTCGCCCCATAGAGATCAAATTACCAACTGCAATGAATCCAACTTTTGCAGTTCGTGATTTCGGAGGTGGACTTAGCCAAGAAGATGTTTTTGGGCTTTACTCTAAGTATGGCAAATCAACTAAACGTACATCCAACAATTATATTGGTGCTTTTGGTATCGGTAAGTTTGCTCCACTTTCTTATGGCGATAACTTTACTTGCGTTTCTTATCACGATGGTACAAAAACTTCTTACAATGTATTTGTTGATGAAAATGATGATACCAAGATCACAAAGTTGTTTGAAGAACCAAGCAATGAACCAACAGGTTTATCTATTGAAGTTGCAGTTTCTGATGATGATAGAGATGAATTTAGAAATGTTGTGCAAAATTTCTTTCGTTTCTTTTCTGACTCTGATATGCCAAAATTTCTTGGAGTTGAAGAAGATTTTATTCAAACTCCTAAAAAAGTTTTATCAAGTAAAACTGATGAATGGTTCTTTGTAGAAGAAAATAGACATGGATATAATCATTACTATTCTTATGTTCTTATGGGTAGAGTTGCATATCCAATTGATCCAAATGCAATTAATGTCAGCAACTTTATTTCTAACGAATCATCTCGCAATATAATTCAACAACTTTTACAACAAAGTAATTTCTACTTTCGTATGCCTCTTGGTGCAGTAAGATTGCATCATAGTCGTGAGTCGTTAGAATACAACAAAACAACTCAAAAAGAAATTTGTGCGATTCTTTACAAAGTTAGTCAAGATATTCAAACTATTGCAAAAGAAAAACTTGCTGATAGTGAAGATTTGTGGGAAGCTAAGAAAAATTTTGCTCAAGTTATTAATGCCTTACCTTATCAAGTAAGAAGTGTTTTCGAGAATAGTTTCGAGTGGAAAGGTATTAAAATTGATAATTCGACATTTCAAAGAGATTATCAATTACAAGATGATCTTATCATTACTCACTACGAAAAAGTTGAAGATAAAGATTCGCGCAATGGATTCAAGGTAAGAGCAGATAAAACCAATCGTATTTATTGTCAAGAGAATTATCTTGTGATGATGCAAGATATTGATTCATCTCATGGCAATAATCTTAGAGTTCGCACTCTAATGAATAACTTGCCCGACCTTCAAGGAGTTTATATTGTTCATCCTACTAACGAGTCTGCTAAGTCAGAAGTTTACGATAATTGGCAATTCGATCTTGTTGATGCAAAACATATTAGATACTCTTCTCTAGTAGAGAAAGAAAAGATTGTGCGCAGTAAAGTGTCGGGTACAAGTCGTGCTTCTATTCCATTGTTCAAAATGAGAATGGATAAATCTTCTTATGCTTATCGCAATGCAGACTATTGGCAAAATGTCAACGAACCAATCAATTCACTTGAGCTAGACGAAGTTGAAGGTTCTGTCAATGGTAAAATCATTTATGTTCCAATCAAGAACTACAAAGTTGATAGTGAATCTTATGATCTTGACAGAGTTTACAAAATCACTCAAGGTATTCGTAGAAATGCTGAAGATAATTCAGACGAAAAAAATCTTCAATTATTCGGTGTGCGTTCAGCAGATGTCAAAAAATTAGACAAAAGCACATGGGTATCATTCTTTGATTTTTACCTTGACTATTGCAAAAACATCATTCGTAACAATAAAAAAGAATGTCAATCAGCATACAAAATAATTCAATTCAAAAAATCTACCGATAATAATTTCGCTGAATATCGTTGGACTTATGGTCAAGTGTTTACTAATAATACATTTGATCTTTCTCTTTTTGATGGTCATTTATTTGCTCGTTGTGCAGAAAATTGGAAACTTCTTATGGAAGAGAATACAGATGATCGTAAATTTAGTGTTGCTATCAATGTAGTTAAGTTGGGTGATGAAGTATGGTTGGATAATGTATTAGACACAAAAGTTGACGCTGAATCGGTCATGCAAGATTTTAAATTACTTGATAAAAATTACCCTTTACTTAAAGTCGTTACAGGTAGTGTTAGCAATTGGGTCAGTCTAAAAGACAATGACAAAAATGTAACCAACGAAACTATTTTAGAATATATTTCCTTGTGTGATGTAAAGGGGGGGGAGAATTGAGCTATTCTCTCCCCTCAAAACTTTTTTAAAAAAAACTTGACAATAACTAACAATCAATATAAGATATAGATATATTAAACAAAAAAAAGGAGAAAAGATGAATCAAGTACCATATCAGTTAACAGAAAATTCAATTACAATCTTTTGGGAAGGTAAACCCCACACAATCCGCAAGGATCATGTGAACTTCCAACTTGCCAAGAAAGCTATTCTTGATGCTAGGTATGACGATCTTGGTGATCTTATTGATGTTGTTAAGGCGGTTGAAAATTTTGTTGAAGGCGATATTGAAGTCAAAGACGAAGTTGTTTATTATAAAGGTCATCGTTTACATGGCGTTGTTGTTGATAAATTGCTCGATATGCTTCGTGCAGGAATGAAAGATTCTGCCCCCCTCACCAATTTTATTACTCGCTTACAAGCTAATCCAAGTGCAAATTCAGTAAATGAACTTTATTCTTTTATGAGTTATAAGTCTCTTGCGAATACTCCCGAAGGTAAAGTTTTGGGCTACAAAGGTGTACAATCCGATTATTGGAGTACAACAGGCAATGCTGACACTATCGTATTGCAAGGCAAAACCAATGCTCGCCATCAAATTCTCAATGAGGTTGGTGCAACAATTGAAGTTGCTCGCAGATGTGTAGATGATAATAAGGATAATCATTGCTCTTTTGGTCTTCATGTTGGTTCATTTGATTATGCTGATAGTTGGGCAGGAGAAGGTGGAAAGTTGCTTCTAGTAGAGTTTGATCCTGCTGATGCAGTATCTGTACCAACTGATTGCGATTTTCAAAAACTTAGAGTTTCTAAGTATAAGGTAATCTCTGATATTACTGATGCAAGAAAAGAGTTAAATAAACCTGTCTACGAGGCTAATAAGCCTATTTATGGATCAGATGATGATAATGATGATGAAAATTACGATGATGATTCAGATTATGTAGATATGGAATCAAATGTTGATGATGGTTCGGGTATTGAATATGATCTTGATGAACATGATAATTATGATGATGATGATGATGATGATTTAGTAAAAGATTCAGATTTAGTAGAGATTTCTATAAAAAATTATATTAATAAAAAACATTTATCAAATATAAATCCAACTATTAAACAAATTGCTGATTTAAGGATATGCAAAAATAATCATGTGGGGTATAATGGCGTCGCTAAAATAGTTTCAAAATTAGACGATGTGATGGTTGACTCTAGCTATGATGCCTCTCTCTTACCTTTAGGTTCTCGTCAAATAGTTATTGAAGATACTCCCTTTTAATAATGGATAAAAAAAAGAAAGATAAAAAAATATCAGTAGAAGAAATGAGTTTCTTAAAAAAACTTTTCGCTAACCCTTATAGGTCTTATAGCAAAAAAGAGCAAAAAGCTATTAGCGAATATCTTTGTAAACTTGGGAAAAGTAAATGATTTTGGGTATTGTGGCGAGGTTTTCTCTTTACCTTGGTAATGCTTTCATCACCCGATCCGTAATCACATAAAAGCGGATCATTTTTATAATTACAAATAATCTTTTAAAACATTAATTCACACAGGAAAATGATAATTTCAAATAGTTTTTACTTTGTGCTTGCTTTATATATCATTATCTATTAGTATATATAACATAATACAATATATATAGAGAGAGAATATAAGAGATAATATAATAAATAACACAAGAAATAATAAATATATTGAAATGTAATGAATTATAAATATAATAATTGTAGAGTACGCGAATTAATTATATAAAAATAAGATGAGATTAAAAATATTTGCAATTATAAAAAATTTTATATTAAATAAAAAAGAAAAACAAATTCAAAATAATTCAAAACAAAATAATTTAAAATATGTGCGAAATAAATATGGATTTTTTTCGCTTCAAAATAAAGAAAAATAGCAAAAAATAAAAAATAATAATTGAAAATAAAAAATAATGCAATAATTTAAAATAATTTAAAAGCATAAAAAATTGAATTAAATTTGCGCGAAATAATAAAAAATAAAAAAAAGAGGAATAAAAATGGATATTGGTGATCAGAGCGTCAATTTTATTGAAGGTCATTTAGATGATAAATTCAGAAAAGTAATGGAGAAGCAACTTATTAAAGATATGTATTGGATAGATACGGAAATAGGTGCGCGATGTGTTGCTACTCTTTTTGATGTAAATGATGAATCGTCAAATAACTTAATAGCATTATTTCCACCATTCACCCCGATAGATAATTAGCGCGAAATAACTTGATTAATTTTTATCTGGAAGTAAAATAAAAATAATTAAAATAATTATTGTCGTTAATAAAAACGCGTCCCAAAGTTCTAAGAATGTCATTTTTTATTTTTTTTAATTGTTTCTATTAATAATTCGTAATGCTTGTATCTTTCATCACTCATATTTGTTAATAAGTGCCAAGCATACTCTCTTATTCTCATTAATCTTTTTTCGGGAGTTCCATTTACCCAATAAAAAGTATTTGAATTCTCTAAATCTTTAATAATGTAATTATATATTTCTCTATTCATCCCAACATATAGTACACTATAAAGGCAAAATAATTTAATACAAAATTTTATTAAATAATAAATAATTTAATTTTACACTTGACTTTATAATAATTTTTATTTAGATTGAACTTATTCAAAGCCAAATAAAGCGTGAAAAGTGTTAAAAAAGGAAAATTATGAATCTAGCAAAAGAAATCAATGAAAAATTAGATCAAATATTATTCATTCGCCATGAAGCAAATCGTATGGATCACGATTTAGATGATAATCAAATATTGAGTAATATTCAAACAGGAGAGAAGCAAAATAAGCAACAAGCATTAGAAATAGTTGAGGGTATGATAGATGAAGTAAAAAATGAATTAAATCAAATAACAAATAACGGATTAAATGTTAAAAATATTTTTACAAATAAATATTATATAAATGATTTTATGCAAGATAAGATTTGCGCTGAAATTGAAACAAATAATATGCTAAATAATAATCAACCAAATAATATAGAATTAAATTAAAATGATTAAAATAATTCAACACTCTAATTTTAAAGAATTTTTTCAAGTTTTAAATTTCGGCAAAATCGTTGACGAATATCGAGGCGAGGCAATGGCAATAAGAAAAGCCTCTCGAATTGCTAGAAAACAAAAGCAAGAATTAATTAGAATACAAACTGAAGAAGGAAAAAGAACAATTCAATTAAAAAAAGTTTGACAAGGGGTAGAATTTAGACTAGGATGTAATCATAACATTCAAATAGGAGGAAAAATTATGGCTAATATAGCAAAATGCGCAAGAGCAACATCAGTAATGAATAAAGTAAAGGGCAAAGACCCATTCGCTTTCACTCGCAGGTTCTTAGGTTATAATGAGGCGACAGAAGGTATTCTCGCCCAACAACGAGAAGCAGATCGCAGGTTGAAACAAATACAAGCTAAAAGATTAGCAAAGGGGGTAGCATAATGGACGCATCAATCAAGAAAATCGGTGATCACCCCGATGTTAGTCTCTTCGCAACCAATGAAGAACTATACGAGAAATTAACTCCAAAAGAATTAATGTTGATTAAATTAGTTAAACTAGAAGAGTTTGCAGATGATTTATATAGGTCTACTGAGAGTAATTATCATGCAGAATTGTTTCCTGCGGATAAAAGTTGGTTTAAAATAAAAGAATTATTAAAAGAGTTACGCGAATTAAACAAGGATAATCTATTATGAAATACATTACATTTATTACATTTTTAATTGCAACTAAAAGTTTTGCTTGTTGCGATTTAACTTGGTTAAAAAATCCTAGGTTTTATACTGACAAACATGGCAATGAGGTAAAAATACTTTGCCCCAAAACATGGAAGCAACATCCACCATATCAGTTGGAAGTTGTTTCTAAATATAGATATGAACTTAATGGAGTTAAGCTTAAAAGAAGTTACGATGTAAAAAAACTCATCAAAATAGTTAAACAAAAATTAGATAAAGATAAAGTTAAGTTTGCTATTTATCAAGATAGATATAAAACTAAAATAGTATTAATGCCCTTTAATGGTATAGAAGAATATATATCTACTTTTAATAATGGTTTGGGTTCTTCATTGAAAACTAATTCGGCACATCAAGATTTAGTTTTAAATATAGAAGATACTAAAGAAATGTTCTCAAAAGAATTTGAAAAATTATATAAATAATATTACTATTTAATATAAATGAAGTATATAACTCTTATCTTATTATTTTTAACAGGATGCAACCATTGCGATTATAGTGACCCTCATGCTCCAACCTCTCATAGTTGCCCGAAGGCAGGTCACGGACCTTGCTATTTGTGTGATGAAGACCTCGCTCATCTCCATCCTTATTTTGAAGATATAGAAGGATCAAATAGATTTAACGATGATGCGAAATCAAGAGCATTAAGGATAATAAGGTCAAAAACTCAATGAGTCCTAGCAAATTTCAAGGAGGTTCTGGATATTTAGAGTTTAAATATCAGATGGAAGAAGCTTTAAGGGAAGAGGGGTTAAATCCTGAAAATGTGGTTGCAAACCCTCCGATAGCTAAATTCTCGAAGAGATTTTACCAACAAGTCCACAAATTGCCAAGAAAAAAGATTTATGACTATTGCTTTATGGGGACAATAAATTCAAAAGGAATTAAAAATAACAGACAGTGGGTTATAGAATTTGCAAAAAAAAATTTTACAAACAAATCGTATTTTTTAAATACAGATGATGAACCTAATTGGAAAAGTTTAGGTTCATTTGATTATACAAATTCGGGTAAAGGATATAACCCTAGAAATAATCGCACCCTCACTAAAGATTTGCAAAATTTAAGATACAACCCCTTAGAAAATGATAAAGAATATCTTCAAATAATGTGTCAAAGTAAATACTGCCTGTGTCCAGCAGGTGATGCTACTTGGAGTTTCAGATTTTATGAAGCATTGATGTGCAGAAGCTTGCCTATAGTGGAAAGTGAATATCATGCTTACAGAACAAAAGAAGAATCTAAATTAGGTTACAAATTTTTATTACTCGAAGATTTTAAAAAGGAAATAAAGTATAAAAAACTAATCGATGAAAATACAATTATATTTGATAGAAACCATTTAATAGTTGACAAAAGGTAATTTTTTTAGTATTATAGTAAGTATCATCCATGATTGAGAAGAGGCGACTCAAATAAATAAAATAGCCTCAAAATTTTTGTTCTTTAATATTTTTTATCACTTTGGAAGGGCTTATAATCCTTCCTGTGGGTGACCGAATAAACCTGTCGTGAGCGGGTTAAGGTATGCAAATTCCCTGTGGTGGGGCGGTAGAGTTCAATCGAATGAGCCGATGACAAATACCATGTCTAATTTGTGGTTGGAAGTAGGTACACCATGAACTGATGTTCACGCCGAAAACTTGAGGGTATACAGTAATCCCTCCCCACACCAATTTCCTCTGAACACTCGCCCCCCTCGATCCATGGATGATCGAGGGGGGCTTTTTTGTTTGACCATATTAATATTTTATACTAGAGTATTATTATGGAAACAATAAAAGAAATTCTATCATCATATGGTTATATGAACAAAAAACAGTTAACTGAGCTCGCAGAGCACTTTCCCTGCACTAAAGTAGTTATTAAGTGGGGAGCCATGGAGAGAGAGGTTATCGAAGCTTGGAGGGCAGCTGCTCGCATCACTGAAGTAGAAAAAAACGATATCGATTACTGTCGTAATGTTTTCTTCAGGGGTCGAGAGATGGATCTCTTAAGAACAGTTTTTGCTATAGCCAAATAACAATAATAACAATATATAATATGGAAATAGTGATAATAATGTCTATCGTTCTTGGTTTTAAATTACTTATGGATTATGATTCTTAAATTCTCATTTAAAATAATAAATTATTTTTTTATGTTTATTTTTATATATTTTGCATTCTTTCTTGCTTACCATTGGTTAATACCTTGGTATCTTGACGCATATCAAATAGAATGTACATGGGATAATATGTATTACCAAAATAATAAATTACTACCCAGTCCTGGATATATAATAAATAACATTAGTATAAATAATAACAAATAATAAATAACAAATAATATAAATATAATAAAAATTATGAAGAATTATTAAGTAATGTTAGGAACAAGGTGATTGTATAAAGTGTTGATAGTCAAGCACTTAAAGCGGAGCGCTGCGATAAACCCTAACTGCTTAAAATTCAACAACTTACAAAAGCATTTTTATTTTCTTTTTATTTGACAGCAACTAAAAATTCCCTTAGTGTGTTTATATGCAAGAAACAATAGATATCACACCAACATGGTCAGCACTCGTTCCTGTTATGGTCGAGGTGTTGAAAAGCCCACAAGCAAACAACACCGCAAAAGCAGAAGTAACCCAAGAATTACTTCGCCTCGCAAAGATTGTAGACGACCAAAACGAAAGGGCAAAACAATGACATTATCAGAATCAATTATGGATATCGTTAGAGGCAACCTCGCATGGTCGGATCCCATGTCAACAGTTTGTCTCGACCAATGCGAACGCCACCCTGACAAGTTCCCGAAGGGTAGCTCATTCCAATCGGAGGATGAATCTTTAGAAGATATCATTAGGGACTTGACAGCATTACAAGATGAACGTAGAATAGAATCATCTTTTCAATCAGCACAACTATAACACAAGGAAAATTATGACAGCAGTATTAGACACACCCGAACAAATCGAAATGTTTCGCTACAAAACTCTTCTCAGAGGTTTAAGGCTTGAGACTTTAGGTATGCAAATGAGTCGAGGCAGATCTTGCTATTCTATCATCAAACAAGAGTTTGGTCTCAAAGGTAGCAAGCAAAAAGTTTTTGATCAATTTAAACTTATGTTAGAACAAGTAAACGAAAGGGCAGTATAATGACAGCATCACAAGTAGAAGCGAGAGTAGAGAGTTGGAATTGGAACATGAATATCTTTGAGATTTATGATGAACTTAGAGATGGGCATACGAGAAAACAACAAGAGGATTTACTTTCTTTTGCCTATCGTTATTTTAACAAAGATAAAATGATTTTAGAGCTTGCGTCTCACTTCGGAGTCTATAACATAGAGGATAATGAAAATGAATAATTACATAGAAGCAACCTGCATCGGCAGTCCGCTAGATTTACCTGAATACAACGAAGATACTGAGCAATGGGAATTATTTTTTGAAGAATCAGAAACACCTTGGTTTCCGTACGATATTCCAAGAGATATTCTATCCGTGAGTTTCGAGTCGGCAGATTCAGCTTGCGATGCTTACAATCACTACAACCAAAACCCCGCAAGAGAGGATGTCGAAGATGAAATTATTGACTAAAATTTATCGTTGGTTTAATCCGTTATATCAAGTTGTTTATCAGACTAAAGACGGCAGAACTGAAATGTACACAATAACCAAACCTCAGCACGAAAATGAGTTTGGCAATCAACAAGAAGGAAGGGGGGTTGTTGGCTTTAGATCTTTTTGTCTAAATAGGGACGGCATACGATCCTTTCGATACGACCAAATTATATCTCTTAATAAAATCTAATTATGAAAAAAAATAAAGAAGTCTTAACCTTAAAGCAAATTGTAAGAAAATTAGGTCACATGCTAGCCATTAGAGAGCAAGCGGGGGACCAATCGAAAGATTATAAGGAAAAAAGAGCGATGCACGACAATCTATTATATAAGCTTTATTCAGGTAGATCATAACCTTTTGATTATCAGTCACTTATGTGGCTGGCTGCCGCGCGCTCTAAGTGCTTGATACACAAGGAATTAAAAAAGTTAAAATTATTTGTTATTTTTCTTGCTATAATTAAAAAATTAGCTTAGTATGTTTACATGAAAGCGAGAGACATTAAGATCAGAAAAACCATTCTTTTCACTAAATCAAGACCTCACAAAGTCAAAACTAAAACGATACACAGAAAACTAAAACACAAGGAGAATCTAAACTATGTATGTAATTAAACAAAATGTGGATGAGTTGCCCGATTTCAACTCTTTAGAGCTAAACAAAGATTGCATGAAATCCATTTGGGATATTCTAGTAACACCTCATGCTAAAAATCTTTCCGTAGAAGATTTAGATGAAATTAGTTGGGTTGGTTTAGCCTTACGAGATATAGCTAAAAAAGCTTATGCATTTGAAATGCTAACCTCAGAAGAAAACCAATATTCTAAAAATTAACTCTTGACAAAAAACATTAAAACTATTATATTACTATCATGAATACAGAAGAAAACACTAATACCGCTCCTCGCAAATCCGTAGATTTACACATTTGTGGAGGCAATCGCACAATCGTAGATTTTGATCAAGTACAAGCAGTACCAACTCCATTACCTACAATGCGCAACAAACCAAACAAGAGAACAGGTGAGCTTGCCGTTTCTCATCAGCCCATTGCTCATGACGAGCTTGTTGTTCGTACTAAAGATTCTCTTGTCAAGAGAGGGTTTACTATTCAAGACGAATTACATTCTCTCGCTAGAGATAACCAACATTACTTTGGTCTATTCTCTGTTGATCATCCTGATCGTGACGAATCAGATCGTGGTTGTGTCGTAGGAGTTCGCAATTCTCATGACAAAACTTTTCCTGCAGGACTTTGCGCAGGTGATGCTCCATTTGTTTGCGATAATTTAATTTTCACAAACACTATTAAACTTGCTCGTAGACATACTCGCAACATACTTAACGATCTTGATTTTATGATCAATCGTGCTTTGGGTAAATTGTTTGGCTTTTGGCATGGACAAGATGAAAGAATCAATGCTTATAAAAATCATTCTATCGGGAATGTTCTTGCTCATGATTTAATCATCAAAGCAGTTCGTGCAGGGGCTTTACCTAAGTCAAAAATTCTTGATGTGGCAGATCAATGGGAGTCAAGTGACCATTTAGAATTTAAGGATCGTAATGTAAATTCTCTCTATAATGCTTTTACTGAAATTTATAAAGGTAACTTAGTTGCCTTGCCAAATCGTTCAGACGCTCTTCATTCTGTTCTCGATAGTTATGTCGATTTCGATATAGATAATCATGTTGATAATACTATTGACATAGAAGTTGCTGAGGGCGAATTGATAGAGGTTTAAATATTGGTTTGTTGTTTCGTTTTAGCCCCCCGATTGGGGGGCTTTTTTTTTGGGTTGATTTAGTGTTTCACAAGTATTTGATTATTAAGCACTTATGGAAGCGGCTGCGGCGCGAGCTAACTGCTTAAGCATCAAGGGTTTACGGATGTATTTTTAATTCATTTTTTCTTGCGTTAAATTATTTTTTGTGAGATATTGTTATCATGAAAAGAATAATCAAGATACTTATGGAGCGTGACGGGCTTTCCCGTGAAGATGCTATTCACCAAACCGCAACCTTTTTTCGTGAAATGTCTGAAGACATTGCAATGGGCGGAGATCCGTTTGAATGGGAAGAGACATTTACCAGCGAATTCGGCTTAGAACCAGATTTCTTTGAAGATCTTATTTTTTCGCTTGCATAATTGTTAAAATTATTTTAGTTTACTATTATGAACTTACTATCAAATCCTTCTAAAATGCCTTGCTTAGGCTTTAACATTCCCGCTTTCAAGTATTGCCCAGCAGCTCAACTTATGGCAAAAGTCAAAGACAAAGCAAAAAAGTTTATTTGTGATGCTTGTTATGCTTGCAAAGGTTTTTATATGTTTAACAATGTTAAACAAAGTTTGCAAGACAAGGCAAATTTTGTCACCAAGTCTTTGCATCGAGACAATGGGCAAACTTTTGTAAATGAGATATCCAAGCAAATTACCGCAAAGTATTTTGACAAGCAAGGCAACAAAAAAGTTTTAAAGAATGTCAACACAGATCTTTTTCGCGTTCATGATTCAGGCGACTTGTTTTCCCCAAAGTATATTGAGGCGTGGATTAAGATTTGCGAAAACTTTCCCACCATTCGCTTTTGGTTTCCAACTCGTGAGTGGGCAAGGGATAGTCAATTACCTTCACTTCGCAAGCTCGCAAGTTTAAAGAATGTATGCTTAAAACCAAGTGCCTTGTATGTTGATGAACCCGCTCCACAAATCGATGGTCTAGATGCGGGAACTTCCGTCTATAGCTCAAAAGAGCAAGCCGAGCAAGATGGTCATTTTGTTTGCCCCGCAACTTATGTTAAGGGCGAAGACGGCAAGGTTCTTGCAACTTGTAAAGCTCATAATTGCAACTTATGTTTTATCAAAGGATGCAAAAAAGGTATTGCATATTTAGCTCATTAATCTATAATTAAAGCCATGAATGAAGAAACTTATTTTGACTCAGCCCAAGGAATTGACATTTCACAAGATCGTGCCTTAGAGGAATTAGCCAGGCACGGCATTACTTCCAGTGAGGAAATTATTGAATTTTTTGAAGACATGGGTGACAAGGAAGGGTACTCAGCCCAAAAAGTTCTTGAGTGGTTAGGGTACTAAAGCCTTGATTATCAAGCACTTGTGGCGGCGGCTGCGCAAAAACATAAGTACTTGAATACAAGATACTTAGGTAAGTAAAATTACTAAACTTTTTTCTTGCTATAATTAAAAAAATGGCTTAGTATGTCTACATGATACTAAGAAACCAGCAAGACCCACGATATAGAATTAAAAAGAATCGCCCTGTTTATGTTTACAAGAATCTTCACAAAGATTGTTGGAGCATTAAGCAACATGGATTAGTCAAAGCTCATATCCCAAAGGATCATGCTATTGGATTATGGGATTGCTATTTTCATGTCGATATTAAGGGCAGAGAAAAAGTTCTTCGAGAGAAGCGTAAGAATGTTCATGCTTTTGTCAAAGGGTATCTTCAAGATGCAGAAAATGTATCTCGTAATCCACAAGTTGCCACTAGGGAAGTCGAGGTAACGTACAATCCCTACAAGTATGAAACTTTCGTTGAGAAGGACACCGAAAGGTTTGCGTACTATGCGGACGAAGTTTTATTAACACACAACAAAGTAACAGCTTATATATCATGAATATCACAACAGCATTAGAAATTGTATTAGACCTAGCCAATCAAAACGTTATTGACGATCCTGAAATGAAAGAGGAGGCATCAAAACAAAATGAAGCTATTGAGTGGGTTGCATATTATTTAGAAAATTTTATAAAGAAAGGTAAACATTAAAATGAAAGAAGAATTAAAAGGAATTAAACAAGCCATTGACGGATTATCAGATGAGATGTTAGAGCATAGACGTTATGCAAACATGGACGACCTTGTCAAGGTAATGAAGAATATTAACGACAATCTTGTTGCAATTAGTTTTGACTTAAAAGATTTAGTTGAAGCAAAAAAATTTCAAAATGAGTTGACAACAGTATTAAGATAGGTAAATCCTTTATAGTCAATCACTTAGGTGGCTGGCTGCCGCCAAAGCTAACTGCCTAACAGTTAACGACTTACGAAAGCATTTTTATTTAAGTTTTTTCTTGCGTTAATTGTTAAAAGAGTTTAATGTGTTTATATGATTAACTACGACATACCAAACTCAATCTCACAATTTCAACCAAAACCTTCAATGCTAGACTTTGACGATCTTGATTTTAAACCACATCGTTATCATGATGAAGCAGTCCATGCAAAACTTGACTTTGGCAACGGACTAGAAATTTCTGTTATTGCAGGTAAAGATGACTATAAAGGATTATATGGAAGCTTAAAAGAAGGTTTGTACGAAGTTGCAATCTACGATAAAAACGGCATGATTCCTCTTTCTCCTTCTGATGATGTTGTCGGTTGGCAATCTCCTGCTCAAGTATCTATCCTAATGGCAAAAGCTCAAGTCGAAGGAAGCGTTTGGGTTGATGAGCTAATTGAAGACAAAGCAGAATTTAGAAGAGAATTAGGGCTTGACGACTAAACAAAACTAAACTATATTATTACTATGACAGAAGAACAAAGACTCGCAGTTATCGCTAACGCACATCGTGAATCCAAAGGTTTGCCAACTGATTCCTCAGTATTAGAATTAGTCGCAGACTTACAAGCAGAACAATTAGTTGTCGAGCATGGATTAAAAGATGTCGAGAGAGATGACATTACAGATGAAACTCAATTCTTACTTACTGATGTCGCTGAAGATGTTGATGAGGAAGATGAAGAAATCGGATTATCCGATGAAATGAAAGGAATATATTATGATAGTTGAATTATTATTTTTCACTCCTTGGCTTTTTGTTTTTTACTTAATGTGGCAAGATTTAAAAGAAGAATGATTCCAATAATTATTATCTTGTCAATACTATTATATATATATACAAAAGATTAAAACTAAAAATAGCAAATACGAAAACTCGCAAATAATTTTTTAGTCGTATTAGTTGTCGTAGTCTGCATGTGTGGCTGTCCTAAGTAGTTGATTATCAAGCACTTAGGGCAGTCGGCTGCGTTAACCCTTAAAAGCTTTATAATCAAAGACTTACGAAAGCATTTTTATTCACTTTTTTCTTGTGTATTTTTATTTTTTGCTTTAGCTTGTACTTATGAAACATTCAGAAAGTGGAACTCGCAAAGTGTTAAAACAATTACGGAAATGCCCTGAAATCGAAAAGATCCGTGAAACTGCAAGCGGGCATATGATCCTTGCCAAAAACGGAGAGCAGTATCTCGCTCATTTTAGTGCAAGAGCATTTCACCCATTGCGTAGATGGTTAAAAAGAAACACATCGCTAAAAGCATTAAAATTTTAATTTTTTTCTTGCAATTATTTCTATTTTTAATTATCTTACTATCATGGAAACATTAAAAGATTTATTTAACAGAATTAACGAACTTCAGCAGATTATTAACAATGAGACAGATGCCGCAGATCAAGGTTGTATTAACTCGATGCAGTTAGTAATCAATGCAGAAAATGAAAAAGAACATATTCAAGATATGATTGATCAATTAGCTATTAACTCACAACTCGTTTATTAAATTATGGATACTTACAACGGCTGGAAAAACTGGGCGACCTGGAATGTTGCTCTTTGGTTAGGGAATGATGAACATCTTTATTTTTTATCTCGCAGGTTTGCATATTATAAAGATTTAGTTGAACATCTTAAAGTTGAATATGGATTCGAGTCCACACCTGATGGGGCTCAATATGATGACCCAGACATCGACACAGAAGCTCTCGATGCATGGCTACTAGAAGAGTAAGTTGTTGACTGCCAAGCACTTAGGTGCTTGGCTGCGCGGCGATGTAAGTAGTTGATTATCAAAGGCTTACTCCCATTGGGAGTGGTAGCCATAATCATAATCCCCTTCGTCGTTGTAAAAGTCGAGAAGAGAGACCTTATCCTCAAGCTCTCCGATTTCATTGCGGATAGCAACGGCATCAGCAGGAGCAAGAACAGAGTTCTTGAGTTTTTCGTGAAGGGCGGAAATTTTTTCTAGTATTTGTTGTTTATTCATATTTTATTCCCTCCTTATTTGGTTAACATTTCTTCCCTTACCACATTGTTTGCAATGTTGTTGATTTCGGTCATCCATTTATCAACATTTTCATTGAACACTTTTCCATCGCCTGAAATGTTTTCTGAAACTGTGTTTTTTATGGATCTTGCTTGAACCGCAATGTCCAAGAGAGCTTTTGCTAAGTTGTAAGCTTGGTGATTTTTATATGATTCGTTTTCGATTAGGTCAACGATTGAGATGGTGTCTGTATTAGCTTTCATATATATAAGGTAAACGAGTTATGATATAATTGCAAATTTTATTTTAGTATATTTAAAAGATCATTTACGCATGGCTCAGTGATGTGTCCATCTACTTTCATGGCGTCGATGATTTCTTTATTTGTTACATCTTTAGATGCTTCGACTATTTGATCCCAAGTCCAAACATTATTTGCAACATCTTCCCACAGGGATATGCCCGACTTTTCGTCGCGTGAAAATTCAAGAAGTCCATTGACTCCGATTACATGATTGATTCTGATCTTATCCATAAAAACAAGGTAAACTAGTAGTGCGTGTTTTGCAAGCAAATACGGATTTATTTTCATTTTTTTTGTTTTTTTATTTAAATACCAAATAGTCAAATAGTGCAACTTTTTAGTGGTGGCGGGATTATGCAATTTTAAACTAGATTTATGGAGTTATATAAGTAGTTGCTTATTAAGCACTTACAGCGCAGCGCGGCGCCCTGACCTAAGTGCTTGGTTATCAGTAACTTAGGGGGCTGATCTTATCGGTGTGCGAGACCTTCCAATCGTGCTATTTGATTGTCTAATTCTATTTGTATAGCTTCAATGTCTGAAGCCTTCTTTTTATTGTTCAATTTCATTGCCTTGATTCTTTCGCTATTCAATGCCATGATTTGAGTTCTTAATTTGTTGATCGTGTTTTTTATGTATTCCATGATTAGATTAGGTCGTAGTATTGTGGCGAGTAGTCAACACGGCAAGAGTGTGATCCTATCTCTTCATCCATGTTTTTATTAAGTTCTTTTTTAATTGCTTTGATAAGATCCAAGTTCATTGAATCAATTTGTTTGCCGTTGCCATCGAAGCGCTTCACGCTTTCAAGAGTATCAAAGTAAGCCACTAAGTGAACGGCTGAGACTTGATCTCCATAAAGAGACTCTTGCTCATCTGTCCATGTTGTGCCTTGCAGTTCGTAGTATTCCTCGCCTACTTCAGCATAGGCGGAAAACTCTTCATTGTTTACTTCGTCGAATTCTATTTTTATTTCTGTCATACCTTACTATCGTCTATTTTTTAACTTTTGTCAAATTTATTTTGAATTATTTTTGAAACATTATTTCAAGGCAAGTGTCGAATTGCTCACGGAAAAGCCTTGGCGCATCAGTAACAAACCAAGTTTTGCTTGCATTTGTAATTAGCCTTTCTGTGAGCTTGTCGCTCACAACCTTTAAAAGATCTGTGTTTTTATAGATGCTTGATTCTATAAATTCACCTGTTTTGTCATTTATTAATTTAGCCATATAAACGTCGATATATTCGGGACGATATTGTTCGCTCAGCAAGATGTCATCTTGACAAGCTACGGCTTCGATTCTATAAGTTGCACCCTCGATGCTCATTAAAAAGTTAAAAGTAAATTCTTCTGTGTCTGTATTGTATATTGATTTCATATATATAAACTAAAGCATCTATTAACTAAAGTCAAATTTATTTTGAATTATTTGGCAACTATTTTATTGCATTATTCTATTACATGAATTGGCATGATTTCTGTACGAGACTTTCGTAAGTTGTTGTTTATTAAGTACTTAGGTCACGCGGCAGCGCCGCGCTCTAAGTGCTTGTTATTCAGTCACTTAGGCGGCTTATTTTATTTAGAGTAGAAGTATAATGCAATGGATAAGAGGATTATGCAAGTCATACATACACCTCCTCTGTATGCGTCACCCAATCGTATTCGTCAATTTCTTGCCCGTTTAGCATAGGAGCAAAGTTCTTTTGGTAGATGCCCAATCCTGTTATGCCGTTGATTCTTTCCCTTGTGGTTGGCGTGTTCCATCCTGCAAGCGTAGCCATTACAAGCCCGCTTTCATCTCGTTTGATTATCTCGTTACCATGCAAGAAGACGCTTGTGCCGTCTGTTCTTGTGTTGCCGACCTTTAGAGAAGTGCCTTGCTCAAAGGCTTGTTTAATTCTTTCTGTTACTTTACGCATTTGTTTCTCCCTCTGTTACGATTTGAAAATGTGGATTGTTTCGTTTTATTTGTTTTGCAATTTGCAAGGCTTTTGCTTGTGATTTTGCGTTGTCTATTAGTTCCCCAAAAAGGCGAATGTCAAACCAATTTGAAAAGTTAGGGTTTCGTAGTATTTTAATCATTTCTTTTTTACCTTTCCTTGTGTGTTGTGTCAAGACTTACCTTTTAAAGTAAGCCTTGACTTGATCGGCAGTTGCCTTGATTAGGTCAGAGATAAAAACCTCTGACTCGAAAAGATGATTTTGCGCATGATGCTTGATCGTTGCGATCCGTTGAGATCCGACTCTGTCGATAGACACGAGACGAACAACTTTATTATTAACCTTTGAGTGGTAAAGGCTTCCGACTTTTAATCCTTTAGTAATGTTCATATATACAAACTAAACAAAAAAGAGCTTCACGTCAAACTAATTCAAAAAAAAAACTATTATTTTTATTTTTAAAAATTTAAGGATGTCCCCCGTTTTTTGAATTTTTTACAGATTAAGCTTGACAGATTTGGCGGGGGGGTGGTTTTTCTCAAAAAATCAAAGCTTCGATCTTTTGTGAATAACATTTTTCAAAAAAAAATCGGCGACACTTGAATTTTAATTGTGTATCATATAGTATATCTTTGATAGACATGCCAAGACGCAAAAAATCTGAAATAGAAGACGATCAAGAAATAGAAAAAATCATGAGCTCCATGTCTAAGACAAAAGTGAAGCTCAAAAAAATAGATTTTTCTGATAAACAACAAGAGTTGTTGAAGTTAATATTTGACAGAGATACTAAGATAATTTTTATAAACGGTCCTGCTGGAACAAGTAAAACGTTTATGGCTATTTACGGTGCTCTTCAATTATTTAATATGAATAATAACTATAGTATTAGTTATGTGCGAACAATCATTGAAAGTGCTGACAGGGGCATGGGCGCATTACCAGGAAATGTTGATGAGAAATTTTGCCCATTTATGATGCCGCTTAATGATAAACTGTATGAGTTAATACCAATATCAACAGCAAAAAATTTAGTTGACAAAGGTGTAATTACAGCTATGCCAATCAACTATTTACGAGGAGCCAGCTTAAACGATCAAATCGTAATAGCCGACGAAGCTCAAAACTTCAGTTTAAAAGAGTTAGTAACTTTAATTACGAGAATAGGAGAAAACACAAAAATGTTTATTTGCGGAGATATAATGCAAAGCGATATAAACGGAAAGAGTGGTTTATCTCCAATTAAAGAACTCTTTGATGAAGAAAGCTCTAAAAGGCAAGGGATACATACTTTTGATTTTGATCATAAAGATATAAAAAGAAGCGAGATATTAAAATATATAGTTAAAAAACTAGAAGAATTAAAATCTTGAATTAAATTAAAATAGTCCAAAAAAATTTCCTGTGTGGACTATATTTTTAACACAGTCCTTTTTCCCTTTACCTTTTAAAAGTGTAAATATAAACGTGGAAGTTTTGCGAAAATTTAAAAAAAAATTTAACCAAAAGAGGTTGGGCAGAAAATTTAACAGTGGTTGGGGGGCCATTACACAATACATGCCCAACCTCTTGGTTTTAATGTGTTATGAGAGAAGGTGAGCATATAAGATTTTACCACAACAATACTGAAGTTTCAGGTAGAATAATAAAAATATATACACAAATAGGGTTTTCTGACCATGGTTTCCAAAAAGCTGTCATATCTCTTGATAATTGCATGGGGCTTTTTTCTGAATGCGTAATAGATTGTAAAATTGCTGAAATAAAAATTATTGAAAAATAAACATATGTACATATTATAATGTATGTATGGAAATTGTAATATCAGCTTTAATAGGAGCATTTTCGGCAATTTGCGTTGCGCTAATAAATAAAAAGAGAGAGAATAAAAGGCGAGATTTATTGGCAGAAAATTTACAAAAAAAATTACATATAGATAACAGTCAAATTGTAATTATAGAATCTAACAGCAGCCCGTTCTTTAAAGAAACCTCTACAGGGTCTCAACAAAAAACTGTGTATATCATAAAATGAGCTACAAATATTGCAAAAAATGTGGTAAAAAAAATCAATACCTTGGAATTGAGCCAAAGTTCTGTAGTTTTTGTGGTGGAAACTTCAGCGCTACGAGTTCAAAAAACATAAGCAATAGTGTAGAAATTAGTGAAGAGCTTAATGATTTTGAGAGTGATTCTAATTTTGTCCCAAATATTAGAAAGTTAAATTACACAGTCTCCCCGATGCAAAGAAAAACATTCTCGGCTGAGGAGATATTTGGGCCAAAACAGAATGAAGAAGAGGGGACGACCTAGAAAAATAACATTTATTGAGAGTTTTGAAGAAGTAGAAGCCTGTGTAGAGAAAAGGAGGGGTAAGTGGTTTCTAAATGCCATTAGCTGGATATCGTGGGAAGATATAAAGTCAATAATATTAGTGCATATTGAAAAAAAATGGTCTTTGTGGGATCAAAAACGCCCTATGAAGCCATGGTTGAATAGAATCATATCTAATCAGCTTAAAAATTTATTAAGAAATTATTATGGAAATTTTGTTAAACCCTGTGTTCAATGTCCATTTAATTCTTCTGGAGCTCAAGATAATTATAATGATAATGAAAATTTTTGCAGCTGGACAAAATCGGGGCTCCAAGATAAAACATGTCCATTATATAAAAAATGGCTTGTAGGAAAAAAAAGCTCTTTTGATATAAATTTGGCAGCCACAATAACAGATAAAGAAGATAGAATTACATGTTCTAATGGTTTTAATTTAGATTTATCTGCTCAAAGATTGCATGAAGCTATGGAGCTCAAGTTAACCCCTAAGCAATTTAAAATTTACGAAATGCTTTATATTCTTCATCTACCACATGATGAAATAGCTAAGAAATTAGGGTATATCTCTAATGAAAAAGGTAGATCTGCAGGTTATAAACAAATTAAAAATGCAGAAAAACAATTTAAAATTATTGCAAAACAAGTGATTAAAAAACAAGATATATTATGAAACTTACAGAAATACAAGCTAATTTTATAATTGAGAATTATGATAGGGTTCCTGACCTAATAGAATTAACCCGATTGACATTCAATGATGAAAGCTTAGATGGAAGAACAAAAGAGGGGAGAGCTGTTAGAAAATTTTTGGTTGATAGAGAGTTAAATTACAATACAACAAAAAAAGAAAAAAAAGAAGATATAACATTCTCTCAAGAACAGAAAGAGTTTATGATTCAATATGCGAAAGAAGGAATGACGGCTTATGAAATTTCAAAAATTATTTTTCCAGAAATAAATGTAACTAATTTAAGTAAAGAAGTTACCGAGGTTGCTAAATTCATCGAAGATGTTGACTTCAGGTTATTACATTCCTCAGAAACAGCCTTAAATAGCCAATATTTTGCCCCTAAATCAATCTCTAGGGTAGTTAAAAAGGTAAATGAATACTGCCAAGAGGATCTAGATGAAAAAAAGCTAAATAGAGGCGATTTAGACAATTTAGAAAGTTCGATGAAATTTCTTTCGGCTCCTCGTTTTATTCAAGTTATTAATACTTATACATCTGGAGATGATAGAAAACTCTTTGAGGCTGAATATATAAGATCTGTATGGGATAAACCAGACTTAACAAGTGATGAATTAAATTTATATATAAATGTTTGTATGGATTATATACATTTAAAAAATATCAGTAAAGCAATAGATAAATTAAATCGCATGTTTGAAGAATGTGAAGACCAACAAGATATGACTGTTAGATTAGCGGAATTATTAAAAACAAAGAGCGAAGAATATAATCAATGCGAAAAGAGGCAAGAAACATTAATCGCGCGTTTAAATGGTGATAGAAAAGAGCGTGTCAAAAATAAACATAAAGATAATGCATCTATATTATCGTTAGTGAAGGTGTTTCAAAATGAAGAAGATAGAACTAGAATGGTAGAGATGGCAGAAAAACAAAAATTATTAATAAAAGAAGAAGCTGATTCGCTTGAGAGAATGGATAGCTGGAAGGCTAGAGTTTTAGGTATTAGTAAAGAAGATGCAATTTAAAACTGATTATAGTTTGTGGGGTGAACGTTATTATACCACTCAATTAGCTCTAAATCTCTTTAAAAGCTATGGGTTGACTTCTATTGTTCAAGTTGGGGGTCAGGTAAGAGATTTCGAGTATTCACCTATAGATTTTTATTCAGTATTGGGAGAATTTATTGAAGACATAGAAATGGGCACTTATGAATTTTATTTAGATACTAATAATATTAGTCAAAGTAGATTAAATAACATAAAATCAACATTATATAAAAATTATGATATTAATAAAGTATCTATATCTACTGATATAAAATTAAATCATTCAAGTAATATAGATTTATTAATAATAAATGATATAACATATCCAATAAAAGAAATTAAAAATAAGATAGACAAAAATATAACAACATTAGAATGTCTAAATATGTTAAAAGGATATCCAGAAGAAGACATGGTAAAGCATTTTGGTAACTTAATAGAACCTTGTCAAAAACGAGTTTTAAAGCAGTATAATACCTTTAAACCAAATCTAAGTAAGCATTCTATCGTGTTACTCGAAGGAAACGATTATCCTGGCGGCTCTCAAACTCTTCTTGCCAAGAGGCAATTGGAGAGTGATGGATATATATGTTTATTAAATTTAAAACAGTCAGTGTGGGTTAGACGTTGAGTATAACATGTAAAATATGCGGGTCAAAATTTAAAAGTGAGCGTTCTCTCCACACTCATATAAAAGCTCATGGAATTTTGCTTTCTGAATATTATACAACATATTATCCTAGATATAATTTATATACTAATGAATTAATTCCTTTTAAAAATAAAGATCAATATTTTTCTACTTATTTTTCGAATAATGTTGAATTAGAAAAATGGGCAGCGACAGCTGACCATGAACATGTTCAACAAATATTATTAGATATATTACAAAAAAGAATAATTAGCAAAAATTTGCAATACGCGCCAAATCATTTAGAATTAAAATTACTTAATTTACCTGAAATAGAAATATATAAATTATATTTTAAATCCTACAGCGAAGCCTGTAGGAGGCTCCAAGTGGAGCCATTATTAAATAAAATTATTAAAAGTAAATTTTTAAAAGAAAATAAAAATTTAAATGACATAGAGATATTGATTGACACTAGAGAGCAAACTCCATTAAAGTTCCCTAATTCTAGACTTCAAAAATTAGACTTTGGAGACTACACGGCATCAGGAGAGGATTATAAACATACATACATTGACAGGAAAAGTGAAACAGATTTTAAATCTACTATGACTGTAGGGTTTGAAAGATTTAAAAAAGAACTTGAAAGAGCTGTAGCTTTCGACTCATTTTTATATATTGTTGTGGAAAGTTCTATTGAAAAAATTATTAGAAATAATTCCTTTTCTCCGCATAAATCAAATTTAACTTTTGTATGGCATCAAATGAGAGTATTATCTCATGAGTTCCCTAGAAGTTGTCAGTTTATATTTTCAGGGGGGCGAAAAAGATCCGAAAACCTAATTCCAATACTTCTTGAATATGGACCTGAAATGTGGCACTGCGACATACAATACTATATAGATAAAAGAATTTTAAAAATATGAACACAAAAGAAATAAAAATAGTATTAATAGATCTAGATAGAACTATATGGAGATTTGACAGTTGGGCTTCAAAGATTTTATCAAAACAACAAGTTGAAAGCATGTTGATGCCGAATGCTGTAGATGTAATCAAATCTTTAAAGAATAAAGGTTATAAAGTAGGAATAGCTTCAGCAAGTCCAGCTGCAGAGATCTGTAAAAATTATTTATCATATATCTTTGAAAAAAAATTTTTTGATATTATCGTAATTCATCCCTCTTATCCATCTAAAAGATATCACATAGAAGAAACTAAAAAAAAGTTTAATTGTGAATATAAAAACATATTATTAATAGATGATCTTCAAACAATTATTGACGATGCTAATGAAGTTGGTATAAAAACAATTCATACTCCATCTGGAATATCACAAGAAGCAATACAACAAATAATTTAAATGGCTTGGGAGCAACCACACAAAAAGAAAAAGAAAGAGGATATCAATGATATCCTAAAATCTAAACAAGGTTTTCTAGAAGAAAGGGAAGCTAAGATATTGTTGTATAAATTTTTGAAAGAGAATGTAACTTTCAGTACTAATTTAATTGCAGGGGTGGATTTGTTTCCATTTCAACATATGGCTATAAAAGCAATGTTTGAGAGCGATTACTTTTTGGGTATATGGTCTCGTGGTATGTCAAAATCCTGGACTACTGGAATTTTTGCCTTCATGGATGCAATAATGAATCAAGGGGTAGATATTGGTATACTTTCTAAATCATTTCGACAAGCAAAAATGATTTTTAAAAAAATTGAAGATATCGCTGCTAAACCAGAAGCCAAATATTTATCAAATTGTATTACAAGAGTTTCCAAGCAAAATGATGAATGGGTTATGGAAATAGGCGACAGCTCTATTCGAGCATTACCTTTGGGAGATGGATCAAAACTTAGAGGGTTTAGGTTTCATAGGATTATTATCGATGAGATGTTACTTATGCCAGAGAGAGTTTATAATGAGGTTATCGTCCCATTCTTGTCTGTTGTTCAAAATCCAAAAGAAAGAGAAGATATGTACAATCTTGAAACAAAGCTAATAGCTAGCGGAGAAATGAAAGAAGAGGATAGATATGTTTGGCCTAACAATAAGCTAATTATGCTTTCGTCTGCAAGTTATAAATTTGAGTATCTATATAAGCTTTACGAAAACTTTGAGCAATCTATATTAAAAGAAAATGAAAATGATAACGCTTCTAGATCTATTATGCACTTCTCTTATGACTGCGCTCCAAAACAACTATATGATCAGAATTTGGTAGAACAAGCGAAGTCAACCATGAGTCAAAGTCAATATGATCGAGAATTTGGTGCAATTTTTACTGATGATAGCTCAGGCTATTTTAAGATTTCAACAATGAAAGCTTGCACCGTAGAAGAAGGTAGTCATCCGAGTGTCGAGGTGAAAGGAGAAGAAGGTGCTAAATATTTATTGGCATTTGACCCAAGTTGGGCTGAATCAGAAAGCTCTGATGACTTTGCCATGCAGGTATTTAAATTACATCCAGAAAAAAATACTTGTACATTAGTTCATGTTTATGCAATGGCTGGAGAAAGTTTAAAAAATCATATACAATATTTTAATTATATATTAAATAATTTTAATATAAAAGCTATTGTAGGCGATTATAATGGTGGTGTACAATTTATTAACGCTCTACAAGAAAATATTGAATTCAAAAACTCAAAACATAAAATCAATATTATTGAAACAGAATTTGATGATATAGAAAATTACCAAAAATCACTATCAAAAGCTAAAAGAGAGTTTTCTAACGAAGGAATACCTTGCTGCTTAAGGAAGCCTACATCAGATTGGATCCGAAGAGCCAACGAATTGCTTCAAGCAAATTTTGACCATAAAAGAGTTTGGTTCGCATCAAGAAGTATAAATGAACATTTTCAATCCCAGAGAAGAAAGCAAATCCCGATTCAAAAACTGAGATTTATGAATTTTAATGATGATGAAATTAGCCAAACAGATGGGGCTAAAATGATTGATTTTATAGAACATCAAAATGATATGATATCATATACTAAAGGGCAATGCGCTTTGATTGAAGTGAGATCATCTCCACAAGGAACTCAAACATTTGATTTGCCATTAAATTTAAAAAAGACTACTGGGCCAAGTAAAGCGAGGAAAGACTGTTATTCTGCTTTAGTTTTAGGTAGTTGGATGGTTAAAATATACCATGACATCAAAAACTATAAACAAGAAAATCATTTAACTTTTGCCCCAATGTTTATAAAGTAACTTTAAAAGTCACTTTTAAACTTTTGCGTGTAATCATAAAGTAACCCAGCCATGAGTAAAAGAAAATATACAAAAAAATCAAGCTACTGGAATAGATTTGAAAAAAAAGATGTCGCACAGGAGCAAAGTTCTTTTGAGCCTATAATGTGTGGAGATAATTATTATGTTAGCGAAGCTTCAAGTAAAACAAAACCTCAGCTGTTCGAATCAAAAGCTAGTTGTGGCGGGCCAATAACAGATGCTCTTCGATCAGCAGATTCAAGCAGTAAATCTAGAGGGAGATTAGGCTCAAGAATTAAAGCGGATAAATTTAAAAATATATCTGAAGGTATACTACCTTATAATGTAAGTGTTGATGGTATTGATGTAAGGGAAACTATAGAGTTATGCCAAAAAGCTTATGCGAATATACCAATATTCCGAAACGCTATCGATGTTATGTCAGAGTTTTCAAATTCTGAAATATACTTAGAAGGTGGCAGTGAAACTGCAAGAAAGTTTATATATAAATGGTTTGAAAAAATTAATCTATGGAAATTAAAGGATCAATATTTTAGAGAGTACTATAGAAGTGGGAATATATTTTTTTATCGAATAGATGGAGAGTTTAATAAAAAAGATCTGTTAAATCTAAATAAAGTCTATGGAGCTGAAGGAAATAAGTTTTTAGAGGATGGTAAAATACCTGTTAGATATATATTATTGAATCCATACGATATAACAGCAAACAGAGCAACATCTTTTGACTCTGGGGCTTATAAAAAAATATTATCAGAATATGAGTTAGAAAGATTAAGAAATCCCGCCACAAAAGAAGATCAAGATATATTCAACTCTTTTGATTTAGAAACTCAAAAAGCAATTAAAAAAGGGCAGTTCAATACCACAGGAATACTTGTGCCATTAGATTCAGAAAAATTAATTTTTTCATTTTATAAAAAACAAGATTATGAACCTTTTGCAATCCCTTTTGGATTTCCAGTGTTAGATGATCTGAACTGGAAAATAGAACTTAAAAAAATTGATCAGGCTATAAGTCGAACAATAGAAAATGTTGTACTGTTAATTACAATGGGGACGGAACCAGATAAAGGTGGAATTAACCCCCATAGTTTAAGTGCTATGCAGTGCTTGTTTCAAAATGAAAGTGTTGGTCGAGTATTAGTTAGCGACTACACGACAAAAGCTGATTTCGTAATGCCTGATGTGAACAAAATACTAGGGCCTAATAAATACGAAATAGTAAATCAAGACATTAGAGAAGGATTGCAAAATATTATTGTAGGTAAAGAAAATTATTCTAGCACACAAATTAAAGCTCAAATTTTCTTGGAAAGATTGAAAGAAGCGAGAAACGCTTTTATTAATGATTTTATCATGCCTCAAGTAAAAATACTTTCTCGAAAAATGGGATTTAAACAATACCCAACAGTGAAATTTCAAGAAGTGGATATTAAAGACGAAGTTCAATTTCAAAGAGTTATAACACGACTTCTGGAAATAGGAGTACTCTCTCCAGAGCAAGGTATGCAGGCGATAAGGACAGGTATTTTCCCTCATGCAGATGAATTAGAGCCAGCTCAAGAAAAATACTTAGATGACAGAGAGAAAGGTATGTACAATCCCTTAATTGGGGGAGTGCCTTTGGTTGAAGCTCCTGGAGCTGAAGAAGAGAGAGACCTCAAGGAAAAACAGATTAATAAATCCGCCAACCAAAAACAAGTGATTAAAACAGATCAACAGCAAAAAAATAACCCACCGAAAGAAGTTGGAAGACCAACGGGTGCTACAGCCAACCAACTATATTCAAGGAAAGATATTCAGTCTACCATTCAATCAATAGAAAAACTAAGATCTTTAGGTTTGTCAGAATTAAAATCAAAATTTAAAGTTAAAAGATTAAGTAAAGATCAAAACAATATTTTAGACAAGTTAATAGAGTCTGTTGTTGTATCCAACTTAAGTGAAGATTGGGAGGAAAGCATAAAAGCGTGCGTAAAAGACCCAGAAAGTATTGACAAGTTAACCAGCCTTCAAGAAATACTAGAAATATCAGCCAAGCATCAATTATCTGATTACCCGTCAGCAATTCTTTTTCACAGCAGAGAAAAACCTGTGTAGTATAAAATATGAGAAAATATATAAATATAGATCTTTCTGAAATAATAAATGCTAAAAGTTTATTCTGTCCTGATTGTGGAAGTGAAGAATTGATTTCTGAGGAAATATGGGCTGAAGAAAAGAATAAAGGTAAAACTTTAAATAAGCCATTCAGAACTCCAAAGGGGCCTAAGAAATTTTCTGTTTATGTAAAGAATGACAAAGGGAATATTGTAAAAGTGAACTTCGGAGATCCAAACATGGAAATTAAAAGAGATGATCCTGCAAGAAGAAAATCTTTTAGAGCTAGGCATAACTGCGGAAACCCTGGGCCAAAATGGAAAGCTAGATACTGGTCTTGCAGGCAATGGCGAGGAGGTTCAAAAGTTGAAGGTTCTTTAGAGGAATTTACAGAACAAGATCTTGAAGATATTTTACTCGATGAAATGGACGAATCAGAAGGTAAGAAAAATAAACCTGGACTCTGGGAAAACATTAGAAGAAAGAAAAAAAGGATGGGGAAAAACTACAAACCAGCTAAACCTGGAGATAAAGATTACCCTGATGAAAAGTCTTTAAAAAAAGCTCAAAAAAACTCAAAAGAAAAAAAATAAAATGCCATTGAAAGTTGGAGAGGGGTTTATTAAGATGGTGGAGTATAATACATATGGATTGAGGAGATCAGGTAATCACATGATCATAGAATGGATACTTTCGCATTTTGAATATGGTTATCATAAAAATGCAATTACAAATGGTAAAGTAGGGCAACATGTTACTTGGTTGGGTGGTAAAATTGAGTTAAAGAAACCACCAGATGGGAAATATGATGTTTTAATTTCCTCGTATGAGGATGTCGCACCTACACATATTTTAGATAATGATATTATTATCCTTAGAGATTGGTATAATATATGGGCATCTAGGATAAAATCGAATAGAGATACTTGTTGGGGTGGTAAGTGTGATGAAATATATTTAAAGTATTGTATGTTATATGATAAATACCCTAATAAGTTCATTTTATATAATAAATTAGTTTCAGATAGTGATTATGCAATGAAGGTAGAAAATAGATTTGGTTGGTCACATAAAGTAGTACCTACTGGGTTGCCAAACTCTGGTATTGGCAAGGGATCATCATTCACGGGTGGTAGTCTGAATATTAATGAGGTTAATGGTAGATATCATTCAATTGCAAAGTCAAATCCAAATAAATGGAAAGATGTCATTAAGAATGATGAGATTAATGAATATATGAGAAATATTTTTAACATAGATATAGTATGAGACATAGAGAACCTTTAACAAACCAGCTAAACCTGGAGATAAAGATTACCCTGATGAAAAGTCTTTAAAAAGCTCAAAAAAACTCAAAAGAAAAAAAATAAAATGCGATTGAAAGTTGGAATGAACGAAAAAGAAATTGAATTTCTTTTAGAAACGACAAAAAGCATTAATACTTACTTTGAATACGGATGTGGAGGTAGTACGGTTTTTGTATACGACAATTCTTCGGCAAAGGTTCGCACAATAGATACTGATAGAAAATGGTTGGATAAAGTTGAAAAAATAATTCAAGATGAAAAAAGATTCAAGTTTGAGCATATTGATTTAGGGCCCACCCATTCGTATGGCTACCCCACCGATGAGGCAAGAAAAAATTTGTGGCCTACATACAGTCAAGCGATAAACAATGCAGAAGATATACCAGAGGTTGTATTAATAGATGGAAGGTTTAGAATAGCTTGCGCTCTAGCCACAATAAAATACTCTAAAGATATGGGGGTAGACCCAATCGTATTAATACATGATGCTAAAAGGTATTTATCTGAATTAACTTTGGAAAAAAAATATTTTAGTATAGTTAAGAGTGTAGACTCGCTCTGTATGTTAAAGATTAGTGATGATATCGATTTATTAGAATTAAATAATGATTACGATAAATACCGATACATTACAAGATAAAAGTTTTTCATTTTAAAAATAAAATTGTGTAACAATTACAACATTGTTATGAATTTTAAATATAAAACAAAGTTTTCTTCAGAAGTTAAAGCTTCACAAATTAAAAAAAATAAATTTTTACAAGAATCTATAGCTTCAATAAGTGATTTGTCTCCACTTAAAGAATTAATCAAAAGTGGTGATATAGATTATGATAAAAATATTGATATTGTTGGCTTAGCTTTTAATGGCGCGTTGATTAATAAATTTAATAGAAATGGAGATGGTATCGATACCACTACAGCTAAAAAAATTAAAGATTATTTTATCCATAAACCAACAAATATAGAGCACAACAAAAAACAAATCGTAGGGCATATCATTTCTTCAGCTTTTTCTGATTTGCAAACTAATGAAATAATAACTGATATTGATAGTTATGGGCTTGATGTTTTTAATTTATCTTTCGGCTCTATATTGTATACTCATACTCATCAAGATTTTGGCGACATAGTTAAAAAATCAATAGATCCTCAAGATGAGTTATACATGAGTGTTTCTGCGAGTTGGGAACTTGGTTTTAATGATTATGTAATTGCTGTTGGTAGTGAAAACCTCAAAGAAGCTGAAATTGTTGAAGATCCAAAAGTAATATCTGAGTTATCAGAATTCCTAACTTCTTTTGAAGGAGAAGGAAAGATGGAAGACGGAACTCCTGTTTACAGGTTAGTTGTTGGAGAAGTTTATCCTTTAGGAATCGGATTCACAACTAATCCAGCTGCAGATGTGAAGGGTATAATCTTGGCGGAAGAGAACGAAAATCAAGATAAAGACCTACACCAGGAAAAAGCTTCTGATAAAAAAAAATTAAAAAAAATTTCACAAAGCGAAAAAAATAATGTAACAGAGTCTATAAATATAATTTCTACAACTATGGAAAAAAAAGAATTAATGGAAGATTTTAAAGCTTTGCTTGAAGAAAAGATGCCTGAGCATAACTTTTCTCAAGAGGCTGTTGCTAACATTGGAAGAGTAATTGGAGATGCAATTAAATCCAAAAGTGAGCAATATGAACAAGAATTATCCGATCTTGCTAATCAAAAGAAAAGCCTTGATGAAGCGGAAGCTCGGATGAAAAAAGATATCGAAGAGCTTAAAACTCAGCTTGAAAACTCTGAAGCTAGTGTTGAGTCTCTAAAGAATGAAATTTTAGAAACGAAAAAGGATTCAGCATTCAATTCCAGAATGGAAGAAATTGAAGCGAATTATGACCTTTCTGATTCGGATAGAGAGCTTTTAGCTAAAGAAGTTGGATCTCTCGATATCGAAGATTCTTCGTTTGATGAGTATAAAGAAAAAATTTCTGTAATGTGGGCTCATAAAAATAAAGAGTACATTGAAGCAAAAGAAAAAGAATTTCAAACAAGATTGGAAGAAGAAGTTAAAAAACGTATCTCAGGAGAGAGCGAAGCTTCTTCAGAAGAATCTGAGAATGAAGTTAATGTAGAAGAAGCTTTGGCTAGCGCTAAAGAAGAAGAAGTTATTCCAAATAACAACACTGAATCTTCAGAAGAGCCACAATCTTTAAGAGAAAAATTTTCAACAGCATTCGCTAAAGAAAACTTAACAATAACATTTTAATATTTAACAAAACACAATCATGCATAAATTATTACCATTTAGACAATATGATGAAAATGACGTTATCGGTCTTTTTAATTTAGATGTGTCCTCAGTTAAGGCTTCAAAATATACAGCCTTAAGTCCTGATGACATAACTTTCTCAAAAGGAGGTAACTGGAGTGGAACAGCTGTAGTAAATAACAGCAGTACTAAACTAACCCTTGGAGGCGACGAGCCTACCCGCACATATGATGATTACCTTGGTAAAATCGGCGGAAGCAATCAAGGAGAATACGCATTAAAGCAAGGAAGTTTTTATCCAACTGCAGCTCATGATGTTACTGTAGCTGCGGCTGAGGCCCAAATTTTAGGAATTACATTGCGTGCTACAATGGCATGGGATGAAAATGATGAAAAGCTTCTTTATTACCCAGTAAAGAAAGATGAGTTTCAAGCCGTTCTCCCTGGAGAAACTGTGCCTGTAGCGACTCGTGGATTTTTCACAATAACAGTTGGACTAGCTGCTAGTGGAGCTGGAATTGTTGATGCAACAGAGTTAGGTAGCGCTTCAGCTATTATACCAGGAGCTAATTTGCAGGCTGCTGCTGATGGAAAACTTGGAATTGCTGGTTCTGGTAAACCTGTAGTTGGAAGAGTGCTTGCGACAGGAAAGAATGCAGGCAAGAATGTTGCTTTAGTTAAAATTGGATAATCAAAAAGAAAGATAACAATAATGAATATTACTTTAACAAGAACACAAGAACAAGTCGAGCTTATTAAAGCTATGGCTTCAAAGAACAGAAATGTCGCTCAAGAAGCTCAAGCTGCTGCTGCTGAATTTATTTCCCCAGTATTGGCTGAAGTTATAAATAACGCACCTTCTTTGAGTAACATGTTTAATAGTTTCTCTTTTAATGAGGATGATAACCCTTCTATTCCATTGGATCTTTACCATGACATTACAGATGAAGATTATATTGAGATTTATACTCAAAATACTCCTGGTGGATTGCCTTCAAACAACATTGCTCCAACACATAGTGAATTGAAATTCACAACCTATAGGTTGGAAACCGCTTTGGATTTTGATCGCAGATATGCTGCTCGCTCTCGTCTAGATGTGGTTAGCAAGACATTTTCTCGTTTAGCTCAAGAATTGATGCTTAAACAGGAAGTAACATCTGCCAACTTAATCTTAGGAGTTTTAGCTAATGCTCAATCAGAGTTTTCTTCAGGTGGATCTTCAAATAAAAAAGATCATGTTATTCAATCTGTAAATGCTGACCAATTCTTGCTCGCTGATGTAAATCGTTTGATTACTCATGCAAAGCGCATTAATACAGCTTGGAATAAGGGCACTCCAGTAACTCAAAATCGTGGAGTTACAGACTTACTTATTTCTCCTGAAATTATGGGTGAAATTCGTGCTATGGCTTACAACCCCATCAATACTCGTGGTCTTGATACTACATTAACAGTTAGCCCTCAGACTGCTGATACTAGAGGTGGAACAGCTACAGATCCAGTAACAGCTGGAACAGTTTCAAGTACTGGCGCAGGTGTTATTCCTGCAACTGAGCAGATGCGTAATCAGTTATATTCTAATGCTGGGGCATCTGAGCTTTATGGAGTTTCCTTTACTGAGTTGAATGAACTTGGTGATGGTCAGAAATTCAATGATGTTTTTGCTACAGTAGCTACTGCAGCTAGTAAAAACTTTGGTCATGGAGGCTCAGCATTTGCGAGTGCTACTGATCAAATTATTATTGGTATTGATAGATCTAGAGAATCATTAATGAGAGCTGTAGCTCTTGACTCTGAAACAGGTCAAGAACTCAGACTTGCTGCTGATGATCAATACACCGTTCGCCAACAAAAGATCGGATATTACGGATCTATTGAGGAAGGAAGAATGGTTCTTGACTCTAGAGCTCTTACTGGTATTGTAGTTTAATACTTACAAAAAGTACTGGCTATTTAAAAAATCCACCCTTCGGGGTGGATTTTTTTATTCACAGATTTATTATAAAAGTGTAACCAAATACAATATTTCATGAAAAAAAGAAAAGCCAATACAAAAAAAGAATTAAAATACATTGATGGCAAAAGCCATGAAAACAGTAACTCAATTAATGGGGTGAGGAGTTTAGAAGATCTTATGCGCACACCAGGCACATATGAAAAATTTAAAAGCTCAAGTGAAGAAGAGTTTGATGAAAAAATAGCATCAATGTCTTTACCAGAGCTTCAATCCTTAGCTGTAGGAGCTGGCGTTTTCCCTTCTGGGAACAGAACAACGTTAAAAAATAAATTAAAAAAAGAGTTTAAGAAAGAAAAATTCTCTGGTAAAGGTAGGGTTTTTTCTAGTTCTGCGCCAATTCTAGATAAATCAAAATTATCTAAAGAGCAAAAAAAACTTTTTAACTTAAGTTAAACTTAATTATGAGATGAGTCAAATTCATGATATCGCTCGAAAAATATATTCTACAGAGTTTTATGACGATTCATCTAAAGATGGTGGAAAAAACTTAATCAACTCTATTTCTGCTTGGCTTGAGACGAATATAGGCCAGCTTAATATATTAATACATTCAGAATATCGGGTTACTGAAAACCTTGATGTTTGTCCTAGGTTAGGTCCAGAAGAAATAGCTATATTTATTCAGTTATATTTAAAAGAATATTATAAGCGAAAAAGTCAAGCTGTACTTAAGAATGTTACAGAAAGCGATGTCAGTACTGGCGAATCATCTTTTTCAATGTCTGATTGGATTGAACTGAGAGAAGGAGATTCTCAGATAAAAAGACAGTCATTAATTTCAACGCCTCAACAAAAAATTCAAGCAGCTCAAGCTTATAAAAGCATATCTGCAGAAGCTGACGTAAAAATAAAAGAGTTTGTTCAATATTATAATATATATAAATCTTTACCTAGACAAGTTCTTGAAGAAGGTTTTTCAGGAAAAGCTTCTTGTTTAAATAACAAACATGGATGCGAAACTGAAGAATATAAATGTTATACAAAAACTCAAACAGAAACAGTATTTTATACTCCAACAAAAACTCATGAGTGTCACGAGGGTCACACTCCAACGATAACTGAGACGGAAAAAAAAACTGTAGTTAAAACCAACACTGAAACCGAAACAGATACATCTACTAATACTGAGACTCAAACAGAGACTATAACCAATACTGAGACTCAAACAGGTACATCTACTAATACTGAGACTCAAACAGATACATCTACTAATACTGAGACTCAAACAGAGACTATAACCAATACTGAGACTCAAACAGATACATCTACTAATACTGAGACTCAAACAGATACATCTACCAACACTGAGACTCAAACAGATACATCTACCAACACTGAGACTCAAACAGATACATCTACCAACACTGAGACTCAAACAGAGACTATAACCAATACTGAGACTCAAACAGGTACATCTACTAATACTGAGACTCAAACAGAGACTATAACCAATACTGAGACTCAAACAGATACATCTACCAACACTGAGACTCAAACAGAGACTATAACCAATACTCAGACTCAAACAGATACATCTACCAACACTGAGACTCAAACAGAGACATCTACCAACACTGAGACTCAAACAGATACATCTACCAACACTGAGACTCAAACAGAGACTATAACCAATACTGAGACTCAAACAGAGACTATAACCAATACTCAGACTCAAACAGATACATCTACCAACACTGAGACTCAAACAGAGACATCTACTAACACTGAGACTCAAACAGATACATCTACCAACACTGAGACTCAAACAGAGACTATAACCAATACTGAGACTCAAACAGAGACTATAACCAATACTCAGACTCAAACAGATACATCTACCAACACTGAGACTCAAACAGAGACTATAACCAATACTCAGACTCAAACAGATACATCTACCAACACTGAGACTCAAACAGAGACATCTACTAATACTGAGACTCAAACAGATACATCTACCAACACTGAGACTCAAACAGATACATCTACCAACACTGAGACTCAAACAGAGACATCTACCAACACTGAGACTCAAACAGAGACATCTACTAATACTGAGACTCAAACAGAGACTATAACCAATACTCAGACTCAAACAGAGACTATAACCAATACTCAGACTCAAACAGAGACAGAGACTAATACTCAGACTCAAACAGAGACAGAGACTAATACTCAGACTCAAACAGAGACAGAGACTAATACTCAGACAGAAACAATCACAACTAGTTTTACATTTTCTCCTGCAGGTCCATGTTGTGAATATGGGTTTAGAACCCAAAGTATTAGCTCGCAATCTAATATAACAATACCATCTTCTGAAAGCTCAAATGAAACAACTATAAAAAATATTCATAGTGATGCTGTAGGAGCTAGCATGTGTATGCCGAGAGCTACAGGAAACTCTTCAAGTTATTCTGTACAATTAAAAGTAAATAATAAAGATTTTATGCTTATAGAGGGAAATGGATCACTAGAAGGTGAAACCATATATATGGATAAACTTTTTGAATCAAGTGGGGCGCATAGCTTTTCAATGGAGTCTGTAGCTTCAGGGAATTCCGTGTGTTGCAGTAATAAAGATGTGTCAGATGTAATTAATACTGAAACTGTTAATGGGGCTTGGTTAAACAATGAAATAGAATTGACTCAAACAAATCCTTTTTTTAACACAGTTTCAATGAAAAATTGGAACATTTGTTATGATACCGTAGATGAATCTATAACCCCAACAACATATTATATAAACAATCAATTTTTTACCTTAAATGCCGCCGTAACGACAAAAAAGAAAATTAAAAATAATCATATAATTTTTATTGATGTAGGCGGGCAATGTTACGATGTTGTATTAGCAAATACAGACCCCAACTTGTTCGATTTAGTTCAAGAATATATTCCTCCAACATATACATCATCGCCAACAGAAACTACATGCGGTTATGGTACGTGCGCTGAATACACATTATGTGATATTGACGAATATAAAGATAACCCCTGTAATGATGCGTCAAGATGTCCTTCAACAGTCAGTGAATTGGAGAAATTCTATATAGCTTTAGGGGAAGGAGAACTTCCTTCCAATGGAGTTTATATTAATGGAAGATGCTATAGTTTAAACGATATTACCGTAAATGCAGAACTGTGCGGGGCTAATTCTGCAGCAGACTGCGGAGGTTCAGCTTTTAATTTCAAAAATCAAAATGAATATAACAGCGGGTTCGTTACAAGACATAGCGAACTTACATCTTCGGATAAATTTGATACTTGCAGTGAGTGCTGCGCATGCACATGCTCTACAACTTGCTTTAGTTGCAAAATTGTTTCTGGGGTTTGTGAAATGACTATACCTTGCTACACATAATGACAAATTTAATACCCAACTCTGATAAGAATAAATACGATAAAGTATTTGATGATATACATGATACTTTTGCTAGAGAAATTACAATATTTAAAAAAGAAAAAAAGATCTTTATTGCAACAAATAATACTTATAATGCCTTATATTCAAGAATTAAAAATGAAAAAGGAAATAGTAAAACAGTTGAAGAAATAAAAATAAAAGCTAGAATAGCTTATGCTGGGAATTTTGAATTTTTAAGGCAAAATAGTGAGAATGAAATTCTTGGAATTGATATTCCTTCAGACCATATAAGAATAAAAGTTAATTTGCAAGGTTATAATTTAATCAAACAAGCAACAGATATAGAAGTTGATGGAGAATTATTTAATGTATCTTCCGATGCAGCTAAATCAGGAATTTTTTCCGTCAATTATTATAATATACTATTAAAAAGGAGGAGTTAAGTGAAAAAAATCTCAATCAATCAATCTAAATTAAAACAAATTGAAGCTACGCAAGTTGGTCCAGTAATAGGGAGAGTTATTGAAAAAAAAATTATACAAGCTACTGAAATGGCTCAAAGAGAGGCTTATCAAGAGCTTGAAGATCATCCAGTAACTAAAGAAATTGAATCTGGACCAAATGGTTTTAATCAAAGTGGAACATTGGGCGGGTATGGCAATTTATTTTCGTTTATAGGATTTGAAGAAGGCATGAGACCTGTAGATGTAGTAAAATATTTCTTTAAAAGAAAATTAAATGTTAAAGCTGTTCCTAGCTCCTATAAGTCAAATAATATTAAATTCATGGTTGAAGTTCCAGATAAAGAAGAGATTTTTCAAGCTACCCCTATGCCTTGGATTCAGGGGAGAAGTTGGGCTGAAGGTATTGAAAGAGGTATATCTGGCTTGGCAAAATATATAAATAGAATGTCATTTTCCAGCAGGTCAGGTCAGGGTATTCAAGCTAATCATAGAGTGAGGAGTGGTGGGTTTAGAAATACAAAGTATATCTCACAAATCATCTCTTCTTTGAAAGAAAAAATATTTAAGAATATAAAATGAAAACAGGTTTTGATCACAAAATTTTATCCAGCTTTTTTCTTTGGTGTGACGATAGGTTGAGTTATTTTGCTGAGGCTTTTAAAGCTCCAGTTAGCCACACTTTTGAGTATGTTGATACACTGGATGTTCCTGCGAATTACCACGGATATTATAGCCCTTACAGGCAATTTGTAGCAGCGTCAGACAAAGTGTCTGTTAATAATTTTGTATCAATTAATGGAGCAAAAAAATTTGATAAAACAGATGGGCTTTATATTGATTTTAATAATGGAAGGGTTCTTGTCGATACCGCCATCCATGGGGCCAGCAAAACTTTAAACATAACTGGAGAATTTGCTTATAAAACAGTAAACCTTTATATTACGGATGAAACAGAAGAAAATGTAATAATTAATAGTGATTTTATTATATCGCCAACAAATCAAACTTTTTTACAAACCAATGGAGGTTTTTCTGACACGATATATACCGTACCAGCAATGTTTATCACTTTGGAAAATTCTGAAAATGAACCTTTTGCTTTTGGAGGGTTAGATAATACGGTATGCAGAATGAGATCTGTTGTAGTAGCAGATTCAAATTATACATTAGATGGAGTTCTTTCGATGTTTAGAGATTCTGCAAAAACTATGTTTCCTTTAATCGAATTTGAAAATTTTCCATTTGGAGAGTTTTTCCATGTTAAATCTCACCCTTATAAGTATTCAGATGTTATTAGTGGATCTTCCTCAAATGTTTTTATTGAATGTGTTAGAGCATCTAAACTTACAGACAGGTCAAGAGAAAGGATTACTTCATCACAAGATTATAAAATAGGTTTCCTAGACTTTGATTTATCTAAGCCCAGAAACCCAAGAGCCATTTTTCAAAGATAAAAATATTTTTTCACATTTCTATATTTTTACTGTAATAAGCATTATTAATTAAAATTTTATAAATTATGGCAACAGACAGAGTTATATATCAAAGTGAATCTCTTTTCGTTAGTAATATTAATGGATCATCAGGAGCTGCAAAGAATATTGTAGCATCCGATGTAAAAGAGATAAACAGAGTTCAAGATATGAGTTACAACCTCGAAGTGTCTCGTACAGACATTAATGAGTTTGGTCAATTAGCTGCACTTTCAAGAGAAGTTACTGAACCACCTACAGTAAGTCTTGATTTTTCATATTATATTACAGATGGAACCCAAGAGTCAAGTTTAGGGTTCAATATCAACACAACAGGAAAAAACACATTTCCTGTCACAGGAGCAGATTCCTTTACTAAAGATTTGCTTTCAGGAACTAATGAGGAAAAGAATTACTATGTAGTAACTGTACCTGAAGGTGAAGATGTTCATCACTCTTCAGAAAAAGTAGGTCAAGCTGATCATGGTGTAATTGGGATTGGAAACGGTTTTATCACAAGTTATGGAATATCTGCTGCTGTTGGAGAGTTAGCTACAGCAAGTTTGTCTGTCGAAGGTTCGAATATTGTATTCAAAAATGACATATCATCAGCATTCGATAATCCAGCTATTAATGTAGAGTCTACAACAGGAAGCAGAATCGCCAATACTGTCGATCTTACACAGGTTTCCTCAAATGATGGAGATATTCAGGTCGGCGGAGATGAAGTTTTTGCTATTAGACCTGGTGATATCTATATAGATTTTGATGCTAAAGGTTATCTTGGTAGTGGTGAAGCAGGAAAATTAAGTGTAGGTGGAGCTGTTTTACCAGGAGTAGACGAAACAAAAGCAAAAACAGGTATTCATGTTCAAAATGTATCTTTAGAAGTTCCTGTTGGAAGAAGTCCTTTAAATAGATTAGGTAGTCTTTATCCATTTTCTAGAAAGGTTGACTTTCCTGTAAATATGACACTTAGTGTTTCAGCTCTCATGACTGAATTTTCTGATGGAAGTCTTGATGGATTGCTATGCGGAAGTGAGCAAAAACGAGACATCGCTATTGTGTTAAACACAAGATGCGGAGCTAAAAATGCTCTGGTATACGTGATGAAAAATGCTATCCTTGATACTCAAGCATTTTCGGCATCTATTGGCGATAACAAAACTGTTGATCTGACATTCTCTTCCCAAGTTGGTGGAGCAAATGATTCAGAAAATGGTATTTTTGTCATTCAGGAGGCTGTCAATAAGGTTGATGAGAACTCAGGTGCGCCGCATACTCCAACCATTTGATAATTAATTTCTAATTATCCCCCCTCTAAAACCTCAAGTGTTTTCACACTTGGGGTTTTTTTGTGTAAACACATATAGGTATAAGGCATATATTATAATGGAAAAAGAAAGGGAAGTTTTAGAATTTCAAGTGCATAGGTCTGTGACTAATTTGTATAAAGTTTTTTTGCAAATGGTTGAAGAGTTAAGTTTGGAGCATGACGATCAGTTTGAGAAACTTAAAAACGCTTTACCTGAAGAAGAAAAACTTCTAATACAAGCTCAATATCTAGATGAAGGTAGGTTAAATTTCATAAGAAAAAAAATATTAGATTGTGGAAATGATACTAGAAGAGAGTTATTATTATATATGAATAATTTTGATATAAATTTTAAAAAGGAATAAGGCAAATATGAACGACAAAAAAATACTATACTCTTTTTCAATTAACATAGAAAGAGAAATTGAAGAGGAAGTTGAAAAAAAATCAAAAAGAAAAAATAAAGAAACAGGTAAAATGGAAGTAGTCACCTCGAAGGAGACTGTATCGGTCAAAAAAGAAGTACCGTTTAAAATTATCATAGAAAAACCTAGAAGAGCAATTCTGGAAGATGGTGATATGTTTTACAGTGTAGAGTTAAATAAATTCATAAAAATGGGTTTAATGACGAAAGCTATGCTCGCAAAACAGTACGGTAATCAGGGTGGAGTCTGGTCAGAGAAAGAGCAACAAATCTATGCTGAATTAATATACAAAATGCACAAAAAACAATTAGATATTCAGCAATTTTCTATATTGAATGATTCCTCTAAATTATCTGAGAGGCAAAAAGAAAAATTAGATATACTTATTCAAGAGCTTTCTGACATTAAAAAAGAGCTAACAGAATACGAGATGGTGCAAAATTCTTTATTTGACCATACGGCAGATGTAAAAGCTAGAAACAGAGCTATTATGTGGTATATTCTACATTTATCAAGATTTCAAGAAGGAGATCAAGAGGATAATCCGCTAGAAGACTTTTTTGAGGGAGATAGTTTTGAAGAAAAATACTCAGATTACTTAGATAAAGAATCTATGAACGACCCCTTGTTTGAAGCTTGTATTGATAAAATATCATCTATAGTAACTATTTGGTATATAGGTGGCACTCAAGACCAGGAGGGTGTGGATAAAATAATGAATGAAATGAAAAAAGATCAAGAAGTTTTAGATGAAGCTTGATGAAGATATTGATAGTATATTTATCGATATTAAAAATGGATTTTCAAAAATAAATTATAAAGATAGTGTTTTATATATAAAACATCTTTGTATAAATGATTTAGAGTTTATAGAAAACGATAAAAAAAAATTCATAAAAAAAGCTAAAGAAAAGGGTTTAAAAACAAAAAAAGAAATAGAGCAAGATCTTATAAGTCAGGGCGCATGGAGCCCTAATGAAGATGTACTTATAGAGTTAAAAACTAATGAATTAAAAAATTTAAAAAAAACAAAAAAAAATCTTTTCTTAGAAAGTGATATATCTAATATAGATAAAAAAATAAAAACAATAGAAGAAGATTTAAATAGCAAAGCAAAAGAAAAAGAAAGTTTATTTTTTAATACAGCAGAAAAATATTCAGACAGAAAAAGTAATGAAAATTTCTTAAAAAAAAGCTTATTTAAAGATAGTGAACTTAAAGAATTATTTTTTACAGATGAAGACTTTGAATATATAGATAATTTAGAATTATCTAAACTATTCAATAGTTACTCAATTATTAACGAAAAATTTTCAAATAAAAACATTAAAAAAGTTTCAATCTACCCTTTATTTAAAAGTTATTTTAATTTATTTCATAAAGATTTATCAAATTTTTTTCAAGCCGCCCCTTTAGAGTTAACTTTTTTTCAAGTAAATTTATTAAACTATGCAAAAATGTTTCAAAATATTTTTGAAAATTATGAAGTACCAGAAGATATTCAAGACGATGCTGAAGCTATATTAAGGTTTGTAGAGGAATCTAACAATAAAAAAGAAAAAGCTAAAAACCTGTTAGAGAAATCTAAATCATCTGATGGATTTTCTTTCGCAAGAGCAAAACGTAGTGATTTAGAAAGAATGGGTGTTAATACCGAAGGTTCTGTCGATATACATGAGATAGCAAAAAAACAAGGCAAAGAAGAGTTGAATATGGAAGATTTACTGAAAATTCATAAAAAATAGTGTAAACCTAATTAGGTTTAAGGATTATGAGTGTTGTAAATATACCAACATCCGCAAGCGGATATAGGGAAAGTATTGTTGCTGAAGCTGCTGCTGCTCAGAGGGTAGTTAATCGCATGCGCATGTCTCCAACTCTTAATCCAGCTGGAATAGTTCAACCTTTAGGAAAAATAACTAATTCAGCTTCAGAATTTCAAAAATCTATGGACGCATCTGCTGCAAGAGTATTTGCTTTTGGTGCGGCAGTGGGGGTAATCAATGGAATATCTGATGCCTTTTTTAATATAGTTCAATCAGCGGCAGAAGTCGAGAAGTCTCTAAAAGATATCCAGGTGGTTATGGAAACTACGGATTCTGCTATGGCGAAATTCGGGG